TGTTGGGGACTTGCCAGGGTTATCAGGTGATTGTTGGAAAGAACATTGAAGACGGTCAGCTTGGCGTGTTTTTTGAGGCTGGGGGACAGCTTTCTGAAGGTTTCGCTTCGGCGAACGACTTGGTTCGCCGAAAGGACGCTGATGGTAAGCCCGCGGGCGGTTATTTCGAGCCGCATCGTCGTGTGAAGGCCGTGAAGATGCGTGGAGCGAAGTCTGAGGGCTATTGGTGCCCGCTAGACAGCCTTGCTTACACGGGTGCTAATTTGGAAAACCTCACCGAAGGGTTTGAATTTAGCGATCTTAATGGACATCCTATCTGCAACAAGTATTTCACGCCTGAAACGCTTCGTGCCCAGGCCGCGAACAGCAAGAAGAGCCAGAAGGAAAACATTATGTTTGCTAAGCATATTGATACCACTCCGTTTAAGAGAGGCATGAATATGATTCCTGAGGGCGCGGTGATTTACATTTCTGAAAAGCTTCATGGGACTTCTTTTAGATATTCTCATGTTCTCGAAGAAAGTGAAATCGAATATCGAGGATTGATGAAGTTTGTTGCCAAGTGGCTCAATCTTCCTACGACTCGACGAGAATGGGTGTATCTCAATGGAAGCCGAAACGTTGTTCTTGAGAAGCGGGCTCCTGGAGCAGAGGGTTATTACGGCAAGGAAGATTTCCGTCGTCATGCCACTAGTGGAATTGCTCTTCACAAGGGTGAGGTAATTTACGGTGAGCTTGTTGGCTATACGGAAACTGGGGCTCCGATCATGTCTCCTCAGTCCACTTCTGGATTGAACGACAAGGCTGTGAAGAGTCGCTTTGGAGACACGATTACGTATCGCTATGGTGCGGAAGATGGACAGTGCAAGACTTACATTTACCGTATCACTCGGGTGAACGAAGATGGTCACGCAGTGGACCTTTCGTGGCCGCAGATGGTGAATCGTTGCCGCGAGCTTGGACTTACTCCTGTGCCTTTGATTGAGTCGTTTATCTTCGATGGCGATTATGAAAAGCTGGCTGAGCGCGTTTCTGTCCTTACAGACGGAGAAAGCGGCATGGATGCGTTGCCTTCTCGATTGGATACTTCGCACATCCAGGAAGGTGTAGTGATTCGTTACGAAAGCGAGCATGGCACTGATTGGTTAAAGTCCAAGTCAATCACTTTTGGTTTGCTAGAAGGCTATCTAAAGGATTCTGATAGCTACGTAGACGCTGAAGAGATTGCTTAATTCAAATGGCCGAGAATTAATCTCGGCCATTTGAATTTTAAAGGGCTATGATTTTCGATCATGGAATTTATTGGCTATGAGCAAGTTTATTCGCCGCGTTGCAATCAGCCCCGATTTGGCAAAGACATTTAATGATCTTGACCGAACCGTGGAAACGTTGGATTCTGACGTAGCTCGCGGGGAAAATTACGGTGATGCATACCAGCGAAGAGATATTCCGTCACAACTTTATAATGCTTCGCAGAATCGCGAGCGATTGTTAAATGAATTTGAATCTGACTTCCCCGATCATGTCAGGCTCTTAAAATACACTCATTTATTTGATGTCATTTTAAAATCGGGGACAAGGAGAATATGGATGTGTTATCAAATGTCCAGCTTGTATCCTGATCCAAATTTGGATTTTGTTGAAAAAATTCATCAAATTGTTTCAGGCTAACTTTTCTGTCATTCTTTTCGTAGAAGAATTAAATGAAAGAAGGCTTGCGAGTTAAAAAAGGCGGAAAAGTCGATTACATCCGATGGGATATGAAGAAAAAGAGCCCTGGTTACGTTGTAACTGATGTAACGGATCAGGCACACAGATATTTATTTGAGCCTGTCACATTTGATGATGATGTTACGCTTCGTGATTTGTTTTTGATTATAAATAGAAACATTAATTTTTACAATGATCTTTTAAGGAATTGGTGTGCAGAAATTGTCGCAGAAGGTTTGAGCGAGCGTGAAAAATCCAAGTGTAATGAAGACATCGAATATCTTGAGCTTTATTGGCAGCTTGAAAAAGACCAAGATGCAGACGGGATTAGTTTAAGCGGATATATTTTCCCCGATTTTCACGGATGGGGAGATTGGGATGATAGTACAAAAGGGGGCATTTCGCTTGGCTTGACTCCTGTTTATGAGTTTGTTGACGTGCCGATTAGGCTTAGGTCGCACTTAACATTAATTGAGCCTTGCACCACAGGCATTCCGCCTGAAGTGAACGAATTCAAGGACGCAACGTATGCACTTGGTCAAGTGCTCCATGGTATCATATGGGAATTGTCATTTTATGGCGGGCCTAAGCAAAGATGCGAAATGCGAAAAGAGCTTATTGACCAAGTTGAAGAAATCAAACAAAGGAATTCTAATGAAAACGCTTAAATTAGTCACTATTACTGGGGCGGACGACCGCACAAATTCGCGAGATTTATATAAGATTTCTCAGCAATTTCCATTTGTTGAGTGGGGTGTTTTGGTGTCAAGAACAAAAACTGGGCTTGATTCCCGATATCCAAGTCTAAAATGGTTGTCAGAGTTTTCAATATATGAAATCAACAAATCTGTTCATCTTTGCGGTAATCTTGCGCAAAGAATGTTTAAAAATTCACCCGAGCACACTTTCGCCGCAGTTCATGAATTATTTCAGAATTTCCAAAGAATACAATTAAATGTTTCTCCTTATCTGTCGAATTTTGAACCTGAGTCATTTACTAAAATCACACGGGAATCTTCAAAATGGGGTATTCAAACTATCATTCAAACAAAATCATTTAATCACGCGGCTTTGCAGACTGGATTGCAAGAATGCTGTCGTTCATGTGATAATGAACAGATTAACGAAAAGCCCTGGATTACTGCGCTCCATGACGCCTCAGGCGGCAGGGGTATATCTGGGACATTTTCATCACCACCTGCGGGCTGGCTGTATCCTGGGTTTGCAGGGGGAATAACACCAGAAAACGTTGTTGAAAAAGTTGAGGAAGTTTATCAATTAGACGCAGATTTTAATGACTTTTGGATTGACATGGAAACTGGAGTAAGAACGAATGATGTTCTTGATTTAGATAAAGTTGTAGAAGTCCTGAATTCAATGAAAAGGTTTGTTAATAAGCCTCATGGGAGTTAATTTTTACACAAAATCGGGGCTGCTTGTTGCACACAATTATGTAAGAATTGTGCATGGTGATCGGGGCTCATATTTGGAGTTTGAACCCGAGCACATTTGTCACGATCATATATCTATCCCCAAGGATCAGGAATGGCGATTAGAGGACAAGTGGAAAAACGAAGTTTTTTACGATGAATACAGAACCGTAGATGCCTCTAATGTGAAATTGTATTTTCAAAGAAAGTACGTTGGCTATGCAGATTATAATTTGGGAATGTACTATATTTCTCTGCATGATTTATATACAGACGATCAGGGTGCAAATCCAGCTTCAATTTCCCTGCCCTCGGGGGCATAAAAATAACTTAGTTTACAAGGTTTTTAATATTTTTTGAAGTAAAATATACTTGTGTGGTATTGTTCTGCTAAAAACATAAAAGTGGCAGGGGCTGATAATGTTCTTCAGGGGCGTATCGCGCCTTTGGAAACGGTGAAAGAAACTCTTGCTCCATATCAATATGTAGGGCGAATAGAGTTTTTACCATCACATGATTCAATTATTCATTATTTTAAAAACGAAGTATCTAAAAAACTAAGGCAATGGCGATCAGAATTAGCAGAGAGTGATGCACTTGGTGTAAGAAACACAATTACGCATGAACTATACGCTTGTGTAAATTTTTTGAAATATTGCATAATATTATACGAATCCAACCCCAAATATGCACATTTAAGGTTTTCATTATACGCTGAATTGGTTCCGCTTTCCAGCCTCTTGTCGGAGTTAGATCAATATTACAAGCCGTACTCAAACCCAATGATTAGCTATGATACAGACGACTCTTACTGGCTATCTAACTTTTTAAGCGGCGGCTATAATAACATTCTGAACCTTGAGAAACTCGGGTTATTTTTGTCTCCCAAAGTAAAATTTGCTATTATGTCAGGAATGGACTGGAAAGCAAAGCCTGAGTTAAAAAATGACCCTCAAAGAGAAAATATTGTTAATTATATTTCTGAAAAATACCCATTTTACCGAAGATTTCTAATCGTAAATGGCGATGACACTGGCGTGCAAGAAGCTTGTCAAAAATTAGTAAATCCAGACGAAGAATTCATTAAAGAATTAATCGATTCTTTGCACCCTTTTGAAAAAATAAATGCTGTATGGAATAATCGAGATGTTTGTTCTGATATGATCACAACTATTTTTACATGTGGGCTTCCGACAAAAGATCATCTGAGATATGCAAAAATTGTTGCAGAAACAAAGACTAATGATCCGAGAGACGAGCAAGATAAATTATTTGCGATAGAAGAGGCCGTTAAAAGTGTAAACAACACCAAAATTTCAGATAATATTGATTTTGTTTTAGATGATGCGTTCCCAAATATTGACGACGATCAAGCCAAACAAGTTTTAAAACAGCTTATTGGCAAAATGACATGGCATAATCCTGGCCAAAACATTAAATATGAAGAAGCCGAAAAAATCAAAAACAATCCGATTGTAAAAAAAATATTTGATGATTTATGGGAGAAATATAAAGACAACCCTGACGGTATCGTACATGAATTTTTAGTTAAAATTGGTTATGCGCCTTTGGAAAGCATAATTGAATTTGTCAAAGATTATCCCCGAACAATAGACTATATTATGGTTTCGGATGAAATTTATTCCAAAATTGAAGATGCCACAAAAAAACATCGAGAGGAACAAGAAAGAAATGCCTTAGAAGAAGCCAGCCGAGCATTAAATGAGAGAGAGAAAAAAGCAAAAGAAGAAGCCAATGCATCATTGATGCAGAGGCACATCAATAAGGGGTCGATTGTGCATGAGCCCCTATCAGAGGCCGCGAACGGGAAATATTTAGACATGGCTCTGAAAATTGGAGAGTCACTAAGATTAGACCCCGATATTGTGCGGCGTTGGGCTAACTTTATCCAAGTGTATACGGTCACTAATTCTGATTTTGAAAATGAACTTCAAGAAACAAAATCCTTGAAGTACGATAATCTTAATGATTTGAATTTTCTTGGTGTTTTTATTCCATCTTTTAATAAAGATGAAAACGTAAACAAGCGCATACCTGCCATTTTTGTTCGCCAGGATCGAATTAATTCTCAGTACAAAGACATGCCCATACTAAAAATACTTAACATATCTAGTGATGAAGTTATGGACGCAATTGTTTCGCACGAGATAGCTCATGCGCTAAATTATCTTGCCACAGGCGGAGAATTTGTTCGAGAAAACCCTGAGTACCAAAGTAAGAACAGATCAAGGCAATATTTAACATCTTACACTGAAATTTTGGCGCGTGTCTATGGTGAAATGCCAAAATGGCGAAGTGTTCTTACGCAACAAATTGAGCGACTGCGCGACACTGAAATTGTTAAAGAGGCTGTTTTAGAGGAAATAACAGAACAGTTTATGATGCATGAATCTTACGCCGCGATGGGCGGTATTCATCCAATTAATGAATACAAAAAACTCAATGACGGACAATATCCATATAATTATGCTGAAAATCCCATCGAAGCCGCGAATAAAAGGGTGGAGCGAGCTAAGCAGAAAGTAATGTCTCACCTTATGGAATCAGCTCGTCAACGCCGAAGAGAAGTTCTTCTTGACATCATTAAAAAAATCAAGTATTACGAAGAGCAATTAAGAATTGTAGAGCAAATTGATTCAGAAGACGGGGACAACAGTAAAGAAAACCATCAAGATGAGTTAAAGAAACTTAAGGCAATGAAATTTAAAGCACTTAACGGTGGGTATGACTTTGAAATAGACAGTTCTATTCAGTCGGTCATTATGAATTTTATCACGAGAGAACTTAAAAATATGTCTTATGTTGTGGCTGATCACAACTGGAAACCGCCCGCAACATTAACCACAAAAGATGGCGAAGAGATACCACAGGTTTATGCGCCAACCGCAGAGCCATTAAATTATCAAGAGCTACAGCACATTTCAAATGCCGATTTTAATTGGTCGCAAGGGCCACAAGGCGGAAGAACTCTAGAAGAGCCTAAAAACATGGAATTAGATTTTCCGACAAAAAGACCAGGATATGATGCTATTTTTAGAGATGAAACTGAACCATTTTATCAAGCAAGGATGAGTTTTAATTTTAAAAAATGGAAAAAGTAAATCATATGCTAATTTTTGTGTAACACAAAGCGTATAACAAATGCGGGGTGGTGAAGAGGTATCATGCCAGGTTCATACCCTGGAGTCTCGATGGGTTCGAATCCCTCCCCCGCACCATTTTGAAAAGCATATGAATAATAGTTTGCAACAAGATTCTTGCGCAGCCATTGCGTCTGAGATTTATATTTCGATGATGAGCAACAAGCCTTCTTCGCTTTCTGATGACGATCTTAAGTCCTTGGCAAAGGAATCTTTTCGTCGAGCCCAAGTTTTTGTAGATGTTTGGGAATCAAACAATCAAAAAGAAGAGGATGACTAAACAGCGGTATTATCAGGCTTACAAAAATAATGAGCCCCGATATTATTTGTCGATGAAAACATCAAGGTCTTTTGCGAAGGCATTTTCAGTTGAACAACGTGTGCTCAATTCGGGGCCTTTTCTAAGTCTTTCTAGACTAAAAAGAAAAGTTGCGAGCCTTAGAAAAGAAAGGACAATGATCGTTGGTTCCAACGGAAATGCAAAAGACTGTGGCCCAAAATATGCCTGGGTTAAGTGGCGAAAAGAACTTTAATCCACCCGAAAAGCGGGTGACATCACCCGAAAAACGGGTGGATTTTTTGTAACACTCGGGAACAATAATGATTCCACTGCCGTATTAAAATTGTATTTGCGAAGGATTAATAACAATTATGTTGTATAAATACAATTGCGGAATTTAATTTCGTAAATACACTTCCCTCGATGCTAAAAACCATTGAAGCGTCAAACGGTCTGAATGAGGGTAAAGACGAAAAAGGAGAAAAATGGTGTACTGTAATAACTTCGTTGTTGCCATTAAAGTAGGCAATGTCGCACAAAGAGAGCTTTCTAACGGCTCAGTAATCATCCCCGATGGGTCAGAATATTCGATCCATCTTCGCAACAAAAACAAAGAGCGCAATGCTGTCGCATTTGTTTACATTGACGGAGAACTTGTTACTCCGAACGGAATTGTTGTAGATAAAAACAAATATGTTGACCTTGAAAGACCTCTTGACAAGGCTGTTAAATTTAAATTTGTTTCCACTGATTCACCTGAGGCTATTGAATTTGGGAAAAACAATAGCTCAGACAAAAGTATGGGCAAAATTGAAGTGAGATGGCATTATCAACGGTCACTCAATATCGATGAAGCAATTAAAAAACTTCAAGATTATCTGCGCAAGCCTGTTCACGAGCCGTGGTATCCTCCCTATCGTGAACCGATTGGAATCAAGCCCTATATGACTTGGGGCCACGATCCTGGCAATAGTCTTAGGGGCGTTCAATGCGCTTCTTACTATAGCGCTTCTACTTCTAAGTCGCAACAATTTACTTCTGAAAAGTATGAAGTTGGCTGCACCGTTGAAGGCGAACATTCTGATCAAAAGTTTTCTGAGATTCCCATGGAAATTGAAAGCGCATATACGACGATCAGCTTAACATTGGTGGTGCAAAAGCCCTCGCACAAGCCTTCTGTAAGAACAGCGGCTAGAATAGTGCATGGCGACAAGCGCAGTGCGCCGATTTTAGAAGTATCAGAATCAACAGATGTTGATCCACGTGTTCAGTCTGAGCGCGAAGAACTAATTCGCCTTGAACTTGAGCTTCTTGCATTAAAGAAAGCCAAGGTTCAGGCCGAAATTGATGCGCTGAAAGAATAAACATTGCTTACGTTAAAATAGGACGACAGTTTTGTTAACTATCGTCCTATTTTAACGTATTATACGTATGGTTGTAAAACAAATTCATAACAGAGTTTTGTGGGACAGTGTTGTGTTAGAAGCCGCAAAATATCAAGAATGCACTGTCGAACATTTTTTCGGCCCTAGAAGATACTATATTAATGAGGGGCGTAGAATCAGAGTTAATTTGCCCAAATCGTGGTGTTTAGAAGTCGGCGATATCATTAGTTTAAAATCTGTAGTTCTGCATCTTGGCGGGCTGAGTAGTAAAATTTCCTGGGACTGGGAATATTAAAAGAAACAATAGTTGATTTCTTTCGTAGAACAGATATGTTGTTTCGCGGAAGCATCCGTCACATTCACGTCTTATCAAGACATGACATGAGTCATTTTCAGTTGAATGATCCCTATATTGTTATTTCAGTTTCCGATCCTGGTAGCAAGCGTGTTTCTTTGAGATCATGCCCAAATAGACTTGATGTTTTGAGCCTTCAATTCCATGACTTGGATTATTCTTCAGATAGGGGCGGGGTTTTGTTTACGGAAAGTGACGCAAGTCAAATTGTAAATTTCGTGAAGTTATGGCCTGAATTGACAACCATCGTAGTTCATTGTGAGGCTGGCATTTCAAGGTCGGCTGGGATCGGGGCCGCAATTTCCAAGTTCTATAATGGCAATGATCGTGAATTTTACGAGCGGCGAAGACCCAATTCGCGAGTGTATTCCTTGTTGTTAAATGCCTTTATGGACTCCGAGGCCTTCGGAGGAAAAACTATTGTCCCCGAAGGCCCGCTTGTAGGAGTAGGTGCAATTATTTTCAAAGACGATAGTCGCAAACAAGTCCTTATGGGATTGAGAAAATCCAAGCTTGGCGATGGGTGCTGGGCGTTCCCTGGAGGACATATGGAGTGGGGAGAAACACCAGAAGAAACGGCTATAAGAGAAACATTAGAAGAAACTGGGCTTGTAGTAATTCCCGATAATAATTCTCGAAGATATGGATACACAAAAACAATATACCATGATCTTAAAAAGCATTATATCACCCTTTACGTTGCTTGTAAGTTAGCGGGAGGAGTTCTGGAAAACAAAGAGCCAGACAAGTGTGATCGATGGGAATGGGTGGATGTAGAAAATCTTCCGTATCCGCTTATGGAATCTTTGCCTGATGATTTTAAAAATAACAATTAAGGAATAATATGCTGGATGTAAAGAAAATAGTATCGGTAAACACCCCGTTCGTGTTTACTGATCCCGATAGTAGGCATAGATATGCGCTAAATATCGGAGAAATTGTCGATAATCGAAAATCGAGAGAAAAGGTCAAGGTTCGGTGCAGTTGTTTTGGAGCTTCTAAATCCAGATGGTTGAATTATTCTGAAGTATCCCCCGCAAATTTCAGCCTCAGACACACTATATATCGCCAGGTTGAAGCATTTTGCGTCAATGACCCTAAAGTTGATTGGCTTTTACCAAATGCGTCCGATGTTTTTAATATGGTTTTTGATAGATACGTATGCAAAGAAAACATTGAAGCAATTGCCAGAAACATCAGCGCTTGTTATTCAGAACCTCATAGGTTTTGGCACAATGAAAAGCACATGCGAGAAGTTGTTTTGTTTTTACTTAAGCACTCGGGGATAAACTATCCTTGGCTTTTGATTGACGCCTTGTATCACGATATTTGTTATCAAATCGGAGATATGAATAATGAGCAAAATTCAGCTGAATTCATGTTATCAAATATGAATGATATTAATTATTTTCGCCAAGTGAATTCAATGGGCGCGGGGTTAAATAAAAACGAATTACCAAGTATTCTTGATCTCTGGCCTGGAAGAAATCATGAACGTGGCATCATGGCAACAAAGCATCATAAAACGGAAAGCCCAGTTGTTGCCATGCTTTTAGATGCGGATATGGAAGTATTTTCAACATCAACAAATAAGTATATGAGATATGCTCGCGCTATAAGAAAAGAGTACGGCCACATATCAGACCCCGATTATAGAAAGGGACGAATAAACTTCCTTGAGGGCATGCTTGATCGTCCAAAGATTTATACTAGTCGTGCTGCAACTCCTACGATGGAAAGCACGGCCAGGGCAAATGTGGAATGGGAACTTTCCGCGCTGGAAAAGGGGGTGTTTTTATGATCAAATTCATTAGCGGTCATTTGGATATTACTCCGAAAGAATTTGAAAAACATTATGTTGGGAAAATTTTTAGTTCTGTGGTAAATGGCGATCATTTTGTGATCGGCGATGCCCCAGGAACTGATCGCATGGCGATTGATTATCTTTGGTCTCTTCGATCAGCATCAGGATTAAAAGTCACCATATTTCATATGTTTGATTCCCCGAGATACAACCCTGGTTTTCCAACCAAAGGGGGATATGAATCGGATACTGATCGGGACGAAGCTATGACATTGGCCTCTGACGAAGATATTGCCTGGGTAAGACCAGGAAAAGAAAATAGCGGCACGGCTAAAAATCTATTGCGGAGAAAATCATAAAATGACTGTGTATTATCATCGAGGGTTCACCATAACTGTTGAAAGCTTTGCAAAAAAACTAATATATTACACTGTGTCTCGTGATGTTGACGGCTGGGCCGTCGCTGGTGGCGAGGACAGTGGCGCTATTAATGACATGATAAATTACTGGAAAGAAGAAATTGACGAATTAATTAACACAAATGGCGCAAGCAGGGATGTGGAAGAATATTTTATGGAGCAAAAATGACAAAACCAATTTTAATCACTTGGGATGGACGGAATCTTAGCATTGGCGAAGACATATGCAAAGATATGAGTGAAATTTATTTCATCAAGGTTGATGGCGAATTTTTACTAAACAATGACAATGATGGTGAGGGGGAAATCCTTGGATTTTCTAGTCGTGTTATGGCGAAAAAATACATGGAAAGATTGTCTTTAAATGGTGATATTGTTAAACTTAAAATTCTGCCAGAATTAGAAAAACAAGACTCTAAAGAACAAGAATTCACCAAAGAAGAATTTCGAAAGACTTTGCTTGACATGCTGAAGCCCGCGCCCAGGGGGATTTGTCACGACACGGTGAGCGCCAATTTTCCCACAGTTAACAAAGATATGTTATCCTTGTGGATACTTTACATGATCAAAAGTGGTGAAATTTGGATACATCAAGGCCGATATTATTCTAAACAAAACTATATGAAGGAATCTGTAAAACAAACAAAACAGTGAATATTATGAACGAACTTAGAAACAAACAATTTTACGTCATGTTCCAAAACCATACGCTAAGTGAGGAAGAAGGAAAAAAACTTTATATACCCGAAAATAATAAGCCCGCAAAATGGAGCGAGTATGTTGCAGGGGATGAAGATTGGGGGGGAAGAAGGGTTTTATGTTACGGATCATCCCACTCCATGGATTTTAGATGTGGATAGGATTTTTCCTGTGGAAATTGACTGGGACAACGGATATTCTCAACTTGAGGATGATGAGCATTTTATTTGCGTGAAAAAAATGAGATTGATGCCTCCCGTGGATAAAATTGAATACGACGGGAATCAAATTTATTTTAAAGATGGATTTATACACAGAGACAATGACCTCCCAGCAATAATTTACAGTAATGGATGCCAAAAGTGGCTTCAAAACGGAAAGCTTCATCGCGACGGAGATAAACCAGCTATAACAATGGCTAGTGGGTATCAAGCGTGGTATAAAGACGGCGTGAGGCATCGAGGTAATGATTTGCCCGCAGTAATTTCGGCAGATTTTAGTCAATTTTGGCTCATACATGGAAAGTTTCATCGAGGTAATGATTTGCCCGCCATTGTATGTTTAGATGGTTATCAAAAGTGGTGTCAACATGGAAAAACAGGCCGAGTTGACGAAAGCTTGCCCGCTGAATTGTACGCGGACGGAAGACAAGTGTGGTACAGAAGCGGCGTTATTCATCGAGACAATGATTTGCCCGCGATCATAGATTCCAACGGAAATCAAAAGTGGTATCAGAATGGACAAATCCATCGCGATGAAGATAAGCCTGCTATTATTATGGGCAGCGGCACCAGATTTTGGATGCGTAAAGGAAGAATACATCGAGATAATAATCTTCCCGCGGTGCTTTACTCTGATGGCACCAAACGCTATTATCTAAACGGTGAAGAATACTTTCCCGATTAGGCTGTTTCTTAAAAATCATCAAGGCACTTAGGCCTACGATAGTGCTGTCAAAAGCATTCGCACTATCGTAGAAACAATTGATTATGAATGAATCAAGTTTTTTTAAAACCCCCTATGATGTTCGTGGTTTTGGTGGATTGAAGTTCCACGATCAGTGCGGATGCGAATGTAGAATCCAAAAGTCCAGTGCGGCATGCTTTGATGCAATTTGGCTTGGAATCACGTGTCCCGATCCTAAAATCATGTCTTCTGACGCGAAAAAGCTTGGAATTGATACCAAGGGCGAAAGCGGATGGGTTACATATCCAATCCCGAAAGAAGTTCTAATTAGCACAAGCATGCATTTAACTCAAAACCAAGTGCGCCAATTGCTTCCCGTGTTACAATACTTTGCTGAAAATGGATCACTGCCGTCTTTTGAAGATGCTGATAAGATGTCGAGTTCTGTTGATCTTATTGAAGAGGATGATTTGTTTTCTTAAGAATGATCGGATATATAAGATATGAAAGATTTTTACAAATTTAATACCAGAGAACAAACTCTTGGATATATGGTCCAAGAAATGTATAAAAAATACACAGAAGACCCCACGGGCGAAACAATCGATATGATTGTTCGTTTGGCTCGGGCATCAGGTAATTACTCAGTCTGGCGAGCGGGTTTTACTTCTTGCCCGCGAGTTCATAAGGAACTTAAATTGGACGAAGTTTACAACATGGCCAATGTGCAGGCTCAAAGATACTTGCGTGTAGTTGAATCTGCTCCTGAATCTGCAAAAGACTTGCTGTCAACTATACAGGCCCATCCTTATGCTTGGAAATATACTTAAATTTACACAGAAGTCTTTAATCACTATGGTGTTTATGAATTCAGTAGTTATCGAGATATTAGACAGAAGGCAATGTATATGTCGGATATTCCCGTGTTGGTCAACAGAATTTGGAACGAACACGGAGACGTGTTCTTCACTGGCGTTTATGGCCATTACATTGATACGCATTTTGGGATTAATGAGTTTGGGCGATCACCAATTGTAATGTTTAATGCCGATTTTATATCGTTTATTGCGGCGGGATATGAAGATTGCGGAAGGCCTTAGTAAAACAGTTTTATAAAGTCATTAAGAATGAAAAATCTTACCGCGGCTTAAAACATCACATTAATAATTTGCTCGCGATCATCCGCCTTGATGGGAATGATCTATATTAACACGATGTACATTATATAAACGAAAGGCCATATAATCGCTGAACAATTTCATATTCTGTTCGGGGATCGTTGGCGAGGCCCTGTTGCTAGAAAATTAAAAAATACCCTTTTTATTTATTTCAAAATCATATAATAATTATGTCAATTACTAAAACAAGAAAATTTTTAGACTTCAAATCTGCTCGGGATTACGCTAGATCATTGGGATTGAAGAATCGTGAGGAATGGTCATCTTATTGCAAATCGGGACAAAGACCTGATGATATTCCTACTACTCCCGATAGGTCTTACAAGGATAAGGGATGGAAAGGATGGGGTGATTGGTTAGGAACTGGAACTATCGCTCCTAAAGATCGTGTTTACAAGCCGTTTGAAGATGCTCGCGATCATGCTAGGTCATTGGGATTAAAATCACTACGTGAATGGAAATCATATTGCAAATCGGGACAAAAACCTGATGATATTCCTTATAATCCCGATAGGTCCTACAAGGATCAGGAATGGAAAGGATGGGGTGATTGGTTGGGAACTGGAACTATCGCCAGTTTTAATCGTGTTTACAAGCCGTTTGAAAATGCTCGCGATCAGGTTAGATCATTGGGATTAAAATCACTACGTGAATGGGAATCCTACTGTAAATCGGGACAAAAACCTGATGATATTCCTGCCGCTCCCTATCAGTCATATAAAGATCAGGGATGGATTGGGATGGGTGATTGGTTGGGAACTGGAACTATCGCCAGTTTTAATCGTGTTTACAAGCCGTTTGAAAATGCTCGCGATTATACTAGATCATTGGGATTGAAGAATCGTGATGAATGGTATTCTTATTGTAAATCGGGACAAAAACCTGATGATATTCCTGCCCATCCCGATCACGTTTATAAAGATCAGGGATGGAATGGATATGGCGATTGGTTAGGAACTGGAACTATCGCCCTTCAAGATCGTGTTTTTAGGCCGTTTGAAGATGCTCGCGATCATGCCAGATCATTGGGATTAAAGAATCTTGAGGAATGGAAATCCTATTGTAAATCAGGGCAAAAACCTGATGATATTCCTGCCGCTCCCGATCACGTTTATAAAGATCAGGGATGGAATGGATATGGCGATTGGTTAGGAACTGGAACTGTCGCCCCTCAAGATCGTGTTTTTAGGCCATTCGAAGATGCTCGCGATCATGCCAGATCATTGGGGCTGAAGAATCGTGAGGAATGGAAATCCTATTACAAATCGGGACAAAAACCTGATGATATTCCTGCTAATCCCGATAGATCATATAAAGATCAGGGATGGAATGGATATGGTGATTGGTTAGGAACGGGAACTATCGCCTCTCAAGATCGTGTTTACAAGCCGTTTGAAGATGCTCGTGATTATGCTAGATCACTGGGATTAAAGAATCTTGAGGAATGGAAATCCTATTGTAAATCAGGGCAAAAACCTGATGATATTCCTGTCGCTCCTCATCAGTCATATAAAGATCAGGGATGGATTGGGATGGGTGATTGGTTGGGAACTGGAACTGTCGCCCCTCAAGATCGTGTTTTTAGGCCATTTGAAGATGCTCGTGATTATGCTAGATCATTGCGATTGAAGTCACAAGGTGAATGGTCACCCTATTGTAAATCAGGACAAAAGCCCGATGATATTCCTGGTGATCCCTCTAAGTCCTATAAAGATCGGGGATGGACTTCTTGGTCAGATTTCCTTGGCTATCAGGGCCATTGGAACTCCCGATCATATTTGGGATTCTTGAAATCCATTCAGTCTCTTGCTCCGTATTTGGACGCCAGCGAGCTTTACTTGATACAAATGCAAAGCGGGCTCGCCAAGGCGGCATCTTTAGGCACATCTAAAGCCTCTAAACTTATTAAAAGACTAGAGGAAATCATCGACTCCAATAAGTCAGATGAAGAGAAGCAAGCTATATTAGATGAAATTATTAAGGATACTGAAGATGCCATCGAGAACGGCGAAATCACGGATGAAGAATTAGATGATTTTGATGACTTTGATGATTATCAAGTGGTTGATACAGTAGCCGATGATGAAGCAAATGGCCCTCGTGCCACGGGCATTGCTGCTCTGACAGCGAATCATCCTATCAAGCCGCTTAAGAGCCGCGACTTTTCCACGCCCGATAACCTTGTGGGAAATATTCCTGCGATGGCCGACGGTGAAGCGATTGGCTTCATGATTGCCAATCGCACTCAGCGATTGTGGAACGCTTTTCTGAATAACGGGGAAGACATCAACGCTCCTGATATTCAGGAAGTGCTGAGTTATTCCGATAAGGGTGAATATTATCAAGTCATCGTTAACAAGTTTTTGACACAGCTAGAACAGGCGAAAAACATTCCCATTCCTGACGGATATAAATTCAGACTCAAGGGGCAAACGGAAATCACACTTCCTAATATGATGCAACGCCTGACGACGGTTTTGGTGCAAAATCAAAGCTACGTTTTGAATATGAGCGGCACAGGGGCTGGCAAAACTCTCAGCGCGGTTTTCACTAGTCGCGTGATCGATGCTCGTGTCACGGTGATCGTAGCCATGAACGCTACTTTAAGCGGCTGGGAATCTGTTATCAAGAACACATTCCCCGATAGCGTTGTGTTTACGAAAGACCTTGATACAGTAGATTTTGATAGAGACAAGCACAACTATGTTATTCTGAACTTTGAATCTTTCCAACAGCCAAATTCAAGTAATTATGTGCGAAAACTATTGGAAAGCGCGAGTATTGACTTCCTTGTGATCGATGAAATTCATAACATTAAGCAACGATCAGAAGACGAATCGAAGCGATTGCAGATTCTTCGCGCCCTTCGGGTTCAAGCCCAGGAAAATAATCCAGAACTCAAGGTATTAGGCATGAGTGCGACGCCTGTGATCAATAATTTGATGGAGGGCAAAAAGCTTCTAGAATTTGTAACTGGCCATGAATACAAAGATTTGATGCACAAGTCGAACGTGAACAACGCCTTAAGGCTGCATTACCACTTGGTGATTAATGGCATTCGTTACCGCCCTTCGTATATGGATCAGCCTCGCGAACATCATCCTGAAATTGATGCTTCCGATCATATCGATAATTTGCTTAAAGTACCCAAGGGCGATGTTGTGGCGATGGAACGAGCATTGCTCAAAATCAAAATGCCTACACTATTGGCCAATATTAAAAAAGGTACGATTGTTTATTCGCATTACGTCGGTGGGGGAGAACTCACACAAATGATTGCTGACGAGATTCGCGCTAAACTTAAGTTAAAGGTTGGTATTTTCACGGGTGAAGACAATACGGGCGTGGACTTGTTCCGCGATGGCAAGGTAGATGTTCTCGTTGGTAGCAAGCCTGTGTCTACGGGTGTGGATGGATTGCAACATGTCTCCAACCGAATGGTGATTTCATCGTTGCCCTGGACTGCGGCAGAATACCATCAGCTAATTGGTCGCATCCATCGCCAGGGCAGTAAGTTTACTGATGAAGGTGTAGACATTGTGATCCCCGTGGTTTACGTGGAAGGCTTCGTGGAAGGAGGCATTAAGCCTTTGCGCTGGTCCTATGACGAGTCTCGCCTTGGTCGTATCCACTATAAACGAACACTTGCGGATTGTGCCGTAGATGGCACTGTTGCGAAGGGTGAGCTTGCTGATCCTTCTAAGATGCTTAAGAAGTCGCAAGAAGCTCTTGATAAGTGGGTTGAGCGACTGGAAAACGACGAGATTATGCTAATTGATCGCTCCATGCTGATCATTCCGCTTCCGCCCGAAGTAGAAATAGAAGCAAAACGTCGCCATGGTGATTTTAGTGAAATGAATCGTCGATGGAACATCACGAATTCACAAAAAACACACAAGCGGCTTCAAGATGACCCATCGGAATGGTATCTGTATCACACGCTCTATGGGGACAAACGAAAGAACTGGGAAGAGATTCCTTACGAAAAGATTGCTGAGAAAATCAATCAAATGTCACAGCGATTAGTAGTGGCTGATCTCGGGTGTGGAGAGGCCTTGCTTGCCAAGGCATTGCCAAATCATCGAGTTCACAGCTTCGATCATATCGCGATCAATGAAGACGTTGTATCTTGTGATATATCTAAAATTCCTTTGATGAACGGCGATATTGACGTTGCTGTATTCTCGCTTTCGCTCATGGGATGCAATCTTGGAGAGTATCTAACAGAAGCTCATCGTTGCCTTGCGAACGGCGGGACACTTATGATCGCAGAGCCAAAGGATCGCTGGTCCGATTGTGTGTCAGAATTGATTCAGGAAATTGAATCAGCTGGATTTGTGATCGAAGAACAGGAAATTAGATACCAATTCCTTTATGTAACAGCAAGAAAGCCCCTGTAATGCGGGGCTTTCGAATCACAATCGTTTATATATTTTATTGTGGAATAATGGTATTGGCAAGCCTATAAAAACAAAGGGATGTAAAAACATGTCAAAAAATAAAAATAACGAAGCGACAAAAAAATCTGTCGAAAATAAGGTAACAATTCCTGTTTCTAAAGCCTATTCGCGCCACGGTGCGACTCCCATGTTGCTAAGTCATAATGAGGAACACTGGTCATCACTTCGTAAGTCTTGGTCAGAACACGGAGTTGAACTTAGCGAGGACAAGCCTATTGAAGACATGAAAAATGCCATTAGCGGTGCGGCGGAACCATTGTGGGACGTGACAAGACAAACTCAGATGATAAACAACTCAACAGCCCATCAGGGTAGAAAATTGGTGAACGTCAAAATCACAAGCCCAAAGGGCTTAAAAAAAGGTGAATGGGAGACACAAATCATGAACATACACTTTAACACTGGGCTTAAATATGATAAAATGATTATGCCGTGGCATGTAAGGATTTTCAACTTTAAGCGTTTTCGCAGTGTTAAGGCAGTCTACACTGTGGGATTTGAACCATATCTTGATTTGCTTCATCCTATAACTATTAATTCTGATGCAAAAACTATTCACGAAAATGCTTATAAAGCCATCAGTGCCACGATTCCTAAAACATTCATTATAAAGAAGATTAATGTCAAAATTGATCAAGATGTTACAGGCTTGGGCAATCTTACCAAATGGATGAAAATGCAAGTAATTAAGTTTAAATTTAACAATAAGCGTCGCAAAGCAGAGCATGATGTGAAAAGAGGTCGAGCGCCAGACCAGCTCCATGCTCGATCATCTTATGAAACGATTGATGATTGATCTTCAGAAATCCCTGAAAGCCCCTGTAATACGGGGCTTTCGAATTACAATTGCTTATGGATTTTATTGTGGAACAATGGCATTGACGAGCCCATAAAAAACAAAGGTATGTAAAAACATGTCAAAAAATAAAAACAAAAGGACAAAAAAGACTGTGGAGAAAGATATAAAATTTTCTCCCGTTCAAAACAACTCACAACATGATGCGACCGCTGCGTCAATCAATGAGGACCACTGGAAAGAAATTCGCAAAAACTGGGCAGAAATTGGAGTTGAGCTTAGTGAAGACCAGCCGTTTAAAGACATGGAAGTTGCCATCAGAACGGCGACACAAGGTATGTGGGGTGCAGCAGCGTCTGAACCAGTTCCCCGAAGTCATAGACATATTCAGTCAGTGGCCGTGACGTTCAAGAGTATGGACGCCATGAAGAGAGGGGCATGGGAAAATCAACTTATAAACATACATTTCAGCACTCGCCTTGATTATGACAAAATGATTGTTCCCTGGTACGCAAGGCTTTTCGGCAGCACCCGCTACCGCAGGATTAAAGCAATTTACACTGTAAAATGTGATCCGTATCTTAAATTTAACCATCCCGTCGTTGGCCTTGCCAATATGAAAAAATTCAGCGAAAATGTTTTCATAGCCCTTGATGGCGCGATGCCAAAAACACTCATGGTGAAGAAAATTGATATCATGATTGATCAAGATGTTAAAGTTCTTGGAAGTCTTACTGAATGGGCGCGACTGCAAGTAATTAAGTTTAAATTTAACATGAAGCGTCGTAACTTAGAGCATGATTCAAAAAGAGGGCAAGAGGTAAAAAAGGCCCAAGCACAAGATCAACCTCGCGCTCGATCATCTTATGAAACGATTGATGATTGATCTTCAAAATTCCCCATTGTTCTAGTACCATGTTCCGTATGTTAAAACAATGGGGAATTTTTTCGCGCATTGATTATTGTCACAAAGTGCTTTCTTGGATATGATTGTAGTTTAAAAATCCCCTTTTTATTTATTTCACAATCATATAATAATTATGTCAATTACTAAAACAAGCAAGTATCTTGATTTTGAGTCTGCTCGCGATTATGTTCAGTCATTGAATTTAAAAAGTTTCACAGATTGGCTATCTTATTGCAGATCGGGCCTGAAGCCCTGTAATATTCCTAGCTCACCGACCACAGTTTACAAAGATCAAGGATGGAAAGGATGGGGGGATTGGTTAGGAAATAATAGATTATCACCAAGAAATCGTCAATACCTTGATTTTGAGTCTGCTCGCGATTATGTTCGGTCATTGAATTTGAAAAATGCAAAAGAATGGGAAGCTTATATTAAATCTGGTCAAAGGCCCAGTAATATACCTTCAGCACCAAGGTCTATCTACAAAGATAAAGGATGGGTTTCTCTTGGTGATTGGCTTGGTACTAAATCAGTATCATATCGATACCGCCAATATCTTGATTTTGAGTCTGCTCGCGATTATGCTCGATCACTGGGATTGAAAAACGCGAAAGAATGGTTTTCCTATTGCAAATCAGGTCAAAAGCCCAATAACATACCGTGGTTGCCTTGTAAAAAATATGAGAACCAAGGATGGGAAGGCTATGGTGATTGGCTTGGTACAAAAACTAGGCGAAGAGGAGGAAAGTTTCTTGATTTTGAATCTGCTCGGGATTATGTTCGATCACTGGGACTCCAAAGTTCGCAGGATTGGAATAAGTTTTCTGCATCTGAAGAAAGACCATATAACATTCCGTCATGTCCACACCTTACATACAAAAACAAGGGATGGAAAGGATGTCCTGACTGGATTGGCAACCACGATAAGTAAAATAATGCAGGAAAACACAATTAAACTTGAAGAAAAATACCAAAGGGCTAAATTAGTCCCGAAGGAGTTCAACGATGAGCTTACCGCAAAATAATCATTTAGAACAAATGATCAAAAATCACGAAGCAGAAAAAAGAGAACTGCTGAATGAAATGTTTCTTATAGGAAAACGATCAGAAACAATCCACAAGGAAAATCAAAAATTATCGCAAGCAATTAAAGAAATGCTTGCGATAATCGAGGAAGAGCGATCAGAAAACTCAAGCGAATACCATAAGGGCTGGAATGATGCTTTGGAAAGCATTTCTGATCGTTTAAGAAAGGCTCTTAGTTAACCTACGCCCACGCGCTTAATAATGCCCCGATCATCGGTCGTCACTTTGAGTCTATCTTCGCGAAATTCCATATCAGTGAATCCATTGTCAACACAGATTCTAACAGACTTTAGGCCATTTTTAATGGCCAGTTGCTCTACTGTTTGCTGTGCAATATGACTTCCCTCAAGTGATGTAACTTCACTTGCGTTTACAAGTTTTTTGCCGACTAAATGATTGAATTTATCCATTCTGATCACAATTATACAATTTACTTTATTTATTTTTATTGAAAAAATGCGGATGCATATATCTAATTGCATCTTTTAAGTCTTCCATTGCTTTAAAATGCATTCTTCCCTTTTGTCCATGAGCGTGATCATTAAGAGAGGCGATCACGCCTGTTTCAAAAATAGGATGCCCGACCAGATCGGGGTGCGATATAGCAAAGTGCTTAGTTGTATCTGCAACGTCGAATCCCAGTGATCTGACTATTTTTTCAAACTCTTTTCGCGATAATTCTCCTGGAACTTTTCCTGATCTCATTAATTCAATCATTCTTCTTGTGTCTTTTGGCAATGACTCAAGCTGAACTTCGTTTTTAATCGGAGAGGCTTCAGTTTGTTTATTTTTTAAGGTTTGCTTCCAGGCATCGGGCTGGGTCCAATCAATTTCTTCGCTTTGATCATATTGGGCCATGCGACGATTAGCAACGGCACGCGCATGCCTAAATAGAAAATTATCAAGAATGTCCGCGGTTTTATGATCGCCAATTGTTTCATATTGCTGAATGATTTCTGACAGTTTGATCATTAGACACTCTCAAATCAAATATTATTCGGATCGAACTCAATGTCCTTCTTGCACGCATTGTTATTTCTGTATAATCCATTTGGTTTTTGCCAATATATTAAACAGATTCACTATGAGCGACATCGGTAAAATAATTCATAAGAAAGTAAAGCGCAATGAGCAATATGCGCTTATGGCATCAATTGCTGTTTGGGTGGAAGACAATCAAGACCTCGTTAAACTAGCGCAAAATTTATCTCAAAAGACGTTATCACTGGGCCTTTGCGATTCTGGACTGCATCATCCATTTCAGATTGTTCCCCAGGATATGTTTTCTGAAAGAGACACTTTGTACCATGACATTTTCTTAAATATCGACCATGCCGCATGGGGATACTTTAGATTAAATATCAAATCGTTAAACGAAATGCAGATTGTTGCTCCTAAAATATCTATGTGGCCCGAAAACACTCTTCGCAGCGAAGAGGAGGCCAATGAATTCATCGAGGCCTTGGCTGCAACACTCGATGATTTGTACAGTCTTGATGAGTCAGCTGAAGCACGATCATGGGACGATATTAATTCAAAGCTTGAAAAAATGGTGAATGAATACAGAAATAAAATTGACCCCGAACTCAAGCAGATCATAGATTACGTTAAGAGCGTGCCGAATGCATTAATCACTGAACCCAATAGTGGAACTAGTCAACTTGCAAAAGATTCGCCATATCGGTTTGATTTAGCGTTGTTGCACCCAGAAAACTGGAGCATTAAGGATAATAACAACAATGACGAATTGGAAAATTTCAGAGAAGCATTGAGGAAGTTTTTTACATTTGAGAACAGTCATGCGGCCTTTTTGTATGCTGCACAAAAGCTTTTGGTGCAGCATGGCTATAAAGTTCAAGTAGTTACTGATTCTGCAGAAGGTGAGCCAGACACAACTGATTTTGCCGTGATGGCTGATGTCGGAGGCATGGTATACGTTCGGCCTGTATTGCACGCAACATCGATTGTAATCACCGATGGTCCAAAGCCGAAGAAAAAGCAAAAACCACAAGATTTTGGACTAATTATGGAGTAAAAAATATGAATAAATTGCCAGTTTCAGTTTTGTCGGGCTTTTTAGGCGCGGGCAAAACTACTTTATTGAATCATATTCTTAGTAATCAAAATAAATATAAAGTTGCCTTGATTATTAATGACATGTCTGAAATTAACATCGATGCTGAGTCTATTAAAGGCAAGATTGTCAGAGCCGATGAAGATGTTGTTGAGTTGACAAATGGTTGTATTTGTTGTACTTTAAGGCAAGATTTGCTAAAAGAAATTTCCCGATTGGCACTTGAGGAAAAGTATGATTATTTGATCGTAGAATCCACGGGTATATCCGAACCTATGCCCGTGGCGAATACATTTGCAATGCCAATTGACGACAATAGAGTGCTTGGAGATATTGCGCGGCTAGACGCTATGGTGACAGTTGTTGATGCTTCATCAATCGTGGAAAATCTTAAACAAAATCATGCAGCGGATGGAGCCGAAAAGCCCCTAAGCCAATTGCTTGTCGATCAAATTGAATTTGCAGACATCATTGTTGTGAATAAATGCGATCTTGTAAGCGAAGACAAGAAACAAGAAGTTTTGTCTTTTGTGAAAAAGATGAATCCGAAATCAAAGATAATTACTGCCACCAATGGAGAAGTTAATATTGATGAAATTCTGGACACTGAATTGTTTAACATGCATCAAGCAACACAACATCCAGGCTGGTGGGAAGAACTTCATAACGGTCATGAATCTGAGATTGATGAATACGGCTTTAGTAGTTTTGTCTTTTCTACGAACATGCCCCTAAAATCTGAAAGAGTGGCAGAAGCCATGAAAAAAGAATGGAAAGGCGCATTGCGCGTTAAGGGATGGTTTTATACAAGCTCAAATCCCAATTACAAATATATCATTGCTCAAGCTGGTAACCAGCGTGTTGTCGAGTATTGCATGCCATGGGGAAATGAAACTCCTATGTCACAAATCGTTTTCATTGGCATAGGAATAGACAAAAAACAAATAGAGTCACTCTGGAATAATTGTATTTTGACAGATAGCGAGTTGTTAAAATGGGAAGAAAATAATTATTCCGAAGAAAACGATCCCTTCAAACAAATGCTTGGAATTTAATAATATGGAAATGAAAACAATAACTCTCGTGCCCACTAAACATGAAAATGTTTTGATAGACCCCAAAAAATATCAAGTATCTCCTGAAGTGATCGGACTCGATCCCAATTTAGCTATTAAACCAGCGCATGTTAAAGTGACATATGATTTATTTTGGCCCACAAAACCTTGGGCAATGGCAGAACTCAAATATCAGGACATGTCGTCTGCGTTTCTTAAAATAGAAGGCTCAAAGGTAGTCGGGACTGATATGAAAATAAGAATTGTCCGAAATGATCCCAAGAAACTCCAATACTTAACAGCCCGAACAGACGGTATATTCTGCCTCAGTTGGCTTTTTCACAGAGGCATTCAAACCTTTGCAAACACGTATGATAAGATCATAATGGAATCAAAATATTTATATTTTAAGACTGAAATGAAAATGAACCCACCTTACAAAATTAGCATTCCTAAGTCAAAAACTGGTTTTTACCTTTTGCCAATTAATTATACTTGTCTGTCTCACACATGGAGCCCCGAAAAGTATAATTTCGTCATGGCTGGAACCAAAATGTCAAACAAAAAGCGTTTTATGATTGTGGATTTTGATCCTATGCGAAGATGCTTGGTGGTGATAAGAGCCGATGGCTGGAGGTTTTTAACTGCATATTTTCACAAGATTTTTCTAAAAAAGAAAATTGAGAAAAAAATTCTATCATATCCGCCTGAAACGTTTTGGCCAAGCATTTTAATGAGGCATAACAAAGAAAATAAACACAATCCGCTTCGATAGTTGAAAATCGCAAAGCAGGAATTGTGTCCATAAAAAAATAAATCTAAAATATGGGCACAATTCCTTATATCGGCAAACGAATGACTCGCGAAGAGTTCAGATCATATTTGAAATCACTGACTTTTGGTTCTTTTAAGCCCCGATTTGTCACACTCCACCACACTGGTCAGCCTAATTTGGCCAATCGTCCAAATGGCCTCAGCAATCAACACTTACTGAATTTGAAGCATTATTACGAAAACACAATGGATTGGAATGGTGCGCCACACGTGTTTGTGGACGATCAGGGAGACGGCATCATCCTGTTCCAGCGCATGGATCGTCGTGGTGTTCACGCAGTGAGTTTCAATCGTAACAGCTGGGGTGTTGAGATGTTGGGATACTACGATAGGGAAAGTTTCGACACTGGTCGTGGGGCAAAAGTACGAGATAATTCTATGGCTGCGTTAGCGATCATGTGTGAAGCACTTGGTGTCGAAGCAGACACGATCAAATTCCATCGTGACGATCCTAAGACAACGAAAACCTGTCCTGGCCTCAAAGTGACGAAGGCTGATGTTGTGAGTCGTGTAGCTGCACTGATGAATACTTCTGTGCCTGAAGACACGACGGAAGACAATGATTTCGTGATCGTGTTGCCTGATGGGAAGACTTTTGAGAACACGCGATTGAAAGATGGTCGCTTGATGGTTCGGGCTAGAGATTTTCTTATGGCTATCGATCCCAATGGCACCTTGGTGGTTCGTGGTCGCGTGCTCACATGGGGCACTGGAAACATTAAACCTCAAATTCAAATCGCTGAAATCGACGAGAAGGGCGCGGGATGGGTGTTTGTGCGCGATGTAGCTGTGGCCAAGGGCCTGAAAATCACAGTGGATCAAAAGAAGATTGTTTTAACCTAAGGGATATTTTCAATGAAGTTTTTCTTTGACACAGAGTTTTTGGAAGATGGTAGTTCTATTGATTTGATTTCGATTGCTATAATCGGGGAAGACGGGAGTGAATATTATGCCTGTGTCAAAGACGCCAATTGGGAAAAAATCAATAAAGATGCTTGGTTAAAGCAGCACGTAATCAATCAACTACCCCCGAAAAGCTCACCTGAATGGAAAACTAAATCACAGATAGCAAAAGATATTATTGCTTTCGTTGGCGATCATCCAGAGTTCTGGGCTGATTTCTCAGGATATGACTGGGTGGCTCTTTGCCAGCTTTACGGAAAGATGATTCACCTTCCTGATACTTGGCCAATGTTTTGCAGAGACATTCAGCAACTCAAAGAACTTGTAGGGATTGAAGAATTCCCATCAATGAGCGATAATGAACACAACGCCATTGTTGACGCTCGTGAAACAAAGGCGCGATTTGATATGTGTGTTGGAGAAGCAAAAAAGAAAGGCATTCGTATAGAATCAGAAAGGCCATCGCTGAATAAAAGGTTATCTCAAGCACTGAATGATGGAATTAAATTTGCCAGATCGGATAAAGAACTAAAGACGACTAAGTTTAGGCGATAATCTGCGTGTATTCATCGTAGATATAGACATGAGAAGAATTATTTTGTTCTTTCACCGATTATTTACACGCATTCGACGCAAGTCGTCAGGAGTTACTATCCAGTCATCGGATCAACCTGAATCATTTTTTGACATGTTCAAAAAGTCACCCACAGAGCAGGCAATGTCTGACATTAACGCAATCATTAAGTTGTCCCAAAATATTGAGGCAAAAGCCAAAGAAGCCTGTTCGCAAACAGTCTCACTGATTTCTAGTCTTGGTAAAGCAAAGAATAAACTTGTGGAAACAATCCCGCAAAATTATCAAATTATCTTAGATATTTTTCTAGGGGAATTAGAGGGAAGGGAATTTGAAGACAATATTGTGGAAACAGCGAAAACATTGGCTACAAGACTGAATAATCAAGAGAAAATTACATGCTGGCGATATCATTTAAATCGTGTAAATTTAGAAAATCGCCAGCGGTGTTCATTTTTCGGCGACGATTTGCCCAATAACATAGAGCAATCATCATTGCCAGAGGGTTTTAGCTATAATCAATATAAATTAATATCCGAATTATATCAAACCATATTATGTGAGTTTTTGATAAATCACCCCAGGAGTGTCCATGTGGATTATAGGTACTACCCAGCGACCAGAAGCTACAGGCCTCATATTAACGATTATGACCGTGATTATGATCTTGATGCAATCAACAAAGCCTTGAATAACTGGAATAAAAAAGGCTTTCAGGTTGTGTTCGAAGGAGCCAGTGAAGAAGAAAAAGAAAAGGCTCATGACATTTTACAACTTGGTCATTTTTATTATCGTAAGAATAAAAATACCCAAGACCAACAAAATACCCAAGACCGACAAACAAAAAGAATACAAGTTTTTGTTGAGTTTTTAAAATCTAAGATGGATTTGCTTCAAGAAGCGAATACATCTGGTAGTATAATTCTGGCTCAGTCAAAGATAGAAGAAATTGAGAATACCGTTGCGCAACTTTGGGAACAACATGAAAAACTAAAGCAACAGAAAGAAGAAGCTATTAAATATATAAAAATACTAGAATGCAAAATTGATTTGCTTCAAAAATTTGATGAAGCGTCTAATACAATGGCTCTCATTAAGAGAGGCCACGATCATATTGATAGCACAAACACCCTGCTGGAAGAAAATACGCAGGCGCTTGATGAGGTCAGATTGTATTGTGAGGTTGTGTCAGGTGAGTTGAATTCGCGCATGTATGAAATTGAAGATACTTTAGCGGCACAGCAAGAAATAAGAGTGTTATTGAATTCAAGATAGGAATAACACAGTCTGATCTTCTAATATAAACTACGTGTGGTATAAATACGCAAAAGTTTGCATATCGGGGACCCAAGAGGAATATTTAAAGTCACTTGGTGTTCCCGATCATGTTATTGCGTGGATTGGTGATCAGAACCCCGATCACCAAAAAATTTATGTGAATATTGTCAGAAACAAACCAAACGCCACGATAGAAGAAATTCAAAATCTTGCTAATATCAAAACTGAACAAAATCAGCAAAGCAATTTTGAATCTAATCTTTACATGCGCTATCAAAATATTCCACAATTTGCAAAATGGCTTTTGATTCAAGTAAAGAAAATGAGGTTGGACCCCAATGGTAGAAAATATGCCATTGACAATCTGGAAATTATTAATCAGGCAGATGCGATTAAAGATTGGTATAATTACGAAATCGCACGTCACCCCCTCGATGACCAAGGACAATCGAGATTCCAGCTCTCTTCTTATGATTGGGCCTCGGCTGTCAAAATGTCCGAAGAATGGCACACAATGATGGCTGGCAAGGGTTCTGGATTAATGTATGAGCCAATTAGTCCCGCAAATGTAGTTTACGATTACGATGATGGGTACACGATGCAGTTAGTCACATCTGAGAATGATCTTAGAGCGGAGGGAAATAAAATGAATCACTGCGTTGGAACATACTGCGATGATGTAAAAGAAGGGAAATACCAAATATTTTCCCTAAGAGACGAAACAAATCATCCAGTAGCGACCATAAGGATGAACGAATATGGGGAGATTTCTGAAATTAAGGGGCACTCCAATCGTGTGCTAAGCGAAGATTACCAATCATATATTAAAGAGTGGGTTGAAAATCTGCCAGTGCAAAAATGGGAAGAATCGCTGATTACAAAAGAATTTAATTTAGACGGAGTTGACATGAAATCTGTTGCCGATCATATCGATCAATACGGGGCAGAAATAGATCAATATGGACTGGCTCAAGACACTGATTTCACTAAATTAGATGTATTATATGCAGTGGAAAACACTCTGGACAAATTTGAAAATACGTGGGGACAGTTAGAAGATCGTTATGCTGATGATGCTGCTTATAGTTTACTAAAGATTTTAGCAAAAAGAGATGAACAGTTAGCCGAAAAGCGTAAGTTCGATAAATATTATTGGAATTACACAACTTCATACGATGAGGTTGACAGTTTTTTTGAAGATTATAAAAACAAGGCAGAAAAAGAATTGAAAGACGAAATATATTATTTAATGCCAGAGGAGCCAGAGAATAATTTTGAAGACGAAGATGAGTATGAAGAGGAAATGGAAAAATGGCAAAGCCAGTTTGACTCACTTCTCGACCGCAAAATGTCATCATGGGAACGTGACGATTTACGCGCAAGATTCCTGACAATTTTGATTAACGGATTAAAAATAAATAATCAACAAGTCAGAGAAAAAATTAGAAAATTTAGAGAATTATATGACGCCAGAAAGCAGCTAACATCATCGAATAATTAATAAGTGTTGTCTGCGAGTATTTTTTGTCTTGTGGAGTCTCGATACCCATAATAATCATTTGGCGCGAGTCGAAAGTCTGTGTCTTTAAATGGTTCCAAATCCAAGTCGCTTCCGCCCGTTCCTATGTGAACTATACGGCCTTCCATTTGTTCCGCTACAGTTTTATAAATTGACTGAACTATTGGCATTCTTCTGTCGCCAATGCCAAGCGCCTCGACATTATCAAAAACAACATCTCCGTCATAATCTTCCCACACCCAACTTTGGGCGATGATGTTGCCTTTCTGGTCTTCAACAACAAAAAATGCTCCATGCGGCGAGGTTTGGCCGTGAATTGCGCAACTTGCTCCAACTCCCCAGGGATGTTGACAGGAATTGCTGTATTGACCCAGGAACAACCCGCGGACGTCTGAACGAGGCAAAAATCTTCCAGTCAACCCACCAATACTTGCTGTGTATGAAGCCCAAACAGGGAGGGGTACATTTTGAGAGTCGATAAACAATTTTTCAATGTTTTCATAATCGAACGGCTCTGTGTCATCATCTTCATCAATGTTAAGCCATGCATCATCCTCGTCGCCCTCGGCAGATTGCCACCATTTGGCTGCCTCGATTGCAAAAGAAGGATGATTAATGCTTTCTGCTTTAAAAAGCTGCCTGACTTTGTAATATCGAACTCGATCAGCTAGTTGATCAATAGGAAGTGATTTATCTTCTGCGGTAAGATTTGGCCAATATGAGGCTATTGTGTACAAATCTGTAGTTTTGACCTTGCCATACCACTGCATTAGCAAATCGCCTAGTCCGCGCAAGTCCTGTGTACTGCCCATTGGCAAGATTTGCGCAGCTTCGTGAACATCATTATTAAATTTAGCCACCCATTGTCGCCAATTTTTATTAAAGACAACCATGAGTCTTCCCATGTCATTTGACCCGTCTTGCCCTTCATTTAGATTAGATACGATTTCATCAATGTTTTTTAATGATGTTCCGATTAAATTAGGATACATAGCGAAAACTTTCAGATAATGATAATAATTTTCTGTGTTTTCGGGGGTCATCCGATAAATATTTTTCATTTTTTCTTTAATGCTGTTGAGCTTTTCGCTTGCTATGTCTTTATCATTGCTTAACAGGCTTCGCGCAATTAGTTCGTCGTAAGGCTTATCGACATCATCTTTTGTAAAATGTCTTAATATAGTGTCTCTGCGACCCATGTTAAAATGGATCAATGATCCGTCGCCCAGTCTGTATGCCTCTGTAGGAGGCAGTTTGACCATGGGTTTATCTCGTTCCATTACTAAATTAAGGGCTCGGCGATCATCAACTTGCTGCTGATTTAAGGGGCTTGTAAGATTGTAAGGACTTTCGATGTCAGAAACATAATTTTTATAATCAAAATTATCATGTATTAAATAGTGATTAGCAGCTCGAAGAAGAGAATGAGCAACATTCCAGTCCGTTGGATTGCTCCAGTCTCCACGGCTATATTGATCTTGCTGTGATTTCACATAATTAATCAAATCATCGGGATTGATATTTTCGTAAACAGGATCGCGAGACAAAAGCCTAAGATAATGATCATATTCGGGAGTTCCTCTTTCAAAAGAATGCTTTAAATGATCCCACGTTTGATGATCTGGCTCGTAATCATGCATCTGCGTCTGTCTTTTATGCCAGTATTTTAATTCACTTGGTCTAAGATTATCTATCGCGGTTGGGTTATTTTTCAGCGCAAAGACATAAGAATGGTCTATATCATCATATTGATCCGTATAATATTTTGGAGAACCATCTTTATCAATAGTTGGCTCTCCAAAATAATCCTTGTATTGATCCATATATTTTTCCATGTATGAATCAGCAGGAATTCTTGTTGACATGTTTGTTTGAGAAATCTTTTTTAACATATGATGCGCAGCATTAGATAAAATATCAGCACTTGCATACTTGCCAATTTTATCTAAACTCGATGCACTTCTTAGCATCGTTTGCACACGCGAAATAGCTAATGATTTCATCTTAGGTTAATCTGAGTAAATACTTGGTTTTGTTTAAAACTGCGATCATTTCGTCTTTTAAATTTAACAAATCGGTGTCTTTTTTGTCATTTAATAAATTTGTCAAATCATTGGATAAAAATTCAATGTGCTCATTAATCAATTCTACGGGATCACAATCGGTAAGATTACAAAGTTGCAAATTGAATTTACCTTTTGTTTTTACAACACCTCTAGTCCCTTGAAATACTTCTATGAAATCATCCACCAATTCATCAAGTGACTCATAGGCCTTGCCAAAGGCTTCATGCTGTGCAAAAGTCTTTGATTGCCAATGAAAAATGCGAAGTTGAGATTGCATGGTGAGCATTTTGCTAATAAGCTGCATGATTATATATCTCCCCCTGTTTCAATGTGTAATCTTCTAAAAAAAGCTTCAGCCAATTGTTTAATTTGATCGTTGGAATAATGCATTGATTTGTATTCACCGTTATCTTCAAGCCCCGTAAAACGCGGGATAATATTTTCTTGATGGTCAACGCTGCAATTAAGCACACCACGAAAACCTCGATCAGTTCTAAAGAAAAACATCACGTCAAGACCTTTTTCCGTGCTCCGAGGTTGTATTTTGATGTCTTTGATGCTATCATAGCCAATAAATGGGATTATGAGAGGAATAGACATTATTAAATGTGCCTCAAGGTCTCTTAATCTGATATATTCTTCTGGATCAGTGTTTAAATCCAGCGCTCGATCAATCTCTTCAAGAGCCCTAGCATGATCATCTAAATCTACGATCATGCCAGAAACAGCAAACCCGTGTAAAGCGGATTCCTTTCCTGTGCTCCATCGACTTGCCAGAAGTCTTAATTCTTTTTCTTCTGGGTCAATTTCTTCATCCTCTTCGTCAAATATGTTGTCCTGCAAGAATCTATCTGGCAATTCTTCGATCATGTTTTCTGCAGTATCAAAATTTGGTAAATCGTCGGAAAGCTTAGGGTTTTCTATGTCATTAAGAATGGCCCGAGAAATATCATATTCTCCATTAAGCCCTCCTTCGTTCTCAATACTGGCAATACGACGAATCACATAGTCAAGAGTTTGGGCCTCTTTATAAAACCCACCTTTTTCCAGTGCGTTTGTGATTTTAATTAAAGATTTGATTGTAGCTATGCGATCCATGTTTGTTTTTTTACCTATATGATTGTCTTTCTTGCTCCATAAGAAAAGAGTTAAGTGCGTTGGCAAGCAGGCTGCTGTCTTGTGCATTATATCCCCATGACATAAATTTGCCATCTTTAAAATAACCCGATCCAACAAATTGAATTTGACCCTTGTCTGATTTATGCATTTGTATGCCGCCAACATGATCATCTTCAGTGGTGAAAGTTAAGAATATATCTTCTCCCCCAATATCACTTGGTTTGCGACTATGATTTACCGACTTTACATTAACTTTGTTTTGACCTATTGCAACTGGCAGTGTTTTCAAAATCAAGCTATAAAATTGATTGAGCAAAATAGCCTCTTGAGGGTCATGATTTTTATCAATGGCTTCTGAAATTTCCTTTAAAAGCGCCTTGCGATGTACAAGATCATTTACTTCGCCAGTTTGAGCATAAATCCAAAGGGCTGACCCTGGCGAAACACTCCATCGTACAGCTAACTCTCGCATAGACGGGACTCCTGCAGCCTCGTTAATCATTCGCTCGGCTTGCTGCATGGCAGATGAATTTTGCTCATTCATTGCACTATCGCCGCCTAAAGAATTAATAATGGAAGGGGATATATTAAAATCACCTTGAAGGCCCCCTTCATCATCAATGCTGGCGATTTTTCTAATTACTGCATCTAATCGCGAGGCCTCAGAGGATAATTCCTGATCTTCCAAGGAGTTAGCAATCGCAATTAATGACTTTATGACAGCGATACGATTCATGATAGTCTCTTTTTCTGTTTAAAATTACAATTATCCTTTCACTCTTCTGGCCACAATGGATGTGGCAAGTCTCTGTCCATTATTCTGTATATCTTCTCGCATTTCGGGGGTAATATCAAATCCGTGAACTTTCGCCCAAGATTTGACTCTGTTCTCTTCCTTAAACTTTTTCGCCTCTTCTAAAGACGGAAAAGATTCAGTTGATTCATTTAATCCTGATGGACTAAATTGACGGACAATCCACGAACCATCAGGCGCTGGCCTTTCCTGAATGTAGTGCATGTATTGACCCTGATTCACCTCATGCTCGCCAACGTCCCCGTTCCATTTTTTAATGTATTTTTTAGTAAAGCTTGGCAGAATGTGATCATAAAATGCTTGCAATCCGTAGCCGCCATATTCCAAGTCTTTACCCTGAATAACCATTGATTCTTGCCCCGATGATAAAAATTTCTCTGCCAGGTCTTTGCCTATATAATTTGCAAGCTCTTTTGACTCGACAGCTTGTTGGTTAACTTTTATTTTATCTGACATCCAGCCACGAATATAAATTCTTCCGTTTTGATCTTTTGTTAATTCTAATTTATCTAAAACATTAGATAGCCCAAATATGTTTCGGCTAATATCACCCGTGTTCCATGTTACGCGATCATAACCGCCGCGTACTGCCATATCAATAGCATGCTTCATCGCCAATTCGTGCCAGTTTTTCGCATATGGGCCAGGGGGGACAGTGTCGGGTCGCCACTGATCTCTTTCTAACCTTGTTTTTGCAGCTTCATATTCTTTCTTTTCTTCTTCCGTGGCCGATTTAAAAACAGCAACCTTCTCCCACAGCTTCGACACTGTGATTATATCTTTGGCACGTCCTGGCCGATCATATCCATGTTTGCGCCCATCCTGGTGCCAGTCGCTTTGTATTTCCTCAATATGTAAAGACTTCTTTCCGTCCTTAGACGTTCTTGAAGTCGTTCTCATGTGAGCTATGGGGTTTTTATGACCCTCGAAGTGCCTAGATTCATAATCGGGGAAGTCCTCCCCCAAAGAACGCTTCCAATGTCCCCAATGATTGCGCCACGAACCAGGATGCTCTTCAATGCTTTTCTTTAGTGCTTCGCGACCCATTCGCTCGTAACCAGTATTTATCTTCATCAAATAATCAATAAACTCATCTTCTGGTTTCGCGCCGATTGTAATTAAAAACTCCTTATAATCATCCCCGTAGGGCAGAGTATAGTCTTCATAGCCCTTGAAGTAATCTTCATCATCAAATTGCGTTCCCCATGTGGTATCACGATTGTCTTCATGTTCTTGTTCATAATCCATTTCGTGAACTACAATATTGTGCAGCTTTGACTGTATTCTATTTATCAAATCTGATTTAAAAACAATAGGGTTGTTTTCCAAATACTCGTCAAGGTGTACCCAACTCATTTCTTCGGCACTGACGCCAGATTTTTGAAGCAGTCTTTTAAGGTCTTGAGCAGGCATTTTTGAGCCCATTTTTTCTTCAACGACGCGAAGCATATGAGAATAAAAAGACTTGGACTTTTTATTTTCTTCAACGGTGTTTTGAGCCTGCTTGTACCACATAATTACTCCGATGATGCTGGGACTTTTTTGTCTCCTTTTTTAAGCCACTTCTTAAATTCAGAAATGTTCATTTCTGTAACTTTCCCGCATTTCCAGTCTTTTGGATAATTGGAGAGATATAATTCTTTTGCTTGCTTTAAGGTGTCGCACCCCATAACACATTTATGCTCATCAAAGTCGCCATCAGAATTCAGTTGATCTACGATAAAAACTTTATCGGCGTCAAGATTTCCCCCAAGGAACATATCAATAGCATCGCCATCAGCCCCTACTGTTCCCATGATTCGGCCATAATCACACTCCATCTTTCGGCTCCATTCTTTGCCGTCCTTGCCCTTGCCTGATCGAGTTGAGCCTTTGGGATATTCTATCCAAACCTTGATACCATCTATGTCAACTTTGCCTCGTCCCTCCTTGGAAAGCGCGTATCTTGCAGAGGCTCCTCTAATTGAAAGGAAATCTCCGCTGCCATCATTTGGCGCGGCAATCTCAAGTTGACCAGTGTAATCGAAGGCAGGGGTAATGCCAGGTGAGTTTAGCGTCATAATTTGGCCACCATGACATGCTATCACTTTCGTGGCACCTGGATCATATCCTTGAGTGCGCATCCAATCGCCTAATTCATCATGCCTAATTGACCCCGCTGCCCCACCATCAAAATACATAGCTCCGTCTTGTGCGGGCGAGCCATGAATAATCAGATATTGCTGGCCATTTGAATCTCTAAAGAATACAGGCTGGCTGCTATTCATAAAATTACTAACAACTTCTTGAACACTATCTCCGCCTGCTTCAATAAGCATTTCCTGGCCGCTTCCTAAATGAGCGGGGCCAGATTGGTTTCCAAGAACTGGAGCGTCAACAGATGCCAACTGAGCAAGTTTGTACCACATAATTAACCCAAGCTGATATAACAGCTTATAACATGTTAAATTCAATTAAAAAATTGAATCAGCCTAGATAATTATAGGCTAAAAATAAACATTCTTAGAAAAAAACATTATGTGGTACAGAAGCATCAAAAAAGCGGGATATAGCACAGAGCTTGCTTATTTGAGAGATTATGTACGAGAGGGAACCAATCCTTATGATTATGCCTTTCTTGTGGATAATTTTTTGGATTCTCACGAAGAATACCGATTAGACCCAAGCATCATGGAGGACGTGGAAGATTACCCAGATGAACGAGGCTATACATGGTTGAACAATGCGCCTGATGATTATCGCAAAGCATTTGTTAGTTTTTTAAATGACTCTCGCGAAAGATACCAATATGATAATTCAAATGCATACGAAAGTCCTGCATATAATTCATTAGAATATCAGAGAGCGCTCAGGCCCGACTGGCTTGTGCATTTCACGGAAAATGCAAGAGATATCGAAAATGAAGGATTTAAATATGGTCATCCTGACATTGAGGGAGTTCATCTATCAACCTGGAAGGAAGACCGCATGGAAGACCCAGGTTATAATTTTGCATTTCAAGTGGATTCAAATGACGCTGAGCACACTGCTTTTACAGGGCAGTATGGAAACGAAGCAGTTGTGTTTTATAGCGGAGGAATTCTTTTCGATCATCATGGTGATCAGCAATCCCAAGTTATTGTTTGGGGGCCAAGCGTAAACAAGGGAATGATTTTCCCGATGAAAAAAGAAGTTTATGGTAACTGGATGGTTGAGGATTATACAGGAAGAGAATTAGTAGCTGGAAAAACATATTCAGAAGCTGTTCAATTTATTAAAGAGAACTGGAGAATGTTAAAATCAACAAGGGAAAAGAAAACAGAAAGACAGTCAATCGTTTAATTTTGAGCCCAGTCTAATAATCGAGGATCAACTTTTTCGCCACTTTGATGAGCAGAAAGTATCTGTTGCTTATGATGAATATCCCAGTCAGGCGTCGAATAAACACCTAAAAGATTATCTCCCCAGTCAAAATTTACCGCTGGTATAACATCCCAGTTTAAATGATCAACATATTCGGGGAAAATTCCAACACTTTCGTGATGCACATTTCCCCAGTTTTTTGACTGAGCAAAATCTGGTATTTTAACGCCGTGATATCCCTTGCCTTTAATAAGATTAAAAACATCATGCATGTGATAAGCTGGGTTAGATTCATCGCCTTCTAAATACTCAGTAGTATCAAAAATATTCAAAGGCTTTTGAGGATGCCCAATAAAAAGCCTGCCTGGCATTTTGTAATTCTTGGGGCGGACAATCTCGTCACCATCAACATATTCTGTGTTAATCCAAAAATCTTCTTCTGGGTCGTATCCCAGCGATCTTAAATATTCCCGCATCTCTCCATGTGTTGCATGGCGATCTTTTATACGATAGTTTTTAAGCTCACCATTCGGATATAATTCTTCATCAGTAGGATAGCCATATCCCATTTGTTTCAAAAGTGCAACGTCCGTGCCCCGATGATATCGAAAGTGAGAATATGGCTCGTGATCCTCAGCCCATTTGTCAAGAGAAAAACCCGATTGCGCTCCTGAAGCTGGAATGTAATTTTGTGCTACAGCTGGATTATTTGCTGTCCATATAATGTTATCATATGCGCCGCCTTTAAGCGGACCTTCAAAGTTTTCAGCCGTGCCGTGGAAAAAAGTGTCTTGCATAATCGAAGACAAATCGCGATTGTAACGCGATTTGTTCAATGACTCAGATGCTGACCTATACCACACATTAAATGAATTCGGCGTGGTGGCAAAACAGCCCTTTCAGTCTTGAACTTTGATAACCTTACCGTAAATCTTGTTTAAAGTGGTCCAGCCATTAATTTTTCCATGATTGTTGCCAATCTGATAAATATAATCATCGCCTTCTTGCTTTTTGGCCTTAATTAAATGCGTGTAATAGTATGAGCCAACTTTGCAAAACACTGCATCCCCGACTTGAATGTCATCGTGACTAAGCACAGGTGAATACGTGCATTTTTGTCTATGTTTGATTTTCGGGGTCATAGAATTTCCGCTTTCTCTAAAGCTGACGTTTTCGCCAGACCTTAACCGCTCAATATACGCTTCTCTGCCGTGTGCCATTTTTACTTCAATTTAAATTCAATTGGGGGGTAATGCTTCAAGTCCGTTATAAAGAGTTTCGCCTTTGTGCCAAAGTTCTGTCCCGTCAGGAAACTTTAATACAGTATGGCCATCGATAACTTCTGTGGTGTAGCTGTCGTCAGTCGGGGAACTCGAAAGCCACTCCAACTGACTATTATACATAAGAAAATACATTGGAATGCTATCAAATTCAACCCAAGAGGCGGTGTATCCCCGTCTAGTGCAGGGATACACTTTGCCCCATTTGTGATCGACATTATCAACCCTAATTACTTTGCCCATGGTCCCCGCAGGAATCATAATTTCCTTTGTCACCTGGGCATCGTATCTTGTCTTTACTCTATCACCAATAGAGTATTTGGACTTCATGCCATGTACTCCGATGCGATAGTTTCAAGCATTTGAGGGGTGTCATTTTCCACAGAGAAAACGACATCGGCCTCTTCAGGCGAGTCAACGATCACGCCTCTAGCAGACGCATGAATTCTAAGCAGATCATACATATTGGGCTTGTTTAGGCTAGTCATTGACTGCAATGTTGCATTAATGCCCCTCTTATTGCCCTCAACATGATTGGCCGAGAAGTTATTATGCTTTAATGACAAATCGCACCAAATAACTTGTCTTTCAACCACGTCGATGATCAGCGGCACAGCAATGCGCATGTCAGCGGTGATATCAAACCTGTTCTGAACAGTCTTGGGTTCAAAAATTTCCCCCGACTGAGGACTTTCGCGCAGCATCCAGCCAGCAAAGCACTCAGGAAGTTCGACGAAATTTTCGCCCCTATACACATTGAGAGTCATAACAATATATCGCGCACCAGACTCAGCAATCTTAGACAAAGAAATGTCTATAAACTCACTGGCTCCATCGGGAGCGTCAACGATATCCCCGCTATGACAACCACCCAATCCTCGCAAATTGTAGTAAGACAAAACATCAATGTAGTTAAAATCCTTGTCGAATGTCGAAGCCGATAAGTCAATGTCCGTGCGGCCATTGCCGTTTATCCACCAAACAAAGAATCTCAATGTGTCCTTGTTGCTTTCCAAATCAACTTTGCTACCGCGAACAAGAGTTTTTAAAGCCTTCGATGCTGATCGTTGAGAAAACGGAAGCAAATAATTCTTTAAGCCTTCATCCACATAAACATTTCCGAGCGACGGCATTGCGGAAAATCTTTGTGACAGAGCTTCTTCGCAAGTTCTTACAAATGCAAAACAAATCGCTTCAGAAATGACAGGGAGATCATTGTCAATCATCTTTGCTTTTGCTACATTTCCCTTAGGGAAGAAAACACGAAGCTTAGATTCATTGTTTCTTGAAGCAAAGTGCTGTCGCACTTGCAAAAGAACGGGAGTTGATATTTGCTCAACAACACTAGAAAACGCAGACACGATTTCCACACGCTGATCAAATGTTGAAATTCTCACCAAGTGGTCTAATCGGCGGGCAAGTTCTCCAGGTCGCTTAACCAACTTTCTTACGGCTGTGCTAATGTCCCGATCAAGCAATGACTTTTCAACCACACTATTAAATGTTTCTACTTTTTCATTGTTGCGAAGAATTCTAAAAGCTTCATAGGCCTTGGGGAATCTGTCTGCATATTCGCCAACGTGAAGTTTTTCGCCAAGGCGAATCCAACGATTCTTCCACTTTAGCATGTCCTCAACGGGATGTACTGTCCTTGAAAGCAATGACAATAAAAGAGCCCTCTCTGATCGCTTGAAATTTCTAAATTTGCAAGCCTTAGCCAAAGAAACATCACCATTGGACATTGCTACTGCCAATCTTAATACATCCGTGGGAGTACTAAAATATCTAAACAAATATTCTGTGGCAACATCAGGAGATTCGACCAAAAACATGATCAAGTTTGCAACGTAAGCGCGATTTTCCTTCTGAGGAATTTCAGAAGGCATCATGTCAATATCCAGTCCGTAATATCTAAGATACCAATCAATGTCTTCCTTATCCTGAGCCGACAGTGACGTATTGGAACCTAAAATTTGAGCAAACAATGACTTGAATTCTTCTTCGTTTCCCAAATCAATTACCGTAAGATTTGAGTCTTCGGCAATGGGAAGCCGCTCTTTCTTTCTGTATTCGGGCATGATGGTCCCTGAAGACCAATAATGTATCATTGCATTGATAAAAAGCTCTGCTTCGCTCGCTTCCATTACTTGATCGGGGAAATTGGGATACATCGGATTGTAATCACGATGTGCTCCACGAGCATATCGAAAGATCGGCATAAAGTTGTCATAGAAATCAGACAGCTGCTTTAGGGACAATCCCTGAAGAGCCTCAAAAAGATTCTTCGAGAATGTATAACCAAGGGTCTCTACATTTTTGACAATAGATGCAACATGTGCAACGTTGGTGACAGAATCACTTTGAGCAACATACGGAACACAAATCTTGTTCCGTCTTCGGATATAAATTGAGTTATTCATGATTTTGGAAAGCGGTGGAGCTGATTATCTACCAATGAATTTTTAGAAGGAAGCTCCACCATAGCCAATATATTTTACGGAAATTAATCACCCTAGTTTTCTATGGAGTAGCTCGCCTGGCGGCAAGCCGATAATTTTTAGAAGGAAGGATGATCGTAGCCGTATCTTTAATACGAATGAAAATCTCAAAAAGTTTCTTGTTTTAGAATTTTGTTGAAAAATTAATTTTTATGTCCGTGCCATTTTCGCGTGAAAAGGCTCCCGAGCGCTCTCTGCGAAAAAATTGGATTTCCAACTTGGTATTAACCGACCCAAAACCATAAGTAAACCCAAAGTTTTGACGATCATTCCAGGAGTAATTGGAGCCAGAATCCTCAAAGAACATTGACAGTCTTCCGCCACCGAAGCCAAAGCCATAATCCGATCTAAATCTGTATTGGCTTGGTGCCTCCCATATATCTGCGCCAAGAGGATGCACACTGTTCCATGTGATAGAAAGCCCCTCTCTGGACTGGAAAGAATAATTCATTTCAAGTTTGTCTTTTGGTAAAAACGAATTTTGTGAAAAAGACAAACTTGAAAGACCAATGACTAGAGTGAATAAAAATGATCGCATAGAGTTATTATACTGCGATAGCATTTGTATAACTTTTAATTTTGTCGTACAAATGCTATCTTTTTAATTACAGGCTCCAACGAGCGCCTTTGCGCCGAAGGCCTAGCAAATCACGATTCAAAATCGCTTCATGCATTCTGAAATACGGAGTGGTGTCAATTTGTTTCTTGCCTTCCTTAGGCGGCAAGATCAGGCAACACTCTTCCCAAATCAACTCCATGTCACTGGCCGATGGGTGCCAGTGCGCAAAAATAGTATCTTCTCCGTCAGAGTAAAAGATAGCATCTTCATCGGCATGCGCAATTTCTCTGCCCATTATATCATAAAACTTAATATCTTTTCTTTTTCCAAGGATGTTGATAAGTTTTTCTAAGTCGTAAAAACGTTCAGTATACATACCGCTTGCATCCAAAACAATTGGTTGTGGCAACGGTTTCAGGTTAATATCAAAAAAATACCCACCACTATACGTTACTAGATCATCTTTACTTACTTTGCCACCCGTAAAAGCAGTAAATGGATTATCAACCACAGCCTGCCTAAAGTTATCATAGTTAAACACACTTTTTCTTTCAGACATAGGCAAAAAGGCCCAATAACTTGAATCAATTCTTCCATCAATATTTGATTTAGTCGAATAACCTTCTCCTGAGTTGATAAATTTTTCAATATCCGACAGATGAGCAATGCCTTCGGTAGTTGAAGACTTGGGTATGTCAACTCTAATAATATAATCGCCCTGTGAATCAATGATTGAATTTTGAACCAGTCGGTATGCATGCAAATCAAGATGTCCCAAAGGCACAATCTCTAGTTCGGATTCAACGTGGACGACAGACTTGCTGCTATAAGTTTGTTTTTGTTTTAGCATAACTTTTATATGCTAATGGAATCTCAAAAATGGGGGATTTTTTAAGGAGAAATTTGAAGCCGTGGGCTTTCCCGCTATCTATCGCAAAATCGAAGCATACATGAGCGCAAATTACGGATTGTCTAATCTTTGGTTTCATAATGTCAATATTAAGGGGCCATTTTCTGTAATTGCCACGGTGTGTTCCCAGTGAGCCGAATGAGAGCCATCAGAAGTATATATCGTCCAAGGATCAAGCTTGTCTTTCGTAATATCACCCGATCCCATTGTAAAAATAGGTTCTATACAGAATGTCATTCCTGGCACAATATTTACCCCCGAATCTCCTTCTTCATAAGAATTAAGAATCTGTATTCCTAGCTCATGTAATTCTTGACCTATCGAGTGACCGCAAGCCGCAGATACCACGCCGAAGTTTTTTTTATCGGCCATTTTCTGAATATGCTTTCCAATGTCGCTTGTTTTTTTTATGTCTCCTGACATAATTTTTTCAATCGTTGACAAAAGTGCCAAGTGTGTATATTCAGATAGTATTTTTGACTCTTTGTATTCATCACTGTCATTGTCTTCTACTACGATAGTGATAGCCGCATCGGCATACCAATAAGCTTTAGATATAGCCATGTCCAAGGTTACAATATCCCCCTTTTTTATCGTATAGTCGGAGGGCGGGGCGTGAATAATTTGATTATTAACTGAAATACAAGTTGCATGCTGGTAAACATGATCGGAAAATCGGGGCTTAAATCCCTTTAATGCGGCCACTGCACCACAACTCTTAACATACGATTCTCCTATAGAATCAATTTCCAAGGTTGTGATACCTGGCACCACTGACTCTTTCATGATTTTAAGGGCATCGGCTAAAATGGCCCCAGTGATAAACATCTTTGAAATTTCTTGTTTCGTTTTTAATCTCATTACACTTTCCTTGTACAATTTTTAAAACAGAAAAGGCGCGTTTAACGTCTGCGCCAAGACGACAATTTTATAGGAGGAATCGAATTTACGATAATATGTAAAAATAATTGAAAATCACGAAGGTGTTAGAACGCATTACACATAAACACATAATGTGAATATCACTCTGAAAGTGAAACTCAATACAAATGAGATTCATCATAGTGCGCTTCTGCGCACTATGAATACTTTCAATGATGTTTGTAATGAGCTTTCAACAATAGCTCATTCAACAGAAACTTATAATAAAGTTCAATTGCAAAGAAATGCATATCATGGGATGCGTGAAACGCATCCAAGCTTCTCTTCTCAATTAATAATAAGGGCTATTGATGTGGTTACCGCTACATATAAAAAGAAAAGAAGCAAAAATCCAAATTACTTCAAAAAGACTTCTGCTGTCGTCTACGACGACAGAGTAATCACTTTTAAAGGAACTGATTTAGTTAATATCTGGACTAATGATGGAAGAATCAATATCCCAATCCAAATATACGACAAAGAACGCTTCAAATATAGAAAGGGGCAAGTTGATTTAGTTTATCAAAATGGCAAGTTCTATCTTCTTTGTACTTTAGAAATTCCAACAGAATCAGCCTATAACGCCAAAGACGTTATAGGAATAGACTTAGGAGTGAAACAAATCGCTGTAAGTTCTTTAGGAGATGTGTTCTCGGGAGAACACATCGAGAAGAAAAGAAAACAATATCACTCTCATCGACAAAGATTGCAGAAGCGTGGAACACGCTCTGCAAAAAGAAGAATCAAGAAATGTGGACAAAAAGAATCCAGATTTAGAAAAGACACAAATCACGTCATTTCAAAACTTTTAGTAACAAAAGCAAAGGCACTCGGATATGCGTTGGCTCTCGAAGAGCTAACGCATATCAACAAAAGAGTAACGGTCAGGCGAGTGAATAGAAGTCAAAGAATGAGTTGGGCATTCGCCCAACTCAGAAGCTACATTACTTACAAAGCTGAACTCTATGGAGTTCCTTTAGCTATTGTTCCTGCTCACTACACGTCTGCGACGTGTAGTGAGTGCGGATATTGTGAAAAAGCCAATAGAAAAAGTCAAACTGTGTTTCTCTGCATGTCCTGCGGACACACGGAGAATGCAGACTTTAATGCCAGTAAGAATATAGGTTCTTTAGGGGAGCAGTCAACCTCCCTATTGTTCGCTCAGCCGAAGGCTGAGCTTGTAGCAAGCCACACGCCTTGTGCGTGTGGTAGTTGACGATATTCCCAAGCGTCCTTGGTTGATTCGAGCGCAAATCTAATTGGCTTTTTTAAAGAAGAAAGCCAAAACTTCTTTTCTTCTCGCCTCGGCGATCATATGACTATTGAACTTTCATTCAATGTCCCAGAGCATCGGTTCCGAGGATTACATCGTATGAGTCTCCCAGCAGAACTTAAATCTGACCAAGAACCCCTGTTGGATTGGGACTCATTTAGGATTCAACTAACAAAATGTTAGTCATTAAAATTTAATGTGGGAGTTTCAATTTGTAGACTAAAAACTGATTTGTGACGGCTTTTTAGGAGTACAGCACACTTGCGATGTGCTTTGCCTAATTGTCCACTACTGTTGCCAGCAGTACCTTCACACAGCGGCCTTTTTATACTGGTGGCTTTTCCAGTTTAATGTTAATCTTCTACGTGATCTTCTTGCCGCCGACATTTTACTGCCGTGAATATCCGCTAAGATACTACGTCTTGAATCCTACGATACATCTTAGACTTGCCATCTTCGATGCTCCTGACTGTCCCACACTCAGGAAATACGCTGCTTTCAATTAACACAGGACGCGACTTTTGCATTTTTAATAAACAATTGGACTTGAACCAATAATCTACTGTTCAGATAACAGTGCTGTACCATTCAGCTATGTTTGCAACTTCACGCGAGACGTGCGCGTCCAGCCACTTCATATTGCTTTACAATACAAAATATGACACGCCTCATGTCTTTCACCCTGCTAGGTTACTCAACGCGATTTCAAGACTAATACGGCATTGAAGTCCATCTTCTCCGCCTCGCCTTTCATCGTGCTATATAGCCCTTGGCTGCTTAAACCTCGGACAAATATAACTACCCTTCGCTCCTTAGATGTCGATGGCTTGCGTGGGCATTGCCGCTTGCAACGGCGATCAAACTGTTATCTACACGGTTGCCTCGATAACGCTGACTCTTCTCCCTCCATCTTCCACCATATCTCCAGGTTTTGGGCCTGAAGCTCACAGGTGCTGGGCTTGCATGGTTGACCTTTCTTAAGAAAGGCGAGAGACCGTGAAGTGGCCTGATCTCTTTCTGCACTTTGCAGTGCGATATCTATCGACGCCATGCCGCCGAGAAAAGCTACGATCTGGATTGGTTACCAGATGAAATGAGTTTCCTCTATCGGGGAGATGCAAACCTAGCTCATTTCTACCATCTGCTCTCGCACGTCTTTCCGTGCCGTCGCAGCTTTTCTCAAACCTCTATAAAATTTTCAATTTGCTTTTCAGATCGTTTTGGCTCTTTTCAATTCGTCTTACACTACTTATAACGATTGGCCAAAGAAAATGTTGCAGCTTTTTTGTCTTTTTTCAAAAAAAGTTTTTTTTAAATGAAATTGAACCTACAATGAGCATCGACAAAACAGGGAAAGAGATTCAAAGAGTGTAAAAAAGAATTATCATGGGTGAAATTGATATTAGTGGATATAGCATCGGGGAACTTCGCCGCATTGCAAGTGATTGGCATGGCGGTCAAGGTTCTGCATTGTACTCTTTTGCGTCAACAGGTGTGGCACATTATCCCTGGGAAGGAATGATGGAAGTCGATCAGTGTTTACAGGGGCTTGATCGCGGAATCTACGATCCCGAAGAAATAGATCAGTTAAGAAAAGAATTGTTAATTTTAAGACGTTATTTTGAACTTGAAGACAACCTGCAGAGCGACGACGAAGAAGATGAAGAAAACATTACAACTAGTGCTGTGGCCAGCGTCCTTACAAAGATTTCTCAAATCACTGAAGAGCTTGAGGATCGGGGTATGACAGCTGAAGCATCACAAATGCATGAAGTTTTTATTCGAGTTGCCAAGACTAAAGAAAAAGAAAATATCCCCACTAATCCTGAGCTTTGGGAAAGCTGCAAAAATTGGGCCAAGGACAAATACGACGTCTGGCCATCAGCTTATGCACTCGGGGCTGCAAGTAAGCGATACAAGGCTAAGGGCGGTAAGTGGAAAAAAGAGGACTAATATGCTGAAAAAGATTGCTCAAGTGGCACACGAATTGGACAAACTAGGCCTGCACGAAGAAGCTGATATCCTTACTGATGTTTTGAGTCGGATAGCAAATGTCAACACAACTAATCAAAGGTCATCTTCAAAAGAGTTAGAAGAGCTTGATTTTGAAGAAAACGTGGAAACACTACACTATGAAGCAAGAGCCGAGTTTAATGATGCGGTGGAAAAATACATTGATGACCCTCGGCTTATTGACATTGGTTATTTTGATAAAATTATCAAATTGGAAAAATCTCCACAAAGAGAAGCTCAGGCAAAGTCCAACAAACCACTAAACAAGCCTTTTCGCACCCCAGATGGGCCTAAAAAATTCTCTGTCTATGTCAAAGATGGTGATAAGGTTAAAAAAGTTAATTTCGGCGATCCAACGACTGATATTAAAAGAGACAATCCTGAGCGCCGAAAGAACTTCCGCGCCCGACATAATTGTGATAATCCTGGCCCAAAGACAAAGGCAAGATATTGGTCTTGCCGAATGTGGGAAGCAGGCAAAACAGTCGGGGACATGACGGGTAAATAAAATGAATCAAAATTTGCTTGCAAAAATTCATCAAACTGCGTCTTTGATTGAAGGGCTTGGTTTACATCATGAAGCATCATCTCTTCATGATGTGTTTATTCGTGTTGCCAAAGAAAATAAATCACTTTTGGAACACAAAGATGTCATAGAGTCCGAAATGACCTTGGAAGACGCTTTAAACAATTATGACTCAAATCTTTATCGCGTAGACCCGAAAGGAAATTGGGATTCAAAAGAATGGATCACTATCGGTGAATTTATTGATTCTATGCCTGATGAAGCAATGAACGCTCCTGCAGCTATTGACGCTAATCACATTGCATTTGAATTGCCAGATGTCGGATTTCAAATTATCAATTTAGTACCACAATCAGAGTGGGATCAGGAATCAGACGACGACATTAAAGAAGCTAACGATCATAAATCCTTCCGAAAAGAACTTGAAAGCCTAATTAATTCATTTTCTCTAGAAAACAACAGTGATACGCCTGATTTTATATTAGCTGAATATTTAAGTGATTGTCTTGGCGCTTTTGACAAGGCTGCAAAACGACGCACGGAATGGTACGGCGATGACGACGACAACGATGATGTCACTTTCGTGTCAGATGAATTAGCAAAAACTGCGCAGGCAGCCGATTGCTATGGCAAACACCACCTTGCGGATGCTATAGATTTAATAACCAACAAATATGCCAAAAACCACGGTGGTTTAGACGATTGGTTTAAGAACGAAAAGTGGGTGGATGTACGGCGACCAAAAAAAGATGGTGGCTACGAAGAATGCGGCAGAAGTGATAGTAGCAAAGGCAAAAAGCCCGTTTGCACACCCGCTAATAAAGCCAAAAGCCTGTCTGACAAGGAGCGCAAAGAGCGCATGAAGCAAAAATCGCGAAAGGAACGTGAGCCTGGCGATGGAAAGAAGCCAAAAACCACAACATACACAGATAAAGCTGGGGGCAAATCGAATATCTCATGAAGCATAGTTTTAAATTTTCTCGCGTCCTTGGCGCAAACAAAACATCTGACGCAAAGCCTATGAGGCTTGGTCGTGTTATTGTGGCTGGTCTGCAAGAATTAATTGACAACTTGCAAGCTCGCGGAACAAAAGCAGATGTGATTGAAAATTTAAAGCATTTACCACAAGACAAGCTGCCCATTTATGTCAACAGATTGAACCAAGACCCAAGCCTCGATTGGAATACACTTGAACAATCTGTTTTTGTACCCCAGTCCAAAGCAACATCGTGGACTCCGATGGAATTACAACTCGTGGCTAGATACGATGATTTGTTTCAAAAATGGGCCTTAACTCAATTAAGAAAGTTAAGATTAGAGCCCGATGAAAATGGCGGATACGTTTACAGATTGTTTACTAATTTGAATAGTCAAGGTGTGTATGAAAATTTCAACAATCTTTTTGGGGAAATATACGACTGGTATCGTAATCAAAAAATTGAAACACCACGGCTAGACATCACGAGCTATAACCTCTCTCAAGCACTTGAGAAATCAAACGATTGGCATCAGATGATAGCTGGTAAAGGTGAAGGTAAAATTTACACGCCATTAAAAAGAGACGAAAATGGAGAAATTATTGACGAGCGTGTAGTGTATCAATGGGAAGACGGATGGTTTATGACCATGGTGACAAATAAGAATGACCTAGCTGTAGAGGGCAATCAAATGTCTCACTGCGTTGGTTCTTATTGTTATCAAGTAGAAAGAGGAGATATTAGAATATTTTCACTCAGAAGCCCAGACAACAAGCCGCACGTAACAATAGAAATGGACGGAAAAACCAATACAATCCTACAGATTAAGGGATTTGGTAATAAAACCCCTGATTCAAAAGATCGGGAGCGAATTTCTGAGTGGTTCGGTGATCTAGGTGACGCAGAATGGTCGAGCCAAAGCCCCTTTGAAGAAGAAATTGATTGGGGTAGTAGCAAGGAAATTGAATCTATTGTGGCAGGAATATATGATAGCGCTTACGGGGCTCATTACGACGAGGATGTTGTAGATGATGATTATGGAATCCCTTATAAACAAGTTGAAAAAGACATAAGACACAATGACATTGAGACAATATACGAAAATGTTTCCGAGGCCTTGACTGATGTGCAATGGGACCCCACAACCCGAAAGCAAGTGCCAACAAACATAAAGTACACAAATAACATGGATGTCGTTGCAAAAACCATGATCGAAGTTGCTATGAAATCTGACATTGCAAATATGTCTGCTATGATAGCAAACCCAGATGAAATTCACAAACCCTTTGCATTAAACTTTGCTGATTGGGAAAGCAAGAGCAATAAAGAACGTGGGATATATTGGTGGATGAACACTTCAAATGTAAAAACACTTTATGATAATTCGATTAAAAGTATTGATGAATATAAAAAAGAATATCGAATTAACACCGCTGAGCTTTATTCAAACCCCGAACATCAACAATATATCACCAGTACACTTCCATACGGCTTGGATATGGAAATCCAATCACAGTTGGGCGAGTCTATAGATGACGAATATATGTCTTTGTTTGAAGAATTAACTGGATACCAACAACTGCCAATACTGCTTGAAATAAAGAAAATCAATTCTGCTGATTACCCCAAATTATTTACGCACGTTGACGATTTAAGCGATCAGGATATGAATGATCCAAAGTTTGATCAAAAATTCGATGGCACATGGAAATATTCGAAAAGAAAACAATTGCGCCAAGCAAATAAAATCCCGAGGAGCCTTTACAATCAGATTCAATCAATGTTGATTTTATCAAGCGCATGTGATAAGAAGGGTATGTATCGCATGGCAGATCAGTTGATGACAAGAGTGACGTCAATGCAACGCACAGCTAACGAATGGTGGCTAAAAGACGGCGAGGCTGTTTATGCAGACGGTGATGTTGGCGATATTAATCATGAAATGTTGGCCGAAGAGGAAATGCTCAATAGACTTGGCTTTGACATAGAAAATCATTCTGAGTGGCCAATAACAAGGGAGCATGCGTATGATATTTTCAGAAATAATATTAGGGACTTAGATGATTATAATCAGCATTTAACAAGTATTCACAATGGAAATGGAGATGCGATTGAAAACGCCCATGAAGATGCAGACCTGTATGAATACTTGCTTTGGAAAAAACTCAAACAAAACCCTAAATTAGACCCCAAAGAAGCGCGTGAACAAATGGATAAAGACTGGGATGGTTTTCGCGATCCCAGAACATACGCCCTTAAAAATTTTGGTTGGCATCGGGTGCAGGGCAAGCATGTCGAAACATATAACCTGAACAAAGCATCACTTCAAGAAATAGCAAGAGGATTGTATGATGCCTATGGTGATGATGCTGAGAGAATGCAGTTTTACATTGAGTCTCACAATCCCCGAAAATACATTGGGCCAGTTTCTATTGATGACATAGAAACTGGCAAGGTGCTTAGAGAAAGCATAGGGCCAGATTCTTCTGAAGAAGTCAGTGTTCGTCGGAGACCTGCAAATCCATATTACAAATACGAAGGAGGATAACACATGTGGTATAAAAAGGCACAGTCAGAGCAAAAGAAAGATACTTACAAAATTAGGTACCAGCGGAATCCTATTAGCGCACCTGATTTTAAAGATACATATGGCCAAGATATTGAGCCACATGGGAAATATGTAACAAAGATCGAGGAAGGCACTTCTCCTGTTGAGGGCTGGGAGCACGGAGAAATTGAATTTACCAATCCCTTAATCATTCCTTGGGGCCAAGGCGGGTATAGTGATAAAGACAATTGGAAGCAAGTACTTCGTGACCGATATAATAAAACTGGCTTAGAGCTTTCAAATGCTCTGATCGCAGATGGCTATGATGGTATTATTACAACTGACCCCGATGGCTCAACTATGGAAATTGTTGACCTAAGTGTTTTAAACAATAATTTTGGTAAACGGAAAGCATCTTCTTCGGAGCAAGATGATTACGATTTGAATGAACTTAACAGAGACGTTAGATTAGATCAGGCCTTAGAGGCGATGGGCAAAGCCTTTGCCAATGGGGAAGAATTAGACCTGACTCCTTATGGAATTCATGCAATCAAAGTCAAAACCTGGGACCCACCGCCTCCCCAAGAAGACCCCGTTATCAATCCTCATGAGAAGAGAGAAAATTTCAGAGAATTTCACGGTCACCAGCTGGATCATTCTCAGGGTATTGCATTTGCCGCTGAAGAAATGCAACGCTACTTTTTGCAAAGAATCATACCTACTTTCAAAGTGATACGAGATGATTATCTTGGCGGAAGTTCATCTGTGGAGCCATTTGCACAAAAAATATCAGAAATAGATGCAGCGATGGAAGATTTACGCGAATCAGCAATCATGCAAATGACAAGAAGTAATGATTTCAATCAAATGTGGCAGGCGAAGGCCGAAGCACACGGAAATAAATATATTTTTGACACAAAGCACCCACTCAACAAGGAATATAATCAGGCCCTTAATGATATCTTAGATTACGAAAATAAATGGTCTGCGGAAAAAGCCAATGAATTCTGGATGCTTTGGAGAGAACTTCGCCAGTTTATGTTTGATTTTAAGCCATATATCCCATTTGGACCTTATTGGAAATTATGGGATGAATTAACTCCTGTTTAAGTATTTCAAAGAATTTTATACTGAACGGAAAGTTTCATTCTTTTCTGATTCATAAAAAGTGCCACAAGACGCATGAACATCAGGGCCAACTCTTGGAATTATTTGAACTTTTCCTCGCAAAGCTGAATCAATCATCTGTATATTTCTTGTGATCACTTCATCTGACGATTCTGCTCCTTGAACCTCAGAATATGGATTATAACGCACGAGATTAAACTCAACGTCTAGATTATGTCTCTCTAGTGCGTATAGCATACTTTCTACATCAGCCTCGCTATCATTCTCACCAGCAATGAAGCAATGATGAATTTTTATTTTTTTCTTAGAGAAGTCTTGATATTCTTTCAACATGGATAAAGCCTTGTCGATTGGCATCGCTTGCGGTAACCATTTCTTGCGAAAATCTTCTCGAACAGAATAAAGTGAATAATAAATCGTGGGATGCACCACGCGGAAAACTTGTTTTAACGGACGATCAAGTGATTTGGGCATGATCGTGGATATGTTAAATTTAACTCCAAGATCGGGCTGAAATGATGTTGCCAATTTGCCAAGATCATACAAAATTGAATCAGCCTCACTGAGCATGTAAGGATTCGCCATGGCCTCTCCCCGAGCCATGAAATTATAGTGTATATAATCGGCTTTTTCTCCATCTTGCTGATAGTGTTTAAGAACCTTGCTTGCCTGATTTAAATAATCTACAGGAAGGGTATATGTTGTTTTCGTTTGCTTGGTCGCCGTGAGGTGACACATACGGCAACCAAGGTTGCACGCAGAAGCCGATGATAGATAACAAATGAAATAATCTCTTGTCTTGCGAACATATCGGCTTTCTAGAAAGCCCTGTAAAGACTCTTCAACAAAATTAACAGAGCGGTCAACGTTAGAAATAAGCTTCATTCTGCCTCCTCGATCAAAGCATTGACATCTTTTTCAAAATACCAATTTTCTACTGCCATTGAATTCCATATATTTACCGTTCTTAAAACATAGATTGTTTTAACGTCATCTATTCCATTCACAACCATTAAATTTGTGTAAATTTTTCTTTCATTTTCAATTTCAACAACTACAAATTTTTCCCCACGAACAACATTGAAATTTTTGACTTCTGTCCATTGACTACGGGCGGGAAACAAAATGGACATAAATCCAATTGCCGCGCCAAAAACAATGCAACCAATGGCATGATCAATATTCTTATAAATCGGGTGGTAAATCTTAAACAGGGCAACAATAAATAACACTGCAGAAATAACAATTGGTATCAACGCTACAAATAACATAACTTTACTTTAATACGGTTTGAATCAAAGTAAAGTTGCTACTAGGGGCTATTAGCCATCGCCAGATAATAGTTTTTGTATTCGAGGACATCTGTTACATCTTTTGAACAACCATGGAAAACATCTGGTAGTTTAAATTTATTAGCATCATGTTCACTGTTAAATTCACATTCAATCGTAATTAATCCCTCTGGCCGATCATAAACATCAATTTCTAATTTGTGGTCATCATGCCACATGTAATGACGAGTTTTTGAAATGTGCGGCATGCTAGGGACAACCAAAAAGTCAAAAACATGTGACGGAATTAATTGTTCCCATTCAGTTCTTTTAAAGCCCTTGCCACTTTTGGCTGTAATAAAATGTTTATCACCAATCTTTCTTAACCGCAATTCAGTTTGTTCGCGAGGCAGTCTTAAATAGTATTGCTTAACTTTTTCGGATGGTAATTCAGCAATAAATGAGGCTGCCTCGGAAGTGACAATCCATTTCCGCTCAATTTCTACGTCCAAGATCGGAGCGAGTAAGTCAATAACTCGCTGAAGAACAGCATCAATACCTCCCTCCGCACTAACAAAGTGCCAATTTGGGTGATCTTTCCATGCTTCTATAAGAGCTTTGTCTCTTTGAATGGCAGTTTCTGCCGTATCGTATCTAGACGGATTAGTGCCTTGAAGCTGATTATACGCATCAGGATTTATGCAGGCAAGTGACTCAATATGGATTACCATGCTGTACCTATGATGAAGGGCTTCGAGGTTTAGGCCATATTTTTCCACAAGAACCCGCTTGCCCCCGTCCATAAACGCAGCTGGGTCAAGCAGCCCTCTATCAAAGAAAATAACTGGTTTCTTTTTTGCTTGCGCCGCGTGAAGATGGCCATTTTCCATGTTTAATTGTGTAGGCAAAATAACTTTATTGATATAATCAAGCCACGATTCGGAATAATCAATATCTCTTCCTGGTTGAGGATACCCATTGGAAAGCAGCATACTTGCAACTTCGGTCATAAATTCAGCTTTGTGGCTATAATTTTGCCTAAGAAATTCCATAACTGTTGATTTGCCCGCGAGAGGGCCTCCAGTTAGTGCTATTCTATGCGGGATGTGTTCTATGGATGTATCAAAAAGTTGCATCATGATACTATTAAATTGGTTAATGAAACAAAAGTTATATATTAAATTTCCAATTCAGCAACAGGATGGCTGCACACATAATTTGTGACGCTTTCATGAAAACCTTGTCTCATTTCCCAAAATGTTCCGCCTGGAGAATATTCTTTAACAAAAAAGCAGAGAAATTCATAAAAGTTTGCATATTCTTTTATATATTGTTCCCTTGCTTTGTCTACCACCGCCAAAAATAACAAGTGCTCGATTCTTTCTTCATCTGATGGGGCATGAGGCACAAGCTCTTGACTGGATCGGCATGCGGACAAAATGAAATTATCGGGGACAATCGTGAATGAAAACATAGTTTCTGAGGGAACCCATTCAGGACTCAAGATTTTAGTCCAATTTTGAAGCCTGGTGTCCCATTCATCTTGATCAATGTCATCGGGGGGGGGTCTGTATTGTTCCAGTATCCATATGGTATGTGCCAAGGCATAGAAGCAAGCAATTCAGAGTAATCGTGACAATGTTCAAAAAATGGGATTGCAAGACAATTTGATTCATCCAAAGGAGCTACAGAAATATGGAATGAATAATCAATGCTTGGGTTGCGTGAATTTGTGGATTCTTGCAAATTTAATTTTTCAACTGTTTGCAAGACAAAATCTGAATACGACGGAGGCGAGCCATCTTTTTGCATGAATAAATGTTCATCAATGCCGTGAAAAACATTTTTCGCTATGTATTGTTGAGCCTTTTTCTTGGCATATACTAAAGCTTCCGACTTGAAATCTTTTAGCATTGATGTAATTTCTTGTAAAGAACTGGCCTTAATTAAAAAGCCATCATAAATTTTAATACTCATTTTGATTTTTGGGGCGTCCGACGGGGATCGAACCCGCGCTTCCTGAGCCACAGTCAGGTGCTCTGCCATTGAGCTACGGACGCCATATGAAGTTTTGTGCTGTGATGGTGATCGTCGCTCATTTCGTTAACTCTTATAAGCCACTAATTTGTTCGGGCTTATATGTAATACGCCTTTTTTATTATAAAAGTTGCAGATTTTTATTTTTTTAGCCCAATCCATAAGATATAAGAGAACTGATTGCCTGCCGAGCCTCTTTGCTTGCGGTGTCATAGAAATCTTGTCTCAAGCCTCGAACTTCCCTGGGATAATGTGCTGGCCATCCTGGCCCCCACCATTCCCGAACTTCGTCTAATTGTTCAGGCGTCAAATCCTTTGTGAAACGTTCCCAATAATGCAAAATATACTGATGAACTCGCTTATTAAAACCCGAACTTTCAAGAAAATCAAACATTTCTGATTCAAGCATAGGGCCGACGACGGCAATGGAATAAAGGTCTGACATGGTTGATTTTTCTTATACAATCAAAAGACAATGATTACCAATCGGAATAATTATCTCCCATAATAGACCAAATTTTTTCATTCTTTTCTTCTTCGGTCACAACATAAAGCGTGCCGTCTTCATTTCTGATTCTTGAATCTCCAGCTAGAGCACCTGGGATCGACAAATAAACATCGCCGCAAATTTCATTTGCAGTATATAAGCCTTGCTGTACATGGTATACCTCAAAAGGTGCCGATGGGTCCTCTTTGCGCTTTTTGTGCATATCCCAAAACGAAATACCTTCCCAATATTTTTTGGACTCAGCGTTTAATTTATTAGCCTCTTCTACAGCCTCTTTGTATGTTGTCAGGTTTTTCATCTTATTATAATACGAATGCGAAGACGCAAAAGTTTTTATATTTTCACAAAATCAAAGTTCCATTCTCAAAATACACAATCAAAAGCGCATTGTAGACTGCCAGGGCTATGTTCCCATCAGCATTATAAATCATATCAGCTACGTCTTGAGGGTTGAAATCCAAAGATAACATTCTTGAAATTACAGATGGTCTTTCTTCTTGCCGTGTCGTGGTATTAAGCCAGCTATCAACGATCACATTAATTGACCCCGTGCCCATTTCAAATCTTACTTCTTTGGCTTCATGGTGTGATACAGTGACCCCAGTGTCCAAAACAAGATCATCTAAAATATGCATTATTTTAACATCTCCAATATTTTGTCTTTTGAAATTAAGCCGCTTACTTGATGTTGGATTCCACCATTGCGATAAATAATGATGGTGGGCATACCCCGAATGCCAAGGCTATCCGCGATTTCATAAAATTCGTCTACATCAATTTTGAAAATCGCCGCATTATCACCAAGTTCTTCTCCGATTATGTCAATGATCGGAGAAAGCGCTTTGCAAGGACCACACCATTCAGCATAAAAATCAAACAGCACTGGTTTTTCGTAAGAAACTTTTTCAATTAAGTTTGTAAATTGATCTTTAGATTTGATATTCATAGTTTTCCTTGTAATTAAGATAATTCTTGATCTTTAGAAAGTGGTATTTGCGGATTTGTATCTTGAAGTATTTTAAAACTTTTCACAAACATATTTTTAACATTTTCTATCCTGGGCGAATACATTTGAACAAAATAATTTTTTTGATTGTCCGTGAGACTTGGGTCATCTAAGGAAGCTTTCATAAAATCAACTTCAGCGCACAATTGATCCCACGCACTGTAAAAATTACCCAGAACATTTGTTGTATATGGGTTCGCCCAAATAGCCCCAGGTGCCGCAGCGGAGTCAATTGGTTTTGGTCGAACTGATGAAGCCAGGATGGTCTCAACTGCGGCAACATTTTCAACATCCGTGATGTCCCAAACCACCAGCACAGCACCCCATGCCCTATTGAACGTGGCCGTAACTTCATACACACCCGTGCTTTCTGCCCCATCCCAGTCGGTTCTTTCTATAACACCAGAATTCGTCCTTGATATTCTGACCGTGCCGTCAGCACTAATCACTTGATAGCTAACAAAAGTTTCAAGACCAGAAAAAGCAGAACCAAAACTAACGACTAATGGCTGTTGATAGTTATAGGATGAAAGGTTTGATGGCGCGGCGGTGTTGACTACTTCTTCAGCGACAACGCCATCAAGGTCATCAACATCCCATATAATTCTAACTAATCCCCAATCAGAATTCAAAGTTATTACAGCTTTGTATATCCCTGTTGTGGCATTACCCAATGCGTCAAGGATTTCTTCAACACCAGATGTTGTTCTTGAAATTCTAACGACATCATCAGCGGAAACAACCCTGAAGCCTACATTGGGGGTTAGGCCTGATTTAGATGATCCCAGAGATGCTGATATTGGGTAGTTAAAAGTAGGCATAATATTTTACATAATTTTTGTCAAATCAACAACTTGGGCTTTCGCAATATGCCCCTCTGTGCTAACATGTGTTCCGTCTGTCATATTTGTTGATATGATTGCATATTGAGCACTTGCGGACGGCGCGGGAGAAAATGATGTATTAGTTGTTAACTGCGTTGCTGAGTTAAACTGAATGCATCTTACCTGCCCAACTGCCGCAGGGGTGGAAGAGTCTGCCGTAATCATCATGCAATATCCTCTCCATTGATCTTGGGTCCAAGATTGAGTTGAGTCTGTAATAACTGTTGATGTCGCTGCCGTGACGTTTCTTGACGGAACATGAATTGTCGTCAAGGGCTTGACCCAACCTCCATTTAAAAGATTATTACCGTTCGCATCAACCTCAACAGCAGATGCTGTATCCCAGTGATCGGCCAAACCACTTAATCCATTGCCAGAATGACATAAACCAGCCATTTTAGTGAAAGTTATTCGTACATCTGATCCATCAGCAGGAGCCGATGTAAAGGTGATACCACTTGCATAATTTATTCCATTTACCGTAAAGGTTTGATAGTATGTATAGTTTGAAGTAAAGGCCTGTTCGGCACCATTTACAGTAACACTTTCGGTGCCTTGGATAAATGGATGAGATGTCGCAAAGGAAACAATAGTTCCTGTACTGCCACCATAAAAATTATAACCTGGTCCTTGGCTGCCCGCATAAATTCTAAAGGGGGCCTCATTTGTAATCACGGTTTGTCCCGTGTTTGAAATAATCCAATTATTGATAGCTCTTCTTGCGCCTTCAGATACTGCGGTCACGGTTTGCCCCGATATGGTTTGCCATCCGTTAGCAGGAGACTGAGAAGTTCTTGGGTCCAAAGTGGTTTGTATGAATTTCTTTCCCTGATCAGTAAATCGCTTACCAATAATCCAAATATTACCGCAAACCTGCGCCGATCCATTAGAAAGATCATTAGTGCCATAATTGGAAACAACCGTAGTACAAAGTGACGCTAACTGTGTGCGCTTCATTCCTGCGGGTCCTGCAAATTGTGATGCGGATTCGCTCCCCTGCGCAACCATGACATGTCCAAAATTTGGAACAATATTTGCATCATAAGCTCTGCTTAATTGTCCTGTTATTGCCCTTACTATAAATCCGCCGCGCTGCCAGCCAAATCCATTATCGCCAGCGGCTGACATGATTGAATCACCGATAAGGCCCACGCTCTTCTTCAGTTCACCATCTGCAGCAATGGCCAAGACCGCGGTGGGGCCAAATTTATTTCCAGCTCCTTGAGCTGTAACAGCTCTGCCGTCGGGGGTCCAGTTTACACCATTAGTAAATCCTTCTCCATTATTAGCGCTACCAGCACCTGTGCCGCCTAAAACACCACTTCCGACTGGGTAATAAGATGGACCACCACCCTCTACCTGCTCAATGTTTTGTGCCGTGGCACTCGGCAAGCCGCGAGTTACAGTGAAGTTTGTTCCAAATGGAACCGTACCTGACCCTGCATCATATTGAGGAGTTGTGGCACCAACATAACTCATCCAAACACGATAGCCAATAGCGCCAGCAACGGCAGTTGGCGAGGTTACTACAAAGTTCTGACCCGAACTTGCAATGGAAGCAGAAGTTGTTGCCGACGCAAGACTTTCAATTCCATCAGGATAAACATAAGTTATAGAAAAATGACAAGTATTGCCTGAGGAAAAGGCACTCCCTGAGCCACTAACGTTTACTGTGGGGGCAGGGGGAGCAGCAGGGAGGGCATTGTTGGGAGATGATTTAACATAAAATCTTTGACCAGCTGGAACCCCTATATAAACGGGGTCAGAAATGGCAATTTTGCCACGGCCCAGCCAAATATAACTCTTGCCACCAAAGGTAACAGGAATTGTTGGATCGCCAGCGACTTCATTGACCGTGGTGACTCTTGGTTGAACAGTAGCGGTGATGCAGATTGGGTTTGTGTTCGGGGTTTCTCCAGTGCCGCCCGTATACCAGTTAGCATACACAAGTCTTACAGCGACTATATCAAACGGAGGGACAACTTCAATTCTTCCTGTTTCTGTAAAAAAAGAAGATGAGGAAATTCTAGCAGACGGACGAATCGGGTTATTAGAAATAACACTCCATGAGCCAGCTTTTAAAGCTGCATTGAGCCCATTGATATCTGTGATTTGAGAAGGTACGTAGTTTGCGCCCATGACACCTTTTGAATTCAATTACGATAGCACCACGCCCTCTAAATGATTGCGTATATATTTAAATTGAATTATTTTTAAGCCAATCTTCAAGCGCAGTAACACGAAGGGTATGCTCTGGCCGCAACATTACAGGTCCAATAAATTCATCTATTCTTGGGTTATCAACAAGGTCTTTAGCAAACTTAAAAGCCTCGCCAAAACTATAAAAATCCGAATATAGCCTCTTGGGTCGCCTCGCCGTGTGCCCCATCTTGTTGACACTCACGCGCCAGGCCTGATTTTCACTATTATAGACCACTCTTGTTGTTTCAAGCAATAATTTAATGTTCTGGGACGCCTCGCCATAAAAATGCGACTTATCCCCAAGAAAGTAATTACAATCAAAGCACATAGTGTGTGAGTTTGCAAGATTGTCTTGTCCGCCTTGGTTTAGCGGAGTTACGTGATCGTGTGTGAATAACAACCCGTCAGGCCCCATTAAATTTAAATGAGCCTTATCCTCACTTGTGTAAGTCAATACCCAATGTGTTGCCTGCGCTTCGCAGAGTGGGCACATCACTCCCGTTTCTTTAAATGTTCGAAGTCTTAAAGAATTGCCCTTAACTGAAACAACATCGCCCTTTACTGAAGTCACCAAGATTGTTTGTGATCCAATTTGAGCAAGAACCTTCTCAATAGTGTCAGACACCAAAACATCAAATTGTTTGAACTTTTTCATAATGGCTTTTCGAATAAATAGGTTTAAATGTTTAAAACTGGTGCCGTCGGCGGATTCGAACCACGTCTCCCTGTGCACTGGCGCTCTGCCTCTGAGCTACGAACGGCAAAATTGGTGCCCCGTCCTGGTCATTCTCCAGGTGCTGTATTATCAGTAAGCTCCTCAACAACATCGCTGTCTTCGAGGTAACGGGGCTTTACCAATTATGAGGCGCTTGGGCCTATCCATTCTTCATGGTCCGCACGGGGAGCGCGGTGAGCATCCCTCCCTAACGGAGAGCCTCTATTCCCCAAATCTTTCCCTAGCGTGTGCCCTGGTAAATCTGGTTGTTCGTCTCTCCGAACTGTCACGGATATTGCGCAATATGGTTTATTACACCGTTTTTGACCATTAGTTGCTTGTTGCGCTTCAAGTCCCAGTCTACAATCAGCCAACTGAGCATCCATCGTGTTTCCACGATCTGATCGGACAACATTTATATTACGTTAACCGAAAGCAAAAAGTTGCAATTAAGCAAAGCATACACTTTCGGCCAAGCCGCTACTTTCAACTTTTTTGGCAGAAGAGGGATGCATCTCAATGACAGCCCTGTGTCTTCCAAAGTACCAAAATTCTTTTATGTTATGGGATATTCCCATTTTGTCAAGAGTAGCCGAGAGCTGCGCACGACCAATCTTGTGATCATTGGGCGCAGGTTTTAATGTTACTAGATATGTTTTCATAGTTTTCTATACCTCGTCCTTAGTGGAATCTTTCATCCACCATGCCGTAAAAGCGATTTTCATGCTTACGGCCACGATTGTGTTTTCGGTGCCCGTAAGCATCATGATTGTGATCCTCATTATAAACACCATTTTTAAAATATTCACCACATTCATCAAGTGCTTTTTCTAAAGCCTGTTGTTGGCGAATAGTTCTGTTTGACTCGCAATAATCGCAAAGACATTTAGAGCCTAATATCGTTGTTTTGCCTTCATTTTTATAATGATTTCTAACAACTTTGTCTCTGTAGGCCTTGTTGACCCACGTATAACCGTTCCTGTAAATCTACAAAAATCTACAAGTTTATGTCTTAATCAGCTAAGTGTGTTGCTCGCAGCCGTTAGGCTGCGCACACTTGTCTTAATGGATTAACGACAACTGGCGTTTCGGCAACGCTCCTATCCCATTCAACGCCGAAGGCGTCGTTTGGGAATACTTTTCGTCCAATGTTTGCACTGCCATTTGCATCTGCATTAAGCAGAGTGCCTTCGGCACTGCGATACAAGCCTCTTTTAATACGAGTTCCAGAGAACTCATATTCATTCTGCCTTCCTTTCTTCCAGACAGGGATTTCATCCCTATCCAGAAATGATGCTTGACTTGTGTAGGATTCTTCAGTAAAGATAACATCAATTCCCAATGCGTTAGCCTTGTACTGAATCTTCTGAAATAAATTACAGAAGGGAACAGAACAGAAATTCTGATTTGTTTTCTTTCCAAGTTTCATCCCTGTTTTCCATCCATCATTTTTGCCAATGACAATAGTTCCTAGATTGTGTTTAACACAATTTTCCACAATGATTTTACTGACATGATGGAAGTAATTTTCCAGTCTAAAATATCTCTTTCGAGATGATTTCTTACTGACGTTCTTGTTGTATTGTTGATTGAATGATTTAACTATACGACCGTTGATAAGTATTGGACTATGCTTATCTGAAGTTATCGTTGCTAGATTATTCAATCCTATGTCAATGCAACAAAAATTGTTTTTCTTAGTTTTCGGCTTTGGGATATTAGGAAGTTCATATTGAACTTCTATCATAAAACCAAAAGTTTTTGGAGTAACTACTACTTGTTTGTACTGTTTATCTGATTTAATACTGAAGCAATTATTTGTTGGAGTAAGGAAAGCCTTTGGCTTTCCGCTCTGTCCTCCTTTAATTGTTTCATTATAGAAAATCACTTGAGATAGTTTCTTTTTATAGTGAGGAGGCTTAGGACATCCTAAGAATTTAGATTTATCTCTGCCGTAGGCAGTAAGTGCCTTTCTATAGTTACTCCAATCCGTCAATACTTGACGGATTGTTTGTTTTGCAGTTTTTGTATTATGTAGATTCTTGAAACAATTCAAATGTTGAGTTTCTTTAATAAGAATGCTAATATCTGGCAGTCTTTCTTTCTTAAACCATGCTTGTCTCATTAAGAAATTGCATCTATTATAGAGTTCTTTACTCAGGCTTGTCAGCCTGAGTAAATCTTTCGTTGCTTTAATATGATGTCTTTCTACTGCAATCACATTAGTTTATTAAAGGACATACCCTAAGTATTCCTGCATGATTTGAGAATTTTTTAGAAATTAGTAGATTTTTCAGAACAGTTTACAACCCATATCCTCAAAGATATCAAGCATGTTCATCGACACTTGAATGCGACGACGAATTTTTTTCTTAATCTTTTCGGATTGGTGACGACGATATGATCGGTTGTGTTTCAATTCGCAAGCTCCTGAAGCTTCCGTTAAGGAAGTTTACTAAAGCATGCGAATCGTAATATTTGTATTTTTCATAATAGTTTATAATTTTGGTGGGAGCAGCAGGACTCGAACCTACGAACTGTTTCCAGAGGAGATTTACAGTCTCCCGCAATTGCCTCTATGCGATACTCCCTTGCTTTATCTGTTATGGTCGTTAATGCCTTCGCATTGAATGTCGTGGTGGGTGATGGAGGAATTTCACCTCTCGCCATATTTCCCCACGTTCTGATGCGGCACATGTTTTACAGACATGCAGGGGAGTCATCACCCAATGGTATAGTGATAGTCGCTTTCCATTGATTGTTTTATTTTATGATCGGGGCGGTCATCTCAGACCGCAATGTACGAGAAACTTGTGGGACCTATCGGAGTTGAACCAATGACTGATGCAGAAGTCTGACCTTCGGTCCCGATTGCAAGACAGGCAGGATTCGAACCTGCGATCTCTGGGGGTATGCATCGGCCCAGCGTTTCATCCGCAAAACTTCCGTCAAGCAATCAAATTGTTTGTATATTTATTATACGCATACCGTTTGAATTTTGTTTCAATGTGTAAAAATGGTCTGAGCGATTGGATTTGAACCAATGACCTCTACTCTCCCAGAGTAGCATTCTAACCAAACTGAACTACGCCCAGATTTAAACAAAATATTTTGGTGGGCGGTACAGGTTTCGAACCTGTGACCCCTACAATGTCAATGTAGTGCTCTACCACTGAGCTAACCGCCCGCGTTTTTAGAACAGCAGCAGAGCCCTGAACTGAAATTACCTGGATGCTACTGTTCTAAACCTTTTCGGTTATTTAAAATTATACTAATCGGTGGTGGGCATGACAGGATTCGAACCTGCAACTTGATGCCTGTAATGCACCCACGCTACCATTGCGTCACACGCCCACATTTTTATTTTGCGGTTTCCAGCTTTCTCCAATAACCTCTTGGAGGCTTAGAAACTCCTAGCTTTTTACATCTTTTTTCAACAGCTTTGTCTGAAACACCAAATTCTTTTGCAATTTGACAAGTTGGCTTTTTCCATATTATCATCTCAAGTTCTTCTTTTTCTAATCCAAATTTTATGTACTTAGAAGGCTTTGGTGGCTGTGATCGATTGTTGTGTATATGGCATTTTTTACATCTTGTAGATGTAGGCCTGCTAATTTTACCACCACAATCCAAACACTTCTTCGCTTTGTGTTTTCCGCTAAATGTTGGAGTTTGAGAGTGACAATTTGGACACAAAATTCGAAGATTAACCAATCTGTTATCACAATTATTGCCATTAATATGATCAAGCTGTAATGAAATCGGCTTGCCATTCCATAATGATCCTAATTTGCATTCACTACACTCATAAACAAAAATATTTTCTCTTAACAATCGTTTTTTTAAATCGTGTGATTGAATGGGCCGATTATTTGATAAATATTCTTCCAAAGGAATTCGCTTATTTAATCTCTTGCAGCCTTTACTTGCTCCGATACCCAAAGGAATATGAGAAATATCTATACAATCCTGAGCAATGCGCTGTTTGATTCGGCTATGTTGAGCACCACTTATAGAAAGGCCAAAGCTGCGTATTATGCCCGCAATGCTCGTGCAATTATTAACTCGAAGTTGAAAATTTTCTTTGGATTCAGTCCATATTATAGATGTCTTTTTGTTCATATTGTTTTTTGTACAATAAATATAATATGAACAAAGATTTTTTGAAAAATGGTCGGGGATACAGGACTCGAACCTGCGACCTGACGCTCCCAAAGCGCCCGCTCCACCAAACTGAGCTAATCCCCGATTTTTTTCATTGATGCCATCAGACTTCCATGGTTTGGTTGGCACATTGACTTTTTATTGTCCGTTCGCCCCGCATCAATATTTAATGTCCTACCTTAGAACCGTTCGTGGTGGAGCCAGAGAGACTCGAACTCTCGACCCCCTGCTTGCAAAGCAGGTGCTCTCCCAACTGAGCTATGGCCCCGAAAATGTTCTGTTATCTATAATACGATCAGAATCACAAAAAATTAGCGATTTTATGAAATCTGATTAAAAATGGTGACCCGCCAGAGTGTCGATCTCTGTTTGCCGCGCTGAAAACGCGGAGTCCTAGCCAACGTAGACGAGCGGGCCGCTCGATAAGGGAGGCTTCACCTTCTCGCCTCCCCCGACTTGAGCGCCTTTCCGCTCGGGTCAGATGTCTATCCATCAGTCATCGCAGTAGGTGTTTAATCACTGCTAAGTCTTGGGCGGTGTGTCTTCGCCAAAAGTACGATAGAAGCTCACTTCGATAGAGTAGCAAGTGTCGAGTTCGCCACACCAGCGAATCACCACCGTCCCCTTGATTGTACCGATTCTATAGAACGTCCATTCTACAGATGTGTCTTCCGAAGAAGACTTTTCTGCGAAAAGAATCGGCGTTCCGACCAAATCGTTCAAGTCGCCACATATGTCTTCCACCCAAACTGCCTCGCAGCAATCCTGAAAGTGTGACATGTGATATGCTTCCTGATCGTCTACTATAAAGGAGATTTTTTCCTCTTTCTTGGAGTAAAAGACCTCTCTCAAAGTCTTGCCTTTCAGCACTTCGAAGTTTGCGTATTCCCATCTGTTCATCTAATTATGTTCTCCATATCAGTAGATTAGCACCAGACTAACAAATGAAAATTTGGTGACCCCACGGAGTGTCGATCTCCGTTTTCCACCGTGAGATGGTGGTGTCACAGCCATCGTAGACGATGGGGCCGAAAATTTTGGTGGGGCTAGAGGGAATTGAACCCTCACCCAAGGTTTTTCAGACCTTTGTGCTCACCAAATTACACCAATGCCCCATTTGTTACACAAACCTCGCCCTCTTTCGGGGGTATGCTCTACCAAATACGTTTTTATGATGAAGTAAGCTTTAATCCATGCGGAGTATACTTGTCCCCCTGCAATGTCACAAACACAAATTTTGCCGATGCCGTGTGAATGCGTTCAGGGAATTTTTGATCTCTTGGTTGTCGATACGCCTCTACTTGAACTGTGATTGAATTGTTTCTTAATTCAATAATTTCAGCTTCGAAGAAAATTTGATCTCCCATCTGAGCAGCTTTGTGAAAAGTTATTTCCAATACCTTATATGTTACTGCGTTGTCACAGGACGATTCTGAAAACTGAAGAAGTTCGCTACAAGCCGCGGCTGCACAAAGATCAAGCTTTGCCATAAAAGCTCCGCCAAAAATTTGTGGCATCCTAAAATTGCAATGTTCAGGCATTACAATAAAATTACTTTGGTATTTGGTTCTTAAATTCATAATGTTCCAACTTTAATACGATCATAATTCACAAAAGATTTTGCAAACATGGTGCCACCGATAGGATTCGAACCTATGACCCCGCCCTTATCAGGGGCGTGCTCTACCACTGAGCTACGACGGCACTTTACTTTCCTCATACTGTTTCGAAGATCGGCGTGGAATTGCGACGCCGCGTTTTACTTCTGATCACGTGCGTGATCCTTCTCTACCCCACGGGGCGTCCTACCATTAAACGACCAGACACAAGTGCCTGCGTGGGACTCGAACCCACATTTCCCCTCCGCATCCGATTAGAGTTCTCTTCGAACTGATTACCGATCAGATTTTATCGGAAAATATCATCGGGGGCTATTTAACAACGGCTGCTCAGCAAAGAAGTTGTGCTTCCGTGGCGTTTAGCCCCTTCAAATTGCCAATACGTTGTGCGTTAGGGAATCGAACCCCATGCGCCGCCGCTATTTGCTGCCTTTCAACACATTCCTGTTGGCTCAGAAAATCATGTTGTTGTGGACTCGAACCACTCACCCACCAAGGGAACTTCAGAATCGAACTGAATACATACCATTTGCGCACAACGTAAATCACTGAGGGCTTTTGCCCTCATATTACATTTAAACCTATTTAATTTTCAATATACATACGAATCTCTTCGATAATTTGGCAGAGGCAGGGGGACTTGAACCCCCACTTGCATTAACTGTCCCTGGTTTTGGAGACCAGTGTTTTGCCATTAAACTATACCCCTATTTGATTTTAGTTCACCCTTTAAAGATGCCGCAGGTTGTAGTCTTTACGGAGTTAACTCCTGCCCGAAGCAACAAAAAAGGCTCGATCTGTTTTGATTTCAGACCGAGCCTTTTCGCTTTTAAGCTAATGCTTTTTACGTTAGAGTTTCGGTCTTTCGTCCTGGTTCAAAATACCAGGGGCTTGCTGGGATGGCGAAAACCACAGCGGTAGCATTAAATGCGCCCGCGGCGATAATCTCCATATTGTTTACTTGCATAGCCTTCATAACTTATCTCTTTGTTAAATTACATTCACTAAAAAGGGTGAACTTGATCTTGTTTCTATTTTTGTAAGAATATAACCTGCTGAATTTTCAATTTTTTTGATTTTCAGAAAATAATTCCTACATCTCTTATACGATCAGGAGCAATATTTTGTTGCATCATTCTATAAAAATAAACAAAAAACTCAACATTTTTTTATTTGTTAAGTTTTTTAATCTAATATTATATATTTTTAGTTGTTTGATCGGAGCTTTTTGGTCAGCGTCTCAATTGTGGCCAAAAGCTCGTGTTGTTCAGCTACATGATTGGCCTCCATGTCTACAACTTCTTCCAAGGTATAATGAGTTTTTTCTTTCGGAATATTTTTTCTTTCATAATCTCTCCTGGCATCTTTGTACTGAGCAGTGAGAGATCGCGCCACGTCCATAAAACGAATAAGCCTGAGTTGTTCGGCAGAATTTAAAACAACCATATCAGCGTGGGGGTGACCGCGAGTGATAATTTGCCAAATTTGGCGTAATCTTTGTGTCCAGCTAGTTTTGCTTCCTTCGTGACCGAAGTTCCAAAAAGCCATTTCGATCTTCCCGTCATTGTTTCCTCCGCCCCAAACAGAAATCATATGTTGTCCACATTGGCACTTTATCACTTCTTCGGCGCAATAATCATCAGGATCGGGAGCGTCTTGGTCTCCAAATGCATCTTTTATAATATCATCAAAAATCAAATCCATTTGTTGCCTGTCAAAGGCATATAACTTATGAAAGAATTCATCGTCTAGCAGCCTGGGAAAATCATTATCATTCTCGGCCAAAATCCAGCTCCCTTTTGGGACTTTCATGATAGAATCAGAACCCCAAACATATTGGCATTCTTCGTCGGCCTTTAATGCATGCACAACATCGGGGAAGTTTGTTAGTCCATCAGCCTGTCCGTCTTTTTTTATATATTTGTAAGCAGACATAATGTCTGCATTGGTGATAACATTCATATTTAGTCCTTGTTTTCTTTGGTTATTTTTTCTAAGAATTTTCGAATAGACGACATTTCTTCAAGTATGCACAATAATAGCACTGATTGAACATCATGATCTTTTGGGCAACATTCTTGATACCGATTAAGGCGATTAAAAATTTCTTGTTGTTCAGAGTTTTGGTTCATTCTATACCGTCAGTCATGCTCCAATCGCATGAATTAATAATTTCTTGTACAGCATTGTTTCCAATTTGTTCGCAAACAGAGGCCCAGGCCAAAGGATTGTACAAGAATAGGATGCTCAAAACATGATGTTGATCATCGCAAAACATGATGCCATTTTCATCGTTGCCGATCCAGATGTTTAAATCTGAATCTACAGCATATCTAATCACAGGAGACGGACAAGATTTATTTGTTGCGGTGCCAAAGTGTTTAATCGGAAAAGTAGGCGACATGATTTTAACACCTGGAACTTCGGCAAAAGACCAAAGCTGGTTATTCAAAATTATCGAAACAACATTGTATCTTTCAGCATGTTGTGGATTAGAATCAAATAGCATTATCTTTAATACGATATTAATTCATCTGAAATTAGCGCAAGAATTCTTCGCAAATTAATATCGCTCTATATACGATATATCAACCGACCATGTGTTTCTAGACCTTTTCGACCATTCATAAAATGCCTCTTCTCTGTCGGCCCAAAATTCGTCATTTGTGCATTTGTTGATTTTGCAGTAATGATTAACAACACGCTGAAAGTTTAGTTTTCCCTGATTGGCTAAAACTTCAGCGAATCCAATGTGCTTAACATGATGACACAAGCCACAAAGCGCAATCATACCAATTAGTGTCTGCTTTGAAGACGAATCATCATAATTCCATATTTCATGGGCGGCAAGAGCGCCTTTTGAGTTGCATATGCCACATTTATGCTGATAATCTTTGTAAACTTGTTTTCTAATTCGGTCCCATGAAGATTTCTTGACATGAGATCGAACATTATTGCACCATGATGATTCTGGAACAAGTTCTATGTTAAGCAATCGATCTTGATAGCTCATTTATCAGGAGTAATTTTTTCCAAGTTCGATCCAAGTTTGCCCCACAGTCTTCTGGCCTGTCCACCTGATAAGAGTATTGATTTTCTCCCTACGGTGATTCTTACACATGGCTCTTGAACATCAGATGGGTTGATTTCAACTAGGGGCTCAGATTTGTGATAGATTTTTTCGCGCTTAAATAATGATTTAAACAATCTTAACATAGCATTATATATTATACACTGTTTTTAAATCCACGGGGGATTGCAGTGATTTGATAACTTTCGGCCTCTAGAAACTTCATTATGTGTTCAATGGCCAAAGATATTTGCACTTCATCGCTGCAATAGAAAAAATCAATCGCGGCATAACCATGTTCATCCCACCCATGATAGGTCAAATGGCTCTCGCTTATTACAACAACTCCTGAAACGCCATGGGGCTCAAACTCATGAAACGCTTCTGTGACGATGTTGCACTTGGCCAGCTTTGCTGCATCATGAAAAGCTTGTTGAATTTTCTCAACCCCGCTCATATTATTGGGGTTGCATCCAATAAGCTCCAGAATTACATGCATACCTAATGAATTACAGGATTTTATGGTCGGGATTTCACATGTATTGGCATTAAAAAATTCAACCGATAAGTATTGACTATTGTTAGCAGAGAGGTCTTTCATGTGTTTTGTTTTTCCAATGGAGAGGTCCATGTTTTAAGGCTCATAATTTCTTTTACACGATCATATGAAATCGGAGTGTAATCGTGGCAATCAACACCCACGTCAAAAGAAAGTGAGTTTGGATCATCTGGGAGCAAGCCATGGCTGTGTCCGTAAAGATGCCATGCCCCGTAGTGAGATTTGTTCCAGACGCGCATAGCATAGTGATTCAAGGTTATGTATCGCTTTCCATGAGGAGCATCATTGTCTAATATGCAAATTTCTTCCATCTCTCTGACCCATTGAAAATATTGCCGAAGATTAGAGAGCACTGAGGGATTATCGTGGTTGCCTCTAATCCAATACTTAAGGCCATTTAGCTTTTCCACCCATTTCGCAGCAGAGCTAGGGTGAAATGCCAAGTCTCCAAGAAAATACACACGGTCTTTGTTAGTGACGACGGAGTTCCAATTGTCTACCAAAGCCCTATCGTGCTCTTCTACTGAGTTAAATGGCCTAGAATTGTATTTAATGACATTTGCGTGACCGAAGTGTAGGTCCGCCGTAAAGTAGGTTTTCATATTTATTATACGATCATAAAAGCAATAATTTAACAAATCCACGTGGTGGGCTAAATTAATTCTTTTCTCCGCGAGCTAACTGTGAGTATTTGGTCCAAATTTCAAGGTCAAGATCATCAACAGTTTTCCCAAGAGAATCACAATGATCGCAAAATATTTTTTCTAATCTGGCATACTGTTTGGGATTACTTGGTGTAGCCTTGGGTATATTTTCTAATCCCATTTCATTTCTCATGTATTTTAGTATGTGTGTATCTAAAACCGCAAGTCTAAGATTAGGCCTTGTTCTTAGTAAGAAAAATCTACTGGTTTTCATGCCTATGCCATGAATAGATTCAAGTTCCTCCACAGAGCATGTTTTTAGGCATATGTTGCTTTTAATCAATTCTCGGTATGATCGTTCAATTTTATTGTATTGTCCAAGTTTAGAATGCCGAATGAATTGCCCAAGAAGACCCTCCCTTTCTAAAAATCTTAGTCTTTCAAAAGGAGAGTCTTTTTCCACAGGCCCGCCATATAGCCTTGGGTCAGGAAGGTCGAGCAAACAAGTTATCATCCATCCATGATCTTTGCAAAAATCAACATGCATGTACTCATAAAGCAACTTGTGCAGTAACCTCGATTGTGTTGAGGCATTCTTCCCTGCCACTGCGACGCAGAAAAGAATGAATTCCTCAAGCTCATGAACATCAGATTCAAAAAAATAAACTTCTTCTGGATTAATCATTGTAATTATTATTGTCTAACCTTGCGAATAATTTCCGCAAGAACCCTAGCCTGATTAAATGCATCGTCTGCGCCATCGTGTCTCCGACCTTCAAAAGAAATGCCAAAGTCAGCAAGAGTTTTGTCAAGTCCATTATTTACGGGTAATCCCAAGAACAAGCTTGCTAAAGCGCTAATATCCAAGAACTGATCGTTGAAGGGGTATTCCACCTGCTTTCGCTCACAGTCTGCATAGAATGGCTGTCGTTCGTTGCCCCATCCAGCCCACGCAAATCTTCGGCTACCAGCTTTGCGAATTAAGTTTTTACAAGCTGCTTCATAGGTCATCCCGCCATAGGCACGCTTTCGGGTGATGCCTGTTAAATTAACGCAGAAGTCAGAGACTTCCGAAAAAACAGGCTTGACATAAATAGCTTTTTTGTTTTCAATCTCTAATGTATTAGTGTCTAACCAGCAATATCCAATCTGAATGATCTCGGGGACTTGATTTTCTGGGATGAAAAACTCCCAACAAGTCATTTCAACATCCACGCAAAGAATTTTCGATATATCTCTAAACATTTTTTATGTATTAGTCTTGGATGTCAAAAAAGGGGATTTTTCATTCTTCGTCTAGATTATCGTCTTCTGGATCAGCCAGCCAGCCTATCACAAAATCAGCATCTTCCCATGGCTGCATTCTTTTTGGAGATGATTGCCAAGCGTCTGAATAATTTGTTTCTGGCTGTGGTCTTTTAACTTCCTCCGCATATGGGGCGACATCGTCCCATTCGAGGTTGCCATTCACCCAATTGATTAAATCTTCATCGTTTTCCAAAAATGAATCCCTTAGATCAAATATAGTATCGTTAGTAGAGTCTTCTTGATCGTTAAGTAATTTTTCTGCATACAGCGTGGCAATATCAACTGCGCGAACACTCCATTCGCTTCCATCAGGAAATGTAACCACTAAATCTCGACAAAATGGCTTGTTTTTTTCTTTTTTCCAATCAAAAAAATTATCAATCCAAATATCTCCAAATAAATCAATACTAAATTGTGGATCGAGATGCCGCGATTCTTTAAGGTATTCGATAATGTCAGGAATATATAATTTAAACGTACTGTAATACGTCAGTCCCGTAGGCAAAGAAGATCGTCCTACGAGCTGTCTCGCCATTGACGCAGCGATAGTGTCAATAGGCATTTCTAATGTTCTTCCCGCTATCAAAAGGGGGAAATTATCTTGATCCACAGCCGCCGCACCCTTTGCCATCATTAAGTTCTGAAATTCCTTCTTCATCTGTAGAAAACGATGAGCCGCAGCCACAGCTTTTTACGGAATTCGGATTAGAAATTCGAAAGCCACCAGACATCATGTTATCATCAAATTCAATTATGCTTCCAGATAAGTATTTTGCTGACATGGCATCGACAACAATCGTGGCCCCATTGTTTTCCACTACAATATCGTCTTCTTCGGGGTCATTTGGGTCAAGGGCCATGCCATACGAAAGCCCAGAACAACCACCGCCAGCAACCCAAACGCGCAACTTGGCATCCTCAAGTGATTGGCTTTCGCGCAGCGATAATACTTCTTTTGCTGCTGATTCTGTTATTGTTATTGTAAAGTTCATATTATTTAAGTTTGTTTACGGCCTCGGCCAAAAGAGATTGCAAATTGTCGTATGGCTTCATTCCAGTTTCAATTTCGTACATGGAATCCAAGTATCTGTTTTTAATAGACCAGTCGGGGCGACCATATAAGATTTTCCCACTTCGAAGCCAGTAACCAAATTCAACGTTTGTTGTGAAACCAGGCATCAGTTCTGATCGGGGCACCCAAAAAACAATAAGACCACAGGCATGTAAGGCCTCGTATTCCCAGCCTACTTGTTCTTCATAATGCTCTGGCCAGCGACCGTCAGAGGGCTCTGGAATAAAAACATTGTCTTTAAATTCTAGTTGATCCAAAATTAGCAACGCTTCTTTTCTCCAGGACTCTGGTCCGCCAGCGCGAGGGGTCGGACCAGCTAAGAAAATTGAAGGCTGGTTGTATAGCACAGATTGATCAGAATATACGGGTTTCATTATGTTTACATTTGTTATACGGTTAAAATTTTATGAATATTAGGTGTTTTAGACCATTTTTTAAAAAGCTTTTGTCTATTTGCTGAAATCACATCAGCGATGTCGGGTATTTCTGTCGATGTCGCAGAGCCCTTGTGTGCTATACTATTGGGGACAATAGCACATTTAATGCCTGCTAATAACATTCTAATACCATAATCTGCGTCTTCTGAATACGCAGGCCAAAATCTTTCATCAAATGGGCCAACTTTTTTATATGTATCTCTTGTTAAAATAAGTGCAAATGCCTCGGGATAATGCATTTGGTCGGTATTTTCAGTAATTGGGCCGCAAGTAAAATTGGGGTTCAACATTCTTCCCACAACTGTTGATGCACCGACTCTTCTGGCCTCACGGACAAGCATCCGCATTCCGTCTGGTTGAACAATCGTATCATTGTTTAAAAAACAAATTAAATCTGTGTCTGATAATGCTGCCCCCTGATTCCACGATGCGGCAACACCAGCATTAAATGTATTTTTTACATATTTAACCCACGGAAAATCCCTCTTAATAACAACAGATGTATCATCAAGACTATTGTTGTCAATAATAATTACCGTGGCTTGAGGAACATCTTTTTTTAGTGACTCCAGGCATTCTTTTGTGTGTTCTATCTGATTCAGAACGGGTATAACAACTGTTAAATCACTTCCGTCACAATCATAAAGACCCTCTGAGTGCCAAAAAGCCTTTGCAGGATCGAAAAGATCATCTGGAAAAGAATCTTTATATTTCTGGGATATGAACCTTAAAAGATAATCAGAATTTACATCAATATCTGGGCTTCCAGTGTCTCCTTCAGACCAATGCCTGATAGCCAAAGGAGTAATCCAATTTCTCAAACCTTGTGATTCTGCTTGCATACACATCATAGTGTCTAAACAGTGAATTCCAGGAAGAAATTCTGGAAAATCCATACGCTTATCTGTAATCATCATCAGCCCGTCAAGCAATCTTGCAATTCCATTGTAATTACCGCAGCCAGTGATTCGATTACCCTGAAGTATCCATCCACGTGAATTTTCATGACCTTCATTAAACCAAAGTCGTTTTCGATGATTTGTTATAGAACCAATGGGGCCTAAAAATCCAATATCTTTATGGTTCTCAAAAACAAACCTAACCTTATCACAAAACTGTGTGTCTAATATCTCAACATCTTGATGACAATAAACCAAGAATTTCCCCCTTGCCTTATCCGTGGCAAAGTTATAGGCTGATGACATGTTGTTAAATTTCTGATCAACACATATAAATTCACAATCAATATGCGAGCAACTTTTGACCAACCCATCATATAATTCAGGTTTATTAACCCAAGTTATAATGCTAAATTCTGGATTGTTTTTTGATGCCATTTGTCAAATTATACAAACGAAAACATTGGCGTCTTTAAGTGTGTCCTCTACCATCTGTTTCACATCATCAATGCGGTCAGAAAAGCCACCAAGCCCAATTAACGGGCAATTAAGAACACATTTACGGTTCGGATTTTTTGACAAATGTCTGGCCAAGGTTTTGAGGCTTGTTTCAGTAAGTTTCCAGTCTCCATCATCTTTCCAATGTCTTTTTACTTGAACTGCGGCAACCCACAAACCATTAGTTTTTGATGCAACAACATAATAGTCTGCTGAATTATTGTTGTCAATACTTCTTGACTCTATGATTTTTTCAGCAAGCTGAACATCAATACCAGGAAAAGCATCTCGAACACGCTTAGCTGCGCCGCCGCCCATAACTAAAGCTTGACTTCCGTTGATGCTTTTAAGCACGGAGTTTGCAGTGAAGGCAATAATTTCGCATTCTTCTTCCCTTGCTACCTGCAGCATATCACCACTACGCCATTCCATTTTTTCTCACCTTAATTTTCTTAATTGGGGCATTTTTTTCATAAATTGGACACACATTTCCTAGCATTTTATTTAGTGTTAAAATTTGTTCGGGGCTAAGAACTTGTATCGCTTCCATAAAAGAATCTAAGTCTTTGTCAAATTTTTGTTGTTGCGCTTTAATCTTTTGTTTTTCAGCGTCATAGTATGCCTTAAACATCTCTTTGGGGCCGCGGCCAGAGCCACTGCACGATTTACATGTATAAAGCGGAGCCAGTTTGTAGCCCTCTATAATGTCTCTATCTTCAAACTTATGATAAGTGCCTGCCCCATCGCAATTAAGACATGGATAATCAGAGTCATCTCTTTTCCATTTCTTGTAAATACTTGAATAATTGTCGCGAGCTTCATTTATACTTTTGTAAGCTTCTGGGCGAGTAAATCGACTAATAACTTTGCCGTTCACGATCACTTCAATGTATTTATGTGTGTGTTTTCTCATTTTTTATTTTCTCCATTAAAACATCAAAGACACGACTAGACATGTGTCTGTCAGCTGGGATGGTGACATAATCAATTTGATATTGATTCAAGAAGTCTAAAGTTCTTTGATCGGCACTTATGCATTCTTCAAGTGTTTGGGTTCTGCCAATTGGCTGATACCATTCATTATTTCTTTGAATAAATATGTTGATGTTGTTGAAATAATTATGCATTTCAATAACATGTTCTTTCCAAACGGGAGTGCAGCATGGGCCTGGATAAACCATGCCCAGAATTAAGGGGCCATCAGTGACCGTTACGGACACCTTATCATAAACAGTTAGTATGTCGTCAAATTGTGTTGCTGTAACAAACACTTGGTTTGATCTGGTGTTTAAGTCAGATTTCCAAGTTAATTTTTTTGCAAATTCGGGAACATATTCGTTTGATATACCGAATTCACTCAATAATGAACAAAGCGATCTTGCGCAATTGCTTTTTCCAATTGCTGGGCCGCCAAAAAAATTTACAAGTATGTTTGGATGATTCATTGAGTATTTTCCCCGTTTTATTCTGTGTGAATTTTATGAGGGTCAATGAAATACACTGTTTCCAATTCTTCGTCTTCGTTGTTTTTGTTATTAAAAGCAACTTTGCCCCATCTTTGACCCATGTCACCTTTGTATCGGCTGGCGAAATTTCCTTCGACTTTAATGATCGGAGCAAATCCTTCATGCCCGTTGGCAAAAAATGCTACCCATCGACTGGCATTTTGTTCACCAAGCTCTGACCATAGTGCCAGCATATCTTCAATGGCTGCCGCCTGAGATTGGGTAATATTATCAATTTCAATATTTAATTTCATAAATCTTCTCTTCCTAAATTATTATAATGCTTCTCAAGTTTATCTAATGATATTTCTTCTTTTTTTCTCTCTATCCGATCATAATTTTGCATTTTCTTAATCGAAGTGTCAATAATTTGATAAACCCTTGAGTCGCAAACGTCAATAGATTTTGCAATAGAAGATATAGATTTTCCAGAAATGTATTCACGTATGACTTCTTGTTCACGTTTGTTTAGCCGCTGTAAATATTCTTCAATCTTTTGTCTTTCCCAGTCTTTATGTAACAAATCGATGATATCAACCGATGAAAAAGATTGTGATTCTGATATAATATCTTCTATTGATATCATGTCTCCTGTGCCATCTGATACACACTGATCAAAGCTAACCCATCGTATATTGTTGCCTTTTTCCTGCATGCTTCTGGTGGCATGAGAATTTTTTCTTACAGCGTCTCTGATAGAAAGTTTAGCCTGGGACGTGGCCCATGTGGAAAGCTTAGCCCCGTGTGAAGGGTTGTATGTATCTACGGCCTTTACAATTGCCATGGCAGCCACTTGATAAATATCATCACTATCCATAGTCACAAGGCCATTGTCTACTGATTTCCAGTGCTTGGATAAATAAAAAGCAATTCCCATTAAGTTTTCAATTTTTTTCTCTCGGGGCCAATGATCGGGGATATGTGATGGGATTTTAAGTTCTGCTGTCAATTTTGATTCGCCTCGTTTGAAATTGGTTTGTAATTTATTATAGTGTTGTTTTCATTTATTTTTTTAAAAGAATCTCCATTACATAAGTAATTGCGTGAACGACCTCTGAAGCTGTCATATGCTCTTCTACACCAGTGCCCCTTAGTCCAGGGGAAATATTAAAGTCAATAGCCACAACCTCTCCATTGTTTAGTGGTATATAATCTATCGCCCACAAAGGGTAAGGCACTTTTCTTATTGGGCCAATAAGATCGCTGACTTGGAGAATTTTGATATTAACATCTCCGCAATTTGATCTCCAGTCATCATCGCTAGAATATTCAAGAAGAAATGGTTGATATCCGACCTGAAGCCATCGTAAAGTAATCGGATTTTCTTGTTGGCGCGGGATATATGAAGATGCAAAAGAATCAACAGGCTCTTTTAAGGCTTGTTGATAATCTACAAGCCTTTTCCCATCTCCAGCATGAGCGTCTAAATCATCATAAATAACAAATTTTTGCGTATCGTCTTTCGTTTCGTCTAGCAAATCACTAATTTTCCCATAAGAAGGAGTATTTTGTCCCAGACTTACTAAAAAATCAAATTGTTGCTCTTTGTTTGGCCCGCTACGCGATAGTCTTTCAAACACGACAAGGTCATCGCCAAACATATGAAACATATGATCGTAATAATCTCGCCAATCTGATTTAAGTGATAATTTCATGTTATTTATTCAGAAAGCTTGCCATAAGCCTCACTGCTTCTTCAATGTCGTTGACTATCGCCCAAGCGGCTTCTCTGACCATAGCATGATCGTGTGGGTTCCCAACACCCCTGTCCATAACTAGAATAATTGGTTTTTTAAGTGCATAAGCAATCCCAACTTCTATACATGTTCCAACGCTGACTTTTTCCGCCCCTTGAAAACATACAATCATACCACTAGACTGCTCTATATCTAAAGCGTCTCGTCTCATGATAATCTTTTCAAGGGCGTGAATCGTATCATTTAGTTCAGTCATGGCGCTTGTGTTCATGAGCATTTGCTCTTTATGACGAAGAGGGTTGAGGCCAATTAAATTATGATTTTCTAAGGCTTGTTCTGCTTCTTTGCGCCAATCGGCGCATTTGGCGAATCCCCCAATAGGGCCAGCTAAATATATGGTTTGTGTCATTGTTTTTATTTATTTTCTTGGTTGGGTACAACTTCCCAGTCGGTAGCAGTGAGGTCTTCCTCGGTGACATACGTAGTGATTACGGTATTACCCACCCACATTTGTATAAGAGTTGGGTAATCATCCTGCTTGGACGACATCTTCCATGAAGTCGCTTCAGTCCACGCTGCTCGACGCACTCGCTTGCCTGCCAGCAGGGCGTCAAAAGCCTCATAACATGTCATCCTGTTCCTCCTGGTCATCAGGCCAAATATGAATTAACTCAACACCTTCGCTTTCGCACATTATACTAAGAAGGTCTTCCGTAACTTCTAAAAGCGGCACTGTGTGCCCAGTAGAATCAATATCTTGTGGCCTAATCACGTCCTTATTCCCTTGCGCTTCATTAAGTAAGCGTTCCCATTCACTATCATCAATAATATGAGCATGTTGCCAGTAATCACCGCCAATTTCTTCACAGTTGGCCCACAAAACCAGCTGTCCGTAAGACTTATAGAGAATTGTCATTTCTCATCATCCCTCGGCATTGGCGGAAATGGGTCGGTCCCCAAACTATCTTTTGAGCGCATCGTACCGTCTACCCGATAGACAATCAACTCACAACCTCGGTTCATGGCAATTCTGCGGCCAATTTTAATAGCGTCCGCCAACGTATGACGCACTGTTGATGGCCTCTTACATCCTTCGGAAATCACAATCCATTGTTCCCCTCTGGGCCGAACATATGCGTTTTTCATTTATTCATCCTCCGTTCGCTTGAAATCAATAACCCATACCCATGGATTATCATCCCATGCCTTCGAACCGTATTTGGTATTCCATAAGTTCATAAACCATTCTGTTGGGCAGGTAAACTCACCACCTTCTCCCGCACCGTCAGGCAAAAGATTAATGTCACATCCTTCGTCAAGAGCGTCGGCTTCGGACAGGTCATGCAATCGTTCCACGCGAACATTTACAATTTCAAGTGTAAGTCTTGAGGCCCATCGGGGCATGTGGATGGAGGGCTTCCAGCGATAGCCGTAGCTGGCGCGGATTTCTTCGCCCTCCGCGCTGCAATTGGCGCGATACGCCGCCCCGTTGCGACGCGGGTCGTCGTAACGAGTAACAAGCAGGTCACGCGGGAGGCCAAGCTCGTTGAAGTGGCCCACGCGCAGCTCACACCACGTCTCGCGCACCCAAAGGCGGTCGCCAGGAATGCCGTAAGGACATGAAATTTCATGTCGCGGCCCCAAAATAGGCAAAGCGCATGGGGGAATAAAACAATCTTGTTGATAGAATTTGCCGTCTGATTCAAACACTCGTTGGGTATGATTGCATGGACCAGGAGCAGGCTTACCAAAGTCGGTCATCTTCACGATCAGCCGCGTCTGCGTCTTGCGGCCATCAAGGACGGCCTGCACCATTGCTGAATTTAGAGAAAGCGGGTGCTCTCTAACAGAAGTGTTTTTGTCTTTTTGAAATAATTGGTTCATCATATAATTTGTATCATGTTAAAATATTCTTAATCGCTCTTCTATATCTTCAAATTTAAGAATCAAATTGTGGATTTTATTTTTATATTCGTTTTCCAAAATGTCTTGATATATCTTTTGTGGCAAAATTTGACAACAATGAAAGAAAACTTCATCAATCATAGTGTTTGTGGCAGGGTAAGAGCCGCGCTCGAAACCTCCGTCTCTTAATATCATTTCTTGTTGTCCAGGGCTACAGTAAAGATAATACCTAAAACTTAAACGGTGGCCATCTTCTGGCATCGGCAAGCCAATCTCATTCATTATTTCAGAAACAGAATTTTTGTCAGAAACTGAAATAAATTCAATATCTAGATATTCCATGGTTTTTTCGATATACTTAATCTTGCGCTCTTTCATTCTTTGTGTCATTGTAAAATCTCCTTAAGAATTATAGTAGTTTAAAATTGTCTCTCTTGAACTAAAGCCTCTGCTTCTGGGAGAAACAATAAGTGTTGGGGATGATTGTGCGCACTTAAATACACTCCTCTTTGATCGATTCCAGGCATCACGTGCCGCCGACACAAAAACATCCTTGGGATAATTGTATGGGTCGCATTCGCAAAAATAATCAGTAGTTAACGTGTGATTATCATAGGCTTCTTCCAGGTCTCTTACAGTCATCCTGCGTCGGATAATTTCGGCACAAATTCCAGAATACAGAGGATAATCAAATGGGTCTTCGCTACTGTCTGCAAGCTCAGCCATGGGCTTGGTGCTTCCATCATAAAGATTGATTGGAATGATTTCATCCTCATATATTTCATTGATATATTTCGCCAAGCAATTTACCTCTGATTTTGTCAGGTCACCAAGCGGCTGGAAAAGACCCACGCTGCCCACGTCATGGAAAGTAAACCATCCAAGTACATTTTCAGTGTGATTGCCCGTGGAAATAATAGCCGATTTAAAATAATGACAGATTGACAGGCCAAGCAATGTTCGACCTACAGCATCTAATGTAGTGTCCACCATCTGGGGAAGCTCTTCGCTGGCAAGGGGCATGCGACAACCATCTTCTGCAGATTCCAAGTAAGCATTTTGGAAAATCGACTTGGCATGATTTGTAAGATCGCCCACGGGCATCCAATACAGGGGGACCCCGAGCTTGTCAGCAATGTACTGAGCATTATTTTTAGTAATATCTCCATTATATTGGGAGGGATTACTAATGAAAACACAACGATCAGGCCCAAGCGCCTTGGCGCAAAGCGCTGCCACAACGGCGCTGTCTATGCCACCAGAAACGTGAACTTGGGCACGCTCTATGCCAGTTTGGTCCATCAACTGACGCAAAGCATATTTCAGGGCACACCAGATAGTCTGGTATTTATCATTCTTTGAATATAGAAATCTCCTTTGATTACGCTTGTCAATTCCATCCCAATCATTGTCAAACCAATTGAAAATTTTCCCCTTTTTTAAGGAGCAAGATATAATTTTTTCTTCGAAAGACGGAAGGATGTCAAACAGATTGCCCAAGGCATCATAAACCATCGACCTACCGTCATAAACCATAAAGTTCTTAACAATATCTCCCACCCCCACGGCGTTAACATAAAAAATTCCTACTTTATGATCTCGTGCAAGATTAGAAAGCAAATTTTGACGAGCTGAATGCTTCTCATAAGTGTAGTAACTATAGTTGATGCAAAAGATCATGGAAAGATCAGGATTGAGGGCTTTAAGCTCTGCAACCAAGTTTCGGTCATGATCGGGTGCCCAGATATCCTCACAGATAAGAACGCCCGCCACCTGATCGCCAACCTGGAATGTGAATAGATTCTCACCAGGAATAAAATATTTTCGATCTTCATGCTGAAAATCATTAGCCAACAAAATCTTGTCGTAAACAGCAAGAAGTTTTCCGTCTCTTGCGATCATAGCACTGTTGTGGAGTCTGATGTTACCGTTAGGTTCTCTATCAGGCGTGGCAAATCTCGGTGCTCCAAAAATAGCAGTTTTGTTTGTGCCCTTAGTCGCTTTAACAATTTGATCCACACACTCAAGGGCGTCATTGATAAAGTCGTCACTTTCAAAAAGCGACCCGCAATTATACCCAGTGACAGCAAGTTCTGGAAATATAATCACGGAATTGTCGCTTGATTCTTCCACGGTGTTGATAATTTTCGCAGTATTCCCGTATAGGTCGCCCGTGCGGAGTTCTAATTGAGCAATAACAATGTTCATTAATTATTCTACGAAAAGAAATCAATATTTATACCACGGGTTTCCATGTGTTAAATTTTCTAAAAGCCTTTCTTTTTTCTCCCCAGATTGGTTCCGTGCAAATTGCAGTGTCTCCCATCTGGTCATCAGGCTCGTAAAAAGTAACAAATTTTATGTCATTCTCTTGGCAAACATAGCTTATTTTTTCCAATTCAAATGTATTTTCAACCGAGCAAAGAACAAGGTGGCAAGAATCGGGGCAGCCAAATTTAGCTCCCGATTCTTGCGCAGCATGACAGGCCTGAACCATCTGGTCCGCTACGCCAATGTCTTTTCTAACGAAAATATATATATAAGGCGCGGTAGTCTAGCTCATGATTTTTCACCACTATCTATGGCACCAAGAGTTTCGTCAGTCCATCCATTGTTTCCGCATTTTAAGCCCGTTGACGTTGAAGCATACTCTACTGTGGCGATTGCAAATGCAGGGAAGCTTTTATCCCAATAGGATATTTGCACAATTTGATTTAAATCAAGCCACTGCGGACATTCATGCCAATATTCTTGCTTAAATTTAATTTCTCCGATCTTAATATTTGAAAGATCAACAATATTTACGTAATTAGGCGAATTACAGAACGGGTCATACCCCATTACAAAAGCAAAATCTGCATGGCACCATGCTTCATTATCCTTATAATCTTCTTCAATTTCTTTGTCCACAAGAGTAAAAGCAACTCCTTTATATACTACATGATGAAATCTGGGTATATAAAATTCTAAAAACTTAATGCAACCCTGTGGTTCAAGTTCAGCTAATAATTTCATTTCTGGCAATGAATAGACAAATATTTTTTTGCTTTCACTTACTAGTGCGTACCATTCACCGTCATGTCTAAACGGATGAAACACAACACGCGGGGACTTAAAATCGGAAACCTCGTATGTTCCTATTTTAGTTTCTGAGTCCTCATTAACCTCATAGACATCAACATAGTGATATTTAATCTTGTGAACTTTTCCGTCACTAAACTTGCAAGGCTTTAAAAAACCTTCACCAAGGCGAGCAACATATGGCGGTTTGTATTCGGTAGTCATTTTAGTTTCCTTTGTATTTTTCCATAAGCCGATGATATTCTTTAAGTTCATTTTCTTCTCGTTCTTTTTTACGTTGTCTTTCGCGGTCGCGGGCATCTTTAATCTCTTGTGCTTTTTTCTCTTGCGCGGCTTTTTCTTTTTCGGTTTTCATATTGTCAATAACGCTGGTGTCCCAGAGTGCCTGTATAGGAATATCATAAGAATATTCTTCATCGGGACAGCACCCCCTCAAACATCCACGAGAAGAATATTCAACCGTGATATGGTCGTCGCCAATAGCATAAATTCGTTGAAACCTTTCTCCGCTTTCTCCCATTGTGAGCACGTAATAATCAGAAACCATTTTAATTTTTTCTTCAAAAGCTTTATATAGCTTTGACATTAAAATAACAGACCTTTCGGTCCAATTTTCGGATTGTTTATCATAGTCTGCTGGCACCCAGGTCTCTGGGTCAGCAAGGGTTACAAGCTCGACGCCATCCCTAATACGAGGCGCTTGATAGTGGTCGAATGCCTGAGCCAGACTTCGTGATCCATAAGTTTCCAAAGTCTCAACCACTTGCAAATCTTCATTTATTACAATTTTAGGCCACATTCTCGGAAGAATCCTCCAAAATATAAGCGCTTTGCTTAAGTATATTTTCCCTTCTATCAAGACGATAATAAAATTTAGAAATAGATTTTGCAGTTTCGAGATTTAAAATATCCCCGAAATTATCAGCCCAAAATTTTTGACTCTTTGATACTGGACAAGCCATTGATCTCAGGATTGTACTAGAAGTATACATTGAGTTTGAAACAATAATTGGAGTCTCGTACTCCCAAGATGGGTCTTGCTTTTTGGGCATTGTAAATCCTTTTCTCCAATCTTTTCCACGAAGAATTGCATAAAGCATGTAATCTGCTGCAGTAAGTTTGTATTCTGAGTTAGAATTTACAATTTCACTCCATTTAGACCGAAGCTTTTCGTAGCCATCAGGAGAGTTAAAGAACGTCGATGTTATGTTTTTATTAAGTGTGTTTTTCATATTTGTATTTCTGTTTGTAATCGTGGGCTATGCAAAGCCATGAACGAAGTTAGTGAATGGAATTACAAATATGATTAAGGCGGACGAATGACCTACAACATAGGTGAGACCTCCTTTTTAATTGAGCCGTTAATTTGCCCAATAAAATAAATCAATCTTGATGAAATTATCAGGGGACGAGCCTGAACATCTCTGCAAATATGGATGGGTTTTTCCATCGTCTTTTTCCTGTGGCGCAGAGTTAATCCACTTGTACCAGAACACCATATATTGGTGAAGGGAGTGGGGATCGAACCCACGACATGCTGATTAAGAGTCAGCTGCTCTACCGACTGAGCTATCCCTCCATGAAAAATTCTGGTGGGCCAGGCGGGGCTCGAACCCGCGACCCGCGGTTTAAAAGACCGCTGCTCTACCAACTGAGCTACTGACCCAAAATTTAAAGTTTTGGCCCCGAAGGTTTTCTGATCGCAGGAAAAGTTAAAAATAACTTTTGATTTGCAGACACATACGCAAAGAGGCCAGATTCTAGCCTCGGAAAGAACTAGAACCTAGTAATGTTTAGGTTTGCGTTTAAGAATGTTGTGTCTCATTTTGAATTACCTTAATTCTCGTGTTATATCTTTAATACCTGCTTTTCAACAAAAAAGTTAGCATCTTTTCCGAAAAATTTCAAAAAATAAAGCAATTAAGAAAATAGCAAGCACGGAAATGCCCAAGCTGGCAAATATATTTAGGCTCAAAATCAATGATAAGGCCTTTGCTATAATTAAAATAAAAATGCTTATGACGGCCCCATACATGACCCCTTTAAGAAATACGCCGTCTGGTTGATCAGATTCTTGATAATTGTTTTTGTTTGACATGACTCTGTATTGTTTTAGAAACCTTGGCGCTCTAGGCGGGACTCGAACCCGCGACATGCCCTTTTAGAGAGGGCCACTCTACCACTGAGTTACTAGAGCGCGTATTTTTAATATATTGTCTGCTCCACACGGGAATCGAACCCGCGACCAAGGTTTTAGAGACCCCAGCTCTACCATTGAGCTAATGGAGCAAGCAATATAATTATAATACGTATTTTTAAATAAAAAGTAGGCAATTTGGGACTAAAAACCCAAAAAAAATCATATGAACCGAAAAGTTTTTTATGTAGAATGCAGTCGGCCTGGAGTTTATAGCGGAGTCAAATTTAAAGCAGGAGATATTAAAAAATTCTATTCACTTTTGGCTGCTCAGCATTTTATTAAAAAAGCCCCTGTGGGCATGTTTAAGTTGAGTCCGCCCAAAAAATAAAAGCAGTATGAAAAAATCATACTGCAAAATTGGTGGAGGCAGCGGGATTTGAACCCGCTTGTTGTCCGTACAGAGCCTATGCTCGCCACAAGGTTCTCCTCATATTAATCTTAAGTCAAGCTTTGGCTAGAGGCCAGCACTTTCTTGACAGCAGCTTGATTAATATCGCTTTTTCAACTACAAGCCGAAGTTTCAAAGCTAAGTCTGATTTATTTTACAATCCCCATTAACTACAGACTCGTCTCAGGTTCATGCGCCAGCTTAATTAAGCAGCGAAAGCGAAGTTGTTTTCCGCATTTACTTTTTGCATCCTTTGTTATCGCGGCCAAGGATACATCCGCGCCTTGCAAACATAAGATAGCAACGTCAATCGATCCCTTATGCCCCCGTAGTGTTTTATTATTCTACGTTTGTTGATCAACACCTGTTGCAAATTCACTCTAAATCAAAAAGTTCATCAGTTGAAAGATTACCATCTTTATCTATTTCCCCAAGATTATATGGGGCAAACTGAGCCCCGTTATATCCCCAGCCGAAGTCCCCAGTCCTCAAAATAGGCTTTTGCGCCTTGGCATGCCCGTCAGACCAAAGTACTACGCCATGCTTATTGTGTCGGCCCTGAAATGTTGGGAAATCGAAAGAAGGTGGCTCTAAGTATCCCGTGCCCTCTAAAACAGGATTGTCATAAGCCCATGTATTTAGTCTCGCATTTGATGCAAAAGCGACTGTCTCAGATGGAAACTCAATCGATGAAGCATTTACGGGAATGGGATTTTCTTCCCAGTTCGGAGGAGAATAAGTTGACGGACTCAAATAAGCATAATTATATCCATACCCAGAGAAATTCATACTTCCCGTAACTTGAGCATTAAAAGATGAATCCTTGTAAATACCATTGTTTCGAGTATAAGGATATAAAAGGCCTTCCTCAACTCTAAGTTCTTGTTCGTCTTCTTCCCAACATCCCCACCAATAAACCACACCATGCTCATCAGGCACAGAAACTCTCATTAAGGTATCATCGTAGTCAGTATTGTAAAGCTGCCAGGAAATACCAAGTTGGCGCATGTTGGAAATCGACTGAGTTTTCTTGGCAGCTTCCTTTGCTTGTGAAAAAACTGGGAAAAGGATTGCAGCCAAAACCGCGATAATTGCGATCACAACAAGTAATTCAATAAGTGTAAAAGCCTGTCTCATAATAATTCTAATATAATTGGCCCAACTACAATCAGTTGAGCCAATTATTATACGTTATATAATGCAGTTTTGTTGCATTACGGACATGGAGTGTTGCCGAGTTTGTATGGGTCCCAAAATGATTCTGCGCCCCGATCTCTCAGGTTGTTCAGAATTGCATTAGCTGCAACGGCTCTTGAACTAGTGTCGCCCTGAACCATATTCAATGGTCCATTATATCGGTTATTAATCAATCGCAGAGCTTCAGCGTCAGATGGCGTGTTTGGTCCACCATTCCATCTAAAGAGATAGGAGTTGCCGAGATTCTTCCAATACAACGGGTAACTGCTGCTGCACACATTAAATGTGCCAGTGTATCCATTAAGTCTTCCAACGAATCGGGGAAGAACATTATAATAGCTTGCATCAACCATAATCAAAGTATTGCTTGGTTCTGCTATTTCGCCCATATTAAGCCCCCCGCCGATTGATGACGTGCCCGCCTGAGATGTAAACACATAATTGTTAACACCATAGCTGTTTTGTCCGCCGTAAGATCGGAATGCAGGTTCAGTGTCAGAACCGAAAGTATCAACGCCAGCCCAGGCATTTGGCTTGGTAGGTGCCTTGAAAATATCATTATTTTTCATATATGGTTGCAGAAGCTGGTTAAAGAAAATAACATTTCTTGCACTAGTTCCTACAACGCTATCGGCATACGCCTGCCCCCGAGCAGCAATGGCGCGGGCATAATCGGGGTTTTGTGTACCATTAAGTCGGTACGGAAACAGCATGTCATCATAATCGCCGACATACAGCTGCATTGATGTTCCAATCTGTTTAACTTGGGTTAAACCAACAGTTTTCTTGGCGGCAAGCTTGGCCTGAGAAAAGACGGGGAAAAGAATCGCAGCTAAAATAGCAATAATTGCGATAACAACAAGAAGTTCGATGAGCGTAAAGGCTTTCTTCATATATGTTTACCTGGGATATTTTCAAAGCCAAGAGGACAAACTAAATTTAGTTTGTCCTCTTGAGTCAAATATTGTTATACAACAATTAACCTAACATGTCGCCAGTAACAAGTACTTTTTCGCCAGATATTGGCTTATCAACAATAATTGATTCAGTGGTTAAAATCAACCCCGCAATAGATGCGGCGTTTTGAAGTGCCGATCTTGTAACCTTTGCGGGATCGATAATGCCTGATTTAATCATATCAACCATATTTCCAGTTCTAGCATCCAATCCACGACCGTACTTGGCATTAAGAACCTTTTCTGAAATAACATCTGGAGAATATCCTGCGTTTGTCGCGATTTGTCTAATTGGCTCATGCAAAGCTCTTTGAACAATCTTAAATCCAGCTTGCTCGTCTACATTGATATTATTAGGAACTTTGATTTTCTTGCTAATTTTCAGAAGTGTGCTACCTCCGCCAGGAACAATTCCCTCCGTGATAGCGGCCCGAGTGGCCGCTAGAGCATCTTCATAACGGTATTTCTTTTCCTCAAGTTCAGCGTCTGTAGATGCCCCGACTCGAATAACAGCAACTCCGTCCGAAAGCTTTGCCAGCCTTGAAGTTAAAACCTCGGCTTCGTAGTCACTTACAGCCTGGTCTCTCTGTGTTCGAATCGTGGCAATTCTCTCTTCAATAGCTTCAGAAGCACTTTCGGGCGACCCATATAAAACCGTGGCATTCTTTGAGACTCTAATGTTCTGTACAGTACCGCCATGTTGATTAATATTTACCTGGTCAATAGGAAGTCCAAGTTCAGGAGAAATAATCTGCGCCCCAGTAAATGCTGCTAAATCCAATAAATAATCTTGTTTTTGAGCGCCAAATCCTGGTGTTTTTACGACAACCCAGGGTCGGTTGGCACGGACTACATTAATAGTAAGAATTTGTGCGATAGCTCCATCAATACCATCGCAGAAAATAGCAACAGGTCTGCTTTGAGCATCAGACATAATTCGCGTAATATGCTCGATGTTGTTGAAATGAGGAAAATTGGGATCACCCAGCTTTCCATCAAACAGAAGAATGATTGGATCGCGATGCTGTGCCTCTTGCTTCTCGGGCGCATTGATAAATACTTGAGACAAAAATCCTTTATCAAACTGCATACCTTCTACAATTTCAAGAGTGGTTTCTCGTATTCGGTTTTCTTCTATAGTGATAACGCCGTCATTGCCAACAAGTTCCATGGCCTTTGATACAATCGATCCGACTTCTTCATCATTCCCTGAAATAGTTGCAACAAAATTAATTTGCTCCGCATTTTCAATAGGCTTAGCCATCGAAAGAATTTCTTCAACAGCTTGTTCAACGGCGGCATCAATTCCCCGCTTCAATGATAGTGGGTCGCCACCTGAAGTTACATATCTTAATCCTTCTTTTACCATGGCTTGTGCCAACACGGTCGCCGTGGTCGTCCCATCACCAGCCACATCATTCGTCTTACTAGACACCTGTCTGCAAAGCATGGCCCCAAGATTCTCATAGGGGTCTTCTAACTCAATTGCTTTTGCCACGGTAACGCCGTCTTTAGTAATAGTTGGATTTCGATACGGATCACCAATAACAACGTTTCTTCCCTTTGGGCCTAGTGTCACTTTTACGGCGTCGGCGACGATGTTTACGCCTCTTTCGAGAGCGCGTCGAGCGTCTTCATTAAAAATAATTTGCTTAGCTGGCATAATTTAGTAATTCCTTCTGTTTAAGAACTAATTGAACTTATACAGATAAAACAAACATAGTGTTCATATTAATTATGGCTTTGTGAATTCTTTTTTCCAGTTTTTAATGTATTCAATGATATTATGTTCCGCAACCCACCCAAGCTCTTCTTCGGCTTTTGATGGATATGCTTGTCCAGAAAATCTTTCGCCTTTGCGCTCTGGAATTATCATATAAGGATGATCAAAAGCTTCGGCAATTTCTAAAAGAGTATAGTTTTTACCTGTTCCAAGTAAATATCCATCGCCTGATCCTTTTTCTGCGGCGAGAACAATGCCTCGGACAATATCTTCAACGTTGGTAAAATCTCGCCTTTGAGTTCCAGGGGCAACCACAGTGATCGGCTGATTGTCAATAACTTGCTGCTGAAATCTTCCGATCACAGCAGCATAATCTCCGCTCATAATTTGACCAGGACCATATACATTATAAAAATATGTGATTACGAAATCAAGCCCATACCAATGATGCCAATTATTTATAAGTTCTATATTTTTGGCTTTCATCCAGGCATAAGGGGATAAGTGCTGGTCTTCGCCATTGTTGCCAAATTTTGATGAAGAAGCTGCATAAACTAAACGAGCATTAGTTTTTCGGCAATAGAGAAGCACCTGAAAAGTTCCAGCCATGTTAAATTTATGACATTCTTCAATATCGTCAAAACTTTTAACTATTCGACTGAATTCACCTAGATGAAAAACAATATCGGGGCTGAAATTTACAGTAGACGCATTTTGATTTATCTCTGTCGTGCAGCATGCCAAGTAAGTAACTCTTGGGTCTGTGATATGGTTTTCAATAAGGCCTGTGAAATAATTATCAACTGAAAGTATAACACAGTCTTCGTATTTATTGAGCAGATGCTTTATAAGTTGCGTGCCTATAAAGCCTGCTCCGCCCGTCACCAAAAACCGCTTCGTATTAAACATCATAATTTACTAGATACAGCAAATGGGATTTTAACTGGCAATTATCTGATCGGCGGTTGCGCCACATCGGGACCGAACTGCATCGATCCAGGCTTGAGTTTTTGCTTTGGCCATAATGAGCTTGTGACCCTCGCCAGCCTTGCCAACCACTCCCTCAAAAGTCACTCCTTCAAGTTCGCCCTCTCGCACACGCTGTACTAAGTCGCGTGTCCATTTCATCTGGCCTAGAAGCTTAGGAATTGGAAGGTGGTCGAACTTCTTCAAAAACTCTTGTGGGCCGAGTAAACCCTTCTTGTGAGGTGCGACATCAAAGAGTGTTAGGACTTTAGGATCACCAGGTTCATGTAAGCCAGCAAAACTTTTCTCGCCCCAGAACTCGGCATATACTGTGACACGTTCCCATTTTTCCATGCTCGCAACTCTCTCGATGGGCTCGGCAAGAGTATCAAAGAAGATGGGTATTGCCGAGCCAAATACAGGATCGCTCTCGTCAAATAACCGATTACGTGTCCCAAACTTGCCCCAGCCCGATTTTCGCGCCCATTCAAAGCGCAAGTTCGATCCGTCAAGTTTGTCAAAAACATACGCCTGAAACTCACAAAATGACTGGCCTGTACTTTGCGGAATAGATGGATAGGATTTCATTGTTCTCCGAACTTGGCTTTGAGGCGCTCATATTCAAGGCGTTCCGCTTCCTCGGACTTATGACGGCGAATTGTCTCGATCTGCTCTTTTTCGGAATTGTCAAAAATATCTTTTGTCTGAAGCATCTCGCTTATGATGTTTCCTGAGCACGAGTCAACCTTGAACAGATACACCTCGCCAACACGATTGTCGGGATTATGTAACCCAGAGCTTACCCAGCATTTTCTATCTTCACACCACTCGCCAAATAGAAGTTCAAACAGCCCCTTGTGTGCCTGGTCATCTGTTTCTGCCACGATCTCAAAGAGGCTGCGATTACAACCCATCGTGTAATCACAACCCTCCCCTGCTCCGACCACAAAAGCGATGTATTTACTCTGATACTTACTCATCCCTGCACATCCACATCACGTTGATTAATAGCGCGGCCAAATTGTGGTTTTCGATCTTTGGTCCAGGCCTGGAAGCGCACCGTCCAGTAAGACCCGATTACTTCATGAGAATTTTGGAAATAATATTGTCTTTGCTCCATTGTCCCAATCGGCACAGTGTCAAACACGGCTCCATCATTAGTCTGGCAGATAAAAATTGCCGCACCCGCAAATTTTCCGCCGCCTTCTTTTACTCCGATCACAAGAAATTCTTCTTCAAGAAAGTCTTTAAGCTTTAATAACTGGTGAGTGCGTTGACCCACTTTGTAACCCATGCCATGTAATCGGATCATGGTTCCCTCCCAGCCCTCCGCTACATACCGCTCATGTACAGGATGCATTTCTTCTTCACTTTCAATAACATGAATAGGCGCGGCTACGATCTGGGGATGATTTGATTTCGCTACAATTTCTTGTACGATTTTGTATCTCTCAGTATAGCATAGATCGGGTTCAACAACGTCGTAGATTCGATACAAAAGTTTGGGAGACAAATCGGGGTAGAATTTCTTTGCCGCGCTAACCGTCTCTTGCAAAGAGTAACCTTCGGGGAGAATTAGTTCGCCGTCTACAATATAACCAAGTGTATCCAATCCGCCTACAATACTTTCACTATCATTATCTGAGAGTAAATCAGACAAGGTGACCTGGCCTACTTTAATTTCATTTTTCTCTAGATCATTGTTTTTAAAGAAATGAGCAACGATATTTGGGGAAAATTCCTTGCCCTTTCTACTCCACATCTTTTCACCATCACAAATTGCCCTTATTCCATCGTATTTTGGCTGTAATGTTAATGGGAATTCCACTTTATGAGCCTTGTCGGGAAATGGGTACGCAAGCATAGGTAAGACCAATGCTCCTTCTCTTGCCGTCTTCTCGCCAATAGGATAATAGCCTTTATCAATTTGCTTTTTATATGTAGAATCAATCTCGAATAATGCTTGTTCTTTCGGGGTTGTCTCATTCGATCTGCCAATGTTTTTACCCTTAATTACCGTTGGGGCACTAATAGTAATCTTTGAAATGTCAGACCCTTGTAAAGATGGCCAGTTATTTTCATCTGCGGAAATCTTTCCCCCTGCAAGAAGTTGGCAATAAGTAGTGTATGTCACCCATGTAGATTCGTCATGTGTACAAGCAACATGCCCTTGCCAAAACTTGAGGCCGTCTTTACTTGTGACAGCCTCAAGAATACCCGTTGAAAATACAGTTGTGTACATCTTGGGATCAATCATGTCCATAGTGACTTGTGTGTTTTGCGTCATATTAGTCTATACCTTATTGGTTTTAGTGTGTTTTTTAAAAAGTCAACGACTCGTTATTAAACCATCCAGATTCTTTTTGAAGATTTTGGCAAGCCAGAATATAAGCTTCAGCCACTTCGGTAACAACTCGACCCTTCTTCGTCGGTCGGGCCATGGGACCAGAAAAGTCCTGACCGTTGTACGAAAGAGTGGTATCAGAGAACAAGAAGGGCTCAATCATGTAACTAATCGTGCTTTCCTGTTCATTAATCATCGTGGCCAAAGACTTGATACCCATGGGCGAAGGATCGCGCAGAATAGCAACAAGATACTTGCGTGAAGCAACGTCAAGGCCAAGGATTGGGTCAATGCGCTTCATGCGAAGTGTCTTTTCCAGCAAGTCAAGGGCAAGATCATTTGCAGTAACATTTCCAGGGGTCATAGCCTCAACAACTTCCATGTAACTCTTGAGCAAACTATACGCATGGCGGGCAGTTCGTCGAGAAAGTCTAGCAAGATTATCAGCAATAATCACAGGAATATCAATCATGTACATGCGCTTCCCAGCCTTAATAATCATTTCGGTCAACTGAGCACGAGAGTAAGGCGAAAGTTCAATACGATCTTGAAACCGTGCAAGAAGCGGAGCGTTAAGATCGCCAGCATGAGTAGTGGCACCAATCAGAGTAAATCGCGGAACAGTTCGGCGAATACTCTTGCCATAGTGGTGACTAAAGTGATCGTAAGCAAAATCTTCCATCAAGATATACAACTCTTCCTGAATACGAGAATTCAAGGCGTGAATTTCGTCAATGAAAACAATATCATTTTCCTTAATGTTTTGAACGATATTGATAATATCCTGAAAAGACTTGATGCGAGTGCCCATCAACTGATGAAATCGAACACCAAGTTCATTCGCAAAGATCGTAGCAATCGTAGTCTTACCAAGACCCGAGGGGCCAAGGAAAAGCACGTGCCCTGCCGCCTGGCGAGTCTTCTTGAAAGCCGAAACTTTAAGCTGCAGGTAGGTCTTGCTTTCTTCCTGGCCCGAATAGTCAGCGAAGGTAAGGGGACGAAATTCAGTGTTAATTGTGGTACTCATTTTAAATGTGCCTTGATGTCTATTATATCTTATCTAAGGCTTGAAAAAAGGGGATTTTTTTAGGTGCGCTTAGTTATTGTAGATATAAATTTTGAGACGCAATATATTCTCTCACTAAGGGGTCAAGACCAGATTCCCATATGTCTTTATTTTCTCTAATCACAGTGGAAGACAGGCTAATTCCGTGATCAGAGTCAAAGAAGTCAATTTTATTAACAAGCCAGTCAGGTAAATCATCTTCCTGCCTCTTGCAAAACCCAGGCCTATTGCCTATCGCAAAACGACAAGCACCAGCCATCTCTTCGATTTTGTGCCATTTTGTTAACCCTGATAATAAATCAGTGCCCCCTATCCACCAAAATTCCCCGTTTATAATCTTTTGAAAATCAAGCAATGTGTAATATGAAAAACTTGGTTCTGGGCGAGCTATCTCTATGTCACTTACCGATGCATTCGGAAATGCCAACTGAGACATTCTGAGTCTGTGCTCTGGGGGTGTTTTTGTGGAACCAATTTTAAAAGGACTCACTTTCGCGGGTACAACAATCACTTTATCAAGATTTATTGCATGAACAGCATCGCAAAGAATTTGCGCGTGACCCAAGTGAGGAGGATCAAAGCTCCCACCGAAAATACCAACTCTCAAACTCTCCACTCCGAAAACAAACTGCTGACAGATTCCCCTCTTGTATGCAACTTGATAGATTGCGCAATCAAATCGGCACAAGATAGAATTTCAGCCTTGTTATTTAATTGATTAAGCTTTTGTGGACTAATGGGTATCGTATCTAAAACCAAAATCTTTTCAATGGACTGGCTTTCTCCTATTTTTTTCGCTCCATTCCCCGACAAAACTGGATGAGTGCAACAAGCCATAGAAGAAACGCCTCCAGCATCAATAAGCATGTCAGCCGCCTGACAAATAGTTCCACATGTATCAAGCATATCATCCAATATGATACATTTTTTGCCTTTTACATTACCAATAAGCTTACCTGGTGTAACAGCATTTGGAGACGGCCTGTTTTTTGTGATGATAGCAAAATCACAATTTAAATGTTTGGCAAGATTTTCCGCCCTTTTCGTTCCAGAAGCGTCAGGGCTGACAATCACATAATCATCTGGAGTTTTCTCGACATATGACAGGGCATTGGCAAAAATTGGACCAGCATAAAGATGGTCAAATGGACCGTCGAAGAAGCCTTGAATTTGTTCAGCATGAATGTCAATGGCCATTATTCTATTTACACCAGTGGCTTTAAGAAAATCGCACACCATTCTGGCAGTAATTGGTTCTCTGGGTTTCACTTTCTTATCTTGTCGGGCATATCCAAAATAAGGCATTACAGCTGTAATTGTTCTTGCCGAAGCTCGCTTGAAAGCATCAGCCATGATAAACAATTCCATAAATGTGTCATTCACAGGAGCGCAAGTCGGCTGAATGATGAATACGTCTTTCCCACGAGCCGAATCCTCAATGATTACCCTCGTTTCGCCATCAGAAAATCGAGTTGTTAAAGTTTTACCAGGAGACAATGACATTATTTTACAAATATCATGTGTTAATTGGGGATGAGACCCACCGCCGAAAACCATAATATTGTTCATAATGAATATTCCTCTTGTTTTTGTTCCGCCAAAATAAGACTTGGCAATCTATCTACGCTCCAGCCGTGCGGGAGATATTTTGGTTTTAATGTTTCAATAAAATGTGAACGCCAAAATTTATTAAATTCATCCAGGTTTTCTAAATTGGCAATGTACTCGGCCCACCAATTTTTTTGATATCCACTATTTATGTTGGCTAAATTTCTTAATGCTTCTTGGCTAAAATCATTATCTAAATAGTTTTCAATGATATGAAAATAATGTTGAAATCTTTCAAAGCTTAAATTGTCATAGTTGTTAAGTATGGCGCGGGCGGCACTGCTGGCTTTTCTTACTTCGCTATAGTTTTGTGCAAATGGTTCAATCATTTGCATTTTAATAGCAGTGGCAGAATCTTCGTACTTTTCGTGGCACACACGACACAGCAGTAGAACATCGTGCGACGAGTGCTTTGTGTATTTTGCTGGCATATACCTGCTAAAACACTTAGGTATGACATGATGTCTTGTTAGTTCACAAGATGAACCACAACATACACAAATATTGTCTTTTTCATTAAGATAAAAATCATCACCGTGATGGCCAAGCTGATTCGGCTTAAATTTCAGCTTAATTGACGACGCATCCCCGATGATATCTTCGGCAATGCCTTTTTTAAGATACCAGTTAGCCTTCCTTCTTGAAGTTAAAAACATCAAAATATCATCGGGCGAAAACACCTTGATATTATCGTAGTGTTTTCGCTCTAGTGTTTGGGGATTAGTATGACTCATGCGGCATTAATTAATCTTTATACGGGTCTCTGATTTCCGATCCCGCCATACACACAATTAGTGGGCTCAATTGGTGAACAACCTTGATCGTATTTCCATGATGCGCAAGCACTTCGGGTAATCTCTTGTAAACCTCTGGCGCTTCGTCAGCACCACCGCCACGAAGGATTACACCACTTTCGGAAAGATTCTTTAAAACATTATCCATGTTCACAAGGCCTTCAGAAACTCTGATTTTTTCTCCGTTCACCCATCTTGTTTTGCCTGCGGCTTGAGTTCTTGACAGTACACGGCCTGCGCCATGTACTGTAGAATAAAGCATTTTCGCAGATTCTTCAGTGTCAACACCCTCAAGGATCACAGAGTTTTCGCCCATTGATCCGCCGACAAATCCCTTCTGCCCAGGAGCCGCGGGAGTAGCTCCCTTTCTGACTACCCAATAATCCGAGCCAAAATGATTCTCCTTCCATGCAAAATTATGGTGATTATGAATCTCTTCCACGATCTGTGCTCCAAGGATAGAAGCCACCTTCTGACACACCCAGTCTCTTCCTGCATAAGCATACCGTCCTGCTAAATTCATAGCTTGAATATAGTCTTCCCCCAGTGAAGTGTTTACATCCAAAAGACAAGGAGGATCATCCATGTTACCATTGGGATTTGCACCAGCTTGAGTAATGAACTCAGTGGCAATCTTGTGCCCAAGGCCTCGGCTACCGAAGTGAACACCCACCCATACACAATCCTTTTCATCTTTGAACACATCTACATAATGATTACCAGAGCCGATAGTACCAAGTTGTTCTCTAGCAAGAGGCATCAACGATTGAGTTTTACGAAGAAAGTTAACGTTGCGCCACGCAGCATCATTAAATACATCATGCTCGACACGCTCATTATTCACCCTTCCCACTCCGAATGATAAAGATGCAAAAATTTCATCAGCGATTTTGGCCAAATCGTCCTTAATTTGATCGTATGTTACATTGAGCTGCACGGCCTTATTACCACACGCAATGTCAAACCCAACTCCCGCAGGGCTGATGTGATTTTCATAAGCCACTACGCCGCCAATGGGCATATTCCAACCTTTGTGTCCATCTGCACACAGCACAGCATGCTGCGCATACTCATCTGTAGCGCAATTCTGAATCTGCTTTATTGTAGCCTCATCGTGGTCGCCTTTGTAAATTATATTTGAAATATGCATACCACTAATACGAAATATTTCTGGCATTTATCAGCATGATGTATAAAATACTCATGCTATCTGTCGTCATGGTCACTTATAATCGTGCTCACTTGCTTGAAAGATCACTCAAAGTATACGAATCTCAGCCATATAAAGATTTTGAACTAATCATCATAGACGATGATTCAACTGACAACACTCAAGCTGTAATAAAGGAGTATGCTAAAAAGATAGATATTAAGTCGATCATTGTGAGAAAGCGGGAAAACGTTTGGCGCGATTGTGCAAGAAATATCAACCTTGGTATTCGAGCCGCGAAAGGGAATTTTATTGTGGCAACTCATCCAGAAGTTATTCCAGGATGGATGACCTTGCAGCATGTTGCCGCAGCCGCGAGAGACGAAGTATATGTAGCAAGTAAGATATATTATCTAAGTCCTCAAGAGCAAGAAAATTTAGACACCGTGAAATGGTGGGAGAACCCACTGGAAGTCAGAAATCTTGAAGGTTTTTACTCTTCTGATCCTGCTTATAATATGAGTGACTATTCCCACTCGGCAATGGACAAACATACAGAATGGCAATCCTGGGTTTTCGGAGGTTTATCAAAAAACACGTGGAGACGCATCGGGGGCATGACTGAGTTTGACACCTGGGGTTCTATTGATATGGACTTTCTTGGAAGAAGACATCTTCTGGGTATACAAACGGACACATTGATGGACGAAAGAACAATATGTATCCACCAAAATCATGATAATCCCGAAAAAGACACTTTAACGCCAAGAGACATGGATGCTGCCCATGCTGCCCTTATTAATTACAGAAGCGCAGCGGAAGCTATTCACAATCATGTCTAATCATCCCCAGGCAGGAGAACAATTTCTCCAACAAGTCCCATACTGATCTCCACTTCCGCAAGGACATTGGTCAGTTAGCTTGTATTCTTTTCGGGGTTTGGGTACGCCGATGCTTCGATCATTTAAAATAGTAGCGTCTGGCGCTTTCGTATAGCTAAAGCTATTTTCTCTTATTGTTTTCAGCGTGTATACAAGGCTGCTTGCCGAATTACTTACATCACAATTATTATAAACATAGTTTTTAAGCGTCAATCCTCGTAGCTCTCTCTCTTGAGTTTTTCTAATTAACAAGCTTGTTTTTTCAACCCACTCTTCGGTTGTTTCCGCTATGTATCCTCCGACCCCCTTGGTCTGAAGATGAAATCTATAATAAGGGGCGACTTTACTGGCTACATAAGGCACTCCCATTGCTCCCATTTCTATGAGCCTTAAGTCACTTTTGCATCGATTAAATGCACAGTTTTTAATCGGCGCTAAACCAATATCAAAATAAGATAACTTTTCTGGATAATATTTGAATGATGTTGGCGGGATTAAAAAATATCTGTTTTCTGCCAACCCCCAGGAGTTCAAACAAAAATGCATAGCCATTTCTGGATCGCAATACATTCCTATTAAAGAATTTGGATTCTGTTGAAGAATTGTATTTATTGCATCTGACATTGGCTCCAAATCAGCAATATGCGTAATGCTGCCCGCCCAGCCCACAACAACTGTGTTTTCATCTACATAGCATCCTTGAGATGCGGCAATTTCATTTCGCTTGGCCTTGGAGGAAGGCGACCAATTTCTGCACTTAAGGCTCAGGTCCAAGCCATTATGAAGAATGTGACTATGCGGGAATTGTTCTTCATAATAACCTTTAAGCTCTCTGGTTGAGAAAATAACCCCATCTGATTCTGCAAGAAAATATTCAAAGTTCCTTAAATTTTTATTCCCAAATTCCGTGTTTATATCAAAAAATCCAAAAGCTGGGTTTTTTACATTAATCTCATGAAAACAATCATCAATGTCATAAATCAACGTAATGTCATATCTTTTACAGCATGCCCTTATCGCTTCGAACATGTCTCGATCAGAACAACGCGAAAGAATAACATGGGTTGCTCCCTTGAAAATAATCATATCTAAATCAGATATGTCACCGATGTCAGATATTCTTATTTCTACTCCAAGTTTTTCCAAATGCATTAACGGAAATTTCAATCTGTAATGACCACACGCGCCCTTATCAGCAGCAATACCAACAACGCAAAAATTCTCATTAGAAAAACGAGATGCTATTTTATACGAATCTTTATTATATAAATTTGGGTCGTCGGGTGCGCCAAATAGTTTTTGCGCAATTCTGCTTGCACCATCTGGTAAACTGCCCTTTATATTTCCCGTAATATTCATATTGATTATTTGCTTCTTTATACAATCAATAATTTGTAAAATAAACATATGGCTTCTAATTTAATAATTATTTTTTGCCGAACTCATGAAGAGGCTTCTTATGCTGGCGCAAAACTTGGCCATATTGAAAACACAGATAGGTTTTTTATATTTCTTGGTCACACGCCAAGTGCTTCGGAAATATCATGGATGACCGAGGCGGACAGGACAATGAATCTTGAAAGGGTTATTGAACATCCATTGTGCGAGGAATTGGCTGTAAAAACTGGAGTAATATATTCAAATTTTACTCATTGGAATTTGTTGTTTTGCTGGGCTCATGAATGTCCGTCCAAGGATAACATTCTCGATTGTTTAAAACAAATAAGCTCTTCATCAGCTTATTATGAAAATGAGTTTGTTTGGGGCAATATTAGAGAAAACATTATCATTGATGGATTTGAAGCCGTATATAGAAAAAAACAAATCTTAGAAAATCAAAATAATCAATCGGATAGCGAGTTTGATTTTATAATGGCGATGAATGGCATAGAAGCTAGCACAAATTCGGTTATAAAATCAATCGCAGAAACAGCATCAATGACAAGTGTTGGACTGCACCCATTGAGTAAATCAAACACTAAATTTATAAACGAAATTCAAATGATTTCCCTAATAGCAGGGAATTTTGTTCAAGAAAATCCATCAACATATATCATCTGCCATTCTGGTAACGTGAGCGCCACTGCCGAAACAATCGCCACCTTGCCGCCCCAAAAAACGGCTATAGTTTTTACTGAAATTTCGGATGAGGCAAGTATTATAGCCTCATCCGAAATCAAGCCCTATCGAGTACTGAAAAGCAAAGACGGGTTCAGTGTGCTTCTGTTCAAGATTCAATCATGAAATTATTCTGGCTCTGCAGTACCTTCCAGAACTAATCCTTTAAGCTCTGGGAATTCTTCATAAAATAGTTCAAGCATATCAAAACAATGCTTTGCGTATCTGTAATGCGAACCTATTCCTGTTCGAAGTTCCATTTCATAAATGAATTTATCTGCAGTTGTTTGATGTTCAAATGGAAACTGAGTCCCAAGGTAAGTCCAATAAATATAATGATATGATCCGTGAATTAACATCTCAGCAGCATCTAAAGAGGCATTACGCCCCCAAAAAGCTGCTTCTATCATATCGTTATCATTGACTCCTTCGGGAATTTGATCTAGGGCAGCATAAAAACCTACGGGTACAAGTGGGCAATATTTGTTTCCCGTCCTGTGTCTATTTAAGTCACGAATTTCAGCCATTGCAACAGCGTCCCACCAGAATGTAACCCATGTTCTTTCTAAAGCGCTGCCGACCAAAGAATAGCGATTCGTTCTATGCACAAGAGCTTTTTGAAATTCGCTCTTAGTAAGAGGCGGGGCGGATATTCTAATATTTGCCTTTGGATTAGCAGCGGAACCAACGCCATGTTCTAATTCTAATGGATAAAGCAAAATATCTAGGATCATGTCTTTCCAATTGTTAATTTCATCAATCAAGACCAATTTAGTTGATTCTGTAGGCTTCGTGTGCTTAAGTAGTCTCGGGGTGGCAAGAGCCATTTCTTTGGCGATATTCTCGCCAAGAGTTACTAATTCGGGCCAGGGAGTAGACTGCAAATAAGATGCTGTAGAGGCCCAGGCACGAGCTGATTGAATCATCATGACATTCGTTGCAGCTGCAACAGGTAAGTAAACTCTGGCCCTATCGAACGCATAGTTCCTCAGCATTCGATCAACTTTCTTCTTGTCTTTTTCATCTGTACTCTCAAGAAGAGATTTTGGTATTTTTGTAATTTCTGGATTTTCTTGAGCTAATTTTTCCCAAAACTCCAATGCTTTTTGATACAACTCAAAAGCCTTAAGCATTTCTTTCTCCCATTCTTCATGAAGGTGTTCAGGTATTCCTAGTACATGGGGTGAGACTAAGCCAGAGGCGTTTTGTTTAATATATCTAGTCGAAGATTCTTGCCCACTTGCAACAGGGCATATAGACCATAGATAATATGCAGCAAAAATTGATATTCCATCTATGAAAATCGCCACAGGAGCCATATCGGCAATACTGGCGTGGCCGTAGTCCACCATCTTGAAAATTGAATCCACCCCCTTGTCCAGCTTAGCATCGCGAATCTGTCTTATACGCTGCGCATGTTCATCAAACGCAATCACCAAGTCATTGAATTCGCAATCTCCCTGATCATGGCGCTCTGATTGCTCAAGCATCCATTCTGCAACACTAGACATGACTTCGTCTCGATTTCCAAAGTCGATATTGGCAATGATGGAATCCAATCCCTCGTTATTGCGAGAATATCTGGCCCCTGTCGCAGCAAGTAATTCAGGAGTAAGAGCGGGTCGGCCAGCTAGTGCAGCTTGTTCTGATGGAATTATAGATACTTGAGTAACTTTCATATTTTTCTCTTTTTACTTTTTAATTAATTGTTGATTTTTGACACATTTAAGCATATCATTAAGTAGGGCGATAGGGCCTTCTGTGAAATGCTTGGAGGAACAGGCTGCTCCAGCGGCACAGGGGTGACCGCCACCATTTTGATGAATAAATGATGCGATTTTATTTACCCCAAATCCGACAATTTCTATTGTTTCTTCATTTGTTCTAAAAGATATTTCCTTTCTGTTCAAATCAATAAAACCAATAAGACTAGGACCTTTTTCTTTGAGGATTCTTTCTCCAGTTTCTGAAATTGCACCCAAGGCAAAACATGCACAAACATTAACCCCATTAACAACTTCCGTCAAAAGTGTTTTTTGGGCCATGTCATATGATAAGTTTAATTTTTCTTCAAACTTACTCACAGAATCAGTCCATTGTTTCGGGAAATTAGATATGTGTATTTTTTCTGGATTTTTAATAAGTTCAAAAAAAACATGTTCTGCGCCCAAATCATCAATAACACATGATATAGCACAGCCATTTGGGTCATCTTTAATCCATAAGTCTCTGCTATGAGTTGCTGAAACTATGGGGGCCATAAGCTTTAAAAAATCTTCAGTTGGCGGTGGAAGCTCCGTGGATTCAGACAAACTACTCAAATAAGCGTAAATTATATCCGCCGTGCACATTTTTCCTGAATCATCAAAAAAAATACTTGCGGAGTTAGCCCAATGCTCAAAACATTTTCTTGAACTTGAATGATGATCGAAAAAAAATATTTTGATTGATTTTAGTTTATCAATCAAATCAATATTATTTTCCTTCCATGATAAATCACATATCCAGATTTCATCTGCAAAATCAGAATTACTCAAAACTTTTTCTTGAGCATTTTCGTAATCTGCAAACACAACATTGGGCAATATCCCTCTGAACTCCTTGAAATATGCAGTTAACAAAACTGCTGAAGCGACTCCATCAAGATCAGCGATATGCGATACTATTAATACACTTGACATAAATTAAAACCAAGGGGTATCCACATGGAACTCAGAGCGCCTCATGCCTTTTTCAAGACGATAATTCCAGAGTATACCCCCTCAGCAACCATGATTACCCAAAGCTGCTAAATCTATATACGTTAATTTTACAGCAAAATAATCACGTGATGAGCCAAAAATAGTTATTTTACAAATAACAGGATCGGTTCGCAGAAAAGCAGAACAATAATGACGTATCCAAGGCTGGAGAAAAAGGTTTCATGAATTACATTCAATCTATAATAAATCAAAATTCCGTCATAAGTAAAGTTGCCAGTGCGCCAGCTTCATTGGCGGGGGCAACGGAAGTATACATTAGCATCGGTGGATGGCCAAAAAGCAGCACTGTTGATAGAATTATTCTGTCGGCAAATAACAGCATTGCCAACGTAACGGTGACAGTGTTGACAGACTCTGCGCTCTACAGAGCCGCCAGCGCAACGAACAAGCCACTTTACATAGCAGGATCAGCCTCGGGAAGTATGGCTAATAATATGCTTGTATTAGATTTAAGTGAATGTTTTGTTGAAGATGTAAGAAATGTTGGTGTTCTACATCTTAGGATTTCTGCTGCATCGATCACAACAGGCACTGTATTTACTGTTCGAGCCGAAGGGAAGAGAAGCTTCCCAACAACTGCCAACAGGGGGGATAGCACTGGGATAGCACGTGATCTAAGCTTCAAAGTCGTTCATGAAGATAGTGGCACGGGGGCGCTGACTGACATCACAAGCGCCATGACCCTACATGGGGGAGAAAATTTTCCACTTAATAATGCAAATGATTATGTTTATGTAGGGTCAGAAAAACCTCAAAACAAATGGCTATTTGAATTTTCAACCGTATCCACAGGTTCAAATTCTGCATTAACTGCGGAGGTATGGAATGGGTCCGCATGGGTAGTGGCAGGTTCGGTTCTTGATAATACGTCGGACGGTATGTCTTCTCCAGGATCATTTAGATTTGACGGAGTTGTTTTGATTAATGCTGCTACTTGGGTGAAAAGGCAAATTAATGATTCGATCAATGATATTATTAACGATGTAACTAACGGGAACACGCAGCCACCTACGCTTTTAAGCAATCCATTAAGGTTTTGGGCAAGATTTAAAATCAATATCACAAGTGGCGAAGCAAGATTTCAGTCCATCAGACCAGTTGAATAATGATCATTAATAAATGATTAGAATAATGATCATTATTAATATGCCTTAAGTAGGGTGTAAAAAAACAGACAAAATTTCTGATTTTTTACACAAAATATTTTCACATTAAAAAAATAATGAAAATACACGATGATAAAATATCCATTCTTGACCCAATGGATATTTTTTAACTATGATACACATCGTACACAGAGGAACTGGCGGTAAGTACACTAATTACGCAAAAGACTCAATAAAGAAAATTTCACGACTTCGGCAAGCAGATTTAAGTAGTGATATGCCAGCCAAACCAGGTTTTAAAGTTTCTATTTGCAACTCGGGGCAGCCATTAACAGAAAACAAGATCAAAGAAATTCTTGCACGAGATTGTGTTACATTTTTTGTTGGAGATTCGCGAGGCCTGCCAAAAGAAATTATAGAGTCATCAGATGAAGTGGTCTCTGTAAGTGAATTGTCTATTCCCCACCAGATTCAAACCGCGATCATTCTTGATCAATTGGAAAATTTAATTATCCAAGGACATTAAGTTTAATGTATAAGAGAAACAATTATGAAATCAAATAATAAAACTTCCGAAATTTTTCTTGACGCCGCTGATGCCACTGATGATATTACTGAATCTCAAAATCGTCAGGTATTGGAAGCAATCAAAAACCTCAACGCAGAAGAATTCCTGGAATTAATTGAATACTGCCTTGATACAACTGAGGTTGTACTTGAGGGTATCGAAATGGCAAATCAGGTAGACGTCGGTGCAGCGGCTTTAATTTCTGCGCTTGTCAGAACGAGAAATGGACTTGCAAATACCGTGACTTGGGTATCTTCAAGATTTGAGACTGAGTTAAACGATGTCACAGAAGCCAATCAAAAGAACACGTCAACTGACGAATACCTTTAAATCATGATATTTAAAGAGCAAGATATAGAATTTTTAACAAAAGTTGCACAAATTAGCAAAAAAATGGGCGGAGAACATTTTGTTAGTAATTCCACTGGGCTTACTATAGTAAAAGTTAATGATTCTAATTATGTTCCGATTGGCTGTCCGCTTTGCTTAATGGGTAAAAGGGGACAGGGGTCATTGGGGCAACCTACAATTAACAATATTAATCTAATCGCGGGAGAAAATGCAGAAGAAATTTCTTCAGAAATCCCACAGGAAATTATGGTAAATATTTGGCTGTGTCCTCAGTGCAGAATGCCCCAAAAAGAGTTTGTTCCAAATTTCAAAGGCCCAGGTTTTAATTAAATGGAAGTAAAGTGTTATGTCAGCCTATAAAAGAATAGAATGCAGCCTAGTAGACAAAGATGCTTTGTTATCGGCCTTAAAAGAGCTGGGATTAATCCCTAAAGTTTATGAAAACCCTCAGTCCCTCAGCGGCTTTGAAGGCACACTAAGAGAACAGAAGGCAGAAATTATAGTGGGTAAACATCAGCTGAACAAGGCTTTCACTGGGGCTTCAAATGATCTTGGCTTTGCTTTTGACGAGCAAAAGGGAGAGTTTGTGATGTTTTGTTCTGATTATGATAAGGCATGCATGATCGATCAAAGAGTAAAGCAAGCTTATGCAAAAGTTGTCATTGAAAAGGCGCTAAAGTCACAAGGCTTTAAAACGAAGGTCACGCTTAAGGATGATATCGGTTTAACGTCTAGAACAAGGACAAAAATAAATATGCGCAGCAAAAAGGTGATATAATGGCTAAAGAAGTTTATCTTGAAGTTGAAATAGATGAAAAAGGAAATGTACATGTTGTGCCCAATGGTACTCAAGGCGCAGAGTGTATTGAGTTAATGGCTTTTCTTGATAAAATAAAAGGTTTTAACGTGCTTGAAACAACACCAAATGAGGACATGAAAGAAAAGAAAGTCCAAAGAGTTGGAAAACAAAAAAGAGCTTAAAATGCCAAAAACATACTTGATTGATTAGCTGAGTAAGGTGGTGTGTAATACACTCTTGACTCAACAATATCTATGAAGTGTGACTGGCCTGGCACACCGATTCTCCCAGTGGCCGTAGTTACGCCAACGGCTACTCCAAAACCACTACTCAAAATATCCGATTGTGTAAAAGTCGTGCCACCAAGATAAGTTGAATTACCAAGCGTGTCTTCGATCTCAGAGGTGGTCCAGTCGCCAGATTTTGTTGTATTTGTCGTTTGGACAGTTCCTCCCTTAACAACTCTGTAATTTGTATCCACGACCACAGGTTCGGTTCCAGAAACTCTATACCTTCGAAGCCTAATTTCTATGCCATCAATTGTTGACCCCGATGGGACATCACTTGATGTGAACCCAAAATTTGTGCATCTTAGTAAGTGCGACGTTTCGCCTTGTGATGCAGTCGTGGCTGCGAAAACATCATTGTTCGAAGACACTTCTGTTCCAACAAGTGTCCCCGAAGATGTTGTAAGCCACGATTTTGTTCCCATCGTGCTATCTGTGGCACACGTTCCAGCGGGCTTCCAAACGGTTACGGCCATGGCCTGGACCTCCATCTATCTTCTATGCTAATGGCAATGTCATACCAATTAAAAACCTTTGTTTGGTTATATGCACGATCAAGGACCTCTAGTTCAGCTTGTACATTTGGTGTGTGATCGATAAATGTACAATCAAAATTACTGAAGTCAAATTTATTAGCATCGGCAATAATTAATTTTGCTTTATGAACATTTTTTAAGTCTAAATGCATATTCCAAACAGCATTGGCTACTCTCATATCGTTTTCTATAATAGTTATATTGCTGATCCTCGGATTCGCCTCAGCAAATATCAGACCAACTCCAATCCCAAGTCCTGTTAAACAAACATCACCATACATGTCGTCTAATATGCATTTATGGGCGTACAGATCAATCGGAGCTGTGGCCATCCAGCACATTTTGTCGATGTCTAATATCCAAAAAGGATCGCAATAGTGCTTACCTGCTCTTAAAATAACTCCATCACATTCAGCAGGTTCGATCTTGTCGCGAATTAAATCATAGGCAGCGTTCAACCACGATCTTTCTTCGTCAGTATATGGCGTAATGTCTCCAGGTAAAATCATCTTTAGAATCCCTTGACAAAACTCACAACCATCCATCGACTAAGCGATGATGAATAAACACATCCGATTAAATCGCGCAGGCCACCAGTCGTGGTAAGTGTTATTCCTGTTATATCTGTCCCAAAAATGAAACTTCCGCTACTCCCCGTGGTTAGAGTTAATGTCCTATTTCCGCCACCGTCTTGAATGACTTCAATCGTAATCTTTTGTCCATCGACTGGATTTGTCGGAGCCAGTAGTGTTCTGTTACCCCCTAAAGTCACCCTGAAGTGGTTGCCCAAACTGGCATCTAGTGAGATATTCGCCCCGTCTGTCAACACGACAACGCCTGATGTAGCTCTTTGCCCAACGACTAGTTCATCATCCGTTCTCAGTGTGTTTGCTGCTGAGCGATAAAGATTTGTGTCAGCATTCCACCAGATGCCTTGCCTTGCCAGCCCTGATGTACCATCAAAGTAGATACCGAAGTTGTTTGTTCCCCGCGTTAGGTCAGCGATCCGAATGCCATAAAGATTTGTTATCGTTTGGCTTCCCGACGGGTTTTGTATTCGGTAGCCTGTTAGATTTGCAATCGTTCCCGATCCGCTTAATGAAAAGATCGTATCGTAACCTAATGCATTTGTGGCAGAAGCACTTCCGCCAACAGAGGTATTAAGCTGTGCAGAATAGCCAATCCAATCAGTAATGGTTCCATTAGATGTATTTGTTAGTGTAGCAAAAGCTCTGGACGCTGCCATGGTGCCAATATTTGCGGTGCCCTGATGCCATACATCGAAATCCATACCGTAAAGAGCGGTAATAGTCCCGCTTTGGCCCGAAAGTGTTCTTGCTGATCCAAACAGCCCTGCTGCGTATGAAATTGTGTTTGCGGCAGCATTAATCTCTATTCTTCCTGATATACCAACGGGAAATGTTGAGGTAATTGATCCCGTAACCGAATTTAAGCCCTGTATCGCACGTCGAGTTAAGTTTGAGGAAGTGGTAATAAAACTGAACAACATGTTGTTGTCATCTGGGACCAAGCCCAATCCCACAGAGCCGTTAAATCTTGACCAACCAGCGTCTACCCATAGAGCATACCTGTTGGTAATTGTCATATTAGCCCCAGCCGCTGGAGAGTTAGCTATAAATACGGTTGCTGCGTTTGTGGTTGTGACGCCAGTGTTCGTGGCCGCTAAGGTTGGTTGCGCAAATGAGTTAAACACTGCCCATGTAGCTGTTCCAGATGTTGCGGTGCTGTTGTTTGTTCTTGTTCCAGCCTGAACCCTAAAGAAAGCACCTTCTTGTAACCATGACGCCTGAGAGCCAGTTGACGGGTTAATATGAAGTGTAGCACCTGGTGTATTAGTTCTTATTCCTAAGCGGTCGTTTGTGTCATCCCAGAAAAGATTTGCATTGTCTTGCGAATATGTTCCACCAGAACCTGCAAAAACAACACTCCCCGCCGTAAACGCAGTTCCAGTCCCAGTCCCACCGTTTCCGACCGCAAGTGTGCCCGTGACCGCGGCGGCTTGTGCAAGATCAATTGCACCAAAAACTGGCGCTCCGCCAGCCCCAGGAATTCGTAAGACTTGGTTGGCAGTGCCAGCAGCTGTCACATTAAAAGGAGATGCTCCATTCCCGAGCAAGACACCATTTGAGGTGAACGTTCCCGCACCACTTCCACCGCGGCCAACAGAAAGCTGGCCGCTCCACCCAAGTGTATGAGTGTTAGAACCTGATGTAATTGTAACGTTTGTATCATTTGCAAACGTTTGTGTGTTTCCTGTCTGACTATTAAGGCTTGTAATTCCTGTATCAGTATCTGCAGCCCATCCCAATGCAACTGTGACAGGGTCAGTTCCCGACACTGACGTCGCTTTTAAGACATCATTGAGAGAGGGCGCAGACGCTGGAAGAGTATAGTTAATCGTGACCGTCTGTGACCCAGGCACAAAAGAAGTGAATTTAGTATCAGCAGAGTTGTTGAAACGTAATTCATTTGCTGAGCGAATTTCAACAATGTCTGGAATCCCAAGAATATTGGCTCCAGAACGATATAACTGGACATCACCGCCGATGAGCACGCCTGCTGCAGCGCCTGTTGTCGAAAGTGCCAGTTGTCCTGTTGATGAAGTAAATGCAAAAGCATTACTCTGTGAATATACGCCCGACGATCCAGCGAAAACAACATTGTTTTCTGTAAATGCTGTCCCCGTGCCCGTGCCGCCATTGGTTACGGCAAGCGACCCTGTAACAGCCGCGGTTGATGAAATATCAATTGCCCCGAATGCGGGAGCGCCACCCGCTCCAGGAACTCTCAATACTTGGTTAGACGTCCCCGCCGCCGTGGCTGTAATTGCCGATGTGCCACTTCCGAGTAAAACACCGTTGGAAGTAAATGTACCAGCACCTGTGCCGCCACGAGACACTGCAAGTTGCCCAGTCCATCCAAGAGTATGAGTATTAGATGATGAAGAAATAGTAACATTTGTATCATTGGCAAATGTCTGTGTTCCTCCTGTTTGGCCATTTAAGCTTGTAATTCCTCCACCAGACGGGGTTCCCCAGCTTAAAACAACCTCATATGGGCCTGAGCCAGATATGCTTGAGGCTGTGAGCACTTGGTTAGTGCTTGGGTGTGCCGATGGTAAAACATATGTGACATTATTTGCAATTGCGTCAGGGGATTTAAAAGATATGAAATTAGAGCCATTCGCATCAAGCTCTCTAAAGCGCAACTGGCCAGTTTCTCCTGCTCCAACACCAGGTGGATATATGTCTATGCCATGGTCGACTCCAGACAGTAATTGTATCGAACTAACTGAAGAAATTTCGAGTCCGCCAGCTTCTTCTCCTGAACCATAAATTCTTCCGCCCAGCAAACCTGACAAAGATGAATGCCCGAGCTGTATTGATGTTACGCCTCCTTGCTTAATAGAAACATGATCTGAATAACCGTCGCCATCAATAATTAATTTGCTTGTATCTGCATGCCATAAAATATTTCCAGTGTTGCCATAAATGGTTATATCCCCATGGCTAGAAATAACAAATCTATCGCTGTGGGCATTTGCCCCCGACCCTGATCCACCTGGGGTAGCTGTCTGAAAAACTATATCTCCACTTTGGCCAGTGCCAGTTCCAGAGCCACTTCTTATGGTTAAATTTGCGCCACCGATATTAGTTCCTAAGCCAGAGGTTGCTGATATCGTAGTTGAAATAGGCGAGGCTGATGCTGCACCATTACCAAACCAAATAATTGGGCCAGCGTCAATTCTCATTCGTTCAACACGACTTGCAGAGCCCAATGGCGTGGTTTCAAAAGTTAAATAAGAGCCTTCTGACGAACCAAAAGACCAAGTTTGGCCAGCAAAAGCCTGTATTGCTGCTGCATTATGCTGAGATGAATAATTGGCTCCATCAGCCCCTCCCATCATGATACCACCAAGTCTATTACCATTAACGATCAATCCAACATCGCCTTGGTGAAGTGATATTACCGAGCCCTCATTCAGCCCTGAAGATGTCGTGTTTAACGCTCTAATAATTGAGCTTGCTCCAGTTCTGACATCTAGCGGCATTTGCGGCGTAGCATTGCCAAGTCCCAGGCGATTATTAGAGTCGTCCCAAAATAAATTCGCATTATCTTGTGACAATGTGTTACCTGATCCCACGAAAATAACCGAACCCACAGTTCCGCCACTTAATGGATCGCCTATAGTGCTTCCTATAAGATTATATATAGTTCCACTTGATCTAAAATTAAGCGCACTGCCAGTATACCAAAGGTCTCCATTAGACGGAGAGCTTGGAGCAGAAGCATTTCCAAAGAAGATTTGCGGGCCTGACGCCCCTCCTGGGTTTAAAAGAGAAAGGACGCCTTGTCCACTAATTTTAAGTCTTTCGCTGTAGCCAGCGCCCGCGGCAAGGCCAAAATTTAAAAAATCACCCGTGTACGAAGAAGCAGCATTAATCGCAATGTATGTGCCACTAGAACTTCCATTGAAAAAACCAGCGGTTGATCCATCAAAGGCACTTGTGGCACCTATTTCGATGGCCGCGCCACTTGATTGTCCAAAAGGCGCACCAGTAATTGATAATATATGATTAGTGCTAACGCCTGATGTTGGATTATAACTAAAGGTATGTCTACTAGACCAAGACGGCGAATATGCCACATCTAGCTGCAAATTACCTGATGAAGTGATTGGTGCATTTGATATTAAATCAGTTATAATCCCATTACTGCCACCAATAGAAGAAACTGTTCCAGCGCCTTTGTTTCCTATATATCTGTAACCTACTATTTTAAAAGGCGCTCTTGACGACACGCTTCCGCTATCTGTGCTTGCATTTCTAAAAATTAGAATACCAGTTTGATAATCAAAGTACCACTGACTTGCATCTCCCTTTGGAATTAATATGTCATCTTTATCATACACTTTGATTTCATAGCCTAAACCAGGGGCCGTGCCAGGGGCATCATATTTATCTGAAACCCAATCCATTAATCGAGAAGACTCAGATAAAGTTGTGCCGTTGTTAGCAGTCACAGTATTTGTGATTGTCGTCGCAAACCATGCTTGTTGATTAGGAACTGATAGGTCTTCTATCAAAGTAAGTCTATCGGCATAATCATAGACTTCAATTACAGATGTGGTTGATCCAGGCGGCACACCAGGAACACTATCTGTCCAAATTTCATCAGCACTCACATTGATGGTTTTTGCGCCGCGTTCTTCATTAATCCCCTTTCCAAGATTAGTGGTTACTCTTTTGTTATTAAGCTTCTTAAAAGCAATATCTGTTTCGTTCCAAGGCATAAAATTAAGCACCAGTGAGTGAAGTTATTGTCCGAGTATTATTTCTGAATATAATTACAATTCGATATCTACCCAAATTACCAGACCCTGTGGGTCCTGTAGTATATGTTCCAAAAGAAAAGCCAACAGTACTGCCCGATGTTGTTGTGGAAACTCTGACAGGAATTGCCAAGGCCCTACTACTTCCATCGTTACTATTAGAACCCTGAACAACACCGAGGTCAAACCATACAGCGTCATCGTCTAAATATAACAAAATGTTAACATCACCTGTGCCATAGGGAGAAATTTGCGCGGCTGTAAGTGTCCCAAATGTTATTGTTCCTGTTGAAGCTGATGTTTTGTAAATAAATCTTTGGTACTCTTGATCTCCCGTAAACCCTGGATAATCACTTGAGTCAGGATATTGCAAGGATGATACATTTGTGCCTGTTATTTTTTGCTGCGCATTTCCGTTGCTTAGTGCCGAAGAAGAAGTCCAGGAAGTCGTTGTGCCTATTACCAATCTTTGAGCCTCGTCCATAAACACGTCAGATGTATTTGTGGATACTGTTCCGTATGTACAAATGGGCCTGTTTATAGATGCGTTTGATGAAGCAGACGCACCATGTGCCTTATAAATAGTAACTGTTAAATATTTGTTCGGTGATGCCGAATTGGATGTACTTAATGTGGCCAGGGCAAAATTCACCCCTGTTCGATCATAAGCGTCAAGATAATTCGGCGTTGATCCTGGATTTAAATTCAGATTTGGCATTCCAGTGCCAGAAATTCTCGCAACTTGTGTGCTATTGTAACATCTGTTAAATATGCCAGATGCGGCAGCGAATCGAACTTCAAAAGTGCTGTTTAAACCATAGTGATTAATCCCACTTAAATATTTATTTACGGGAGTATCCTCAGTGGCCGTCGGGCTTGTAGAAAAAGACGGAGTTGGGTTAGAATTAGAGTGCGTATCGCGCCACACATCTAATCTAAGCGTTTCCCCAGCCTCGGTGGACGAAATACTATGCCCTTCCCAACCTTCGGCGGTTTGAGTATAATTAACTTCTGCATTAGCTTTCATCCAAATTGAATTATATATGCCATGATCAGTCACGGTTAGGGACCCAGATGTTGCTGGTATAGATGGTTCTGTGGTGAGATCAATTGTCGCTGCTGTGGCACCAGATGGGTTCGTGTTGTTATGAATTCTATGATTTACACTTCCAAAAGTTAATGGCTGTAATTTTCTGCCTGCTCTAAAAGCGCTAGAAGCAGAGGGAGAAGTAAGCTCAATATTGCCACTTAAGTAATAAGTATTGATCGTGTCACCTGCTGCCACACCAGATGGATACCAATCTGCTGTTAAGCCTGATGAAAGCTTAACAGAGTAAAATGTAGGCATGGAAATTTGAGTAAGTGCATTACCTGTAAGTAAGCCAGCTTTGACTGGAGCGATATCTTTAAGTAATTCATTTACGTCGTCAAAGGCGTTAGATACATCAGTTGATGATGTCCAAGAATCAAAAAAGCCATCACTATAAACCCCATCAGATGGCGTACCAATTTGTCCTCCAAGCGCAGGCTCCCATTGTGGTGCGCCACTCACAACTGTTAAAACTTCGCCGCTTGACCCAATGGCGAGCCTGCTCCAAGCCGACCCTGAGTAATATAAAATGTCGCCAGTAGCCTGACTTCCTATAGTTAGTTTTGACGCATCAAATGTTTGGCCGCTGGCAAAACTGATCGCTTGAGAAAATGTGTGTGCTCCCGTCCAGTTAAAATTATAAGCCTGGTCTACAGAAAGAGTTCCAGTAGAAGTAATGGGGCTGCTGGGAGAAGCTGCAAGGCCATTGCCAGAAGAAATACTTGTGACGCCTGACGAACCCACGTCCACCCATGCAGAGCCATTGTGAAGCCTTAATTTGTTAAGACTTGTGTTGAAATACACGTCTCCCGCAGAACCAGAAACAGGGTCTCCTGCTTTATTCCCAAATCTAAGCGTGGCAACACCCATGGAGATATCCCCAGTGATAGGATCGTTGCTGCCATCAAGTTTTAAGTACCTGAGGTCTGCTTGTGCCTCGGTAAGAGACCCCATTTGCCCCACATCCAGCCAAGACCCGCCAAGATAAATTTTAAGAGTTCCATCAGATGTGTTGACGTATGCGGCACCTTCAGCACTTTGGGATGGATCGGTGGTGGACGTGTGCAGCCTGAGCCCATAGGCTCCACCAGTCGGAACAAATTGAAGATTCCCAGTAAATGTGTCCCCAGATTTTAAAACATATGTGTTTGGTATGACAGAAAGAGTGAAAGTTTTGCCTGACAAGCCAAGTTGTAAGCCATCTGTAGCCGAAAATATTAAATCGCCACGAACCCCGTTCACTGACGTTACAACATCAGTGCCAACAGAACTACCAACTATTAATCTTGGTGGTATTATAACGAAATTAGGCAATTACTTTCTCCGACTTATGTTTTTAATTTTACAGTTTTTTCAATTAACAAAATTCTTCAATCAGAACCCATGCTGACCAAAAATTAGCTTCTCCGCTATTTTTTATAACAAGCCTTAAAGTCTCGTCGTCGCTTAAAACTGCTTGTTTAAACTCTACAGAGAATCCCCTTCTAGAATCCTTTTCTATAGTAATCGGAGACACTAGAACGCTAGAGCCATTTTCTAAAACAACATCTATTAGTGCGCCAGAGTCTTGTGTTGGACACTGCTCGCACAAAACATCAATTCGCGCAATTCTCCACTGAGCCCCAGAAATGATTTTATCTAAAGTATGAGGCATTAAAGTTCTGTTTTTTTGAATTTCCCCATTGTCAATAGAATCACCAAACGCAATCCTAATATAATGGGATGTGCGCAATAATTTAGAATCATTTTCAGGTTGCGAAATGCAAATGGTTTTTGCGCCTGATCGATAATACAAGTGGTCATTTTGTCGCCACAAATCTCCACTGGCATGATTTTCATAATCATTATTCTCTGCAATCGATAGCCCTTTAGCCATAATTGGAGGCTTGGAAAATCCAACTGTATTGTCAAAAACATGTTGTCCTTGCCACACGGGATTAAATTTTTCAGTTGAATCAACTTCCAATCTCACTAATCCATCTTTTTCAAAACAAAGTATGCCTTCATTAGCCTCAACTCTCATCACTGATGGCTCCCAAGCTGGAGGATTGCCCACACCCTTGCTAACTAAGACAAGCCCATTGTTGCCCTGATCTAATCCTATCATCGAAGACTTGTCATTTAATATGACTAGAGAGCCAGCTGTAAAACTTGATAAATCCCTACCAGTCCCACCGCTCTCCAGATTTAAAATTCCATTTATCCCAGATGATTTCCCAGTAATATCTTCGCCATGCAAAACAATGGATTTACGTTTTTTACCATCAACATAAATTAGCCCATTATCACCAAATTCAAAAGAATAAGATTTTTTAGCCAGCTTGTCTAATTCGGGTATTTTTTTCCAAACAGGCACGCCGTTTGAAACTTGTAGAAAGCAATTTTCTTTTCCCTTTGTTGAAAGTTTTGACAACTTGTTTTCAGACGATGCATAAAGAATATCCCCCACGGCAAACTTGCTTATTCCCGTGCCACCCGCAGTAGTGTTAATTGTGCCTAAAATGTGTTTTGAGGGCACTAAGCCCTCGATTAACTCTCCGCTATCATTCCACTGTGCAACAAACTGATTCTCTTTTTCAGAATTATCATTATTAATTTGAGACAAGGGCTCTATATAAGAATCATCATTTTGGTCAATATTTAAATTTATACGCTTCCACATTAATTGGCCATGTTCAACACAAAGAAATGTTCCGCTTTCGCCCAGGGGCAAGCTCAATATTTTATGACCATCACTTACAAACAATCCTTTTTCAGGCGCAGATGACAACCCTGTGCCACCAAGATGCAATGGCAGAACACCAGTTACGTGAGACTCTAAATTAACATAGCCCCAAGTTGGCGAGCTGCCAGAAGAAAAAAGCACTGATCCTATTGGCCCAATTTTTAGCAGACTAAAACCATTGATGTTGCCAAATAACATATCCCCCGCAGATAGTCTTGCGTTAAACAACGAGTCTGTTGAAATCTTTTGATCAGCGCAAAAAGACACAGGTCTGACAAAAGCATGACTACCCGTCCATGTGAAATTAGCACCCGTATCTATGGAAATCTTATTATTTGATATTTTTATGCCAAAATTATCCATCTGATCGCCCTTATTGCTTACTTTTTGAAAGCAAAAGATGTATTTTATTATTCAGCAAATACAAGATCAGGGCCTACATTCAGAAAATTTGAAAAAAACAAAAAAAATAACTTTTGAGAAGGTATAGATTGTAAAGTTTAAGAAAAGGTGACAAAGAACATTTTCTAGAATGTGATAATGTGGCACGCTTCAGCGGGCTGCTTACTACAGGAGAACGAAACTTAAATGCCTAACTACCCTTCATCTTTCATAAGCGGGACTGCTCCTGGCGAGCGTTCCGTAAATAACATCACGGACAATCGTGAAATTAAGAACATTACTGTCAACACAATTGGCCAGGCTGGGCCTTATCCCACCGACCAATCCAGAGGTACTACCGATCTGACAGATTCCACGGCCACTATCGAAGATTTTGACACAGTTATTCAAACTCTTGAAACAGAAATAAATGCTTATCAAGCTGCAATTGCTACTACTAGCGCAATTGAAAAGGATTACATTGCTAACGCTCTTTCTTTGACACTTGTTACTCTGACGCAAAAAGCTGAAGAATTCGCTTTTGCGCTTAACCGCCTTACCGAAGATGTATCACTGATTGATACCAAAGGCTCGCTTCCTGCATCTAGATACCCATCTGGATGGAATAGAGGCTATTAAAAAAGCCGTAAGCCGTCCGTTAAAAAAGCCGAAAGTAAAACTTTCGGCTTTTTTAATTTTCAATTATTGGAAATCTTATTCATCAAGCATGGCCCTTGTTGCTTTTTTTGCAAAATCTCTTAGTAGATGCAACCGAAGACTTACAAATTCAGAGCCAATTTTACCGCCATACAAATCTCCTGGCGTGCTTGCGCACCATTCAATTTGCTCATCAGTAAGTGATTCAATTCGTGGAATTATCTCTTTGATTTGAGGAAACATGCTGCTAATTTGAAAATAAACATCCACAGACATTGGCGAATATGGGGATTTGTATTCCTTATCGGTTCCTTCTAAAATTTTTTTCAACTCAAATGAATAGAAACACTGCCCATTATTTGCTTTTACAAAAGATTTATCACCTTTAATATAGCCAGGTTTTTTATTTGTAAAGGGATTAAATAAAAGCATAGACAATCCATAATTTTTTATAGCATCATTATTGGCCTGCCTTGAGCCCAGAGACACTACACTTGTTGGTGCTGGCATCCAAGAATCATCATACTCTGAAGCGCTTACGATATTGGGTTTTACGCCATCTAGGCCTGTGGCATACTCTGATTGAACACATGACAAGCCAATCACATTGCAGAGGCGACTATAAGTAACCTCTGCAATGGCTTCTGCAGCCTCGGTATAAACTGTATACCTAGCCTGACCCATCAAGTCCTTAGCCATTGTCTGCCCTCGTCCATGCGCAATTTTTTCAGGCATGGCATAGGACAAATATCCTCTTAGATCAAGAATCATGGGTTTGTTCAGCATTTTAGTTCTTCCAGAGAGGACCTTTTGTGTTTACATGCTTTTTCCAATCATCTGGGGTTAACTTTGTAACACGATTCCAAACAATCATAGCTTTTCTTTGATAAGCTCCATTCATTCCACTACCATTATATCTCCCCCAAGTTTGTCGCATAACGATAACTTGTTGATCAGGAGTTAAATTTGGCACGGATGCTGAAGAGCCAGTAGACCCGCTTCTACTAGTTGTGTTACCTCTGAGTCTAGAGTATGAACCAGCATATTTTCGATAATGGGTTGCCAAGTATCTCGACCCCATTTCAATATTGTCTTCGAGTTTATAAGGATCGAGACCGCTGTTTCCAAAAACTCTTCGAGCAGTTGAAGGAAGAATTTGCATAATTCCAATAGCTGGGCGGCTTACCATTCGAAATTCACTTTCGATATATCCTGTGGTTGCAACCATCATTGGAGGAAGGCCATTGCGTCGCGCCGACGTTACAATTGCCTTTGCAACTCTGTCGGCATACTCGCGGCCCAAACGGCTTTGAACAATGTAAACAAATTCACTAATGCGCTTTTGTTCCTGATCCACCGTGTTTGTTTGATGTACCTGTACAATGTTCGCCGCCTTAGTGCTAATTGGCTTTGAAGCCTGATTGGCAACAGTTGTGGCATCCGTGCTGTTGGGCACAAATGTAGCAGTGGCATACGACGCGAAAAGAATCGCGAATGTCAAGGTTATGTTTCTAATATTCATATTTTTTTTACCTTTATTCTCCCGCAGGTTTTATTTACGCAACGTCTTTGTGCTGGTACCGAAAAAAACCAGCAACGCAGGCGTGGCCGCGGGCGACACAATCGGTTTGCAGGCAGTGTCCGCCTTGTTTCCCCATATTTTAGCATTTTGCTTAAATAAATTTAGGGGATTTTTTTTGAGAACAATCTCAAAAAACGTTATATGTTGGCTGAAGTTCAACCAGGATTGATTATTTAAATTAGAGAAATAAAAACATAAGGTTAAGAAACCATGCCAGGCGCACCAATTAAGAAATTCTATAGTGACCCGATTTGTTCTATCTGCAACAGACAGGTGAAAGGCTGGGCGCGGGCTTTCTGTGATAATTGTGGCAAAGCTGTTTGTCGCAAACACAGACCTCTTTTTGTATCTTATTGGCAGTGCCCCACTTGCATAGATGCACAAAAATCTTTCCTTCAAAATAATCCAACCACTGAGCAAATGATGGAAAAAGCCTCTGCTATTATAGAATCTGGTCGATCTGCAGAGGCGTCTAAAATAATTGATCAAATATTTGTAGATATATTTACAAAGAGGTAAATCATGATCAGTGTTGATGTGATCAGAAGATTGGCCCAAATTGCAAACGACTTGGATGAATCGGGCTTCATTGACGAAGCTAACGAAATTGACGAGGCTATATCTTCTTATCCCGAAAGCAACAATCAAGACGACATAAGACTTAAGGACAAGAAGATATCCGATTTGATTAACATAATTTTGCAGAAACTTAGTCTTGATGGTGTCAGCAACGATGAAATTATGAGTACAAATGTCTTTGAAAATGAAGTTCAAGAAGCTCTTCATGGAGTTCAAAGAAAAAATTAACAATTATTACCTAAGACAGCGTTAAGCCAATCTTCAATTTCACTTAAGCCCTTATCGTTACCGATAATTTGAAACTTTTTATAATTTGGTCTTTGTGAAATTGCCTCAATTACAGGCAGTGTGTTCTGGTTAAATGCGCTTATTCTTTCATAATACTTTTCCTCGCTATCGTCCCATCGAGTAATCCAGTTGTTTTCTGATGTAGCAGCGCAAGAATCCGAGCACGAAAGCCACTGGGCTTCGTTTTCAAGACAAGTATTTGTTAAATAAGGTCTTGAAGCTTCACCGTCTATGCACGAAATGTTCGGACCCGTGATTTTTGGGGGAGACTGCTTTGAAAACACCTTATTGCAACCAGAACAATATCTTCGATTGATTGCGGCAGCTAGTGTGGTTTCAATCGGCGCATCAAGATGAATAAATGCAGAAACATTGAAATTTTTATCTAAATAATCCAATTGCTCAAAAGACCTTGGATAACCATCAAAAACAAATCTAGAATTTGGTAAATCCAAGAGTTGATTAATTTTTAGACAATCATCAACAGCTTTGTGAATAATTCTATTTGTTAAATCATCGGGACAATGATGGTACCTTTCAAGAGATTCTCTAACTAAAGCGCCCAGGTCGCTGTCTTCGTCGCGTATTTTTCTATAAATATCGCCAGGAACAATTGCATTCCAATTATATTTATCCAAAAAATAAGACACAACAGTGCCTTTTCCACTTGCTGGCGGACCTAGTAACACCACGTCTATAGAAATTTTGCCGTCGATCATAATTTGACTTATTTATCTATTCGTAAAAAATAAGTCAAATTAACACATTACTTAAGCCTTTCATTAAATAATCTTGTGTACTCATCAGACTCAAGCTCAAAATCTTGTGAATTTGCATGCCTGAATTCAGAAAGTTGAGCCCGCAAGTCGTTTACACAATCGGGTGGTGGCACAACTATTCTGCAGTCTGGACAGTGTGTTTGTATGTGCATGACCCAGTCTGCCCATGTTGTTAAAGGATCACCACGCTGCCATTTTTTTACAGGCCGCATCGAGGGCATGACGCCAACTGCATCGCCTTTTTCATAAAACGACATTCCGCATTCTACACATTTGCAAGAAATTGTTGCTGGTTTTCTTTCTGACATTATGGTAGCTCCTGTACTGATGCTATTTTGTCCACAAAATAACCTTCCATTTCGTGTTTGTTAATAAAAAACACTGGCTTATACGACGTTCTTTCATAAACAGCATAAAACTCAGGTATTAATCCATTTGTAGAAACTATTTGAGCCAATAATAATAATCTTGGATATTTCTTTAGCATTTCATGGCCACTAAATTCACTGGAATTCATTATTAAGGCCTCTGTATTCTCAGGAGGATTGTCGCCAAACCATATATTAAGATCAAAGTTTGCTTGATCATCATTAAGCGCAATCACATCGTGCTTTTCATGCAAGCCTATGGCTTTAAGTTTGTTTTTAAGGCCCGTTGCATCAATGTTATTATTGGCTCCAGAAATTACTTTAACGTTCATATCTTATCGTGGCCTTGTCACAGGCGTTGCTTCATGGTTTTTTGGGAAATATTCAATTTTCAATGCATTAAATTGAGCCAGTGCCATAAGAACTGCAATTAAAGCAGAAATGCCCGCAATTCCCCATCCAATTCTTTTTTTCCATTCGGTCCAACCTGTCTGAACTTGTTTAAAAGATTCGAGATAATTTGTTATTTGATCTAACTTTTCAATAACTTGTTTTCTTGCTTGGCTTTCACTTTCAAAATGAGCACGAGTATCCTTTGCCATTATTTCAAATTCAGAAATCATATCATTTAAAGCACTTTCGACAGCCTCTCTATTGGCACTGCCGAGCTTGCCATCGTCACTAATAAGCTGCTCAATTTTGGCCTTAAACAACTCCAATTCAGAGCCAAAATGAGACAAAACTGCATTAAACTCTTCAATTTCTTCCGACATTAATGCATCGCCTTCGCGTTGATACTGCTGATAAGTTTTCAGCAGTTCGCTCATTGTTGTTATTTTCTCAAAAATTTCGCGTACTTCTTTTGAGTCAGATTCGCTGAGTTTTTCAATGTCTGCTTTAATCTCTGTTTGCAGATCGTAAATACGGACGAGTGCATTAGAAAATTCCACATAAGCTTCAGTTTGCGCTGTGATTTCATTGCGCAACATTTTCAAATCTTCTATAGATGAATTATTTGAATTTTTTTCACTCATTGTATAACACTCTCTTTTGATTCTTTTATAATTAAAAAGAATCTTTGACCGTTTTGAAAACATGCCCAAGATTCTTTTTTCGAGTTCAATTAATAAATTACCTAGTAATCGCTTTTCTTAATTTAGCCGTAGATGCTTTAAGCCTCGCGGTGGATGGAGTTTCAAAACTCACCTCATGCAAAAATACAGTTCCACCATTTTTTATCATTGATTTTTTAATACTTATGTCTCTACCTTTAAAGCTCAAAATTTTCACTTCTCCGACATTCATGTTTTGCGATAAGTTCTGTATTACAAAACCCTGGCTTTCAAGCTCCTTCGCAGGTTCATTCATGAGTCGAATATGATCATCCTCTACAATCCAAACTGGATGCCTGTAACTATCCAACATAGCTTGCAAAATTTTCTGATAATTCTCAGATGATTTTGTTGTTTTAGCAGAGCCACTCATTGGTTTTCCTCTTTGTATTATTAGAATATTCTATTAAAGTATTCCTGGAAAATATTAAAACTTTCTTCATCTTCCATAACAATATATACATGGGTGATTGATTTTGTTTCAACACTGTTTAAAAATGTATATATTGCAGATAGCTGCACTCTGGCCGTGTGAGCAATGTCATGAGTGCCACAATCACATGGAAGAATTACTACTTTATTTGCGCCTAATTCTTCGGCCATTAATAAAGATTTTCTCATTGCTGTTTTTATGTCTTGCTCATTGACCAACCTGCTAAATCCAGCCACAACTGCATGAACGATAGCCTTGGGAACTACTAAGCTTTTTTCTCCACCATTGCTTGTTAGGTAAACGTGGCCCATCTTCACAGAATCTTCGGCAATTTTATCACATTCTTCTTGAATTAAGCCTTTTGAAAGGCGGTTTAATTTATAGTCATCTATTGTTAAGCCAATGTTTGTAGGCAAAACCAAAATATCAGACTTCACAGCATAAGGATTATCAACCTGATGAATGCTAACTTGAACAACTTCATGTTCATCTCCATCCTCGTAATCATCAGGCTCATCAGAATCGTCGTAATCTTCAGAATCTTCACTTTCTAGTTGATCTTCTTCTGTGATTTCTTCATCATTGCTTTCGATATCTTCATCCATTTGCCAAATTATAGGCAAAACAGAACACTGGGAATATAAACCTTCGCAATCTTCCTTCCAGGTGTCTTCACTGAAATCTTCTGGCTCTAAAAAAGATTTTGAAAGTTTGTCTTGTGTTACAAAGAATTTAAAAACACACTTGTTATCACCAGATACATCCTGGAGGTAAAACGGGCACTCGCAAGCTTGGCCGACAGGTAATTTAACAAACTTTTTCATTTAAGATTTTTATACAGCAAGTTAAGTAATTGGAGTTGGTGTTCCGCTCGCGCCCTGATAGCCAAGTAAGTTGGTTGTTGGCATGCTGTTATATGATTGGCCTGAATAATTTGCGCTACCACCCTGCATTTGCTGATTCGTTGATTGCATTTGCATAATCTTTTGTGCTTCAGAGTTCAAAAAGTTTTTCAAATCGGCTGGCATGTCTGGCCACGATTGGAATAATCGAGCCATAGTTTGTTGCATAACTTGCGGGCTCTGACCCCACATTTGTCCCAAAAGCATCCCAGAAATAGCCTGGTACATTTGCTGTCTAACGGGCTGTGGTAAATTTGGATATCGACGGAGAAATTCTGCATATTGCATTAGGCTTTGCTGATTTCTGTAAACCATGCTTGGGTCATTTCGCAGCGCAATTGATTCATCATACATCATTTTTCCTATTTCTTCCGCGCTTTTACCCTCCCAGTTTAAAGGATTGTTAGCCTGTGATACCATCGGTGCATCGGGTGCAGATGATGATGAATCCTGGAATGTTCCCCGAGGATTACCCTTGAAATAACCTTTGTATGCTCCTTCGGCAGAGTCGCCAAGGTTTTGAGTGCTCATTTCCATTCCAGGAACACCCTGAAGGGCCTTGTTTAAAGTTAAAGCCTGGGAAATTCTAAGAAAATCTGTAATAGCGTCTGCTGTTTTGTAATCTCCCGTGTTATCGGCTTTAGACGCCATTTTAACTAAACTTTGATAATTGTTTGAATTCATAAAATACCCCTATTGCCTTAAATTGTTTTTGATATTAAATCAGTTTTGTCAGCAATTGTTCCCACATACTGATTTGCATGTTCTATTGCTTTCGTGGACTCTGGCCCACCATGTTGATTAATAATGCTAATGATATTTTGAACAAATTGATGAACATCAGGAATCGACGCAAGGTATTCTTTTGCCTCTTCTGGCGCTTCTTGAATCATAGATTGGGCCAGACTTATTCGTAAGTCATTTGTTGAATTTTCTCTAAACATAGAAGAATAATCAACAACTTTGTTTGTAAATGTATCATTGCCAAACATATCGGGAGCCGACTGAATACCTCCGAGTGAACCAAAATTGTTGCCGTTAGTCATGTGCGGGTGACCAGAACTTGAGCTATTTGTTTGCGTATTATTGGGCGAAACTGGAGCAGTGGGCGATGGATTGAGTGATTTTTGTATGTCCGTGGAACTTGGTGAACCCATGGTCGCTGCAGCAGCCGCAGGAATGGCAATACCAGCCGCAGCCTTTAAACCAATGACAGCAAGAATAGCTTTATAAGCCAGTCCCTTCATATAATTAAAAACTGCAACATCTTTGTATTGCTCAGCAAATTGAGTTGCTATTTTGTCTACTTCTTTATTTAGCTCGACCTGATCATAATCAACAGCATGGCCTTGTGAGTCAATTCTTTTCAGGTTTGCCGCTGATGGATTGGTGAGTAATTCCATCATCGTAACAGGTTTAGGGTTCATATTAAAGTTATCAACCCTGACGACAATTGATGGATCAAGTGGTTTTTCTAATGTTTGCTTTAGCCTGTTATCACCTATGATTTTCTGTATTAGATTGCCAATTTGGCCTCGTCCTTGGCCAAAATTAGCAGACTCAATCATTGCTCGCAAAGTGTCACTGTCATGAATTTTTGTTGGATTTTTCATGTCATCAGGCATAAAGTTTCCGACGCCAATATTTTGAACTCCTCTTTTTGTTGGAGACAAGGCCTCAAGTGTTTTTTCTTGAAGAACTCTGTTCAAAATTTCATTTTGGGCACTTGGAGTGTGCCCTTTAAACAACTCTTTGACTTCATCCGTATTTTTAAACGGACTTCGCGTTCGTCTGAAAAAATTCCACAGACTTTTTAGCTCACCAGCCGCAACTACAACTCTTTCTGAGTCAGCGTTTATGGCCGCTTCGCGCATATTATCCAACACGCGCTCAATTGGATTTGTCTTTGAAAATTTATTAGTCATAGTGTCTTGCCCAAGGGTATAAGTATAAATTCAATATTTTTTCTAAAAAAACCTTGAATCAAAAAATCCCCTTTTTTATAATAGAGAAATAATATAGTACAATAAGGAACACATGTTTTTAAATATCATTAATCTCGTGATTATGTCAGCGATTGGCACGATCATTCTTTATGCCGCTCTGCCCAATTCTCGAAAGGAATGGAGCCTTTTACCTTTGCTTTTTATGGGTGTGTTGATCTATATTGCCGTAACAGGAGGCATCGCCTTTGGCACATGGGTTATGATTTCGGCTTTTGTTGGATCAGGGGTCGGCCCTGCAATTATAATCGGATTAGTTTGGCTTCTTGCTGCATTCTTTGTAGCTAAATCATGGCTTAATTAATTGTAACATACGATTCTGGATTGGCAATGCACTCATTTGTTATAACAACATGTTTGATCTTTCTGGAAGGTTCTGAACCTAAAAGATCAAACGCGGCTTGGCTAACAGCTCTTTTAACAAGAGTATTTAAAGCACGAGTTCCTGTGTCTGATTTGGCAGTTGTTTCAACAACTGCCTGAAGCATGCTTTCCTCAAACTCCAATTTTACTCCTGATTCCGCGAAAAGCATTTGCGATCTGGAAACTGGCGAGTTTGGCAAATCAATTAAGCACTTGTAAAGTTGCTCTTTAGTTAGTGGCGCAAGCGGAACAATAATTGGAATTCGACCAATAAACTCGGTGTTCATTCCAAAATCTATCAACGCTTTTATGATCACATCGGTTGACGCTTCGGCAAGAATATTATACGAGCGTATCGAAGATTCTATACGATCTTCTTCATTTCTTTTGGATAAGGAAATGGTTCTTCCAGAGTATCCCATCAACTTGCCCACCTGCTCAGCAAGTCCGTTAAATGCCCCGCCGAACATAAAAAGCATCTTGGTTGTATCCACCATTGTCATTGTTCCAGGCGGGTGGCCCAAATTTTGCATTGGCACTTTTACTTTTTTGCCCTCAATAAGTTTAAGTAAAGAACTTTGTGTTGCGTAGTTTAAGCCCTCTGATTTTGTGCCTTGCATTGCATGTGTTGAAAGCTTGTCAATTTCGTCAATAAATGCAATGCCTTGTTCTGCGGCATGATGTACCCCGCTTGATTTGTACATCATTTCAAAAATAATGGTATCAACATCTGCGCCCTGAAACCCTGTGGGAGAATAACTTGTTGCATCGGCGGACACAAATGGAACGTCTAATATTTTCGCAATGGAATTTGCAATTAATGTTTTTCCACTTCCAGAAGGCCCAAGCATAAGTATATTTTGTTTTTCTAATAGCGGGCTATCTGCGCGTCTTTGGGCGTTTTTATAATGTTCGTAGACTGCTAAACTTATGCGTCTTTTTGCTTCTTCTTGGCCAATAACATTTTTGTCAAGATATTCATAAATTTCTCTAGGTGATTGCTCCTTATATGTTCCTTTTATATGAGCTTGCAATTGCTTATCTTCAAGTTGCCGCCGTGCTGACGGAACCATTTCAAGTATGTGCTCTTTGATTTGTTGAGAATTTAATGGATCGTCCATTTTTAAAATAAATTCCGCTAATGCAGAATTTAGCTCTAGCTGACCCATCACAGCACCAATATGAAAGGCCTCGGCATGCTTGCCGCACAAAAATATTTTACGATCATGAAACTGAATGTAACGCTGGTCAGTTGAGCCTTCTTCAGGTGGAGTACCGCAAACAACACAATTTGCATCTGAGATAATTTTATTAGGATCAATCATACCAGTAACCGCTTAGAGCAAAGTTAAAATTTCATTTTTTAACTTCATTATTGGGTTTATACATATAACACTCAATAGAAAATCGATTATTTTTAATATCCATCATAATTAATTCTCTTTGTTCATCTGAATATTGAGACCAATTACGTATTTCTTCTAATGATCGCTTGCAAGCAATACAGACATTGTTGTCAAGTTTGCAAATCTTAATACATGGGCTTTTCATTAGATTTATCTTTTAAATCTACTAACATTAGTGTTCGCAGATTTATTTTGTGCATATGACGACTGGGCGTTTTGAACCATATTATCAATTCGCTCTTTGCCTTCTAAAACATAAGTCCAAACTTGATTTCCAGCAGCTAATACTTGAGGATCATTTCCTGTAAGCCTGTTAACTTCTGTGATAATTTTTTGTATATCTACTGACTGATTGTGATAAAGTTTTTGAGCACCTTGTAAATTTTCAATGGCATCAAAGATAGCTCCAACACCTAATTCGCCGACTAATCCAACGCCCATACTCTTTAGGCTGCCCACGCCTTTTAACATATTGGGAGCAAGGTTTTGAACAGTTTTCTTAACTGCGTATTCCCCAGCATTACCACCCAATGCACCTGTGCCTAATTCCGTGCCTAATTGCTTAGCGGAAGAGCCTAAGTCATGGCCATAATTTGAAGATGGCGAATTGTTAGAGTTTGATATAAAATAGTTTTGATTATCCGCAGATGATGCTATTCTGACAATTTGATTAATACTCTCGTATGATGAGGCTCTTAAGTTTTGTAAATTAGCATATTCCTGCTGAAATTTTTGCGTCATTTCTTCAGGAGAAATATTGAATCTATTGCTTTGAAAATTTTCAGATTTTCTTCCCTGAATATGCCCGTCAACAAACTCTTTGTATTGGTTACCTAATGTCTTTAGTACCGAGGCTAGAGTTGAGTCTTGCCCTTGAATTAAGTCCGCAAGTTTGTTCAATCTCTCCTCAAGATCGCCAGCTTGCCAAGATGCTTTATCTTGGTTCGAGCGAGTATTGTACCATATGTCTGTTATGCCTTTGATCGCGACGTTACCCGCCGCACCAATGGCAGCCCCAGGAACAGCTCCCACGCCCCCGAAAAGAGCGCCACCGATAGCCCCTCCTGCTCCGCCCTCTAGCGCGGTTCTTCCGTAGCCTCCCCAGTCCATCTCGCCGCGAATAGCCTCTTTGTAAAGAAAATCAGATTCGCGGATAAGGGCGGAATCCGCCTCATCCAACCTTTGTATTCCTGATTTTAACCAAGGCTTATCCATAATGTATCCTTTTACTATCTGGCTTTAAAGTAGTAATTTGGCTTGCGCTTTCCAGTTTCGGGATCGACTTCGCCTTTGTGACCGCGGAATGTTAAAACACTTTCGGGCTTAATTTGACGGTGAGCCCAACCAATCTGCTTAGGAAGAGAGTATGGTTCACCCGTCTTGGGATCAACGCCTAAATAGCGCTCTCTTCCAGATTTTTCGTCTTCATCCAGTGACTCAAGATCAAATGTTGGATCAAAAAGTGCGCGAAGCTTTCTTTTGTCATAAAGACTAACATTGTTTTCGCTTGGTCTAAAATCGGGGTCAGAAGACATTAGACTATTTAATTCGGGATCAAAAATGTAAGACCGCTCATATCCAGGTTTGCTTGTAGAAGCATAATCTAAATCAAAAGTTGCACGACGAGATCGGTTGCGTGTGGCCTTATCGAGTCTGTCATAAAAAGCCTCTCTGTTGCGTTGAAGTTGATCTGGGCTCATAAAAAACTCTGGGAGTCTTTTTTCAAAATTGCTTTTAAATCCTGGGGGCAACATTACTGTCCGAGGTCCATACCGCATTGGCTCTTTCATTGGTATTCTGCGGCCAGGTGTATAATTTTCTATCGCATCGGCAAGTTCTGGATGTGCGCCGCGAATAATTTCTAGGTGTTCAGGGTCGCTTAAGTCTAAATTCTTAATTGTGTGATACATCTGAGCATGATATGGGTCAATTTCCTCAACATCATTTTCGTCATCTGCCTCCCAAAGGGCATTAGCAGCATATTTGCGAAGCACGTCAGTTACAACATCAGCTTCAGCAAAAAGCCCCTGCTGGTCAAGCCACATGGCAGTTTCGGCGAATTTTCTTAACATTTTGTGTTTAAATCTCCTCAGAAGTTACGATGAACAATAAAGTTGCTCAATATCTTAATAAAAATTCTCAACAAAAACCAAGCAGCCCTGCAAATGTTTTTCATTTGCAGGGCTTTTGCTATGATGCCCTAGAAGTATCGTCAACTAAATTTTTCAACAGATCAGATAAAGTTGTATTGCGAGATATTTCCCTGTCATTTGCCACTGCTATCTCTAGCGCTTTCTTAGTGCCCGCAATAATACAAAGCTTTTTGGCACGAGTCACTCCAGTGTAAATCAAGTTGCGTTGGAGCATATTATATTGGGAAGGATGTTGAACCAAAATTACGCAAGGATATTCTGCACCCTGAGACTTATGAACAGTGCACGCTAAACAATGCATAATTTCATCCCAGTCTTCGCGAGAATACTCAACTGGCGATTCCATATCGGGGTATTTAACCCAAATTGTCGTGCCATCTTTTTCGTCATTTATAATAGACGAAATATAACCTATGTCTCCGTTGAAAACCCCCGCATCGCCCTTTTTATAATTATTCTTAATTTGCATAACGCGATCACCAACCCTAAAAATACGATTTCTATCCTGGATTTCTGGCTTTTTATCAGATGGCGGATTAAGTGCCGCTTGCAGAGGTGGATTTAAATCTTCAACCCCCAGTCCCCGACCACGCATGGGGGTTAGAATTTGAATGTCTTCATTTTTGAAACCTGCCTTTGGCAATGATTGAGTAACCAACTTAATGATCATATCGGTCAGTGTTGCCTGATCTTCAGAGACAACTAAAACGCAATTTCTTCCTTTAGATTCAATAGGTGTTGGCAAATCAGGCACTACGCCATGCAAAATGTCGTGTGCTACGGGAATAATAGTATTCCCCTTGCTTTGTCTGAATATTTGATCTAACTTAACACAAGGGACTTTGCCTGATGAAATAAGGTCTCTTAATACATTTCCTGGTCCAACGGATGGTAATTGGTCTTTATCACCCACAATAATTAGTCTCATGTGTCTTTCCATTGCAAATAAAATCGATCTAAACAATCTAATGTCCATCATTGACGATTCATCAATGACAACAACATCGGCCCAAAGTGGATTTCCCTGATGATAAGTAAACTTTTGGGAAGTTGAATCCCCTTTTAGCAATCGATGTATAGTTGAGGCCTCTGATCCTGTGGCCTCGGAAAGCCTTTTTGCAGCGCGGCCCGTAGGTGCGCAAAGCAAAAAATCCATGTTGTGCCTTTCGAAAAGCGCACAAAGGGCTTTCGTGACCGTGGTTTTACCAACACCTGGGCCACCAGTTATAATCGCAACCCTTGAATTAAGGGCCGTGAACAAGGCTTCCTCTTGCTTTTCAGCAAGAACAATATCTTTTGTGACATCAATTTGTTTTAAATCCTTTCTAAGTGCTGCAAGGTCTTTGTATATGGCATCACCCTTGTAGCACAACATATCTGTGATCATACTAGCAACATTTTTCTCAGCCTCGCGGATACCTGAAAGAAATATTTTGTGGTTTTCGTTCACAATTTGAGATGACGAAGCCAACCTTCGGACAGACTCCATAACATGTGTTGCGTTCACGTTGCCTTTTAGAAGCCCCACTGATTGTTCAGAAACATCAGGAAGAGGCAAATAACAATGTCCACTGGACAACGCTTGATCGAGTACGTACAAAACAGCGGCGTCAACGCGCTGTGGACTATCTAATTTAACACCCGACTTAAGGGCAATTTCATCCGCTTTAAGAAATCCAATTCCCGAAACTTGTGTTAATGTGTAGATATTTTCTCGAATCATATCTAAAGCAGATTCGCCAAGCGATTTGTAGACTTTCTTGGCCATCATGGGAGTCATGCCATACTTAACTAATTCGGCTATAATTCTGTTAAATTCTCGATTTTCTGTCCAACATTGAATAATAGAGTCAACTTTTGAATCTGATAGGCCTGGGACATCATAGAGTCTTTCTGGATCATTGTCTAAAATATCGAATGTTTCCATCCCAAAAACTTGCACAATAGACCTGGCCGTGGAAACCCCTATTCCAGAAAATGTGTTGCTAGATAAATATTTAATGAGCGAATCTATATTAGCAAATCCATTTTCCTCAATATCCCGAACTTTAAACTGCTCTCCATATTTTTGGTGTACAGTTTTTTCAGCGAGGGCTTTGATTGTCATACCCTCGGAAATTCCTGGCATATCTCCCACTAATTTGACAGATGTATTACCTTTCTTAACGGTCACAATGGCGTATCCACTGTCAAAGCGATTAACTCGCGTTACTTCTCCGATGATTTCCACTAAATTGTCTTGATCTGCAGTCATTTTTAAACCCAAAATGTCTACCATAGCGATGGTGATGTACTTTTATTCGTGGATTTTCTGGATATATGTCGAGTGTTTTTGTTTTTAAAGGAAAATTAAGTTCAATGACCGAAATAAACATGGTTCTAAAAAACAAAACAGGAGAACTAAAAAATGGGAATAGGAGACAATGTGCTGAATAATCGTGGCGAAGGAGAATGGGAAATAACAACTTACAATCCTGAAAAATCCATTGGGATTTTTAAGGGATGGCTTTTAGTTGGCAAAGATTTTCATGTGATCTTTGAAGATGAATCACATACAATCTGTGTTATGAACGTGGCAAGTCAAAACGTGGCTTATGCCATTAATGTGGCAGCTCTTGAAAAGCAAAAATAATTCTATGTGGTATCGCACGCAATTTGCATCTGAAAAAAGTCAAGCCTCGGATCACGGATACGAGGCTAAAATTGCGTATTCGGTCACCGAAAATGTTGTGAGAAAATTTTTCAGAACAAAAGGGCATTACAACCCCAGTATTCACGAAGTTAATCAAAAAGTGAACTTGATTATACGTAAAATCAAAGAAAAATATCGTAACATTAACAACATGAGACTTCACTCAAAAGATGGAAGAATAACTTCTGTTATTGAAGATATTGCAAGTGACATCCTAAAATAAGGAGGCTCTATGGCGAAAAGCGTTGAGCAAGTGCTGCGAGAAATTGCATCCTCAAAATCAATAGAATTTGTGCACGAGTTGTTATTATCTCTTCATGCTTGTCTTGGTAACAAAGAATCAATACCGCGGGCGTGGATACCTACATTAGAACATCCATCAGAAAGTTTAATTGATCATTTACTATTGATTTCAATTGATGAAGTTGACAATTCCACTCACTCTTGTCTTCAAAAGGCGGGATTGTCTATTAATCAAATAAAATCTCTGTCTTATCGAGACTCCGAAAACCTGATTAAACTTTGCGAAGATTTTTTAGAGTCTCTATTCGGCCCTGGCCACGTAGGTTATGAAATGGCAAGAATGACTCCGTTTTCCGAGGATGTATCTTATTACTTACTGGGTGTGTTCCCAAATATTTTTAATGAAAATTTGCAAAAAACAATAATCATAAGAAATAAGAAAATACAAAACATATCAGAAAGTTTTTCATTTTTAATGCCAGGATCAAAAAGTCAATATCAAGCAACTTTATGGTCACAAGCCCTTAAGGCTAAAATAAATACCCAGTGGCAAAAGACTTGGTTAAGCTCGGAAATATATGATTGTGCGTCGAGAGAGGAATTTATTGTGAGAACTTTAAACATTGCGGAGTCTTATGAATGACCAAGGCCTATTTATCCTTTGTAACAAACGTAAAAGATAGTGGATTAGGTAAGTCAATTGAGATTTTAGATTTAGACTTTAAAGAAATTGTTTTAACGGGTATTAAGTTTGTTCAAATCGGTCAAATTGTTTTATTTGTGTGTTCTGAAAATGATATTCCAATGGGATTATATGTAATAAATGATAAAATTCCACATCAGATATGGGGTAAAAAAGATGCCTTATTTGAAAGTTGCATTATCGAGGACCTTACCCGTTCACGGCTGGAAAATTTAAGGGCATCGGAATATATTATTAAGCAAGGGTATAAATTATTAAGCATTGATCAAATGATTAATAATAAACACGAACTTATTTCTTGGGAGTCTTTTTGTATGGAAATGAATATAACATGTTCATTTGACTGGCCAGAATGCAAAGAAAAATGTATCATGGCCTTAAACAAAACTTTGCTTTCTGATCTTATAAAAAACCTAATTATCGAATCAATAAATGCATCTCCGAGGCCAAACAAAGTTTTATTAAATCAACCTATTGAAGTTGATATCACTGGTTATGAAATACTTTAAATTCCAAAGATTGATGCCTGATAAGCATTAAAAGCTTCGCCAATTTGTCTACACTGCTGGCAGGCATTTTCTGAGAATTCCCAAATTTTTCTTCCTCCAGGCATGGTTTTTATTTTGCAGTGGCACCTATCGTGCAATGGTGGTTCGGGGAATATGTCTTGGGGCAATTCGGGAGGCATAGCTGCACCAGCGGGAATGTCTTGGGGAAATTCTTGCTGGCCAATCGGAGCAATGCCTGGGTTATTGACTGGCGCAGGCGTGACAATTGGCAAAGACGACGTTTGTGCTAGTCTTGTTTTAAAATCCCGATACCACACAATTAATTAATTCCCAAATATTTGTATAATAGCCTTGAATATTCATTCGCCAGGAGTTTAAAATTGTCACATCAAGCTTTTGATCCAGATAAAATCATAGACTATTCCAAGGATTATTATGCCATACTTGGGCTACAAAAAGGATGCTTGCCACAAGGAAATAGCCGCCAAGACAAAATTAAAACCTCAGAAATATTAGAAAAAGCTTTTCGAGTTCAGGCAAGAACTGCACATCCAGATTTTGGAGGAAGCAAAGAGCAATTCTTAGATATTATTCGAGCCAGGCGCGTCCTTGAGGACCCTATTTTAAGAAGAATTTGGGAGTCCAATGGAGAAGACAAGCCCCGATATGTCGGAGACGAAAACAATCAATTTGAAGTTGACTGGTCAAAAATCGGAACATATAGGAAAGGAACGCCTGAAGATACCGTGGGTTACGCGCTGTTTTTAAGTATTGCTGAGCAAAAACAAAAATTTAATATTGTTCCTGCATTTTACCCAACAACACCAGAAGATAATTATCAATGGGACTTTGCCATACCAGATAAAGGCGCTAAATTAGCATTAGCAATAGTAAATGACGAAAATGAAGTTCTCAGGCTCACAAGCGGGGAACAAACTGAAGAATTTTTACCTTTTAAAATCTACATTTGCATACCAAGGGGTTCGTTATATTTGGTAAGAGATCAAGACTCAAGATTTGAAGGTCCACAAGGCCAAACTATTATGAATGGCAAACTATTGGGGGCAGCCTATTCTGATTTTAATCTTTTGGAAACGACCTCTCTAAAAGAAGCTCATGATTATATATCTGATCGAAATAGATTGGAAAAAGATTTGGAATTATTTAGAGATGGCACTATGGCAAGAAATCAAGCGCAGCGAGACATTGCTAATAAACAACAAAAATGGGTTTCAGGCGGTGAAATGCAAACAATGGATCAAAAACAATTAGAATATATTTTAAAAATGAAAAGCTTTAATGTAGTTCCAGACGATAAAGCTGCTGATTTCTTGCAAAACATACCTGATGAAAAATAATTAACCACCCAAATGATCCTTAAATATAAAGAAATTGAGTTAAAAATTAAGCGTCTTGGTAAAGGGCATGAGTCCTTAATTGTTGAAGATTAAGGTGTCGAAGACAGGCAGTGACAGTGGTTGCAACATCGACAAAAAAGGAGAGTAATCTTGGCTAAGCACATCTACATCGTTGACACGTGCGTTCTACTCCACGATCCCCAAGCGATCTACAAATTCAATGAGAATGACATCTACATTCCACTTGCTGTTATTGATGATTTAGACGACATCAAAACGCGAAAAGAAAGTGTAGGATGGAGCGCAAGAGAAGTGTTCCGACAGCTTGAAAAATATTCGTTACCAGATTTAATGAAAGGGGTCAAAGTTAATGACAAGGGGGGAAGATTATTTATTTATAACCCCGAAGCACCTTTACAAAAAAATGAAAGACCAAACATTGTCAAAGTGCATTCCGACAATGCAATAATTGAAGCTTGTCTATCTCTTAAAACAGCAAACCCAAAGAAAAAAGTTTCAATTGTAACCAAAGATACAGGCCTAAGAATCAGAGCAATGAGCTGGGGCTGTGAGGCTGAAAACTATCGCTCAGACTTGCTTGAAGATGCAAGTTACACTGGGATGCGAAAAGTTGTTTTATCAGAAAGTAAAGATTGGGATATGCTGTGGAGCGCAGAAAATATTGAAATCAAAAAACTTTCTGCAGAGCTTAAAGAAACAATTAAGGACATATCACCAAATGAATTCGTAATTTTTCAGTTTGGCGACCAAGCCTGCCCAACATATCACAAAAAAGGAGTGCTACAGGTATTAAAGGACAAATCTAATGGAATAGATCGCAAAAAACCCACGTTTATGGACATTTCTCCAAAAAACCTTGAGCAAAGATGTGCCATGACCGCATTAGCTGACACAAATGTTCCATTAGTAACATTGTGTGGTCCAGCTGGGACTGGAAAAACAATGCTTACCTTGGCTGTGGCTTTGCAGCAAGTTGATGATGGTATTTATGACAAAATCATTGTTATCAAGCCGCTTATTGCTGTTGGAGGAAAAGATATTGGGTTCTTGCCAGGTGATAAGTTTGAAAAAATTAGCGCATGGCTTGGGCCTATGCGAGACAATATTGAACAATTGCTTGGTTCGAGCACTCAATCTGGCGCGAGTCCATTCGAGGAAATGGTTCACGATGGCACAATAGAAGTAGAAGCTATGGCTTTTATTCAGGGCAGATCAATACCCAAGGCTGTTGTTATTGTTGACGAATCACAAAACTTAACACCACGTGAAGCTCGCATGGTAGTTGAAAGATGTGGCAAGGGAAGCAAAGTAGTTCTTCTTGGTGATTTAAGCCAAGTTGAAAACACTTACTTGGATGCACGTTCTAATGGCTTGGCTCATGCTATGCAAGGTGGCAAAAATAGCGAGCTTGTTGCAGGAGTAGCACTCACAAAGGTCGAACGATCAAGTTTAGCTGCTGTGGCTAGCGAAATATTCAAGCGACCTGAATCTCAGCGATAATCTTGTATAAAATGCGCCGTAGATAATATAAATCTACGGCGCATAGGTTTAAATAATAATGTCAATTGCTCACACATGGGTGGAATATGAAAACACTTCTCCTTTCTCGATTACCGAGAAGGATTTGCCGCTAATAGACTTCGGCATTCTTCAGCCAAATGTTTGGAGCACAAAAAGAGTTATTGGGCTTAGATGGCTTGGAGGAAGTGTTCAAAATATCAAGTTTTGGATGGATGGTTCATTGGCCGACATATACAAGGACTCTTTATTGCCCGAGCCTGATTTAAGAGTCGATTTGAATGCCAGGGGTTATAAATTTAGATATACTCTTCTAAATCAAACAGGTACAAATGTGCTCGCAACATGTCGTGCTGCTACTAACTCTAATATTACTGGCTATTCTAGCGGCGAGTTTGCTACTGCACCAGATAATTATGATGGTATAACATTAAATGTCGGGGAAAGACTGCTTGTTAAAAATCAAACATCAAAATTAGAAAATGGTATTTATAGTGTTGCTGAGGCAACATTGGGGGCTATTAATCTTTTAAATCGATCATCAGACTGTCAGGCAATTTATCGCGGGGGAGTCGTAAATGTTACTGCGGGGACAGCTGGGGCTAATAAAAGTTATTTTATGTATGCTGCGGCTGGAACCAGCGCAATAGGGACTCTTGACATTAAGTGGGTTGACAGGACCACCAGGACTGCTCATGCCAATTGTCAGGTTGCGACGACTGGCAATATCAATACCGCTGCTGCACCAGCAATAATTGATGGGCGAACTTTGCAAGTTAGTGACAGAATATTAGTGCGTGCGCAAACTAATAAAATTCAAAATGGTATTTACAGCGTCACGGCGCTTTATCCCGCTAATAGTAAAACATTTAGAAGAGACACTCGGTTTATTTCCAATGCGCTAAATATAGGGCAATCTGCATTTGCTCTGGCAACGGCTGGGACAACGAACAGGGGTAAGCTCTATTGCTGTAGACCAACAACAAACCCTCCATATATTGCGGGAAGTGCGGTGTTTCAGTGGGTGGATGTAACACATCATTATGGCAATACTACAGTAAGGATTCATACCACCGCTAATATTGCCAACCTGAACGGAGGAGCGCCGCTGGTTGTCAATGGCGTTACACTAGTAAATAGTGATAGAGTATTGGTGGCAAGCCAAACTGACACTAAAACTAATGGTATTTATACTGTTACATCTGCGGGAACTGGATCGAATGGTGTTTGGGATCGTGCCAGTGATTTTAACACAACGGCAGAAATTGTGCCGATAATTGTGGTAATGACCGAATCTGTCAATAGTCTTGGTAGAAATTGGTTCCATATGTATCCCTCTACCCAATATCAAGAAGATTTTGTTATTAATGTTAGCGGCATTACGGTAAATAATCAACCATCAACAAGTGCATCATGGTATTTGGCCTGCAACAATATGACAAATGCAAATATTTCTAATTTTGGGGCAGTCTCAACGAGTGCATTTGTAACAACATCTCCAGCAATAGGCCAGCGTGTTTTAGTGCGTGGCCAAACTGCAGCGGCGGAAAATGGTATTTATACTATTACTGGAACATCGGGGCCAAATTGGGTAATGTCACGGGCAAGCGATTTAAACTCTTCGGGAGAAATTAAAGCATTTGCATCAGTTTTTCTTATCAATGGATCATCTGGGTCAACATACTGGCTAAGCGTCCCGCCTGGCCCATATACACTTGGAACAACAGCGCTTACTTTCCCCGAACGGCCAGCCAGCAGCGCTTTATTCGTAACCCAAGCTGTCGGAACATCAAACATAAGCACTCTGGCGGGAGGCGCACCCGACAGCCTTGATGGCGTTACTCTAGTTGGCGGAGGAATTGTGCCCGTATTACTTACAGGACAAACTACAACAACAGAAAATATGTTGTATCTTGTTGATAATGCAGCAGCCGCTCCTGTTTTGGTACGAGACCCTGCATTTCTAATAGAGCCTGGGGAAGTCACAACTCTTACAGGACAATCTTTGGGCAATAATCAAGTTTGGGAAACTTATTTTGATCCTGCGGCCACAGTAATTGGCACTGACGAAGTCGAATTTATTAAGGTCAACTCAAGGACGAATTTTTCAGCGACTGCTACATCATCAACATCAAATATAGATATTGCACTTGCTGCGCCATCAACAATTGATGGAGTAACCTTGGGCGTCAACTCAAGAGTGTTGCTTAAGGACCAAACAGATAAAAAACAAAACGGAATCTACATAGTAACGCCCCAAAGAACACTTCGGCTTGTAAGATCATCGGATATGAATGATGATACTGATTTAAATCCCCTGTCAAGAACTCAAGTTACTCAGGGAGTTTCATTTGGAAACACTTGGTGGGGTATTTATTTGGATGATCCCACACCTGTTATGGGAACGGATAATATTCGATGGGTAAGTCAACCCCAGGACGTAAGACTTATTCCAGCGAGAGTTGCAACCACTACGAACATTTCTAATCTAGCGAGTGGTGCACCAAAGGTAGTAGACGGAATAACTTTAAAAAATGGTGATCGCGTATTGGTCAAAAACCAATCAACACAAAGTCAGAACGGTGTTTACCAAGTCAATAGCGTTGGGACTGGATCAAATGGAAATTGGCTAAGAGCCTCTGACTTGTCTAGTGATTCGCAACTTGTTCCTCAGCTTGGAATATACGTTGAAGAAGGAACCACCAATGGACAAGATGATTTCGTAATTAGTTTACCAGTTCCCGCAGACACACCCCCTGCTTATGTTTTGGGCACCACAAATATACAATGGGTTGTTCAATCAGCGCTAACAATCTTTAACCAATCGCCTAACACGTGGAATACAACGCCGTTTTCCATAGACCAAGCTGTTTCAATAGGCAGCGCCAATATTGGCGCTAATAACGAAGCATATAGTATAAAATTTGCTGTTGCTGTTCAGGCACCAAACGGAGAGGCTGATGGTGAAGTACGCAGAATGAGATTTTTAGCACAATACGAAACAGTTGATGAATAATGTTTAAGCACCCTAGACATATCTATAATATCTGCGGACAAATATCAAGCCTCCCAGTTTTTTGGGAGGCTGTTGTAGGTGGTAAAGTCATAAAACAGATCGGTGGCGATGGTATGGTTTGCAGAAAGCGCAGCTCGCTTCCACTTGAAGAAATTGAGTATTGGGGTATAGTTTGCGAACATGGAAAGTGCGGGTTTGACATAAAACAGCAAAATCTGGATTGTTTTGGCAAATTAATACCTGTTGATATTGACAAAAATATTGACAAACTTGATTACAAAAGAAGCATTATTGTTGATTCCGACGGCAATGAACAGACCGCATGGGTTGAAATTGGAATTGACAACAAGTGCCTAAAGGTCATTTTTTTGCCAAAATTTGAAGTAAATTTAATAAACTTTCAAGATAAGTTGCAATACATAAAGGAAGTATCTAATTAATTACGGAAAAATTATTTGAGACATAAGTCAATGTTCCGACAGGTAAATGTACCAGAGGGCAGAAATAGCACTCTAAGGAGATAGACAGAACAGAAATGCGCCACATTGAACAAGAGCTGCACCAGATGCTTGAAGAAATAGTGCCTAATTCTTCTATGGAAGAACAGGCACGAATAATTGCTGAGGCAACAGCATTTTTCAAGGCCGCAGAAAAAAGTAAAAACAAGACAAAAACTGCTAGTCAGTGTGTTCGTGAATCAATGATGGCTGATGCCTTACTTAAAGCCATTGGAACTCTGGACGATTGGAATCAAGACCATAATGATAATTATGGGGCAGATTTTGTGGACGGAAGAGGGCTTGACCACAGAGCTATCATTTCGCAAGCATCTGGCATCGCCAACAGAACTGCAAAATCAGATTTGTGGGGCGACATGGATATTTTAAACGAAGATTTAGAAGAATTTCTATCTCGCGAAGACGAAGATGAAGAGGGCTACGAAATAGAAGACGGCCACGATGAACATACATCTGAGGTCTTTTTCTCTCCAGGCCGCGGTCGTCATCGAAGTGATTCGTTATCTCGATAACAGGAGTGGTATTTAGTGGGCAAATTTGTACGCAAGGCTCAAATGCCTCCGATGGACATGGGAGGGCCAGATATGGACATGGACCTTGGCTCACTAGGTGCTGCACCACCAGCTCCAATGGGTATGCCGCCACTTGGAGGCCCGCCGATGGGAGGTATGCCTACTATGCCAGCAGCTGCCCCTGGAGCGCCCACTGATCCCGAAAGAGAAGAAATTGGGTCACCCCTTGACACGCTGGGGAAAATTTTATATGATGTCGATGCCCCTACATTAATTATGCAAATGGCAGGAACTGATTCCGAGGATATCGCATCCCACATATGGGAGCTTTATGGAGGAAATAATAAAGGCGGAGTAGACAAATCAAAAATAGGAGCAAGAGAGCCCAAAAGCGATGTTGATCCCAAGGTCGAAAAAGCTGAGCAAAAAGCCACGGAAGAATCTAGATGGCTGAGATTGCCAAAAGGCAAGAGAATTAATGAAATCACAACACTTGAAGAACTTAATTCCGTAATAAAAGGGCTGGTATTAAACACAGTTAAAAATGAATCCAAAAAAGGCCAAGCCCCTGGCGGTATGCCAGGAATGCCAATGGCTAACGCAGCATATGAGCTGATACGTCTTGCCCAAGATTTGGATCGAGACAAACTATATTCTGCATCTGATCAAATATATTTATATGCGCTTAAAATTTTAAAATAATTTTTTTAGGTACCCCCTACATCAAAAGCCAGCAATTTTAAAATTGCTGGCTTTTTTGTGCCAAAAACAGGATTTTGCACTAATAAGATAGTATTGAAAGAGTGGAATTAACAATTCCAATTGATTTTTGAAGAAAGTCAAGCTCTGAAATATAGTCGTTAAAGCAGTGATATAATCACTCACACATTTAAAGACAAACACTTAGGTGAGCAATGAAAAAACAAATAAATAATTACGACGATACGTCAATTACGATGCTCAAAGGGGCAGAAGCTGTCCGCACAAGACCAGCGATGTATATTGGCGACACAGGCAATAAGGGCCTGCATCACTTAGTCTGGGAAACCCTTGACAACTCTGTAGATGAATCCATGGCTGGATTTTGCAGCCAGATCAATGTTACCGTTGCTGAAGATGGATGCACGATCACTATTGAGGACGACGGAAGAGGCATTCCTGTTACCCCGAAGCAAGACGATCCTAAAAAGCGATCTGCTCTTGAAATTGTATTTACAGAATTGCATGCTGGCGGTAAATTTGACAGCGCTGTATATGATAAATCAGGCGGTTTGCACGGTGTTGGCGCATCATGTGTTAACTTTCTTTCAAGCACGTTAGTGGCCAAGGTTTGGCGAGATGGTGGCGCACATGAGATTAGCTTTGAGCGTGGCGTGCCTACAAGTGCATGTGAGCGAGTAGGAGATTCAAGAAAGAGAGGAACTTCAGTTACTTTTTGCCCCGATTACAACATGTTCGGGCAAGTTAACATTGAAGATATGTTTTCGACCGTCCTCGGAGAAGATTATATTCCCGATGAAGAAATGTCTGATGCTGTGATGGCATGGAGAAAAGCTCTCATTTCTGGCAAAGTTGACGAAAGCATTTTTGTTAATGTTTTTAGTCATTTGGCAAAATCTGTTACAAATGAAGATGTTCTTAAACAGGTTTATAGCAAGTGGCTGAGCCAGTCTTTGCGGAACATCAGGTTTGACGACGAGGTTATGATCCGCAGATTTAGAGAAACTGCGTTTTTGAATGGTGGATTAAAGATTGTTTACGAAAATAAACGAACAGGAAGAAAGGAAACTTTTCTTTATGAAGGTGGTATTTCAGATTACGTAGAGTATCTTTCATCTGCAAAAACAAATCACTATCCAGTCAAGCCTATATATTTTGATACCAAGAGCGGCAGAGTTTCACTTCAAGTTGCCATTCAGTTCACTGAAGAAGATGAAGAAACCATTTTAACTTTTGCCAATAATATCAATACGGCTGACGGAGGAACACATTTAGCTGGATTTAAGACAGCCATCACAAGAGTCGTGAATCAATTTGGCCGAAGCACTGGCATTCTTAAGGAAAAAGACAGCAACCTTGCTGGCGATGACATTAGAGAAGGAATGACATCGGTTGTAAGTGTTCGGCTTCCACAACCTCAATTTGAGGGCCAAACAAAGAGTAAGCTTGGATCACCAGAAATTGAAGGTGTTGTGGCCAGACTTGTTGGAGAATCTTTAACTGAATACTTTGAAAAGAACCCTGCAATTGTTAAGCTGATCGTTGAAAGGGCTCTTGTTGCACAAAAGGCACGAGAGGCGGCTAAGAAACAAAGCGAATTAATTAAGAGAAAGTCATTATTTGGCCGATCTAATAGACTGCCTGGGAAATTAAAAGACTGTGACTCTGAGAACAGGGACGAAACCGAGTTGTTCATTGTAGAAGGTGATTCAGCCGCGGGGCCAGCTAAAGATGGCAGAGACCCACGGGCTCAAGCCATTCTTCCTATTCGCGGTAAGATTATTAATGCTGAAAAGCACGATTTGGTCAATTTGCTTAAGAATACCGAAATTCAAGCTCTTATTTCAGCTATTGGGGCTGGTGTTACAGTTAAAACAAATGAGGGCGAAGATGATTTCAATCTTGAGAACAGGCGATATAATAAAGTCATTCTTATGACTGACGCTGATGTAGATGGGTCTCATATCGCTACACTTCTTCTGACTTTCCTCTATAGATTTATGCGCCCGCTCGTAACAGAAGGGCATGTGTATTTGGCCCAGCCGCCGCTATATAAAGTGGATAATGGCAAGCAAAAGATTTATTGCTGGTCTATGGACGAAAGAAATGAGGCTATACAACAACTTGGTCCTAGATCAAAAATAACCAGATTTAAAGGTCTTGGAGAAATGAATGCTGAGGAGTTGGCGGAAACAACAATGGATAAAGAATCACGGAGGCTCATTAGGGTCAATGTTCCTAATACTGGAGACGCAGACTTGATGCTATCTGTTCTCATGGGCAGAAATATTGCCGCCAGAAAGGCACATATTGTGAAAGAAAGCCAACAAAGAACTGACAAAATGCTTGAGGAAAGCAACGTTTAAAACAAAAAGAGAAAAACAATGAGAAAGTCAAAGTCAAAGAACGAAGACGTAAATATTAAATCAATCATCGAGCATATTTCTGATGAAGAAATTACACATTTGCTTAATGAAAATTACATGCGCTATACCTTTTCGGTTATGGAAGATCGAGCGTTACCTGACGCAAGAGATGGTCTTAAGCCATCGCAAAGACGTATTTTACTGGCCATGAATGATCTTCACTTAAGCCCTAATAGCGCTTTTGAAAAGGTAAGTAAAATTTCTGGGCAAACAATGGGGGATTATCACCCTCATGGCGACGTCGTTATCACTCCCACGCTTGTAAGAATGGGTCAAGATTGGATCATGAGATACCCACTCGTTGCCAAGCAAGGGAACTATGGGAATATTGACGGTGACCCGCCTGCAGCTGCTCGATATATTGAAGGAAAACTAACAAAAGCTGGGGCGGCGATTTTAGCCGATCTTTCACCAGATGTCGTTAAATACATCCCGAACTATAATGATAAACTCAAGGAACCCACGGTACTTCCGTCTCTGTTGCCCAACCTTCTTGTTAATGGTGGAGCAGGCATTGCCGTGGGCGTCGCCACAAGATTAGCACCCCATAATTTAAGAGAAGTCGTTCAACTCATTAAGGCATACATTGAAAATCCAAACATGACTGTTGATGACGCGATGAAGATCATGCCTGGCCCTGATTTTCCCACAGGTGGTGTAATTAGGGGTAATTCTGGTATTAGAAATTACTACGAAACTGGTCGTGGCTCAGTTCAAATTGAAGGCGTTTATGAAATCATAGATGAAGGCAAGGGCGGACAATACATCAAGATCACTGGCGTTCCTTATGGGGTGTCCCCAGAAAGATTGGCTGAACAAATTGCCAATCTGGTGAAAGAAAAGAAAATTGAAGGGATTTCAGACTTGAAAGACTTGGGATATCTGAATCGCCAGACAAAGGAAAGAGTAATTGATGTTAGAGTTTGGATTCAGAGAGGCGGCAATGCTCAGTTGATTTTGAACCAACTTTTAAAGTCAACAAATCTTCGGACTTCTTATGATGTTAATCAAACTGTTCTGATCGGCGGAGAAGTAAAGGAAAATGTTCCAATCCTAGAACTCGTAAGAGTGTTTGTCGAACACAGAAGAGAGGTTCTTTTTAACAAATTTACTGCCGAAAAATCAAGCAATGAAGCCAGAGTCCATATTCTGGATGGTCTCTTAAAAGTCGCCATGGACATCGATAAGGCCATAGCACTTATCAGAGGTTCCAATGATGCTGAGGAGGCCATTAATGCGTTGATTACAAACAATTTGGTAGACACTCAAATTCAAGCAGAAGCCGTGCTTAAAATTACGCTTCGCCAATTAACCAAACTTGAGTCTTCGGCATTGGAAACGGAAAGACAAAAGCTTTCTGAAAGAAATGAATGGCTAACTAAGGTTCTCGGAAGTAACAAGAAACTTCTTGAACTTGTTTCCAAAGAACAAGACGAACTCGCAAAGCAAATTGGCGATGATCGCAGAACCGAAATTGGGCATGACTCTGACGACATCACTGCAGAAGACCTTATCCCCGAAGAACAAATTGTAGTTACACTTACAAAAGATGGCTACATCAAGCGTGTTCCAATGAATACCTTTAGAGTTCAAAACAAGGGGGGCAAAGGAGTTGTTGGTGTTAAAGGTCGGTCAGAAGACGAGGCATCTGACCTTTTTGTAGGCTCTACTCATGATCTATTCCTGTTTTTCACAAACAAGGGTCTTATGTACAAAAAGAAGGGCTACCAAATCCCCGCCGCCGCAAGAACTGGCAAGGGAACTCACCTAGCAAATCTGCTGGCTCTCTCTGCTGATGAACGAGTTACGAGCACAATATCACTCAAGACCCTCGACACGGATGGATTTTTCTTGATGGCTACCAAAAATGGCCTTATTAAGAGAACCGAAATTCGAGATTATAATTCAAGTCTTAAACAAAGAGGACTACAAGCTATGAAATTGAATGAAGGAGATGAAGTGGCATTCGTGCAAGTTTCTGACGGATCAAGAGACATCTGCATCATTACTGCGAATGGCATGGCCGTGAGATATCCAGAGTCGAACGTCCGAGTGGTAAGTCGAGTTTCACTTGGGGTTAAGGCTATGAACATCGCCGATAATGATGTCATCGTTTCTATGATTACGCTTGATAAGACGGAAAATCCTGATATTCTTGTGATCACCGAAAATGGATATGGAAAGCGAAGCCCAGCGTCGAAATACCGATGTCTTCAGGGCAGATATGCCAAGGGTGCGAGAACAATTGATCAAGTGAAGCGCGACCGAAATGGATTGATTGTTGCAGCGCTTGTTGTGAACGAAGAGGATCGTATTCTGATTCTAACAACGAAGGGCAAAATGATTCAAATCGCCGTCGAAGACATCACGTCTAAGGGAAGAGTCACAATGGGGAACATCATCGTGAAGCTTGACGCAGGAGACATGGTTCAGACTGTGGTCAAGGTAGATGCGGATGACATCGAAGAAGATGAAAATTACGACGAAACATCTGAATAATTAGAACAAAACACAAAACACAAAATTTTATTGATTTTGTGTTTTGTTCTAGGTCTAGTTTTAGTGTTTATAGAATACATCTTTAACGTCCCTCTCAGGGGATGGGAGTTCTGATGGCAAATCTTATATATGATTCTGGTCGAGAAGCTTTCTTAAATGGTGATATAGACTTTACAAACGATGATATTCGAGTCATACTTCTTTCAAGCGGATACACATTTAGCTCAGCGCACGATTTTCTTAATGACGTTGCTGGCGGCGGGGTCCGAGTTGCTACATCATCTGCGCTGACTGGCAAAAGCTCAACCGCTGGCGTGGCCGACGCCGCCGACGTCACTTTTACAGCAGTGTCTGGGTCTCAAGTTACTCAGTTTATTATTTATCAACACACTGGGACAGAAAGCACAAGTAGGCTTATAGCATACTTTGATACTGCAACAAACCTGCCAATTACTCCAAACGGAGGAGACATCACTATACAGTGGGACAATGGCGCAAATAAGATATTTAAACTTTAAGACACTAAAAGAGGGAATATAAATGAATAAATACGAAGAAATGAGCCTTGAAGAACTTGAGACTTTGCGATTGGAAAAAATGGAATCAGTCAGGATCGCTAAAGACGACCTTGCGGAAGTTAGTTCTGTTTATGATCGCAAAGCCCGTGCCGCTGAACTTGCCAGAAAATTAGGGGGATTGTCTCCTGAAGACTTGGCATTATTGCAAGAAATGATGCCAGATGGAGTGCCAACCGAAGAAAACGTCGGAGTACCAGGTCAATAAAAACAATCCATGCCTAAAGTTGCCGTTGAACACCTGTTTACAGGAGATACCGTTGAATACACAAGTTATGACTCAACAAGAACCATGTTGGGGAAGCACATCGTCCAGCAAACTGGCCCTTCGGCTGAAGATAAGTTTGCAGGACCGATGCCCATTTTACTTGGCAGGCCAATGGAGCAACAAGTCGCAACAGCTCAGGCGGTGGGGTTCCCACATGTAATTGATATTGGGGGAGGTAAACAATTGTGCTTTTTAATTGGCACAGGCGCAACTAACCCTTTGCGTGTCGTTATGTATGAGTTCGACAAGCAAGCCAATACATTTACTTATATTGGCTTTGTAACAGTAGCGTTTGCAGCAGGAAACGCTACTGCAAGAGGTTTTCGAGCTCAAAGGTATCTTCATACAACGGGTACGGTTGCTGTAAGCGGGACTGGTGTTACTGGAACTGGAACCCAATTCCAATCAGAACGAATTGGCGCGGGGGCAAGAATAGGATTTGGGAGCACAAACCCCAATAACATAACAACTTGGTACACGATAGCGCCCGCTTCGGCCATTGCAAGCAATACTGCTTTGACATTGGTTGAAAACGCAGGTACAATATCTGCGGGAACACCTTATGTAATTGAGGAGCTGCGTATTGTGGTTTCAATTACAAACGCAACGGCAACAAACGGCGGGCTATATCTTGCAAAAGGACTTCACGCTGGTTTGTTTACTTCCGCTGGAACAACAATCAGCTTGGCCACTACCGTGGACAATATCAGAGCGGTTTACTGGCTGAAAGACGCCGCAACTGTTACTAATACAGTTGCGGCTGGGTGCGCAATTGAGTCTCCCGTAAGCAACACAGAACAATATGTTTATGTGCTAAACGGTGCCACAACAGCAAGTGTTTGTTATAAATATAACATAAGAGCCTCTTTGGCATCATTGACAGCTGGCGCTTCACAATCAGCGATAACGCTCATCTCAGGTACCGCAACCCTGGTAGGAAACCAGTCTCAGTTAAACAATGGGCGAGTAGCCACCACATCGCATGGACCTGGATCGGGATCAGCATGTTTGTATTGGGTCACAGCTACACGTATATATAGGGCGTTGCTTTCGGGGATAACTGCGGGGTCAACAACATGGGCTAATGATGCAGCTGTTGAAAATCCACCTGGAGGCTCGGCTACTTTTGCTCTTGGAAGCGCATTCACATCGGTAGAATATGCAGGCAATATAGACCGATTTATCGTGGCTACAAGCGGCGCGGCGGGCATAAGGTCATATGTTACTCGGTATATTACTGATGGTTCTCAATTTGATCATATTTTTCTAGTAGACACAAAACAGTTAGATCAATCTACCGCTGATGCTGGAGGGGTTATTCATCCAGCAGTTAATGCATCGACTATGAGCGTCTGGTCTGAAGATGGCTATTGTTATCTGTGTCGAAACGGGGCGACGGCAGCTCTTAATCAAATTTACATCGTTCCGCTATCAGCCCATTGGTTTTACGCCACTGGATTTTCGGACAACAATAGATTAATTACCCCTGCTATTTCAACCCCAGGAGCAACAAAATTTTACAGATTGTATGTCAACAATATTGAACACTTAGGCACGGGCACATTGGGCATGCCGCCTGAACCATATAGGGTTTACTACAGAACAAGTGGTATAACAGACGACTCTGGCAGCTGGACCCTTCTTGGAGAGGGCCGCGATTTATCTGGTGTTTCCCCTGCAGCATCTATACAATTTGCTTTTGAGTTTAAAATAATTGGACTAACCTGTATTCCAGGGAGAATATTAGGCTTAACAGTTCTGTACGAACAAGGGGATGAAATCCCATCACATCTGGAATGGAATTACACTGATTCTAGTTTAAGTGATGGTACGCTTGGATTTAAGCAAGTGTCGTCTTATGGCAGCGTACCCCATTTAACTATCAGTTATTATCGAAGTGACAATAATAATCTTTTATTAACTCAGGCTAGCACGGGAACAACAAATGGCGTGTTTGAATACTGGAGTGGCTCGGCATGGGTGGCTGGAAATGGCACCGACACAGTAGGGCTCAGAAGAAGATTTAGACCCACGGCGGGGCTGCCAACTAATGTTGACGTATATGCAAAACTGCAACTTGTTTAAAGTGGTGGTGATGATGCATGTCACTTCAAAGCTTAAGCGTAAGAAAAAGTAGCCTGGGGCTGAAACTAAACAATTTACCAGTTGAGCCAATTCAGTATCTTGCTACAAAAGGTAAACAAGGTGTTTATGTAAGTGACGGGAGTGATAATTCAAGATATCTCCTCACATCACGAAACACATCTCTTGGCACAGTAAGAAGCCTGCAGTTGTTATCTCCTGGGTCAATAAACTCTTTGGAGTCTTTTGGCACGGCAACGTTAAATCTTGGGGCGGCAGTTCTTACAATTTTGCCAGAAAGTATTTTAAGTGCGGAAAATTTTGGCAGCCCAACTGTGCGATCTAGCATTTCAATCATATTAAATTCTATTAATTCGTTAGAAGCCTTCGGCTCATCTACCATTAGATCGTCTATTAGGTTGTTTCCTGGTAGTATTTCAAGCGGTGAAGTTTTTGGCCTTCCTGAAATTAGCTTAGGGCTAGCAAGCATTGTTCCAAATGGCATTAATAGCGCTGAAGCATTTGGTTCTGTTATTATTTATGCTGGCGAAGTTGCGTTAAATCCCACAGGAATTAATTCTAGTCAGGTGTTCGGATCACCCGTAGTCAGGCCAGGAACAATAACAATCAGCACGTCAGGTGTTGCAAGCCAGGAAACACTCGGATTACAAACATTTATAGCGGGCGGCATTACAATAACACACGGCGGATTAGCCAGTGGTGAAATGTTTGGCATACCTGTTGTCAATGCTGGAGTAGTGCTCATTAATAGCGGATCAATTTCTTCTCTTGAGTCTTTTGGCTCTTCAATTTTAAGAGATGGGACAACAACAATTCAGCCAAACAGCATCAACAGTGCTGAAAATTTTGGTCTAGCCGCCTTAAGAGCTGGAGCTATATCAATTTTACACAGCGCTATTAGCTCACAAGAGATATTTGGCAGCGCTGTAATTAGACCTGGTACTGTCACAATATTACATGCAGGCATAGCAAGTTCTTTTGAAACTGGTACAGCAAGCTTTATTACTTCTCGATTTATTGCACCCAGCGGAATAATTTCTACGGAAGCCTTTGGCGCACCTAATTTGATAGCAGGAGGCATTCTAATAGGACACACAGGCGTGCCTTCAAGCATAGCCTTAGGCAACCAATCGATCATTCCTGGTGTCTCGAATATAAATGCGACGTCAGCAGCGTATGAATCTGCTATGGGCAATGTAATTTTAAGACCAGGCATTGTTTCAATAGGACACTTAAGCATAGGGTCATCATCTTCTTTTGGCAATGCATCAGTAGCGCCAGGCAACACAAATTTAAACACTAACGCCATCGAAAGCCAAGAAATTTTTGGCTCGGGGCAAATACTTGCAGGCAATGTTAACATTAATGCCATTGGAATAGCAACGGGAGAATCATATGGTTCGTCAACAATAAGACCTGGAAATGTATCTTTACAACCAGTTGGGATATCAAGTATTGGTGAATTTGGTGTAAACATATTGATCCCTGGGGTGTCATATGTAATCTCATTTGGAATAGAAAGCCAAGAATCATTTGGAACTGTCTCGTTGGAAACATTATCACAAATAAGCGCCGAAAGTATTGCCAGCTTATCAGGTGTAGGATTACATGATATTTACTCATTAAATATGATGATGCCAAGCGGCATCATCAGTCAAGAAATTTTTGGTGATATTAATTTTTATTCCATTGCCAAACTTGTTGCAACAAGCATCAGTAGTTCAGAGCTTTTTGGAAATCATATCGTTGCACCTGGCGGCGAAGTATTTATTTCACACCAGTCAATTTCATCATTGAGCGCATTGGGATCACATCTTTTAATCCCTGGGGAAGTAACCATATTTACTCCATCGATTGAATATCTTTCTCAGATGGGAATCTGGAATTTTATATTTAATCCTCTTAATGGAACGCTGTCGGTGTCAGTCCATGGAACAGTTAATATTGAAACTAAAATTAAATCCAAGATAAATATCGATCCTTCAAGCAGCCTAGATGTCACTATAACAACTCGTGTGTTTAACCGAGGTCAGAGAAGCCTTTCTTAAAGGAAGTAGTGTTTTTAAGAAAGAAAAATAAAAAAGGAGATTGTTTTAATGTTTTATGTCAATAGCACTTTAGAAATTGAGGGAAAAGTACGAAAAAGAGACGGAACATTATTTAATCCATCGGGCATTAGAGTGTTTGTTACCAACCCTTCAGGTGTCACAACTACATATATTTGGGGAACAGACGCAGCGCTTCAACAAGCTGAAGATACGTCTGGGGACCCTATTGTTGGGGTTTTTGTATTGACTTATACCCCAACTCAGCCAGGAACTTATTCATACGTTTTTGAGTCATACGGTGATTTTACCTCAAAAACAAAAAACATATTTCACGTGGAGAAAACTTAAAACATGTCCTTCCCTGGCAATCTTTCAAGATTTGAGCCAGCTTCAGGCCTTTTGGTTCGATCTATAAAAATCAATGGGCATTATTTGTTTGTTGATAGCTGCGAAATAAATCCCGAGCAAGAAATTGATCTAGAGTTTCTAATTCAGGGAGGCCCAGGGGCTGCCATTGCTAATATAGGTGTGAAAAAAATCAGTGGCAGAATTACTTGCCCTATAAGAGTAAACAGAAGTGGTGTTGTCAATAACGCTGTGAAAGCGCTTTTGCAACATGCAGAAAGCCCAATGAGTGCCATTAGAATTGACACAAATCATGTTTTGTCGCAAGTCGGGCTAACCGCAGATAATGGCGGAACTGATAACAACCAATTATTGTCTCTTGACACCGTGGTTGTTAGTGACTTAACAATTACAGCAACTCCCGATGGCGGCGTTCAGCTAACAGCCCAAATTTTAGGCATGGTTGATGCTCGCGATCCCTCTGATTATGTCGCTCCATCACCAGGTCAGCTTCTTGGCAGAGAGTTAAGTTGGGGTGATTGTAATGTAAAAAGACTTGAATCACAAATGAGATCAGCGACGTCTCTTGAAATTAATATCAAAAACGAACTAAAGCCATTAAATTTTATTCCCCCTATCACCACAGAAATTAACGACCTTTCTGATCAAATTGATATGATCGGGATTCAATCGTGTAAGTGGGGAGGAAAATTTGAAGAAATACTTAGGCTTGGAGTAGATATGGAAAGCCACATACATGGCGGATGGATGCAAAACGAAAACTTAAATATAGATTTTGGCCCTATATCTGCAACATTATCATGCCCTTTGTTTAAAATAGCTGAGGTTCCTTTGTCAAGCAAGCAGATCAGAAGAACAACTTCGTTCTTTGGTCAAATTCAACCGACATTGCCTTTGGCAACAGGTGGGCTATTTACATTTTCAGAATAGTTTATTTTAAGGGTCTGCGCAAACACAATTTTGTTTCCGCCACAGGAGAATCATTCAATCATGCCTATTAATAACAATATTTTTGGAGTTTATAAAACTTTAAAGATTGGAGGAAAATTTGTCCTGGCTACTAATGTAAGTCGAAATCAGACCATGCAGGTGGAAGCGAAAAGCTTTATTCAAGGAACGCCGAAAACCAGAGTTCTGGACATTGGTGGTGTTAGAGAAGAAATAAATCTTTCCGTTCCTATTCTTGTGGGAGGTGGCGCAAGAATTGACGGCAGAGAATTATTTAATGAGCGAATAGAAAATATCTTAAGTAATCCAGAAGATGCAACACTTCCTTTGCTCAAAAGTGCTTCTCTTAGAATTAGCCCCCAAAACACAGACTTAAGCGTGGTTTTAGTTTCAGATGGCGACCCCGCAAGCGAACAGGTATTTGAAATATCCCCAGAAACATCTGAGGCACTGACTGATGGCGTCATAACCGATTTGCTTAACCCAGTCCACCCTAATCCTGTAATTAAACCAACCCGCGTTGCCAAATGGTATGACTTCAGAATATCGCTGGCAGGAAGAACGTTTTATATCACTGACGCAAACATTGAAGTCATGGTGACAATACAAGATACATTTTTTATCGGGGCTAAAGTTCCCGAAACGGACACAAACCCTCAGGCCATTTTAAATGTCGCTGGTGGCACATTCCATTCTGGAACACAATTTCCAACCATGGGTGTCACAGGTATTGCAATTAAGGGTAGCGGAAAGGCTGTCGTAGCCCTAAGGGACATCAATGACGATGGAGACTTCAATGATTTTTCTGGAGATCAGAATAATGATAGTGATGAATCTCTTAACCTGAAAATTGGTGGCGGAAGCACAGACCTTACCCTTCAGACGCCAGGCCAAGTGATACATGAAGACGGCACTTTTTCGCTTCAAATAAGAAGAGATAACACTTGGGAAGAATTAATCCCAAGTGTAGACCTAACCCGATCAGTCATTGAAAAAGCTAATTTCTCAACAGATGGAGCTGGCATGATGACTATGGACTTTGGCTTCACATGCTGGGTTAAATAATTAATCTTCATAATCACCAATATCATCATCGTCATCAAGTGATACCATGTGATTTTCATATGGCCAGTCATTAAAATCATCAAAGCTTTCCCACAAAGTTTTGACAGCACCTAGTGAACACTGTGCCAGTGATGCTAATATAATGCCGTCAGCATACGAGCAAATATGCCATATCCGCGTATGAGTCTTATTCACTATACAGACACTTGCATAGCCTATATCGCCAACTTTAGATTCAAAAATTACAGATTCTATATTCATTTCAAGGCTTTTGAGCAATTTGATATACATCTGATGAATTGTTTGAATATGAGCCCTGTCGGAGAGGCCACGATGAATGAAACTCATTATTGTACCATCGCTTACTGACAAAGGAAAAGCCACTTCTTTGTCATCGGATTGAACAACTGCAATGCTGCCAGAACTTGGATTAACCATAACCCTCGATAACTCCAGTGGAATAATCTCAAGATCAGATGCTGCCCGAGGGTTTTTTATGGAGACAGTTTTATTAGGTAGTTTCAAATTAATTAACCTCTTTAATTAGATAAGAATGGTTGTACAGCTTAATTTACTTTTGAACAGAGCACTTTTTACAAGATTTGCACAATCTATGATTAATAACATGACTTAAAGCCACGATTAGCCCACCAGAAACCAAAAATATAGTATATGTATCAGGATGTGAATGATCGTGCCCTTGATCAGAAGCCTCTGCGGTTAAAAGCGGAGCGTGATCATGATGATTATGCTGATGAAGAAGCCTTCCTGTTGCAAGAAGGGCCAAGCCACAAGATAATACTGCTATTGCTTTTCTGGATTTATGAAGCTTATAGCCAAAACAAGTACTAGTTACCCCGAGCAAGGCAGAAGCACCAAATAGAATCCACTCAAATGTCTCACTGGCGAATACCGAAAGAGCCATTAATGGCAAGAGAGTTAAAAGAAGAGGCATTATCGCGCAATGAATTGCGCAAAGGAAGCTGGCAACTGCGCCTGCTTTATCTAGTTTGTCCGTGGAAAGTTTTTTGTAATGAAGTGCCATAATTAAATCATATCCATTAGTGTTATTTGTCTATTTTTTTCGAGAGCCTTAACCTTATAGGACTTTCGATGTATGTTTGCTAAACCTAATTTTTTTATTGCCTCAGTGTGAACCGCGTTTATGTAACCCTTGTTATCTAAAAGGCCATATCCAGGGTATTCTTCGTCTAAAATTTTCATTAAATTATCTCTATATACTTTCGCCACAATTGATGCAGCTGCTACTGCCAAGCTTGTGCCATCTCCTTTTGGCAACATAACCTGTGGCTTTAAGCCAGAGTATGGCGACTGGTCAATAACAAAAACAGAAACGTCTAAATTATCGGGAAGTAATTTTATTGCCGCTTCGGCAGCTGATTTCATAACATGAATATTTGCTGCTGAAAGTCCCTTGGCGTCAATGTATTCGGGGCTTGCGATACCGATGCCATAGGCTAGGCATTTTTCTTTAATTAATAAATCAAGATCATTTCTTTGATCGGAATTTAATTTTTTTGAATCATTTACGCCAACAATTTGAATGTGCGGAGCAAATATAACACATGCAGCAACCATTGGTCCCGCGAGCGCACCACGGCCAACTTCGTCGATTCCAGCCACGATTGGGCCATATTTTGACCGCAACGCATCATCATAAGCCGCGAGCCTTTCGTGAATCTCCATTTTTATATATTAGTGCGAAACTATTAATTTTGAACATGGTCTTCGGCCATTTTATAAATGTACTCACTTATTTCCAGAAGAGTTTTGTCTGCTGACTCTGCAAGAGCAGTCATTAACTCAATTTGCGTAGAGTCTTTGGCATCTTCAAGAGACTGAATTAAATCATCAATATCGTCTTTTTGATTTTCGCTGATTGCATCGGTTCTTAATATTTCTTCACACTGAATGATTTGGTCTTTTATTTTTGACTGCAGATTTGCAACGAGAATGAACATTGAATCTTCATTTTTGTTTATCTCAGCATCATGAATCATTTTTTGTATTTCGTCTGAGCTTAAAGATGAGTTGCCCGTAAGAGTGACTTTGTGTTCAATGCCTGTAATCTTATCGCAGGCACGGACAAATAGTATCCCATTTGCATCTATTTCAAAAGAAACATCAATCTGCGGAGCGCCCCGTGGGGCAGGGGGAATGCCAGATAGTTGAAATTCTCCGAGGTGCTTGTTGTCTTTAGTCCTTGGTCTTTCTCCCTGAAAAACCCTTACATCAACACTGGATTGTTTGTCATAAGCTGTAGTATAAGTTTGCGTGACTTCTGCAGGCACATGCGTGTTTCTTGGAATTAAAACATCCATGATGCCTCCTTCGGTTTCAACACCCAAAGACAAAGGAGTTACATCAAATAGAAACATCTCTTTGTCGCTTTCTCCCGAGAGAATACTTGCTTGTATGGCTGCGCCGATAGCCACGGCCTCATCGGGGTTTATAGATTTATCTGGTGTTTTTCCAGTCCACGATTTGACCTCAGATGTAATAAGCGGTATTCTTGTTGACCCGCCAACAAAAACCACCTCATCAATGTCATTAAAAGTGATATTTGCGTCACGAATTGCAGATTCGATACATTTTTTTGTTTTTTCAACAAGATGGGCGATTCTTTGTTCAAATTCTGATTTGTCGATTGACACACTAATATGAACGGGTTGGTTGTTTACAAAAAAGAAGTAAGGTATATAAACGTTAGATATTTTGCTAGACGAAAGTTCTTTTTTTGCTTGTTCTGCCGCGTCGCGCAGTCGTGCCCGCATAGATGCATCTAGATTATAATCAATGTTAGATTTTTCAATAATTATCTTTTCTATCTCTGCGTCAAAATCGTCGCCGCCAAGATGTGTGTCTCCGCTTGTTGACTGAACCATAAAGTCCATGCCATCAGATATCTTAAGCAAAGTAACATCAAAAGTGCCGCCGCCGAGATCATAAACTAAAACAGTTTTGCTTATGCTAGTGTCAAGCCCATATGCCAACGCAGCTGCAGTGGGTTCGTTTATAATGCGTAACACATTGAGCCCAGCTAGCTCTCCTGCAGTTTTTGTGGCTTGTCTCTGGTCATTATTAAAATATGCAGGGACAGTTATGACAGCATTTTCCACAGGTTCTCCGATAAAAATTTCCGCATCTTTTTTTAGCTTCTTTAGTATTTCGGATGAAATTTCTTCGGGGCTTAATGGCGCTTCAATTCCATCAAAGGCAAATCTGTCAGAAGTTCCCATGTGCCTTTTAATCGATCTAATGGTATTTGCAGCGTTCATAGATTCTTGATCAACGGCTTGTTTTCCAACAATTTTCTCGCCATTTGAAACCGCAAAAACAGACGGGGTTGTGCGAGGTCCTTCGCGACTGGGGATAACCTCAACCTTGCCAGAGCTATTTACAAATGCAACAACTGAATTTGTAGTTCCTAAATCAATACCTATTGAATTGCTCATAATTAAATAATCCTACTTAAGTAGATGTTTTAATTATACAAAAAGCCGCTATTTTTTAGCGGCTTTTTGAGCTTATTGATCAGAGACCTCAGGAGGAGGCGAGGCCCCAGGCTTCATTCCATCATTTAAAGAGGTGAAAACATTTTCTGAGTCCATCTTTTTTCTAACTCTGTTTATTTCTTTTGTAGTGATGGGCTTGGAAATATGGCGTTTATGTGATTTTTTAGGATCGGGCGGAAGTCTTTCCATGTATGAATGCACCATTGATAATAATTGCACAACGGCAAATGTATCTTTGCACTTTGGGCATCTCATAATGGCATATGCCTCAACCTCTGATTTTGGCATCCAGCCAAGATGAGATTCTCGATAGAATTCGTGACGACATAATCTGTTTGGGCAGCATCGTGGCGTACCATAAATAGTCTGATGAAACAATTTGCCTTACCTCCTTTCAATCAGTGTTCTGGGCAAAACAAGATGTATCCTATGGCATAATTGAAACATGGTCAATTTATCACCTTAAATGTAAATGCTCGCTCGCGCTTGTAAACTTTCTTTCTTTTTAGAGAGTGCTTTCTTAATGATTTTTGTTCATCCATAAAGTCTATGACGATAGCATCGGGTTTCCCATTTTCTGCAGATTGTTGAGCATCTTTCCCAACGCATCTTAAAACACGACCAATTTGTTGGTATGTCGTAACAGAGGATTGGCCTGAACCAGCTAAAATTAACGTAGATATAGCAGGTGCATCAATGCCTACGTTAGCCCACTGCGTGGCAATTAGAATAATTTCATTAGCCTCAACCTTGTTCAGCATTCTGCGACGATAATTTTTCTCTTCATCAGTTGGGTCAGCCTCGCCCTTGTCTCCACCAGGCACAAAAACTGCATCCTTGATCATGCCCTCAAGTATTTCTCCGTGCTCGCGACGCTCAACAAGAATTAGCACGGGTCGGCCCGAGTCTTTGAATGACTCGGCACATTGTTTAATGCGCCAATTTCTTTCCCAGCAATTAGTAACATGCTTATAATACACATCTGCATAATCGTCTGCGTGCTCAACGTGATTTATTCGAATCATATAAATCATCGGAGGGACCAGGTATCCAAGGTCAATTAAATCAGAAGCCGTGATCTCAAATATCTTTTTGCCCAAAGCTCCTTCAATTCTAACTTCTTGATTGTCCTCTCTCCACGGCGTGGCCGAATTATGTACAAGAAAGCCATTTGCGACAAAAGAGGGATGATCATGCATTTCAAAATCATAAACCCATTGAGAATTAGAAACCTCCTCTTCAACATCTTTGACGGGGGCTTCAATAAACAAATAGCCCTCGTTATTATCTTGGCTGTCAATATAATTAACACCAAACTCATTGGGCTCGGATAAATCAGAGTCCAGGCAAGTAATCATGCCCTTAATGCCACAAGACCTCAAAAGAGCCAGCACATCCCGCGCCAACGAGTGAGAATTTAATTTAACAGAACATATAGACTTGACCGAGTATCCGCACGATTCTTGAATTCCATTTAAAATGCGTTTTCTGTCCTCAAGGGGCCAAGACATTATACACTCAGGCGGCAATCTTTTTTGGATTTGATTAGATTCGCCGAACCAATATTTAAAAATATCACTTAAAATCCAGCTTTCTATTTTAATTTCCGCAATGTCAGAAAGTATAGGCGAAATGCTCATGCGCGAAACCATGTGCTCCAGGTTTTTAAAATTCAACATAAAGCCTTCAATATTGTCCTTGTGTATTGCAAAACTCACAGAATTATCGGTAATCCAACCGCAACCAATGTACAGACCTAACAAAAAGGAAAAATCACTTATTTTTAGCCTAGTGTCACACGATAGCCCATTAAAGGAGAGCTTATCCACAAATTGCAATCCATTTTGTGATTTAATTTGCTTATTGAACGAAGTTTTTGTTTCGTCGTTGCTAAAATGACAAATGATTTTTGATTTGTTTGGACTTTTTTCAATAACTTTAATCATATCAATATCAAATTGGTTATGCTCAAGCCAATTTGATCCATCATCGCAAACAAGAATGTCACTTTGTTTTATGTCTTCTGATCGGCAGGAAACAATATTGCTTTTGCCGTCATTGTCTGGCATTGCTTTAAAAATGGAATGATCGTCTGTTAAAGACAAAAAGTCGCCCCCAGCCCGAAAAACTTTGAGAGGCTTGGTGTTTTTGTGCCTGATAAAGGATTTAATCGGCTTCCATCCAAAACCTCCTGTGTTAAGCCATCCCCGACTGTAAACCTCTTCGTGATGTGGCTTAATGATTTCGTAACCTCCATCGGCGCAGATCGTTGAACAAAGTTGCGACTGCGATAAAATATTATAAGCTTCTTCTATCGTACCAACCCATCCGCCATTAAAAGGACCACCCTTAAGCTCAACAAACGATTCCGCAGCAACACTTAGCCCGATTCTATAATAAGCTTTAGAAGCATGTTGGCCCAGGCACTCAATAACCACGGCGGCTACATGCGCCTCATCAACAATAAAAGCGCTGCAATTTTCAATAAGATTTCTAAGTGATGCTTTATTTTCGATTGCTTTGTGCCTCTTATTTAATGCACTTAAAGCCTTATCATATGCTTGTTGAGCGGAGCCTACGGCAAGCTTTAATTCTTTGTCATAGGCTCTTTTTTTAGAAGATAAGTTTTTTTCAAGACGCTTGCATTCTTTTAGCCATGTTGCATGTGCTTTCTTATCTTTTGTGTCTACAGGAGATTGTTCGACAGAGATTAATTCATTTGAGCAATTATCTAACTCATTCTTTAAATGTCGCAGATTGTCTTTGGCGCGTGCCTTAGCAGACTGTAATAATTCTTTTGCTTTTTCAACATCGTCTTCTAAGCCCTTGGTTGTTTTAATACGACTGCCGCGGGGATCAGAAATAGAAACAATTTTGCTGCCTTTTTCTTGGTATTTTTCGCCAAAAGCGGCCAATGCGGTTTGATAAGTGACGATGTTTATTCCATCATGGTTTAAATCATACACATTATCACCTGCCATGCCCACTTTTATTGTCTCGCCATTTAATCTAAGATATCCTTCAAATTCTTTTTGAGTTTGAGTTAATAGGTCAATAGATGGGACAATAAAGACAACGGGTCTGACTTTAATTTGAGATAAAATATAGCACGAAAGCATAGTTTTGCCCGCGCCCGTGGCTGCTGATATTACTCCTCTTTGATATTTAGCTGCAGTATCTCCTGCGGCGGTTTGATAAAATCGAAGAGTCTTTCCCTTAAAATCGCATGTTAGTGGGTAATCGGCCTCGGGCTTGGTGCGCTGGTCAGACAGAGTGAATTCTACATTATTTTCTTTTAAAACCCTTGTTACGCGACTGGTGAGGCCCGTAGGGAATGTTTGATTTCTTTTATAATATAGCGAAATTGTGCCGTCCCAGCGGCCTTCCTTAAACGCTGGGCTCCATTCGGCAGCGGGAACAGAATAAGAAAGCTCCTTGCGAATGGCTTCGTGAATTTTCTCTGATTTGCTGGGATTCAAATCATAGCTACCCACAATTTTAGTATTCACATTTTGAATAACCAATTTTACCATCATATTATGATCGTTAGTAATATATCAAAAAAGCACTAGATTTTCTCTAGTGCTTTTTTGATATATTGTTTACTTAAAGATTAACCCAAGAAATTCTTTTGAGCTTCAAGAATTTGTTCTTGACTTGCGTTTCTGTTGTTCCACATCCAGTTTTCAAATTGAATCACCCCAAGGGCAATATCCTCTTCGGTTTTCTGCTGAGTAGCTGGTGACTTAACCTCTGGTTGTGCAACTTCTGCATCTGGGGATTTAGCCGCCGATGGAGCGGCAATTACCTGGGGCTCGGGAACAACTTTTTCTTCTTCTTTTGCCTTAACATCAGACGAAATTGTAACCTCTGGCTTTGCGGGCTTTGCAGGCTTGGGAGTTACGCTAGATTTCTTTTCATCTGTCTTTGCAACTACTGAATCTGCGGATTTGGCTTTAACTTCTTTCGCCTTGACTTCTTTGTTTTCTTTATCTTGTGACATTATTTATTTTCCTGCACCAAAAATGCTTCATTAATTGTTTTACAACTTTTCTGCCATCATAATACTAACCGCTTGTTGCGTGGGCTTATCCTTTACATCCAAGTGTTCAAGCGTGCTGATAATTGCCTCAGTTATGATATCAATATCGTCTTGTGAAAGTGTAACGCCATTGTTTTTGGTAGCGATAATTACAAAATCAACAAACTGCTTTACAGCATCTTCTCTCGTAAAATCGCCATCCTCAATATGCTTGATACCAGACAGCCAAGCATCAATAACTGCGCCTGCCTTATCGCCAAGCCTGTTGCCCAAGAATGCCCTTACTAAAGACAGCGATTGCTTTGCATATCGAATCTTGTCCTTGCCTTGCTTAGAGAGATAAGAAAGTGCAAAAATACTTGCAATACCTATGGCAATAGGTATCAGCCACTGAGCCGCAGCGAAACCAAGACCAGTCCAAAATGTGCTAGATTGTGCTAAAAACATCATAATTTTTAACTCCATTAACAACGCTTAGCAATAGTATCATCGTCATCATCACTGTTTAAATCGATGCTAACATCAGTGTCAATGTTTAAATCTAAAGCATCTTTTACTGGTTCGTAATAGGATTCAACCTCGGCAGATTGTTCATCCCCTTTCCAAACAATATTTTCGTCTGTATTTACGTGCTCTTTACCTTCATCATCAGTAAAGCTAGAAATGCGGCCAGTGCGGCCATTTGCCTTGCGGATCATCGTCATAATTGTTTACCTTCTCTTTTGTTTTTATTTTCGGACAAATCAAGATATTGCTGTAAGGATGCCTTTTGTTGATCAGACAATTTGTTCGGCGCTACGTAATTGAATTTTACATATATTGAGCCTCTGTCTTGAACACTTATCGGCAATCCATATCCCTTTATTTCTTCTGCATGTCCGTGCTGAACACCTGGTTTAAGGTTTATGTTTATCATATCACCCTCTGGTGTAGGCACACTTATTTCTCCACCGAGCATAGCTCTCACAGGATCAATATCATAATTATACAAAAGATTATAATTTCCAGCAAAAGCAAATTGTTCAGATATTTTTGGCATAATCTCTAAGATGAGTGGACCAGGGGGCTGATTTTGTGATTCTCTAGACCCCATACCTTCTATAATCAAGGCCTTCAGTGCAGAGCCTACTGGTATTACAACCTCAATAGAATCGTTTTGCAAGTATTTGCCTTTTCCGTGACACTGATGACAGTTTTGGTCACGAATTTCGCCTCTGCCAAAACATCTTTGACAACTTGATTGCTGAGAATAAAAATGAAAATTATCAAATTTTTGCGTGGTAATTTTCACACCGCTGCCTCGGCATTCAGGGCACTGCTCGCCCTTGCATGATGAGCAATTAAAGACTCTTTGATAAGAAATATTTTTCTTTGTCTCTCTGAGTAATTCGTCCATAGTCATTTCAACTTGAATGACCACGGGGGAATTTGGCATCTCTGTTCTGAAAAAAGAATTAAATCCACCAAAAGAAAAATTTTCTTCTGGCTTTTGATCATATTGCCTGCGCTTGTCTGGGTCTGATAAAGTTGCGTAAGCTTCGCCTATCTCCTTGAATTTTTCTTCCGCTTCTGGATTATTCGGGTTTACATCTGGGTGGTTTTCGCGAGCAAGGCGGCGATACGCTGATTTAATTTCATCTTGGGTTGCATTTTCGCTGATCCCAAGCACCTGGTAATAATTGCTAATTTTAGAATTCCTCCAAGAAATATATTAGAAGAATGACCTTCATAATAATATTACGTAAAAAAAACATATCTATTAGCATGAAATAAGCATATTATATGCGCTTGATGCCATTGTTCTGAAGATAATTACTTAATAGCGTTTTTATTTTATTTGATGGGCATATGGCATTTTCACCCACGCCAATGTCTGCGTGCATGCCAGTAACCCCCATGACAAGGCCATAAATCAAGCCATCTGTTCCTATGACCATGCCGCCAGATACACCTTGGAGAATTTGCGCATCAACAAAAATAATATCTTGCCAGGCCACTGATGGCGCTGAGGGTCCAAGGGTTTGGTGAATGTTAGTGATGCGCCCAACCGTAGCAGTGTTATTCCACCCCTCGGGGGCTCCAATAACAGCTATAATATCGCCGACCTCGGCAAGATTGGAATCAGCAAGAACAACCGATGTAATCTGATCGGTAATAGATTGGCAATTTATAATTGCACAATCATAAGCAGGTTCTGTAGCAATAACTTCGCCAGGATAAATGTTTTGTTGATCAAAAATTAAAATCATCTCGTGCGGCATTGCCATTAATTCAGGCGGGGCAACATGAGACGCTGTTGCAATAAAACCATTGCCAAGATGAAATCCACTCCCAGTCCATTCACGATTATCAGCTCTTACTACAATGGTGCATGAAGCATCTATTGCCCTGTTTATTACTTTCTTGATAGGGTCTTCATATTTTTGCTGTGCTATGCGCAATCCCCATTCAACTAAGTCAGGATTTAATCTAAAGGCATCGGGGTTTATCAAATTACATCACCTTGTACAAAATAGAATTGACGTGCATCGGTCCAAATTCACGGGAATCAATGGAGTTTTTAATATTATCACCCAAAATAAACACATGATTTTCTTTTATTTGATGCTTTGACAATTTATCATTTGGATTATTATTCTGTGCTTGAAATTTTTTAGCCTGGGCCTCAGCATCCGCGCCGAACCAATAGAGTTCGTTTGAATTTTTCTTTTCATCTATCCAGATATATTGCCAATAGTAGTCACCCTCTACGGCAACAATCCTTTTAATTAATCTTCCATTCGTGTCTGGGTCTCTAACAACAACTACATCGCCTTTATTTATGTCAAAATACCGCACGGCCAGAACAATTTGTTTATTGTGATAATTGGGCATCATTGAAGAGCCATTAACCAAAATTACTCTATATGGTCTAATTATAATAAATGCCAATGCACAAATGGCAATTAAAATTTGAATCAATATTTTTCCAGGCTTACTTATTATCTCTCTCTTCATGTTATATACTATAGTGCGTTACAGTCAGAGGGAGCTAATACTAGTTCCCTTGGGCGGCGAAAAACTTTATTTAATTTTATTGTGATCGCCAGGGCATATAATTTGCAAACGACGGGATACCAAATCCCCAGTCACCATCGCGGCCTGGCGAATTTACTCTGCCTTTTGAATCGCAAAGATCGTCAAGCCTTTGCAACATCTCTTGTGTGTTTTTAATTGGCGGAGCGCCCGCATTATTTCTTGACCAAGATAACAGCAATGCACAAATACCTGCAATAAACGGTGCAGCTTGGCTTGTTCCGTTTAAAAGAGCATATTGATTGTTTAAGTAAGTCGAATATATATCTACGCCAGGGGCAACAGCGTCAATTTGTGGGCCGTGTGAAGAAAAGCGTGCCATACTTCCGTCTTTTGATAATGCTGCCACAGCAATGACCTCATCATATCTCGCTGGGTAATTTACAGAACCTCCATCATTACCAGCAGCTGCCACAATAATAATACCCCGATTATGAGCTTCTTTGATGATTTGATGAAGCTCATGAGGTGGTTCTGTTGGAGAGCCAAGGCTCATGTTAATAATATCAGCGCCATGCTCTATTGCAAGGCGCACTCCATCAATAACAGATTGGAAGCTTGATCGACCCGAGTTGTCTAAAACTTTTATTGGAAGAATTTTACATTCGGGGGCTACACCAATTACACCAAAACCATTTTGTCGAGCGGCAATAATACCTGACACGTGAAAAGCATGTCCCTGGCGATCAACTTCATCCTGTGTGCCAGCACAATTAAGACCTGGTAGCAAATTGTCATTTAAATCTATGTGATTCGGAGCGCCAGTATCAAGTACGGCAACAGTAATACCCGCCCCTTTTGATCTACCCCATGCCTCTGGAATTCCCGATGCCAATAGCCCCCAGTCTTGCGTTTCACTTAAGGCAGAAATCACAAAAGTTGGAGTCATTTCTTCAATTGGCAAAAATGGGATTTTATCGTTCATAATACTCCTAATTATCTAATAGTATATGACTTCTGAAGAAAAAAACGATATACCTGGCTATAATTATGTGCTGATTTGGTTTTCTTGCACTAAAAAAATATTGAAAATTTCCCCCTTTTTTAAAAGAAAGAAAGTATATATAAGGTAGCAATGAAAAACGCACTATTAATTATCGACCCCCAAGTAGACTTTACAGTACCTGATGTTGGGGCTCTTGTTGTAAATGGAGCCAACGAAGATATGGCCAGGCTGGCTGCGTTCATCGACGAAAACCAAGCTCATATCGACAGAATTTTTGTCACGATGGACTCGCACAGCAAGATCGCCATTTTTCACCCAATATTCTGGGTTGATAAAGATGGAAATCGACCTGCGCCGTTCACAGCGATCACGACCGAAGACTTAGAGAATGGTGTATGGCAAGCCAAGCATGCCGAGATGCAAGAAATTGCCGTAAATTATCTAGAACAACTCAAGCAAAACAACAGATTCTATCCCTTAGTGGTTTGGCCAGAGCATTGTTTGGTTGGAACTCATGGATGGAGCGTTCATCCCGAACTCATGCAGGCGTTATTGAGATGGGAAGATTCTGAATTTGCCACCGTTGACTATATCGTCAAGGGTAATTCACCTTTTACAGAAATGTATTCAGCCATCCGCGCCGACGTAATTGACCACAACGATCCTCGCACTGATATTAATTGGGAATTTCTTCACGAACTTTGGAGTTATGACAACGTACTTGTTGCTGGGGAGGCACTCAGCCACTGTGTTGCCAATACAGTTACAGATATAGTTGGCTATTGTGCCAATCCCAAACTTACACTCCTTACAGATGCCATGAGTAATGTTGCTGGTTTTGAAAAACAAGGCCAGGATTTTCTCGACAAAATGAAAGGCATTGTAAATCTTTCAACCACGAGTGATTATGAATTTGTCACTGAGTCTATCGAACAGTAACCTCATCGCTTGTTGCGGGTGAACCAAAGTCATCTCCGTCATAAGGTGTTGCGACAAAGGAAATAACTCTTCCTTTTGTAACATAGTTGGCTGGTAATCTTGGTCCAGTATATATGGGTATATTAGAATTATTATCATACCACTGGACCAAATTTAAATTATTGCCACCATCAATTAAAATATCTCCCCCTCCATCACCATCATTAAATACATATCGTGCACGAAGTTCTTGATTTGCAGTAATGTAAAAAATTCCACTATTTTCTGGACTTTCAATTTTATTTACGGCAGATATCGTCGCATCAAATACATAAGGCTGATACAATCCCCTTAATGTTACAATATCTGATGTGTAAGTTATGCCTTCGGAAAATCCATCAGATGGTATTACCTCAACATAAACTTCATCTCCTGAAAGAAACACATTGTCGGCTCCTGCTAAATCCTCCAGGCGCTCAACTGTTCTATTATCATAATTTGGAAGGCCATTTTCTGGGCCAATACGAAGGAAGCTTCCGCCACCGCGTTTGCGATACCATGCGGTTCTGGTCCCCCGTTCAGTATTGTTGTCCTCGCTCTTAAAGATATACTGTATTTGCATTCTTTGGTATATAGAAGGGGATTCTGGCGCAATAATCACATCGCCTTCGATTGTAGGAACAGGTGTGTTCATCATTCTGAAAAACAGATTTGTATTGCTTCTGGAAGTATAGAAGAGACCACATTTGGATATATTCACTGGTGTGCTTGAGTAATTCTTGACCTCTGCGCCTATTCTAAATTGCCCCGACGGCTGAACAAATACTGTAACAATATCAGTGCGACTTCTTTCTTTCGTAAAGGTCACAACTCCTTCTTCGTTATTGGCAAACCAGCCGCCACGAACAATAACTCCATTGACCAAAACAACGATGTTGCTGTCGTGGGGCCAGCGGCCATTAGATAAGTAATAAGTTCGATTATCTAAGGTTGATGTTGACTCGCCTTCGCTAATAAATATCTCGCTTGGTGTAATAATAGTCGCCGTAACAACAGAGCCATTGGGAATTTCTTGAGCAAAATAAATAAGGCCCCTTTCACCATCAAGAGAATATGCACCGCGTCCATCGGCCACGGCAATACCATCGACTCGTATTTGCACGGTGTCTTCTGTTGTCCATCTTGCAAAAGAATTATTATCTTCAAAAACCTGAAAAACAAAATTATCTTGAGTAGATGTTCTTAAGTTTTCCCTAATAATTTCAGGAGTAAAAAGTATGGATTCTTGGCGATTTGACAAGGCTCCATTCCGATTATTAAATACAGGCTCATAGTATGCCCAATCAGAAATATCACCCCTGGCTATACCCCAAGATATCCGAGATGATCGTGGTAAATCAGCTTCTGCGGACAATATGTATTCAAACAGCATTCCGTCAATATCATAAGGAGGTGTAATAAGATATTGGCGCGACGGTTCGACCTGAATATGGTAGAGCTGAGTAACTGTGGGTCGGACAGCTGCGCTACCAGTCCAACCATCTCTTAAAATAATCCTGTACTCGATACCCAATAGTTCTTCTTCAATAGTTAGTGGGGTTGCGCTTAAAACTGGCACCCAAGATGACCAGTTAATTCTATTTTTTGTCCATCTAACTTCGACGGAACAAAAGCTATTTTGTATTAAAGCTGTTGGGGTATTGTAGGTTGTGTGTACTGACTTAATCCATGTCGGATCATTAAAATCAAACAATCTAGACCAATTTGATTCAAAAATAGAATTTTCTCCGCCGTGTAAAAGTGAATTGGCGGCGGTGTCCCAATCCTGCCCATCTGCCCCATTTGTAATGTCAAAGTGCTGCCCCCTAGTTCTATCCGCGATTGTTCTGAGGCCGCCTACAGCATGCGACCGACCAAGACCAAAGCACTGAACAGCAACTCCATCGTCGTCCCATGTGGTATTAGCCTGTGTTGCGACAACATCTCCAGTTTCTATAGATATGTTGTCGCCATCAGCAAAAACAAAGGCGGCTGGGGTGAAAGACTTTGCCCATCGATCAACAAGAAATGATGAAGCAGTTTCTGAAGAAGAAATTCCCGAGGCTGTGCCGTCCCAATCAACTCTTAAATTTACAACAAGGCTTGTGATAGTCTCAGCGGTTGTAAGTGTACCAGATGCTGGATTTATAGTATAATCTAGCGGGTCCATTAAGACACCTCCGTTAAGCACTTCTATATAAGGAAACGTGGTTGCGCTCCAAATATAATTCGTCGAGCTACCTGTTTTTCTTAGATTGTATATTGTCGGAGCCGAAAGAGTTCCGTTAAGGGTTGCCTGCATGTTGCGCTGCAGAGCATACCATGATCGAATATCATTAAGTCGAAGAATATTTCTATCTATATGATACTGAACCAATTCTGTCACTCGATCAGCATTGCCCACTGAATCATCAGGCCGAAGCAAAAATTCAATAATAGCCTGCGGAGAAAGACCCGCAATCGCAGAGGCGATTGTTTCCATTAATTCACTATTATTGCCTCTTTCCCTAAGGGCTACGGCATAATTTATAAGCTGATTCGAATTATTTGTGTACCCATTGCTACGATTCTGAATACTTGTTCCAAATTGCCAAAAATCACCATAGTTTACGGAATAAGGTTGTAGCGAAACGGTTGTATTTGTTCTCGCCCATAGATCAGAAATAATTTCTCCGATTTCTGCGTCTCTTCGATTAAGCGGGTCGCTCCATGCCTGAGATGCAGAGTCATCAACAACAAAAACTACGGCAAATTTTGTATCTGTTGTTAGGGCTCCATCATCCCTTACAACAAATCCCCGACCTGATCCCCGCAAGAATCCAACATCCATATTTGCATCATAAAATCCGACAGGAATATTTTGTTGTATGGGCTCAGAATTAGCTTCAAAATTAACTCTAAAGAAAAAGTCCAGACTTCTATCCGTGTTTGCATAAGCCCAAGTAGGCGTAACCCCGCCGACCATCGCCTCTCCATTTTCGTATGGATTATCTCTGCTGGAAAGCTGCCATTGAAATATGCTGGTTCCTCCTGATGCAATGGTTTCTCTTATAACCACCGCATAAGTAAGGTCGGTATCTGGCAATGTAACTGGTAAATAAAGAGATTTAAACCCTGGGTGCTCAACAGATGATGCCGTCAAAACATCTGGATTAACAAACCCAGATGGTAAATAACCTGAAGAAATTAATCCTGATATTACGCCTGATGAACTGTATGGCAACTGCGTGGTAGGCTTGCCATTGCTGTCTACTTCATAGATATAAGCAGTAAGCGTATTGTTTAAAGATGCTGTGTATCTCGGATCATCTTCATCCAAATTGCGAAGAGAAACATAAAAGCTCACTTTTGTAATTTGATCTATGCCATTTGATGCCTTAAAACTTTGCGAAAGCCATCCGCCACCGAAAGATGTTCGGCTTTCGATAGTTGATCCAAAAGTAACAGGATACCATCCATCAATAGTCGGCGATCCAGCCCTATACCAAGTATCACCCTCATCTATACTATAGTAAAGACCAAGCTCGGTAGCAGCAAGAATGACCTCTCTTGTGATATTCCCAATGCCATCACTAAAGGTGGAGCTAAATATCTTTAAGTCATAAACCGCGGTAACACCACCTTCTATGCGCTCACATGCTTCCCAGTTATTACCCTCTGTGAATGATCTAAAAACTCCTCTATCAGTGCCAACAAAACACTTAGACTGTCCTGGGGGTGTGGGGACATCACTTTTCGTTGATGTAGCAACGCAATAGCAAGAAATACCCTCTAAAAATCTTGATTCCACGAAAAAGTCCAAACCATTGGCATCTTCAGGGTCACACCATCGCCAATTTCTAACTTTGTAAATTCCGTTACTTGTGAGAATAAACAAAGGAATGGTTTCTTTCGTGGACGGTGGAGTTGAAGGTGCTTTAAAAATCTTGTAAATTTTGGCATTTATTGGATTTGAGCCAAACATTTCTCTTCCTTTCAGAACAGAAGAAAATACCCCGCCTCTACTTCCATTAGTCACTCCATAAAGGCCATCCTCAGTGCAAAGATACAGCGCGTCTATCTTCTCTTGAACAGTGTTTCCATTTGCGTCTGTTTTCAGGCGAATAAATTGATCTTTGTACAATCCATAAACCCTTCTTCCGTCAACAGGGTCAAAGTGGTCAGATATGAAGGATTCATTGTTCTGAGGCACAGTAACAAACGCAAGGCCATCTTCCTTGCCCCAAGCTTCAAAGGTTCCACCAAACCATGACCCAGATATATAATCAAAAGTAGCCTGCGTAAATGTAGGGTTTTGAATCCAATTATTATCTGTGTCCTTCTCCCATAGTCCTGTGTCTGCCCCAATGGTCAAAGTGCCATTTATATCTTTAATAAAATATGCACGTGCCGACTTGTTTAAGTCAGCCTCGCTAAGCCACTTATCACTTTGATAAATCCATGTGCCTTTATCTGTGCCAACTCTCATTTGATCGCCAGACTTTGATGGGTTGATGATGGCATATGTCGCTTGAGGCTGAGAGGCAGATTCTGCTGACGATGGCCCAAGCCCAACGAACAACGCAGAATTAGTAGCTCTATTGTCCAATGGGCTAGGAGAAGCTGACATATCCAAAACAATAGATTTTTTCAGACCGCGATCAAAAGCAGTATTATTAACAGGAGTGCCAGTGAAATTCTCGTAAAGACCTGGGAACTCATTTTCTGTTGCGGCTGCAAGCCTAATAGTATTGGCATTGTCAACAGAGGCAAAGTGGTATGTCAAATTACTTTGCGCCAATGTAATTTCATCTTCAATGCCCAATTTAGTACCTGTTGATATAATATGTACTGAAGACCCAGGCTCAAAAATATTCTGGGTTGATCTGGGAAAAGGAATCGTTATGGCTCTTGTTGTGGGATCAACATTGATGGATATTTTTTCTCTTGCTGTTGATGATCGAATTTCAATATAATTAGCATTTACTGGTATTTCCGAAGCATCTTCAACATAAATTATTAAATCTGCGGGAGATAATCGTCGTGCCAATCGAGTAACTGGTTCAGCGGATATTAAGAAGCTCCTCGGTAGTTCTTCATGAGGAGTGGTGCCAGTGTTGGATACGAACGCGCCATCTCTTACAATCGTAATAGTAACAAGTTTGGCATCAATAGGCCCAAGGCTCTCAGTGAAAGTAATTGAGCCGTCCAAAGGATTGAGAGAGTATGGTATGTGAGACTGCTGAGCGTTAATATACACAACGACCTCGGCGTTGGTATTCCATGGGCGTGTATAAAACTTTTGATAATCTCTTTCATATACAAAGCGCTTCCATGGCGATTGAACAGCGACAAAGTCAAACGACTGAAAAACTTCTGAATAAGCGAATCCTGTTAATACCTCCTGAAAAGTTACTTGATCATAAATAGTGGGTTGATTAGCTTCATAAAATTCATTTCTGGCCCGAACCCAAGGTGGTGAATTGAGATTTATATTCCATAAAGAGTCTGTAGACTTCCATATACCCCTGTCAGAAGCAGCAAACAGCACTCCTTCGTCGCTGTTTTGACTTGCCATAGACATAATTGAATTACAAGAGCCCTGCCTGACGTCATCCCACGGTAAGTTAATGCTTGCTGGCAAAGCCCCAGGTTCAAAATTGTCTTCAATTGTTGCGCATCCTAAGGCATGCGCAACTAAATAATCGCTTCTAGAGTCTCTTTGAGTAATCCCATTAATTTCAGAAGAAACATTTTGATACACCCGCAGTCGAACAGGATGCCAATTGATATCCGTGACACCAATGTTATAAGAACTGTTATCTGGATCAGGTTTTAAATACCATGATGAGTCTCCAAAGTCGTCTCCATTTGTAATGTATACACGCTTATATGCTGTAAATTCAGAATTTTGATCTGCATCCACTGCACGCACCCAAACACCATCAGAGCCAGTTCCTAATGTTTGAACTGTATATATCCCATTTTCTTCGCGATTAGTTTGATTTTTGACTAATATTCTGTTGTTTGCTAATAAAGTTATTCCATCAACTATATTTGGCGCGGCATTGAGGTCAACATTTTCCACGGTGCCTACGCGAACGTTGGAGAATGAAAGATTAGACAATGTCAAAGGATTTGTCCACGTAGTATTTCCTTCACCATCATCAAAAAACCGCGCAGTATGAGTTATATAAACGGCAGCGTCAGTCCACCACAGAAGGTCATTAAGACTATTGTTGACATCTCCGTTCCTAATCCAATGAAACCCCTTGACATTGTCCGCAGATATGCGTTTGACTTCCCCGTTACCGCCAACATAAAGGCCTGTGGTTGCGCCAATATAAAGGGTTTTATTAAAGGTTTTAGTGACGTCTCCTGTGGATGAATTTGTAGATGTATTTACTGTGACAATTTCTTGTATTGCGTTGATGGTTCCGATTGAAGAATCATCAATTGGTAGTCCATTTTCGTCACGGTATCTAGAAAGTCTTGTCCAAGACCATTCGTTTTCTGACTGTCCTTCTCGAATGTTAGCAGTGAAAAGCCCAAGGTTCGTGCCAAAATAAACATTTGTTGACCATTCATAATTTACCAAGAAATTGGTTATCTTTTCATCTCTTTGGCTCGAAACCCATAAAGATTTACCAATCGCAGTATTTTGGCCTACAATAGGTTGTTTTGTAATTTGCCAAGACAAACCCAAATCTTTGGTGGACCAAATTCTGCCCTCTTCTGTGATCAGCCATGTTGTTTTAAAATGATTTTCTAGATCATCGGCTTGAAGAATTTCATCTAATATAAATTTAATTCTTCCCCTGTCTGAAAGCCAAGAAGAAACAAACTGCGTGTTGAAAAAATCCGTGGTTTGTATAAGTCCTCGCTTGCTGCCTATTAAAATAGGCAAAGTGAAGTTTTTGCTTCTAAACAAATAATAACAATCAGTCCCGTATTGTAAAGCCGAATCTGGTATTTCGGGATAAAATGTTTTATGGTCGCCCTCGGGAAAAAGTCTTAGCGTAGGGCGAAGTTCTGCAACTTCTCTGAATCTTACCTGTCCAACATGATCTAAATTCGACAATCGCTTAGTATCAAGCTTGCCTCTCGTAAAGGTAGATGCGTCAATATTTGTTAATCTTTTTCCAGATAAAGTCCCTGATATTTCTGACCCAAGTCGTGTCAAGGTTACAGCAAGGTCAGTATCATTATATGAACTTAGTGGAGGATCAAATGTATCGGGGTCATTGAAAACAATTGCACCACGTTCAGGAATGGCAGTGTAAAGCCTGTCATCCAATAATTCATTTTTTAAATAAACCTCTGGGGTATGATAATCATCAGAAGACCATAAAAATATTATTTCTTCTTCCGCGCCGTCTTCATTAGTTTGCGTTGATCCATCGGTTAAAAACACATAAGGAGAAGTAATGTTGTAATCTTCGTGAATTCTTAGTGTTTTTTGAGGCGAAAGAGGTAATACAATTTGTATTGTTGATCCCTGGGAAACGCTATTCTTTAAAAAAAGCTTGCCCTGCCCAGAATCCAAAACATAGGAAGAGCTTGGCAAAACTCTATTGTTCACTCTAACTACAGGGACGCCATAGGAAGAAGAATCCCATGTAAATGGCACGCCAGCGAGAGTTTTTACAATAAATATAGTTGAACCAAGAGGACCTTCTGCCTTTAGTGTCAAATGGGTCGATAAATTTATTTTTGTAGGGCTGTTTGGGCCACCTATGTGAACATGTCTATAAAATGCTCGCCTAAGGGCTGTTTGCAATGCTCCTGCAAGGTTTTTTAAAACATTCCTTCTGTCTCCGTATTCGATATCCAAAACATATGGTATGCCAGTTGTGTTATCTTCTGCAACTTCAACAGATGCAAGATAAGTTGCGTCTCGTTTTTGATCCCATTCTTCATCAGGAGATAACGGCGCGGTGATCGCAGCAATATATTCTGTTTGTAAACATAAGCTAGCTTCGGCCCAGACATAAAAAATCTCAGGATTGGGGAGTCTAAAATAAAAAGGATTAGATGTTCTGGCAGGGTATATGCTAATAATGCCTTTGCCTGGCGAAACCCTGATGCACTGCGTAAATGCGTCTTCGAAATAAATTGGATCAGTATCCAGCACGAATGATTCATCTATTGTGCTATTGACCCAAAGGGTTCTTGAATTTGTGTCACCGTTCTTTACTAATACAACAGTATCGGAAGTTATATTTTCTGATCTGGACCACGCGCCACTGGATGACAGATAAATTCCATTTTCTTCGGGGTTGGTTTGGTTTTTTACCAATATCGTATTGACTCCCGATAATACACCATCAATATTTACAGAGCTTCCTGAAAGCACAATATTAGTAGTTGTTGCCAAGTCAACTTCAACCGATGGCACAAGTCCCATATACTGAAGTCGCAAACCTTCTGGGCTATCTGGATCATCTAAATAGCTCTCTATCAGATCAACTTGTTCATCTCGATAAACAAAATTAAAAACTTCAACTTCCCAGCCTTCAAGAACTCCAGGACTTACAAATCTGTAAAGAGCAGCAGATTCATTTTCAGCTGTTCTCATATTGTCCTCGTCAAAGCCAGGATACCATTTATCTCCCAGCTCTAAGCTATAAAAATTATAGATCGGTGTTCTTTTTGCCATTCGATGAAATACTCATTCGAGAAAACTTGCTTAAAAACATGCAAGTCTAAGGAAATTATACAGCTTTAAAAGTTTAATCCATGAATTTAAGATCGTAAGGACCAGCGTCAAGCTGAACTGCAAAATCATCAACCACGGCAGGGTTCATAGAGTCTACTGATACTAAAAGTATGGCAAATCTTATCTTACTTGACGGCACCGACAATTCAAACACTTTATTGGGCTCAATTTGGGTGTATCTGCTGAAATCAAAAGCATTGCCCGAAGAGTCATCAGTGGTGTAAGCATAGACAATTTGCCCTCCGTTTTCCATGTAATTTGATGTTAAAAGACCTCTTCTGAATTCGGGAGAAGGTAAGTCAGAAGATTCATCAGCAGTGTTAAACACGGTTGTAAAGAAGTAACTTGCATTGGCCGCAAGATAAGAAAGCGTAACCGCTCTAACTTCAGGCGAAAGATTTCTTGACGCAGAAGTTAAAACAATCTTATATTGCAACCACTTGCCATCAACAGTGGAAATATTAAATTCTTGAAGAACAGCGCTCAAAGAGGCATTGTCAGGCCTGTTAATTGTAGTATAAGCATAAGCATTGCCCCAGTCTGCTGCCAAGCATTCATCTCTTGTATCACCTGATCTCACATACAGTGCGACCTCGACACCGCGATCTAAGCCGTCTCCTTGAATCGTTCCCGCTGGGAATGTTGACAGAAATCCAATTTTATCCCATCGTGTTAGTGTGGCTGAATAGAATGGCTCAGCTTCATAATAACCACTTTGACGAACCATTCTGTTCGGAGCATAAAGTGCATCAGCGACTTTCGAGCCAAACGTCGCTTGAATTGTTTTATCAGAAGAAATTTGATAAATTCTGCCGTCAGACACACGGACGCCATTTCTTTTTTGTGCATCTTGAATAATTTCATCAGAAAGATCGGGATAAGTGTATCCGCTATCAACACCCGTTACATTACCAACTCTATCTCTAAGCCTTAAGTAAGCCCATCTCTTGCGTTGTCCAAGATATTCAGGGTCTATTACATAAGATTGACCGTCTTCATTGAAGGATACAGCATTTGCACCCAAATATACGACTCCCCTAGAGTTTATAGGTCTGTAAAATCTAGAAGATGGTACAACTTGTCTCGTTTGCGTATCACTTTCCCACTCAAAAACCAATGACGGTGACGAACCATTTGCTTGATAGAATTCTAATCTAAAAGGAACCATGCTGTCGGCACGCAGGGCGATAACGCCACTGGCCTCGGTTGGAGAAACTTTATTAGACCAAGAATCTATAACCAATGTGTCTCCAACCCATAGCCGAGCGCCATCATTAATTGTTAAGAAAAAGGTATATGTTTCTGTGTATTGCGGGTTAATATAGCCCGTATAAACAGCATTGACATAAGTGTCATTAACCCCAGATGGCCTCGATGATGATAGATTGGGGTAGTTTATAGTCGTGTCGAAAAATTCAACTATATCACCGTCTTCTGGCGCTAAATAACTACTTGACGTACCATTGGTCCACACGGCTCTTATTCCAGTGTTTTGTGAAATCAACGGCTCCATTGGCAAAAACGCATTTTGGGTTTTTACATAAGAAGTTAGACCTGTGTCTGTGGCAATCCAGAAATACTCTCCAGATGGATCATCATAAAGGCCTAAAAAATGTTCGGCATCAGAATCATAAGCCCTGACCCAAGACAAAGGGGCAAAATTGTCATCAAAAGACAGTGCCCATAATGATCCCCCCCTTAAGCCAGCGTATAGCTTTTGGCTTGCTGTCGAATACCCAAGTTTTTCAACAGCATCAGCATTAGTATCAAAAGTTAGCGACCATTCTCGACCATTAAAGGCATATATTGCTCCTCCACCAAGGGTGTCCGCACCGCCCAGGGCCACAAATAATGCGCCACCGACTACAGCCAAATCAAAAACATTAGGCTGGTTGAAATTGCGCACAAATTCAAATGCACCAGATGAGTCCCATGTCCACAAAGATGCCTTATTATTTGGGCCATCAGTCGCTATCCAGAGCTTACCACGATAAGAAACCAATGACTTAATTGAGGGCAGCGGCAATGGTGTTGGATCAATATTGGAAGTTGGGGGATTAATAACCGTGTAAGAATTTCCAGATGAGGATGTGTATATTAAGCCATCATTTGTGCCAGCAAATACTTGCTCTCTATGCAGTGTTAAACATTGTATAGCTACGCCAGAGCTCAATGTTTGCCTTAGTACAAGATTGCCCGTTGTACCAAGTGTGTAAAAAGAGTTTCTCGATGTTAAAACAACAACCGACCCAAGCCTTACACCGCGAGACAAAGCTGAATTAGCAAGTCCAGTCCGTGGTTGCCAGATTTTATCACGATTGATTAAATCCCAATCATAAATCGATATGCCGTCTGTAAATGGAATCCAGCCTTCTTCATCAGCTAAATAAAAATCTGCTGAATCCCTAAAGTCGGCATAATGACTTATCTGAATCGCGTCCACACCAGTGACAGGGTCTGAAGCAGCAATTGTTAAGGTTCCGTCTTCATTAGCTGCGTAAAAATCGCCCCTGTGCCTAAGCCTAACAGCATATAAGCTTACTGGCGAAGCAAATGTATAAGATATATAGTCACGTGTTGTTTGGTCAGCTATATACTTGAAAATAGGCTGCCATCCAGAATTCGGAGATGTTTTTACTTCAACAATATAAGACTTTGGCTTGTTTGCTGTAACGCCAACTTCAATAGACAGAACATCTGGGTAGTCTGAATTCCCCGATTCATTTAGTCCCGTAGATTCAATATATCGTGTTAAAGCATGTGCGGCACCTGAACCAATTGTTTCAAATCTTCCCTCATTATCTGCTCCCCCAAACTCTGTCGCCTCGCGAACGGGCTGACCCAGGGCATCCTCGGCCAGAGTTATTCCGTCTAATGGAGTGTCACCTTGGCCTGTAATCAAGTAATAACCTTTTTTACCCAAAGTAGGATTATTCCAGGTTACTCCATCGGATGAGGTAGAGTATGGCGTCTCGGTATCAGAAACTACCCCTAATCGAATTGTGCCGCCAGTGGGCAATGATGTTGCCTGAATAACAAACCAATACTTTACATCAGACTTAATATCATATTTTAGCGAAAGAACAAAGTCTTGAAAAGATTCTTCAAGATCGCTGTAAATTATTCTGTCCGAAGATACGGCCAAAATTGATCCTGGAAGGCCATTTTGATCAGAATATAAAAACAATGTTAATCGCTCAGCGGAGTTACTAATAGTTCCTTCTCGCCTGAGCCGAAGAGTTATGTCTGTGATTCTTTGATCGCCAGAAGCCGTGAATCTCCAGGCTTCATATCTATTGTCAAACAGCTCTTCTTGAACCGAGCCTCCACCACTCTGTGCCGTGCCATATATTGCGAATCTGTGCACAGCAATGCCTCCTGCGCCCAGATTTTCATTCAATATTATATCTCCGAAAGGAGGCACAGTGTCCAATACCATTTTGGCTATAGGATATCCGTAACGACGTTCAAGTAAGTCTCCACCAGGAATGTTGCCGCCATGAATCAACCAACTTAATGGATCAAAATAAGGGGCAGGAGATGATGGAGAGTTGTTAACAGCAATTTCAGTAAAGGAAGCGACTGCATTATTTGAAGAATCTTCTAAGTTCCCCGATGCACTCAAATAATAAACTTCAACTTCATCGCCTGGTTTTATTGGCGAGTAAAGTGTTAAAACATATGTTTTTGCATTTAAGCCCGAAGGCCCCTTTCTTGAAGCTGAAACAATTGCCCTTTGCGCACCGTTCACAAAAACAGAAAATCCAGTTGCGCCTGTGCTTGGCAGCATGGGAAGTGATTTGTTTTCATTAAACAAAATCTCTACAACATATCCATTCCCTTCATAAGTAACAACAGCGGAATCAACAATCGGAGATGTGGCATCTGGAACATTATTAGTCACAGGGTAATTAGAAAAATTAGCCAATGGATTATTGTTTGCACTTGTGTCTGTAACAAAAGATGAGATTGGAGCAATATAATCAACTGTAACTATGTCTTCTTCATTAATGGTGTATCCAGATAGTGTTAATCTATACACCGCTGACGACGGCCTGGTGGCCGAAGATGTTCTTGTGATTCCGTTGGTTTTAACAACAAAGCCCAATGGCGTTGTCGGCGTGACATTTTCGGTAAATGTCACATCAACATATGTCCCACCAGAATCTGTTGCAGCTGATGATGGAGCAGGCGGAGTTCGCTCGACCGTATTATTCGTTACTGCTTGGTTTGTGAACGCAAGCATCGCGTTGGGAATGGCAGCAGAATCGGTGATGGCCTGAGGATCACCAAGAGATGGGCTATAGCTTACAAGCAGAGTGGTGCCAGGAGTGATAATGGTGGCTAAATTTAAAACTACAGTTCTGCCATTGACGCCCGATGCGCCTTTTCGACTTGCGCTTGTAACCGTGATAGGAGAGGCATTTTGTGTGACACTAAATCCAGGAATATTTCCAGAGCCAGGAAGTATTGGCGGGCTGGTAGCTTCTGTCAATATTACTTCAATTTTTGTGCCGTCCACAGATGAAGCCGCGGAGCTAAACACAGGGGGAACTCTCTCTACGGTATTATTGGTAACAGGCTGATTTGTAAACGCTAAAACTGCATCAGGGGTGCTATTATTATCTGTTAACGGCGGGGAACCAGGGGCATAGCTAACCAGAATAGTTTCGCCAGTAACCAAAGCGTTTTGAAGTTGAATTCTTACAGTTTTTGCGGCGATGCCAGAGTTGCCTTTTCTTGTCGAAATTAAAACAGTTTGCGGAACAGCATTTGCAGTGACACTAAATCCAGGAATATTTCCAGTTGTTGGTAATAAGGCTGTGCTATCAGGGTCTGTAAAAATAACATCTATGTATATCCCATCTAATGTAGTGGCCGCAGAACTAAATACAGGGGCGGTGGAGAACGCCTGTATTTCCTGTGGCTCGCTTTTTTGCGATTTTTTCCTAGATTTTTTAGGTGGTTGAGAATCCATAGCTGCGGCTCAAATAACTAGAGAGTAGTAAAATATTTTACTACTCTCTAGTTATACAATTGTATCAAAATCACCTATGGCTAGGTTAAATGACGTATATTGCCTTTTTGGCCAGCGACGATTAGCGATCCGCGGTATGAAACGCCATCAAAGGGTCTAATGAGTCCCAAAAGCTCTGAGTCTTGTGGCTCTCTCGATGGAGATGGGCCTTCAAGCTTCCAAACTTCTTTATCGGCCTGGTATGACCATATTTTCATTTGTCTGTCATCGGGATTATCACCGATCTTGTTCAAATATATACCATCTGTTAAGGCATGAACCGTTCCATCGTGTGAAATCAAAACTCTTGTTCCGCCAGTGCTTGGGAATCTCCACGACAGTCTGAAGTCATAAATTTCTCGCGTTATTGGAGGATAAGCTGCACCAGCTAGGAATTTAAGATTTCCCCAGCCCCATGTAGAACTATCTTCATAGATATTTGTTTTACCAAACTTAACAAATCTCTTTTGTGTTGGAAGGGCCATAAAGTTAACTTCGTCTATGAGAGGCTGTTCAGATTTTCCAACATAAAGCTGAACTTTTCTGCCAGTAACTGCGACCCTTATAGGAGTTAAATTATCTCTTAAATCAGGAGATGCATAATTAGATGCGATTGCTATAAAATCAATGTCAATAAAATCAGGGCGGTCATCACCTTCAGGAAGGTTTGTTATTTCCAGGGACAATGCATCAATTTTGCCTGACCAACTAGGTTGGAGTTCGTATGTTACAAAATCGTTGCTGACTTGCAAAGGTTTTTCTACCCAGTTTACAAAATTGTTGCTATCAGACGCCCAGCTAGCTCTAATTTTGGAGTTTAGAATTGGGTGGCCGCTTTTCGACACAATTCTTATTCTCACTAAAATTTTAGCACCTGAATCAGCCAAAATTTCATCTGCACCTAAGTCAACCTTGGAGTTTTGTATTCTAGGGTCACCCTTCTTTGCGGGTGTTATTCTTAAAAATCTTGTTATAGCAGTGAATGATGCAGTTCCATATTCAGTTTCTGCTTCAATGATGCCAGCGTCATTGTTGTCATTGGCAGGAATCACAAACTGCGAGGCTTTCCAATCTTCAACGTTGCCATTGATGCCTTCATTGGGGGAGGTATTATTGCCTATCCAATAAGGACCCTGGTCTTCTTGAGACAATAATGAGTCTGAATCCAAGGCGAAATCCCATATTCGTTTTACGCCAGACTCTGGATATTTTAAACCGCCTTGTACTGCCATAAAGGGAGTGATTTCGCTATGCTTTATATAAGATCGGGATTTAATGTTATCTCCACTTTGAATGGTTGCTGTTGTTCTGTTAAAAGAAACATTTAAATGCCAAAATCCATCGCCAATTTGGATTCCCTGAGCCCCTGAGCCATTAATATTCATAACTTCGGCCTCAAAAGTCCAAGATGGCTCAATATACTCAAGCTCCGTTGTTCCAACTGTATATGGCCCAGGAGTGTTTAGTATCCACATTGATCGCGCATTGTCGTCTCCATTTGTGACCCTGATCCCCATTCTGTAGCTAAACTCTCCCGCATCATTCAGGTCGGAAGCTCGGCTCCATGACCCCGATTGCGCTATATAGACTCCATTCTGTGCTGCATTGCTCTGATTCTTTACAAGAACGCGATCATTTGCTATTAATTCAACACCATCAATTGTTTGAAGACCTGAAAGAGTAATATTTTCCGTTGTAGCAACATGACATGGAGTATCCATAATTGATGACGGATATTGCGTGCTTGATACTTGTTCCCAATCGCTTCCGATACCATACTCAAATTGAGTGGTTTCTAGCGCGGCTCCAAACATAATTAATATGTCTCTAAATCCATTCGGAGAATAAGGATCGGATATTCTCTGATAGTTTAAATTTGTGTGGCCACGACTTGTCGTCACGCCGTCTTGAGTGTAAAACTGCGCAGGCGCAGGGTCGTTAACAAACCATCTGTCCAACTTGGCAATAGCCCATGATTCATCATTGATTGGGTTAGGCAAAAACCTCTCCGTATATGACCAAACTTCTGGGCGATCACCAATACCCGCTATAATTTGATCCCCAGAGTGTATCAGTGCTTGTACGGGCAAGGTGACTGATTCATCTTCGCCCAAATATTGAGCATCAAGGCTATAAGGAGTTAATTGTTCATATTCTTCCTCTGCGCCGACACGCAACGGGCGTAGGTCATATTTTAAGACTTTACCGTTGTTCATCCCAATAAAAATATGGTCAAATCCACTGGCCATAGAAAGCACTGAACCCGCGCTAATATCCAAATCGTCTATTGCAGCAACCCTATTCCATGCAGAATTGTTGGCAGCAGTAAGAACAGGGGCTCGATAAAGCCTCGGAGTGTTGCCAGTGGAAGCATATATATATGCTTCCGATTCGTGAGCGAATTGGTGAGAAATCAAACAGGTCACTGGCAATGGATCGCCATCATCATTGCAATTATAAATAGGGCCTATTACCAGTCTTCCGTCAAACGCATAAATATTTCCAGAAGCACAACCAATATACAAATAATTATTGGTTGAGGCCAGAGATAATGCAATTTGTTCATTCTGGAAACTTAAATCTGCCACCTGATGCAATATCAACCCATTCCATCTATATATAACGGCAGATGTGCGCACAATATCTATTCTTAAATCAGCAAGTGGGTCAGGAGCAGAATCAAAGATGATCAATCCTTGAGACGGATCGATAACATAAGAAATACTCGTACCTGTAACCACAACTTCGTCGTTGGCTCTTAATAAAATTCTTCTACCTATGTCTGGGCCTGAGTCAGATATTACATTAAAGGCCGTGTAAGCATCATAATTTTGATTTAGGCTGTCCACGAGCTTGTAATTATTATATTCGCTGGTTTTGATACCAGATAAATAAACAGATTCTTCCAGCTCGCTAATCGGCGGGTCCCATTTACATGCCTTAAGGAAAACTACCCCCCTGGAAGCATATTGACTTAGTGCGTCCCACACAGCATTCTCGGGAATTATATTATTGCCATAGTCTCTGAGCTGCACTTCGACTCGTTTTAAACCATCAACTGAATCAAGTAAATACGATTGATACTCGGTAAAAGGAATCCAAACCGACCATGAATCTAAAGAGCCATCAGGATTGATATTTCGAGTTCTAAAATCTTTAATGGCTGTTACTCGGTCTTGGCCATTAATATTAAGCCAAGAGTCTTGATTATTGCCTTCAGTGATAATCTCGCCATTTACGCCACTGACGAAAGCCACCTGGCCCGTAGGCGGTGTAGTATCAACGACGGCGATGGCTTGAGCCAGTAGAGTGATCGGGAATGACTCAGATATATTGCCTGCGCCGTCCATAACCTGAGCCCAAACTTTTCTTGACCCATCATTGCCAGTGTTTTGAGCAAGCAATGTGGTGTTATAATAACCGTGGCTTGTTAAATGCCAGGTACCATAAAGATATACTGTGTATTGTGCGGCATTGCCATTTAAAAATTGATTCCACGACATCCATGGTGAGCACACCACTGCGCCAAAGTCAGTTTCTTTTGCTATTCTAAAAGCAAAAATTCCAGAATCATCATCTTCGGCATCAATATTTATAACAGCTGTCCTTACGCTTGGCGGCAAGGCTGTGTCAATTGCTGGGCGGGGCGTTGCACTTGACACAGGTCCTGATATATCAACTTTATACTGCTGGGACAAAGCGCTGGCGTGACCCTGGACTCTGGCATGAGAGTCCGCCCTAAATCTCATCTGAATAACTGCCTGATGCGACACGTTGTCATGTCTCTGGAAGGCATTCGCAAAAATTTTATACCACAGGCCCTGTGCATTTCTCCATCCCCTGAATGAAGAGGCTTCTATTTCATTCCATGACCCTGCCGATCTTGCATTAGCAGACGCCAAATCACATCCCATGGGTGATTGTATCGCCATCCACAGTGTTGTATTATTAGACACTGTTAAAGACGCAGTATTTAATCTTATTTGAATAAGTTTGTTATATGAAGCAAGTCTACCCGAATTTAAATACGGACTTGTGACAAAAATCCAGTCTGTCAGCGGAGTTCCAATTTCTCCTGCAGAATCAGTATAGAACCTAACTTTGATAGGTTCTATAATTGGTGATGTAGTATCTCTTGATCTGGCCTTAATTTCTAAAAGTTCTGCGTCCAAAGATGCTAGAAATTCTGGAATATTTTGAATATCAATTGATTGAACCCAAGTTGTAGATTTAATTAAAATTGGCGTGGTGCCAGCTTGGTATTCTCCAGCATAATCTTCAATATACCATTTTGATCCTTCGTGAATTGTTCCTTCGTCGATATGAATTTTTTTATACCTGTGATCAGAACCATTCGGCAAAGATGATAAACTTCTTGTCCACACTCCATCTGTGCCCGAGCCAACATTTGTTACTTCATAAATTCCGTTTTCAGTATCAATTTCTTGATCTTTAACCAAAACTTTATTTCCTGATAATAATGTAATTCCGTCAATAGAATTAGGAGCTGACGCAAAATTAATATTGCTTCCAGTTGTTGCCACTCGAACATTAATTTCATCTTCATTAGATGAAATTGGCAATGAAAAATCCCAATCTTTTTCATCCGTATTGCCAGATATCAACATTTGTCCCAACCAAGGCTTCGCATTAGTTGCGGATGATGTAGATTTGTAAAAATGTCTTACGTTTGCAGGGTTTGTTTCTGATGGCGAGTTAATTGTCGGCAATCCCGAAAGCAATACATTAAATAATCGATTGGTGGCCCCTGATGAGCCGAAGCCGTCACCATATGTTCCCATGGAAACAAAAAAACCAATGCCTTCATCGGCAGACGGAAGACGCAATTCAGTTTTAACCACGCCAATGACATCAGCATTTCTTTTAAGGACAACGCTTGCTCCATCTGAAAAATTATTAGAATGATCCGCATCAAGCGTTAAAGAATAATTTGCTACGCCATTGGCAATGGTGTCATAAAGCCGCCAATTATTTGTACGCAAAGAGCCATCTTGAAGCCTTTGTGAAATAAATATGTTTTTATTCTTGGCGCTAAACCCAACCATTATTGTGGGTGCATTCATGGGCTCTGAAGTTAAATTGTATTCTGGGCGACAACGCATTCCCATTGGCCTAAGCAACGATGGAGATGCCTCGCTGGTTGGAGTCGGAGAAATACAAACATAAAATTCTCCAACACTATGCTCCATAGACCAGCTTAAGTTAATTCTTTCGGATAGTGTAGGATAAACTGTCTGAACTTCTTGTGCGCCAGCTTCATTGTAAGGGAATGATAATGCGTCGGATATAGCCAAGGGCTGTATAGATGTGCCCTCGGAATATCGAATCCAATAATCTTCCAGGGCCGCGGCCCATTCACCAGAATCTGTGCTAATGTTTAGCGATGGTAAGAACGCATTGGAAAGGTCATCAAATTGGGCGTCCCCAATATCTGCTGATTGAATAAGTCGGCAACCGCCCATTGCTATTTCATCACATCTGACTGTTCCATCGCCATCTTGAATGGATGCGCCAATTGCCGCAGTCAAAGCCCCTGTGTAAGAAGGGACAGCCGTAGATGCAAGAAGATACGACATGGAATGATCATCGGGTGTAAAATAAGCATCCAGAAGGTAATATCCACTTGTTGTGGCTTGGGCATAAATTTCTATCACACCGCCATTGATTAAGACTGGGGCTGACTCAGGTGGCAAAGTGATTTCCGAATAAGCGACGCTTTCAACGCCATTCGTGTTTGTAACAACTCTTGCGCTAGGTGCTCCAATTGGAGGAATCGTTAAGCGAAGCACTATCTCTTGAGATGATCCTGGTGATGACGCCAAGCTTGTTTTTACTATCTTGGTCGTATATCTTGTAGTGGTGTTTGCTGGACTATCCAAACTAATCCCAACCCTGGCTTGAACAAAAAAATCAGGGGCGGTGGGGTCAAAAGATTGCGTTTGGTTTACGTAGAACATCGCACCACGGCCAAGTGTGGCATGCACTGTGGTGTCTAAGTCTAAATTAGAGCCCAATACTCTACCAGCATTTGATCCAAATGTAGTTGCAGCAAAATTTGTATTATAGCCAGTGATGGTAAGTGTTGTAGGTTTAGCAGAAACGCCTGGGGCAAGGGTTCTAAAATTTCCACTTGTCGTAGTGCCGCGAGAGCTAAAGAAATCATAGTTTCCTGAAACCTTTCTGACCTCAACTATTTGGCCAAGATATCTTGAAATACCGCTCGAATAAAGGCCTGTTGATGGTTCTTCAGACGATCTGAATCTTACAAGTGTTTTTGATCCTGTCCAACCTGGAGTCAAAGATTCAATAATTGGATCACCAGGTATACTGGGTAATTCTCCTTGCCAAAATATTTGATCGAAAAGGCCATACCCCTCAGGATATGTACCCTCTGACAATCCTGTAGATTCAACTACGGCTTGCATGTAAACAGATGTTAGACCGCCATTCGATGAAAGAGGCCAATTATTAACGATAAAAAGCCCCGATCCTGACCCTGGTGTTGGCCGAGGGGTTATTTCAACATCATTGCCTCCGAAAAAATAATCAGGATCAAGATCGATGACATAATCTAAAGAAGAATCAAATCCACCACCAGACGGCCAATCGGTTAGTTCTATTGTGGAGTTAGGATCAAATTCTTTGTCATTAGATAACCTTAAAGAAACTACTCTGTTTAAATCAACTGGCAGCCGAGTTTCGGTGTCTATGAGTTCAAATCCAAAAGTTAGAGCATGGCGATTGGTGTCCAGTGAAGGCTGGACACTTGATCGCTTGATCGAATATACTTCTCCGCGATTAACAAAATCAGCACGAAGATACGTGCTTTGTAAATTATCTGGAAGAAGAAGCTTAACTTGAATTGGCATTGGGTATTTCCACTAAGCGCAATAATCAATTAAGTTTTTTTATTGGATTTTTTGCGCTTGTTTTTTGTCTTATTTATTATTTTCAGGCTATTTTCAGCTTCTACCTGTTCATTATCGGCAAAAGATAATGTTGGCTCAGCTGTAGAAAACGCCGCTGCCGTGCTGTCAGGCGTTGGTCCTGGGCTGCCAGAGCCGCTAACCCTGAATACAATCGGTAATGCCATTTGTACAACAATCGGAACATATATAGACATGTACATAAATCCATCTACATGCTTTATTGTGTCTTCTTTATGAAATGTATAACTTGCCCTATAAACAGATTGACTTGCCTGGGGTCCTATTTGACCAAGGTCGGAGTCTGTGCCCAAATAATACATTGGAACATCAATTGGTAAGCCAACTGTGTCAAGACCGCTTGGTAACCATAATTTTAATTTTAACTCAGACAAATCCCCTTCGTTAAATCCAGATTCTAAAATTCTGCTTGACACAATTCTAAAGTGCAAAGTTCTTTCTTCTGGGGCTATTCCTGATTCTAAATAGTCTTGTTCATCCTGCTCAAGACTAACCCCCTGAGTTGGCAACGTTGAAATAACTGGAACTCCCAGTCTTAAGGGCCGTGGCCTGATAAACGCTTTGGTATTCGGATTGTAATGGTCAAAAACGCCAATGCTAAATTGCGGCACATAGTCTAAGGGGCCGTAAGCATCAGGGGTTTCTAATGACATTGCATTAAAAGAAGATTTACTAAAATTATTATTCATCAAATCCAATACAATAGTCATAGTGGGGCCTGTCATTGTGATTTGACAAGAGCCGTTGTTGCCAGGGGCCAAAGTGCCGCCTTCAATTACACTTACTACAATGGTTTCATCACCAAGGCCCATTACCAGGGTGTTTATTTCTTCTTGATGAAAATCAAATCCGTTAAATTTAATTGCGAAACTAATTGGAAAAACAGTTTCGCGAAAAGCAGAAATAATAATATTGCCATTTGGCTCTTGATAAACTGTGGCAGGCACTTCTTTCCTTAATAAAAATGAAGCAGATTCATCAGTGCCGCGAATATAAGCATCAATCGGGGCTGACAAAAAGCTTACAAAACCCTTTTTATCCCCAGTCAATATTGAAAACCCAGATGTTTTTTCTGTTAAATCTATTTTCATAATTTCTCTTATTTATTCTGACACCAAAATGTGGCCACTTGGCAAAATGTTTAGTCCCGTGGGCCTAACTAAAATTCCTGATCCCCAAGCCCACGTAATCCGACCGCTTGTGTTTATTCTTACGAGTCGGCTAGCCCTTCCATCACCCAGCCTGTCATCAATTAATGCCCAGAATTCCGTGCTGGAATATGGCAATGACCTTTGAACATCGGCGTCAAATTCCAAAACAGACAGTGGCACATTGTTGGCTTTTCGATTTAACAATGTTAACTTGCCCTTATTATTTCCAGAAAGCGGAGTGGCAATTAGCAAGTTTTCATTTTCAAGTTCGTAAGCACTTCCTCCAAGCCCATCAATATATTGAGCCACAGAACTAGGAACTGTCCAAAGCCTTGATGAGTTCGCATCATATGCAATAATAGCATCGGTATGAGCATTTGCAATAATCCATTTGCCCAGATTGTTTGCCTGAATAGAAACTGGATATAAAATATTGTCATAAACAACCTCTCCAGAATAAACATTTAAGACTATGCGAACTGACTGGCCATTTGGCCCCTGAAGTGTTGAAGTTATTTCGCCATCGCCATCAAAATCCCCATCGAGTAAATCTTCATCACTAAATGTAAGTAGCCCGTCATTTAATTCTGCAGTGCCGCTAACCGTATTGGTGCCAAGATTTTCAAATATTGATTCATCTATTGATCCAGACATCATTCCAAAAGAAAGTCCAACAGTGCCTCCACCATCGCCTCCACCCGCGCCACTATTTCCTCCGCTATCACTGCCTGCAGATGACACAGCGCCATCTGTAATGACAACATTTAGTGGGCTGGTCCAACTATTAACTTTGGCTCGATTCTCAGCGGTGAAGGTTGCTTCCAGGGTTGCTGACTTTCCATCAATTGGAGAAAACAAAATTGATGAAACCCCGAGGTCTCCAAGCGATATGGACAATTGCTCTGACGTCAAGAATATCTTTTTAGCGTCAAGAATTGTAATGTTTTGTGAAAAAGCTATCCACAGTTTCCCAAGTCTTGGGTTATAAGAGGCTGTAAGAGCAACAAAGTCTCTGTTCGTAGCTCTTAGTCTGATGTTGCCTTGAATTATTCTTTGAATATTCCCGTCAGAGCCTAGTTGAATGATTCTATCATTTAATGTATCGGCAAAAACAACAGAATCATCTTGCATAATTTGGAAATCTCTTGGATTGTTGAGCCCATATGATGTGCTGCCACTCCATGATTGAATAGGAGTTATATAGGAGATTGAAGAATCGCCAATTCCGTCTTGATAAACTTGCTCGTCACTTCCGTTATTGCTAAATGCTTTGTATGAAGCGTCTCCGCGAGCATAAAGCCATTGGCCAACTTGAGCTGCGCTTGTTAATGTTAAGTAATTTTTTGTTAATCCACCATCAATTACATCGGGGCCGACTGTGATGTTAACAAATTCACGACCTGTTGTTTCCCAACCAGTTTGATCATTAGCTAAATCAGTTTCTCGTTTGTTCCAAATTTTAGAATTTGGCGCTCCTGGGCCTTCAAAAGCAAGGCTTAGAAGATTTAAGACTGGAGAAGATAAACGATCCGCAGATGAATAAAGCTCCACAATGATATCTATCCATCTTCCTGATCTGGAATTGGTATCAACAAGATGCGTGTCATCAGGAACAGTATAATAAACTCCAAGGTCGTTTTCTGTGTCGGCCACACGAGTATAGACTCTAACTTGTGATCCACCAGAAGAGACTGCATCCCAGTTTACAAGATGATAAATTGTATCGGCAAAATTTGAGTTAAATCTAAACACAAGCCTGCCAAGTGAAGCATATTGATATTCATTCCAAATGAAAATAGCACTAGTAGTATCAGGAATTTCTTGTCTTGCATCAATTACTCGCGGATTTGGAGATAATGTTGTGCTAATCTCGTCGTCTCGCGGAGAAATTAAGCTGAAATCTAATTCTTCGCCATCCCAGCCATCAGAAGTCCCCCAGTAAAAGCCAACGCCCTTAACCCTTGCTAATTGCGTGGATGTTAGCCCGAATTCAGATAAAGCATGAACTTTATATACTCTTTCTGTTGGGTCAGGATATGAAGATGGCAATATGGCGACAGGACTACTTATGCTAATTTGTTTAGAGCCAGAATCCGTGGTTAATGTTTTTGAAGTACCACCGTCAACGATCAGATACATATAAATTGTACCTGGTGTAGCAGAAGATGGCACGCTAATTCCAACCCCGAGATGAGTTCTTCCTTCCCAGCTTTGAGATGTTGAAAATTCAAGATATAAATATCTTTGAACTTCATATATGTCAGTAAATTGGTTGTTAAAAGAAGGCGCAGGAATTACTGGCGGGGGTGGCGGGGTCGTAATGTTTTTGCTTGATTGGTCGAAGAAAATATATCCATCAGACCAAGAAGGTGAATCGAGGTTGGTGTTAGATATTGCTCTGTAATTTGTTGGCCTGTCAAGAGTAAGAGCGCCTGATGATCCCGTGCCAGTTACAACAATATTTTGAGACACTGGATTATCAGCAACGGTTCTTACATTAGCTAAGTCAAGGGCGCGATTAAAATCTATATCAGTTGTCCAGATAAGCGTATCGGCATTTGGGGTAGAAGTTAGTGTGCCAATAATCTGATGGTTAAGATAATCAATGTCTGCCAATTCTATACCAGATGGTATGCCCGTTGCTTCAAAAGAGCTAGACGTGATGCCTGGAATATAGAAAATTGCATTCAATTGATCTTCGTCAATATTACCAAGGCCAACTTGTTTTTTTAATGCAAGAACAATTTGCAGCCGATTGGCCATGCTGATTTCTGAAAGTCTATAGCCTTCACCGAGGTTGGTTAAAGAAGCAAGCAAGGAGTCAATTTGAGGGTGAGTAAGCGTACCCCTTCTTGTCAAAGTGTTGTGATCGATTACAGGAAGTCTTTCTGCGTCTAGGGTGCCCGATGTAACGCTAGATAAGTTTAAATCTTCGATAAAGTCTCCCGAAAGCTTACCCTGAACATGAGGGTTATTGGGGCCAAGATTAACTTGGCTGGGATTATTCGCACCGCCAATGTGCTTGTGCTTGTTTACAATCCCCGCCAACGTTGCGAAAAGAGAAATATTAACACGGCCAAACGCTGCAGTATTATGGGGAGTTATTGTGATAGGGTTTGTTGAATAATCAACTTCAACACCGCCTAAGCCAACGTAATAATCCAAGTTTGAGGTTATTTCGACCAAAGATACACGAAAATCCACGTCTCTTGTGACAGCAGTGTTGTCATTTGAAGTGGCATACACCCAAAATATAGCCCGTGTGGCACCGCCAGGTGGCGTAGGTAATCGGAGTGTGCGAGATGCATTAGTTTCTGCACTCATCCATCCAACGTGACCTCTTCCAGGTGTTATTAAAATGTTTTCTACATCACCAGAAATAGATTGAATTCTCCACGAAGGATTTGAGGGATCATCGTCTAGTACACCATTGCCGAAAATAGAATACAAATGTTGTGTAAGAGTTTCAATAGCACGAAATCTGCGCTCGTCCATATCAAGAACGTCGCCAACTTGCTGATTAGGAACTAAATATCCCAATCCATAATAAGGTGTTTTTTCCATGCTTTATCTCAGTGTTTCATTAGGTTTATATTCAGCTGTCACCTTTTCGATTCCCCATGTGGAAAATCCCCAGCGCAAAACATTATCATCAGTTGGGCCATCGGGCCTTTCTGGCTCTTGATCGCCGAATAAAACAGCAAAAGGAGAAGCTGGAGACACAGATGATCTGTCTTCTCTTGCCACCTCTCTTATTTGGGCTCTGATAGCTTCTGTTATTCCTCGAAATTTTGCCATATTAGAATATATCCTCGCTGGTTACAGCAGCGCCTTTGTCAAGGGCACGAATCATTGTTGGGAATTTCTCCCCCTTGACTGATGCGGTTATGGTATTGGTCTCTTTCTCAAATGTATAATTAACCTCTCTATAAAGATAGGCATCAGTAACACTTGGCTCTGCATCGCCAATAAAAGTTTGGACAACAAAAGTTCCAACATGATTTAATGGTTTTGCAACATAACAGTCAAATTCAATTGTTTGATATGTTTGTCGCAGAAAATCACTTTCTAGATCGTCTACATATCGCTTAAGAGCAAGTTTGTCTGGTATGGTTGTGGTTTTGGTCTGATCAACAATATGTTTTCTGTAACCTACATAACCAATTTGTGCAGCGTCAGGCGGAACACCTTGTCCAACACTGTCTCGAAGCTTTTGTAGCGCATCTTCAGAAAATGCATCATTAAATACACGATCTTCAACAATCATGCGAGAATCCAATGCCTGTCCATACATGGTTATGCCAGCAACAAGCTGGTTATTATTAGTGAATATTGTATATTTTGATTGTAAAACGCCGTGAATGGCCAAAGGATCAATTTTTATTTCTTCATTTATTATATCATTTGTAGCATTTTCGTCTTGTAACTCTAAGTCTTCTTCCGCAAGATCATCTGAATTTGTATTAGGATAAAAAGCTACATTATCGGCGTTGGCATAGCCAAGAAACTTTAATGAATCTTGATAATCTGGTTCATACCTCCATCCTATGCGAATGATTTGGTTGTCATAGTCCCAGAACAACACAGGGAGAGCCTCTCTACTAGATATTAAGTCTAAAGTGGGACGAATTACGTCCATGATAACTTTCTTAAAATTAGCACTAAGAACATCGTTGGCCAAACTTTCAGAAATTGGCGAGTTTGAAAGTCTGAAATTCATATTATTCTGAAAAATAGAAAATCTTTCATCAGTCGAGTCGGATTGCCTAATGTAATGATCCCCGAATCCAGAACAAGCAATACAATAATCAAGAATTCTTCCGTATCGCATGCCTCCGAAATACAATACGCTTCTGAATGGTATATCTGATAGACACTTCGTCGCGACATCTGTCGCTGTCAAAACCGTAACCATCTTGTTGCCCTCTCTTGTGGTTTTCTGAGACTCTATTATTCCCTGAAAATACACAGGTGTGTCGCCGTAGCCAGCAGATAATGTCACGGCAAGTGTGTTGTTCTCAAGAACATCTAAAATTTGGCTTCCTTCTTCCGTTAACGCCATGTTTACAAGCGTGATGTTTGCGCGACCTTCAACAGATGTGCGATTATTTCCGTTAAGAGAATAGTTAATAGACCATCCAGTAAGCCATTGTGAAATATCACCCCAAGGAAGTTCCTGAACAACCTTGCTTCTAACCGCAGAAGAAGGGGTTTCGGCTTCTGAGGCAATTGATGTTTCGGAGAAAAAACTTCCAGCAGCCGAATCTCCGAGTGTCTGGCCTTGCGACGCAGTTGATGTGCCCTCATCAGAGTTTCGAACATGCAAGAATCCCACACCCTCGATTGTTGTTCTAAACTGTATAATTCCCTCAACTTGAGTGCTGATAGAATCAGAAGCTCTTGTTTTTTCAATATAAATAAGCTCGGGGCCAGGAGACCTCCAGTCGCCGTAATACGAAGCATTGCTTTCAAAATCATTTTCAAAATCTTGCTGAGACTTTGATAAATATCTATGCTTATCTAGGTTTTTTTGAATAGCAGATGGTGTTATTGTTGATTCTTTGTCTTTAGGGGCCGAAAAACTAACTTTATTGAAGCCATAATCACTATCTGGATCAATATTGCCATTGGCATCAGGAATGCGCTGTTCAGGATTGTAATTACTAAAAGCAATCCCGCCATACTGAAACGAAGTGGTTATATTGGTTAATATCATGCTTATAGATGCTGTTTCATCGATAAGATGTTCGTAAATTCTGGCATAATCTCCACCCTGTCTATCATCAAGTGGAGAAAATGTGTTCCACTGATTCATATCAGAATCAAAACCTACAAGCATTGATGGGCCAGAATAATGCACATAAACTGAATAATTGCCGTCCCCTCCGCCAAAAGTTGGGCCATTTAGAGGGAATGTTGTCCACTCTCCCTTGCCTGGGTGATAAAACGTAAGTTCTGGAGATTTTCCAGGAACTAACGTCAGCATATAGTTTGTTATATAGTCGCCTTTTTTTAAAGGCGCATTGTTCCCCCATGTTATTCTAATGCTTCCTGTACTATCGCTTGATTTTGGATTAGTCATTGAAGACACAGTTGAGTGGTTAAAATGTATTTGGAATCCGCAATTTTTTCCACCGCGGGCTTTAATTTCTCTTGAAAAAGTTTGCTCAGAAGATGTTGGATAATATAACTTTGCTCCATCTTCATACATCAAATCTCTCGATATTGGGAAAATTCTTTTAATGTCAGCCGCAACATTTTGTGCGCTAACCTCAACGGAGCAAGAACCGTCCGAGTTAAAAACTTGACGTATGTGTGGCCCTTGATAACCATCGGGAAAAACTGGACCATAATACTTCTTATAAGTCAGTTGAGATTCATCAATGTTGCTTAGTTTCCAAATATTATAAGTTGGTAGTATTTGAGCATTTTGAAACCTTGAGCTAGATACTGAGGGTATAAAAGGAAATTGCGAGGATGGCACTGGGGGTATTACTGGTGTATAGTCTGGAAAATCATCCTCTGTATCTCCCGTTGTGCCGACATTGGCTTCCCCATCAAAAGTCGGGTCATATTTTAAAATTGTGTTGGGGTCATCATCATAGGCCACAGATGTTTTTGGACCTTTAATAAGATTAAACAATGGATGCTTTGCATTACCGCTTTTGTTATCATCAGGTGCTATGCCCCCAAAAACAAATGTACAAAGCGATGCTCCCACAAATTTATTGGGAATTGCCATTAATGAACCAGCATTTTGTGCTATTGGCTGAAGCCTTGGCGAAACATCACTGGGCCTGTTAGAATTATAATTAAATGTAGATGGTGCTAAATTAGCGGGGTCTTTTTGCACCCTTGTGCGAGAATATGTCCCTCCGATGTAACCACCAGATGGAACGAATATCGCCCCGATTATGCAAGTCGCATTTAATTCTCTTATATCAGCCATCTGCGTATATTTTTCTGTTTTTCAAGATCATCATCCTATCAGTGGTGTTGTGATGAGCCTAATGTATTCTTTTATACAGTCGCATCTGGCTTATTTGATTTGTTTTGCATGTAATTAGACAGCCAGCTTCTTGCGGATTCTTGAGTATCAAATTCCCCAGCTTGTTGCGCGGTCCAGGCCTGCTTTAGAATTTCAGCAATATGTGGGCCGCCATTGTTGTTAAAATATGGTAGTATATCGTCTCCTCTTAGTAAAGATGTGCGACCACGAAGATAGTTATCTAACCACTCCCTTGCTTGTTCCACAGTGGAAATTCTTCCTTTAATTTGCGCGTTATAAGCATCTTGCACCACTTCGCCAATATGCTTGCCGCCCCTGTTTTGATAATAAGGCATCACATCTCTGCCCTGTATTAGGGGATTTGGTCGGCCAGCATTGGAGCCGTCTTCTCGGGCCAAATTGAGCATTAGTCTGGCTTGATCTGGGAGGCCCTTGGGCAATGGTGGTCGGCCACTAGAGTCTGCTTCCATTAATCTTGCCAAATCTTCAATATTAGCAGGGTGTAGGCTATTTGCTAATTGCCTAATTTGAGCAATAGACGATGTCGCTGGATTAAACCTAATGTGTTCAAGATGCCGCTCAATAATCGGTAGTACGCGCTTGATAATATCTTGCTTAATGCCTATTGATTGCAAAAGTTCTTCTGCCACTGGAACAGATGCTTCCTCGTGGCCATGAGCCGTCCATCTGATTTTTCCACCTTTTTCTCTTTGTTCGGTGGTAGTGGCTTTCGCAAGGTCATGCCCAAGGGCAGCAAAAATCAGGGCGGCACGTTCATCCCCTTGTAAACCATCTCTGTCCGCAATTTCAGCAGCCGCGTCCATAACGTGTGAAGTATGAGTGCCAACGTCACCGATTGTGATAAAATGCACATCTTTTGTGCTCAATGTTTGTGCATCATTAATTTTATTTGTGCGAAATATCAAATCAAAATTGAATAAAATTCTGTCATTATCAACAGAAAATACAGCATTATCTATAACAGCATCAAGCGCGTTATCGCTAGAGCGATTAGCAAACCCCACATTTGCGCTATTGTGATCTCCCAAAATTGAGCCCGCCGCATAAGATGCAACAGAGTAAATCATATTTTGAACAACAGCGTGTTCTTCCAATGAATCCCCCATCACTGACATCAAGGTTGTTATTGGAATCTCAAAAGCAATGTTTTGTTTTTCTTTTAAGGTGCTATCTGCCAAAATACTTCTTGATTGACGTGAAGAGGAATTTCTTCTGAATGTTTTTTGTTGATTGGCCCGATATTCACGAATGGCACTATTAAGAAATTCGCGAGTCAAATTTTCAATTGGAAGTTTCTGACCTTGGTTATTAATGCTTTTTTTAGAAATTAATGAATGAGACCAGCCTTCTGGGTGCCACTCATATTCTTGTGGCACGCCAATTATTGCCTCAAGCTGAGGAAAAAATCTAATCCATCCCGTGTCCTTTAAATATTGAATCGCCCTGCCAGGATATTTGCCTTTTGTGGCCATTTTCATAAATTCTTCTGAGATTCTTTCTTTAGCCAAAGAATGGTAGTGCTCATCATCCGAAACTTCTTCCCTAATAATATTCGCAGTTTCAGGGGCCAAATTCATATTAAATCTTGTGGCAAATTGCATTCCGCGCAAAACCCTAAGTGGGTCCTCTGCGAATGCATTGCTTGTATGTCGCAGAACTTTGTTTTGAAGGTCTTCAATGCCACCAAAGTAATCATGCACTTCTTCTGTTAATGGGTCGTAAGCCAGCGAATTAATTGTAAAATCTCTGCGAGCCGCGGCCTCCTTGGGATTAATACTGGGGTCAAAAATTACAGAAAAGTCTTTATGGCCCACTCCTGTTTTATTTTCTCTTCGGGGAATAGAAAAATCAAAGTCATTGCCTTCATTGTCTGAAAGCTTAATTACACCAAATGTTTTCCCAACAATGTCTATTTTGCCAAAGTTAGACAAAAGTTTTGCCAATTCATCATATGATATTCCATAAACCTCAATGTCGATATCTTTGGGGCTTATGCCTTGCAAAGCATCTCTTACCGATCCGCCAACAATTAATGCTTTGTAATTTTTTTGTCTCAGAAAATCAAATATTCCCCTTAGTGTTGAACTAAAAGAAATGTCCAAAGGGTGATAAAATACGCCTTCGTTTTTTGATTTTTTTTGAGCAAATCGATACCACATGAATTTTATTTTTCCATATATTCCAAAATTTTACCTGGACAATTCTAATACGTCTGCGCGAAGCGAATTGTGTTAATCTTGCGAGTATATAGTTGGGGCTCCGACCACTCCGCCAATCATCACCTCGCGCATTCTCAAATTGCCCTCGGAGTCTCGATACCAAATGAATAAATTGCCTTGGTGGGGGAATTTTTGACTAACAAACAGGCCCACTCTTTGTCTTGGGACGTCTTGCTCTGGTGTGCCCAATTGATCAACTCTTAATGAGCCATTGGATTTCAATGCTATAAATGATGCATGTGCTGAGTTCCCCGAGGACGTAAAGTCTCTGTTTCCAGCAACTAATTGAATAGGAGTGAGCAGACTTTGTGAAGAGTCAGAAGTTAGCAGAGAAAACGATCCTGCAAAAATTTTACCTCCGCACCACCAAGCCATAAATGCTGAATGTGTTTTTTTGTTCCAGGCTAGCGCGGGTCCAAAAATAGAAATTGTATCATTTCCAGCGGTGCCCTGAGCCCTTAAATCAGCTAGAAGAAACTTGTTGCTCACATTATATCCGTCAAATCTTCGTGCAAATAGTTTTCCTGATTCACCATCAATTGCATAAGCAATTGTTACAATTTCTCGATCATCAATCATAATTGCTGGAAATGTTTGCGTAGCTTTCCCCGATAAACTGCCCCTTGGAATAATTGATCTTTGTCCAGAGCCCAATGATGGATTAGGGTCGCCATCAATAATGAAATTTAAGCCCTCTGCGATTGTGGTTGATTTACGAGCATCAAATAAATTTGTCTGCTTAAGTACTATAGTTCCAGGATTGACCCAGCCAGCAACATATGCGCTGACGCCATTATTAGATATCGCAACAGATGGATTGAACATGCCTTGTGCAACTTTTCTTATTTTTCCGAACTCAGACTCACCAAGTTCTCTATTTGGACCGATCCAGCTTCCCACTAAACCGCTGCGAGCATTAAGTGCGACATTGAAAGAAGATTCACTATCATCAGCTTGGGCAACCAATGCAATAAGAGATGGATTTTCTCCACTCATAGTTGTAGGCATCATTACAATACTTGGGTTTTTTCCTTCAAAGTCTCTAAACCCATTGCCATTTGGCCCCTGCACAGTTCCTTTGTCAAGCAGTGGTAAATAAGGTGCGTCAAAACTATATTGTTTGATTATTTTTCCAGTCGCATTCATAGAGTTAAATGACTGGCTTGAAATCTCAGGGTCGCCGTCTTGAACAACATGAATTCTGCCGCTTGTTGGATTTTCAAGTGCTGAAACTGCAAACTCTCCCAAATTATCCCCCTCAGCAGGCACGGTTCTAAACCAAACCAGTCTGTCTCTAAAGCCTTGGGCACCTGATCGTACCTCAATGTCTTTTGGTAAATTCACAAACCATGTTGGACTATAAATACAACCAGTAACATCAAGGCCACGCAAGCCATCAACAACCCTTGTTGTCAATAAATCATTAGCAGCGATAAACCAAAATTCTTGATCACCAATTGTTCGATTGGGCACCAATGGCAAGTCTTCATAAAAAGCTGGCGATCCCAAAACCGAATCTATTTGATCAATTTCAAGCCTATTAATAGTATGATCAATAATTGTGAGTTCTTGAATTCTTAAGCCGAAAGGTATTATACCTGATAAGTTATTTAAACTAGATTTAATGGCATTGATATCAAGCAACTGGCCACTTCTGGAATAAGGATAAGCGTATACTCTTAAAACCATTTGAGTGTCAGAGTTTCCTATAAGAAACGGAATTTGTAAGTCAACGTCATAAACATAATCAGCTTCTTCTTGGCCGCGATCCTTTATATAAGGTGACCTAAAAATTCTTTCTGACACGCGGCCATCAGTTGTTACAAGCATGGCCTCAAGTCTTATGTCAATAGCTATGCGTTCATTGTCAATGGACCTATGTGATCGCAATACAATACTCCATGGTCCCGTATCTATTTTGCCTGCCTGTAATGAAAGATCATTTGTGACAAAGTCGGCCACAACAAAAAGGTTTGGGTCTCTTTGTTGTGGGACATTTTCAAATGGGATTCCAACTTTTCCAATATTATTATCTTGGCCAGATTTAACAAATGTTAAAAGTTGGTCAAAGGCATTGGTTATATTTGAATTATTGTCTGTTTTTGAAGCAAAGGTTTTATTGTACTCAGTATAAACATCATTACCCGATGGTATTTCACTTCCCCCGACCAATTTTGTTGATACAACCAATGGTTTTGGATAGATAATATATCTTGAGGAATCAAAATTAGATGCTCTCTGTGGATACAACACCTGCGACAGTGTTTGTTGCAGCGTAGTATCAACCGCCGTTGATTCTGCGTTTATTTCAATGTTGATTTTAGGTAAATCATAGTCATTATTAGAAAGATCAGAACTTATGCCGTCCTCGCTCAAAGCAGTGACTTCGTATAGCCCTGCTACCATCTTGGCTCTAGAGCCAAGATTAAAATTAAAGCTAGTGTCAACATCTATGTATCTTGCTATCTCTAAATCAGATATCGATTGTGGCAATGGTGGAGAAACCATTAGCTCAGACAATGACCTTGGTGCACGACGAACTAGTTTGGTTTGCCCATCTGATGTTTCAAAACATATTTCAGTTTTGTCTCGGTATTCATGTATATTTGTTTCTGAAATATTATGGTCTTCTGGAACAAACCAAATTCTTGCATATAAGTGAGAGTACGAGAGATAATTCGGATCGGGGCATGCTGCCCGAAGTGATAGCTTCCATGAACCTTTAACAAAATTTACGGGATCGGCGGGTGGACGGTCTTCATTGACTGCAACAAACAAGGCCAATGGATTAGAGTTTAATGGGTTGTTACCTGAATCAACTTGAATTCTTCTTATCAAAGTTGTTGAGTCAATCGCTGTGGTGGTTGATGGACTATCAACCATTCTGAGTGGCAATCTTTCAGAAAAAAGACTTCCCTGAAAACTCGGACCAATAAATTGATTGCCCGTGCTTAATGTCTGAATAACTCTATACCAAGATTTATTATCACCATTGTCATCAAAATACGTAAAATGCCTTAGCCACGGACCTCGAATCGGATCAAATGCGGGAATATTTTGTGGGTCATATTCACCATTGTCAACATCGGTCCATGTTGCATTATCACTTGGTCTTCCTTCTGATTCTGTTTTTTGAATTTTGAATATTCTTGCATTTTGTTGTAGAGTAAAATAATCTACTGGAACTACGCGGCCAGCCGTGGCTTTCGAATATTTGCCAATCATGCCATATCTGAGGGTTCGTTTACCAGGAACGGGGCCAATAAACACAACAAAGTACAAAGAAAATGGATTGGCTACACCAAAAAAAGAAAATGGATCGATGCCAGAAATCGGCATTGAAAAAAGTAAAAATCTCACTGACATTGAGTGGGCAAACCCAGGACTATTAGTATTGGATTCTGGATGAAAAAGCTTTACGTGAAAATTAGGGGTTGATAAATTATTTGGATGCACTAATGAACCGCGTGAAGGGCTGTAATTAAATGCCACTGGAAAGGCATAAGACAGAAGGGCGCATGGAAGCTGTTCTTCGATTAGGTTAACTCGCGCTGCGTCAAATAAAAGTATTTCATGAAGAGAGAATTTAAGAGCAGAAATTTCGTGCCTATTTTTAATGGTTAATTTTTGCCTTATTTGATAATCCTCTGCATTTAATCCTGTTCCAAATTTTATAGTAACAGTTGTTGTCGGCTCAGCTTGATTATCGGTAGTTGATTGGATACCCGTAACTGCTATTTGTGATGGCTTATCTTCCACCAATGGCGGAAACTCAATGTCATCAACATCAACACGCCCCCAAATATATTTAGACCAGTCAATGTCAAGTGATTGTGATGGATTGGATCGATAAGCCAATATAGCTCTGCCATCATCACTTTCTCGATCTATAAGATTGAATACAGAGTCATCTTGAACATCCACTGTTAAAGAGTATGTAAACGTGGCTGCGGAAAGCCGCGTGGGAGTTTTTAAATCCACTTGCCACTTCCAATCAGTGCCCGAGACAATAAAGGGACTATTGGGGGCTGCCCCTCTGACCGCAGATGGTCTTTGAAGAGGTCTAAAAGCATTTAAGAATGGCCAATTTTCAGAATTTTCCAAAGAAATTAATTCACCATCATAAGTAACTACAACACTGCCGTTGGGATAATCAGTCTGTACTGGTAAATCATTTCGAAACTGACCTCGGCCCACAATCGTCGGACGAAATCCTATTGGCGTTGCGCCGCCGTTTGGGGTGACATTAGGCACCCACAAATATCCTCCAGATGGAATGGTTTTATTAGGGTTTACATACGGGTCAGGCATTACGAATTTAATATCCTGTTAAGTGCAGTTCTCATTCTTTTAACACTATCTTCCTCAGACTGTTTAAATTTCTTCTGTATAGTGTTTGCAGATTCTTCACGAATTTCTTTGCTTATTTCTCTTTTAATAATTTCTGCTTTATTATTTTGATTTTCATGCATGGCTTGAATTTGTTTAGTTGTCACAGGGGTGTCAAGGCCTGTTGTTAATGATACAGGATTATTACCTTGAGATATATTGCTTACCGCATGAGTTGGTTGTTTTGTAATTTCGCGAGCAATTGAATTCGTGACTTCTATTACACTAGGAAGATCATTATGAACTCTGTCTTTAATGCGATTTTCTGCTCTTTTCATAGCTATCTTTTCACTTTCTTTTTCCAATTTTTCAAAAGTGTTGACCTTAGATTCGGCTCCAGCATAGGAATCATTGACATATTGTGGCTGATTCTCCGTGGCTATAGAATTAATAACAGTCTCTAATTTGCTATAAACATTATTTAAATAATTATTATTTGTGGTATTGTTGGTAATATTTGTATTTTTACTAGAATCTAAAATCAAATTTTCTTTGGGTGTTTCTGAAAATATCAAAGTATCAGTAAAGAAGTCAATATCATCTGGTCCAGCCATGTCTTCCGAGAAAGACGTTTTAAGTTCTAATTCATTATTCATGGCCCTTAGTAGTCGAATAACATCTGGATCATCTTCAAGCCCATCATGCAATTGGTCTCCTTGATCAAAGATTAAATCAGACTGATCACTAAATAAAGTAATCAAACTTGTTGTTCGCTCTAGTGCCCCAGGATAGTATTGATTTTTATTATTTGATTCAATTTTTAAAAATGTTGGATCATCAGATCGATGTCCAGAAAATTCTTGTCTTACAATGGGCGAATATCTTCTGGATATTCTTGAAGGATTTTTTGAAAGTTGAGGAGTATCAAGTGTTTGAAATCCAAAATTATTTGTATCCCCTGCCGTGTATTTATCCACTGGCAATGCTTTTGATCTGATTTTATCATATCCCGAAAAAGCGCCAATATACGCAGGCACAAGACATTTACATATCTGAGTTGACTCAATAAAATCACCACAATTGTTGTCAAAGACCAAAGAATCAATTAAATTTTGCAATGACATTGTATCTCTCCATTTTTTTTACTTTCATTATAAATGAAAGAGCGTAACTGCCAAGTATTATTGCGTCAATTCAATATTAGCAGTCTTGGTTTCTTTTCATTTTGCTTTTTTGTGATATTTCCTTTGTTGGAACTCCGTGTAGTTCAACAGCGTGCTCTATGGCTGTGCCATAGCCTTCAGCGCCAGGAGAATCTTCATAAAGTTCATTCCAGTATTCTTCGAGCTTAGCGTCTGCCAATTTCTCTATATCATCGTCTGGGAATCTTTCTGAAGATAACTTCACCCATGCCTTTGTGTCTGCAGTTGGCAAGAGGGATTGTCCACCAAAAATACCTTGTGACATTTTCATTACCGCCATGACGCCCTCGTTTCTAACAGCAAGCGCTTGCTGCATTTGCTGTCTTGCTCTTTGTAAGGCATAGTTTTTAAACTGAGGGAGAACTTTAGCATTAGAGGCGACTTTCATATATCGCTTTGAAGCCTCTTCGCGCAAATTGCTAATCTGCATACACAGGGCGCTAAATGGGCCAACATATTGGTCCGCGCCGATATTGTTGATCATTGCGGCCATTTGAATACCGTTTTGTAAATATTCTTTTTGTGGAATAAGCATAGCTATAGATTGCTCAATTGGTCCAACTAGCTGAAGCTCAAATGCGGTAATTAAATTTGACTCAACCTTTGCATGCCTTGCTCTCCACTCGCTAATAGCTTTTTGAATTAAACTTAATAACTGGGGCCTGTTTTCTATTTGATTCACCATGGAGCTGAATAAATTAAGAATTTTAACCAGTACTGTTTGTTGCTGCGTGGCTAAGTTGTATACTCGTGTGGCAGCTTGTTGAAATTGTTCAGGAGTCATGAAAACGGCATTATTTGGCCTACCGTCTGCCATGTAATCAGTTGCTCCCGACTTTGCAATAATGTCTTGCAAAGTCTTCATTTCAGTGTCAAGAATTAGCTGCCCTCGTTCAAAAACGTCAATTGCAACCAAAAGCTCTTTGCCCATCTGAGTGCTGTTTAAAAACTGCCCCAGCATAGGCTCCACGGAAGCGGGCAATTGCGCATTATTAGCTTGATTGGCCACTTGGGTAGCGATATCAACTTCGCCTGAGTTTGGTATTGATTGCTGGTTTTGCCCTGCCGAGGTTGTTGCAACAGGGTCTTGGCTCCTTAAATCTTGAGGAGCAGATTGTGCCGTTATAATTTTAGATTGATTATTTGCTCCTCGGTTTATAAGCGGCATCTGGCTCATCTGTTGAATTTTTTGGACAGGTGTTTCACCCTGAATGGTGGGATTGATAGCAATCATACCATATTCCTTAACCGTCGAAGCTGCGGCAACACCATTTAAAACCTTCATCCACCAATCCATAGGGGCTGTGGTGGCAATGTTAGGAAATGTTTTTATCAAAAATTCATAAGCCTCTTCAACTTTCTTAAGTCTTTGTGTAGAGTAATTAGCCTGAAATCTCCCAAGTGATCTCAGCCAATCTTCTATGCCACTTTGTGTTTTTAGTCTTTGTTCTTGCCACTTCATAATCGCGGCTCCAGACTCGCTTTGCGGGGCCACAATGCTGTAAATAGCCTTTTCCAAATCTTTTGTTGAAGTTAGTCCCTTACTATTAAATTCACCACCTGCTGCCATAAGAGCAATTCTAATTTGCATCAATTCGTGACCAGTGGGTTGTCCCATGGCTGTTTTTTTAGCAACATCTAATACCCCAATGCCTGGCGCTTGGCTTTCATATTTTGCCAATATAGACAGTATGCCCTGTGTTAACTGAACATCCTTATTTCTGATATAAATAGCAAGCACTAAAGGGAAAATATCTTGTGGTGTTGTTCCCATTTCACCCGCTTTCTGGCCAATCATTTGTAAAATTTGAACCTGGTGCGTGAAAGGAGCGCCAGTTTTTTCAGCGATCACCTTCATATAGTTTTCTGCAGCGGCCCTGTCAATACCAAATGTCCCAAGCGATTCTGTGACTAATTGCTCAGCGCGGATGCGCTCCAGCTCATCTGTAATTGGCTTGTCTAAATTTGAAGTTCCGTCGGGATTAACTTGTTGCTTATTTTCTTCATTTTGAATTCCTTTGTTTAACTGTTGAACAGCCTGAACACCACCTTCAAGCAAAGCCATTTCTGCTGCTTGTGCCAGGGTTATTTTTTGAATTTTATCCACAGTATTTTCACCTAATTAATTAAAGACTTCGTCCTTGGAGACAATTTTATAAACAAAAGTTGAGCAATGAGGGCATTGACCTCGTAAGGCATGTCGATCATTTTTCAATACAGTCCTTTCCAAACCAGTTACCGCCACCATTGTGCGACATTTGACACAATACATAGTAACCGTCATTGTAGGATCAATAATATTTTTTACGCTCATGATATTATGTTTTTCACCTTTTGTTGTACAAAATTCAATTAAGGCAAGCAAAAGCCAAATTATCCCTAAGGTGTAGGACTAGTGCCACGATATGAATATGAATGCAATTGTAATGGAGAGCGAAAAACATTCGTTCTCAGAATTTCTATTTCTGAATACAAGGAAGAAATGCCTTGCCCATGCGGAAATGGATTTGGAAAACGTGTTTTTGACTCGTCAGTTAGCGTCCATCATGGGCTCACAGCAGAAGAAAAACGCATAGGGACCACAAAAACCCGCAAAGAAATGGGCAAATTTATGAAGGATCAAAGAGATGTAAGAAAAAAAACTTATGGGCCTGACACCAGAGAAGGAAAATCTAATGAAATCTGGACTGGAAAAGAAGGAATTGACGGCGTAACAAGCCTTCCAATAGATGCATCTTCTGCAAAGAAGGTAAAATAGTCTTAAATATATAATTAATTTTTTAAGACTATAATAAGTCTTAAAACTCAAAAAAACAAAAAGGAGTTAAAAATAATGAATAGAAACCGCAGCCTTGCTGAAAAAATTGAAGCATACTCTGACATGCAGCCTAGAGAAGACTTCATTATCCAGAACGTCACGCTTGGACCACATTACGTATCTGACATTAAGCTCGCAATTGAGCCTTTTGGTATCGTGGACCTTACATGGGAAAATCCCCTGTATGTTAAGAGTAGCAATAATCTTAAATATTCTTTAAAATCTGGCATTTTGCGAAGAATTACTCGGGAGGAATTTGAAAGAATTGAAGATGCCAGAATTCAAAAAGAAAAAGATTCATTAGGCCGAGCGCAAGCAAGTCGCAAAATGAATGTAGTTACCGATGCTGACGGAAAACAAATTGTTGCAGAAACCTTCGATGCACAAAACTCGTACAATAAAAAATCAGAAGTATCAACAAGTGGTTATGCCAATGACTCACTTACTTATGTCACTGCTTTAAACGCTGCTCAGGTTGAGGCAGCGGCACAAGGAAGAGAACTAACTGTTGAAGCTTTTGCTGAGCTTGTTGAGAATGACCCTTCATTAATTGGGCGATATGTTAATTCTAGCAACAGCTCCACCTCGGGCGATCCCCGAAAAGGCCGAGCCGTATTTGCTGAGCCGCCTGCCAACCCTTATGACGGTACAAGTACCAGAAGTGAACAAATGACCAATTTCAATAATGATGGTTATATGGCTGGTGACCGAAGATATAATAGTGTGGATGTAGACCTGGAAGGAAGCGACGAAGTTGCTGTTGCCCATGAAATTGACTTGTCAGAAGATGAAGCATCTGAGACAAACACAAGGGCAAAGGGTTCAGTGAAAAGAAAGAAATAATCAGCCGCATTGAAAACAAATGCCTAAAGCGGCTTGCATTGAAATATATGCAAGCCGCTTTTTAAAAGCAAAGAGAGGCTTGCACTAATCATGTCCGAAGAAACACAGCAAACAAATGAGATTAATATGCTTGGGGGATTTGAATCCCAAACATATAGTGAAAGTCCGCTTATTTATTATTCAAACTCCTCGGAAGCCCAGGGCATTTACATAGAATGGGAAAGATACACTTTGACTGGTGTTTCTAAATATAACATTCTAAGATCAAGCCACATAGATGGTCCATATTCACTGGTAGGCAGCGTTGACTTCCCGCAAAATGACTACGTAGATGAAGACGGGTTAGCAAGTAGTTATTACAAAATACAAGAAGTAAACGCCAGTGACGTGGTTATTACAACCAGTCAGCCTATAAATGGTGACGAGCTTCTAATAAAATCAAGTCTAAGGCACGAATTATTGCATTTGCTTAATGTCCCTATCTACGACGAAGAAGTCATTTTTAACAAAGACAGAACCAAGGCCACTGTAGCATTTTCTTTCTGGAATTATACCCCACGACCGCAAGTAAGAATTACAGGGTATAGTAGCGATGGGAATAGAGAGCCCATGATTATACTTTCTGAATACGAAACTATTAATCAAACTATCAATGGTCCTAACCCAAATTATCCCGACGGATTAAAAATTAAACTTGATTATAAGGGCACTATTTACTTTATTGACGAAAATGACGATCCAGTGGAAATTCACCCTTATGATACAGTGATGGTAAGCTATAATGTAAGATTATTTACTGGATCACAAATGAATGATGCTATGCACCATGCATTACAAATTGTTAATGCCCAGCCAGGCGCGAATAAATATCCTACAATTATTAGTGCGCCTTATTATTATGAGCCAGCAATTATTTACGGTGCAACATATTTTCTGATAAGAAGCTTGCTTGTTGGTCTTAATCAAAGACAGCAAAGATTATTGCTTCAAGACCCAGATTCTGGCACTTATGATGCGATAAATAGCCTAAGAGACACTGCAAAAATGTACAAAGAAGACTTTGATGATCTTCTTAAAAAACTTCCCATTGCTCAATTTCCCAAAATTGGCTCTATTACTGTTCCCGAATTCAATATGCCTGGTGGGCGCAGCCGATTCTTCAGATATATCTGGGGCAAAGGCCAGTAATACTTGTATAATTACATTGTGTTATATGGTAAAAAGATAATAAGCGTTACCCCATCGGGGCGTAAAGATCATCTTATTATCCTAGCTAAATATCTTTTAGATAATAGCAACGTGATCGATGAACATCACTTCTGGGTAAATACGACCCAAGATGAAGATATAGAATGCATTGAATCACTGTGTAAAAGCCATCCTAATTTTTTCAAAGCCATTTATTTAAATGAAGAGCCAGACGGCATTTTTACTATTCACAAGTTTTTTAAAAATTGTTGTGAAAATGATACAATTTATATAAGATTTGACGATGATATATGCTGGATAGACAATAATGCTGTTTCAAATCTTATAACCGCGAGAATCAATAATCCAAATGCTTTTTTGGTTTATGCAAATACAATAAATCATCCATTTTGTTCAAAAATTCATCAAGAGTTAGGTTTAATGTCCTTTGATAAAGGCAGGGCTAGTGGAGACGGATTGTGCGACATTGGGTGGCGAAGCGGAGAGTTTGGAGAACACGTTCATAGAGTGTTTTTAGAGCATGTAAAAAATGGTAATCATAATGAATTTTATTTTCCCGATGTGGAAATTCCTTATGATTGCGGTAATCGAGTAGCAATAAATTGTATCTGCTGGTTTGGAGAAGACATGGCTGATTTTGATGGCGAAGTGGGAGAAAAGGAAGAAGATTGGCTTTCAATATATAAACCAAAAGAATTAAAGCGTGGCTTGCTAATTTCTGGCAATTCTCTTGTAGCGCATTATGCGTATTTTCCTCAAAGATCGCACATAGACGACACTGATGTATTAAGCCAATATCTGTCAGTGTCGGGAGCCTAAAATGATAGATAAAAAAAATGTAGTTATTGTTGTTGAGGTTGATAATCTTCAGTACACCATGTCTATTCTAAATGAGCTAAAAAAATGCGAGTATGCTGATGAAATAAGATTTTTGATAAAAAATAGAAATTTTCTTAAAACCGACTATTTATTAAATTTCGATCAGAAAGATAAAAAAGTTTTAATTCTTGAGGATCATTTACACACTCATATTTTAAAGCAATGTAAAAAAAACAATACAATTTATGTTGTGATGAGTGGCTTGGTTTTTTGGGCGTCAAAGAATTCAATAAGTAATTTAATAGAAAGTCATTTAAATCACAAGTCGCATTTTTTGTCTTTTATGACTCTTGCGGCATCAGATTTTAGTGGATATTTAATGCAAGTTATGGGGCTTTTGCCAGATGTTTTAATTCATCGATGGCATGCCGACTACATTTTTTCATACAAGCTAGATCACCCTGCAATGATACAAGAATTGCATGAAAAAATTATTTTTCTATCTGAAACGAACAGTTTAGGCAATATTAATTACGGCAGATGGCTTTTTGATAATTACTACGATTATTATTGTGGAGCATTTTGCTTTGATGGTAACTTGATGAAGTCAAATCTTTTTTTTATCAAAACTTCCAAAATAAATAATATAGAAGAACTGGTTTCCCAAGTTTCAGAGGTGGCTTTAAGTGACCCGAGTAAAAAGAATGCAATTATTGGAAATGCATGGTGTGCAGCAGATGAGCCAAAAACATCTGAATTTAAAAACAGATATTTGCTGATCGGAGGCCAAACATGATGATAAATTTTTTAGTATCTTCGCACATAAGCTCGCATAAAAAACATGCAGAAAAGCTTATAAAAAGTCTTCTGAAATGCGGCGTTAAAAATGACCAAATACTAGTCGTTGTTGGTGGGGCCGAATTTGAACAAACAATACGCAAAAACAACATAACCTACGCTTATGTTAATCATAATTCCTATGATCACACTGGGTTAATTTATTTACTAGAGTCGAATAATACTAACCCGTGGTGGTGGGTATTGCATGACACAACTGAGGTTGGAAGCAATTTCTTGAATCTAATTGCAAAAAGAGGATGCACCCATGATCATATAGCAATCGGAGATGAAGGTTGGCTTAATATGGGTCTTTTTTCTTTGAAATTTATCACAGAATGTAAAAACTACATACTTTCTTTAAAAAATTGTAGTAAACTTAGGGCAATATTAAGCGAGAGAGTGTATCCAAAATTAACAGAGAGTTCAAGTTATTGTGGAAGGCATGGATTTAGTTTTCTAGCTCACAGAGATGTTTATGGAGATGGGGTGATAAGGAGAGTAATATATTATCCAGAAATAGATTTGTATAAATATCAAAGCTTTTATATAGAAAAGAAAGAAACTCTTGAATATTTAAGAAGTCAAGAACTAGGACCCAAAAACTATCTATCGACTTCAATGTAAGTGAAGCATGTATTTAGACACATTAATACCATCAGAATATAAAGTTGGCCACGGAGGTATTGGCAGCCGTGGTGGCATGGGATATCCGATTCTTTTATCGGTAAATAAATCTTTTTTTGAACATAGTATATCAGCTCACCCAAATAGTAAATTGAAGTTTGAGATTCATGAAGGCTTTAATTTACTAAGCTGTCACGTTGCATTGAATGATAGCTCTGTTGAAGACAGCGAGGCTAATTTCTTTATTTACGCTGATGGTATATTAGTTGGCGCAGCAACAAATGTAAGGAAAAATTGTGATCCAAGATTTATTGAGGCTAGAATTTACAATCCCAAGAAAATAGAATTAATTATTGAGTCAGATAATCCACATGGATGTCATGCAGTATGGATTGACCCCGTATTGCATGCTTCCGCGCCTAATGTAATGATGGCAGCCTTAAATAGAGTTCATATTTTAGTTCCTCGAAAAATTAAAAAGGTGAAAAGATGCATCTGCGCAGTTGCGGATGATAGCATGGCAGACATGCTTAGTAATTTTCTTGCGTCTCTTTACAAATATGGAAATGTCAGGGATTGCCACGTAGTTGTCATGACTGAGGAAAACAGCGTTATTGTTCCTAAAATTTGTCGAAAATTTGGAGCAGACACCATTGAAATTAAAAGGGTCGTCGATGATGTAAATATATGGATAAAAACTGCTGTTTATAGCATTGCGCATGTTGTGTGCGCAGATCAGTATTTAGTATTCGACACTGACATTCTTGTTATAGGCGATGTAAGAAATCTTTTTAATACAATGGATTCATGCAATGATCTTGCTATATTAGCTGGAAGAGAAAATTGGATTAGTAAACAAACATCGGTAGAAGATATACTTGATAACTTAAGCGAGCCCTACGGGGGACAACAAGGAGCTTCAGACTTTTTAAATTTAAGCCAAAAAGACAAAAGTTTAAAGTTCATTATTAATGGTGGGGTTTTTGGGGGAAGTAGAAAATCAATGCTTGCTCTTGATAATATGATGAGATCAATGGCCCCAATGGGTATTGTATGGATGGACCAAAGAATAGATTTGCCATGGAGAGAGCAAGCCCTTCTTAATGCTGCTATTGCAAAAATGGGATGCGTTAATGAAATTGATGAAAAATATAATATGCAACTTCTGAAAGAACCAGAAAATCTGCAAATACATGTGTCAGAATCGAATTTAATCGCATCAATTGATAAAAAGACAATAAATGTTCTTCATTTTAACGGCAAAGAAGGAAAAGAAAAATACAATAAATTTTCATCATTATTTTCAAATCTTGATCTTGGAAAATTTGGAAACGTGTCTGAAAAATGGGTTGAAGAATATATTGAGTTTGTTGTTGATTATGCGCGTGAATTCGATCAAGAAGAAAATGTATTTAATGCTCATATATTTAAAAACATATTGGATTCAGACAGCTCAATTAGACACGTTGCATCAGAAATATCTAGGCTTCAGCCATTGAATATACTTGATATAAATACTTATCATGGAGCAGTTGGTGGAGTTTGTCTGAAATATTCCGAAATAAACAATACTGAATATCAAAGAATTCAAAGTTCAGGCAGTCAGCTAATTGCAAAATTAAGCAAAAAATACAAAAACGATTGTATAGAAAATGTTTTTGTTGAGTGCAAAAAGATAAATGATTTAAATAAAAAGTATGATATAATTATAATGGACACTTCAGAAAATGACAAAAACACCTCTGTGCTAATTTTGTTAGCTTCAAATATGTTAAATGACAATGGTATTATTCTTGTTCATGACAAAAACAACCCGTTGTGCAATATGGATTCTGTGGCAAGAAAACTGAGAATAAATAATTTAAAAATATCAAGCAATAATGACTACAGATCATCTTTTGATGCTCATAAAGTTCACACTATCGAGAGAATGTAATGATGAATGCAGATTCAAAAAAACAATGGGCTATAGTTTCTGGGGCGTGGGGTGATGTCATCTGTGAGCTTGGTTATGTAAAATCATCGGGAGCAAAAAACTTAGTTTATTTTGGTCCCGAAAATCCCGCTATGGAGTCTTTTTTAAAATGCCAAGACTTTGTAGACAATCTGATTCTCGTGAAGCCCGCCGATATAGATGATTTCAAGGCAAAAAACAGTTTGTTAATGTATGAACGGACCTTTTTAGAAGGTTTGAAAAAAATAATAAAAAACAAAGACATAAGCCCCGATGACTTTTATCCGACCACAACGGTAATGGATAAAAACAGGTCATGGGATAGAAATATAGAAATAGCAAAAAATCTCAATCTTCCACAAGAATGTCACGAATGGGCAGATGATATTGCTGCCAAAATAGAATCAGATTTTTATATTATTCAACCATTCAGCATAAATACGACAACATACGCGGCTCATTGGCCCCATTGGCATGAATTTATTCAATGGATTTCTGGAGACCTGGAAAAAAGATATATCTTATCGGGAATAAGATGGGATTCAAAATTGTATTCAAATTTATCTAATGTGTACAACATGGTTGATAAATTTCCCACAATATGTCACCTTTTTGCATTATCACAAAAGGCCAAAGGAGTTTTTAGCACAAGCAATAGTCTTGCACACTGGTGTGTTAGTCAAAATATACCAGCCACGATTATTATGAACACTATAAGCAGTGATCCTACTTATTTCTTCAACAAAGTAATTCAAGGAGATAATGTACAAAATTTCACCTACTATGCATCTTTACAAAGAGTATGTTTTGCTATGCATGAAAGATGGGGTATTTGGCCATCATAAATCAAAAACAGAAAATTTAAAGCCCTATTCCTGTGGCAAAAATAGGCCAAAATTGATAAAAACAAGAATTCAAACTGCATGAAAACCCTGTTGACACAAGAATATTTACGCTCTGGGAAAACACTTCATAATCTTTTCCAGAGATTCGACATTCAATTCAACATATGTGAAAATCTTGGCGTAGTTGTTTTTAATTATAGAGTTCTTAGCCCTCTTGACAACCCATTGGTTAGAGAAACAAGAGGGCTGATCCTTGAGTTAGACACATGGAATGTTGTCAGTAAGCCAATTGATGCTTTTTTTGAGCCAAACAACCCTTATGGCAAAGATATTTTGAATAATTTCAAATGGCACGAAGCATACGCGCTATCAAAATATGACGGAGCAATGGTCAGCTTATACTTTTACAAAAACGAGTGGCATGTGGGTACAAGATTTGTGGCCGATGGATCATGGCCTGTTTATACTCCAAATAGTAACAACAATAAAATCACCTGGCGAGAGCTTTTTGAGCAAACCCTAAATGACATGGGGACATCATTTGATGCATTTACAAAAAGCCTTGATAAAAACACAACTTATATATTTGAATTATGCACACCAGAAAACAGAGTTGTTTGCATTTATAAAGAACGCCATTTATGGCTTGTTGCGGCGGTAAATAACGATTCCTTAGAAGAAATTGATATATTCTCCATGAAACCATTTAAAAACGAGTTTAATGGGTTTTTGCCACAGAAATTTCCAGTGAATTCAATAAGTGATTGCGAAGAGCTTTTGAATCAATACTATGATCCACTAGAATATGAGGGCTTTGTAGTGGTGGATTCGTCCTTCAATAGATTGAAAATAAGAAATCCAAGATACACTGAAATTATGAGAACTCATGATATGAGTGACGAGATAAATGCATTGCGAGAGCTTCGATCAGTTTTCCTAATGAGTTCAACGATAGATACAGGCACAAGTACAGGCAGTGGCGGTAATGATCCTGACACAGCGCCGCTTGGAGGAGAATCAACTGGAGAGGCAAGAATTCAACAGTCTTCTCAATCTGTTCTAAGAAGTGTAATTAATCGAATTCTATATGTAGCAAAGTGGGTTTCTGAAAGCTACGATCAGATTAGGGACTTATCTCCAGAAGAAAGGCAAGGTCACCCCGTAATGTCCGTATGGCCAGAAGCCATTGCATTACTTGATCAAGGATATGCCATGTCAGACATTCTTAACAAAACAACAGAAGAAGACCAAGTCAATGCACTAAAGCGATTCGACGAAGAGGTTAAGGACAACTGATATCCTTAAAGGAATATCCCAAAATACATCAGAAATTATCAATTGAAGAAATTTCATTATTATGATCATAATACTAATCATAATAATGATCATAATTAATATGCCTTATAGTAGGGTGTAAAAAAACGGACAAAAAACAACCTTGGGAAAGGAATTATGAGCAACAAAAATATTGCAAATAGAATTACAAACGTCGCCGATTCACTGGATAAAAAAGGAAGCCCGATGTCTAAGGAGCTTCACCGAATAGCTCAGTATTTATCAAGTGGCGATGACAACATCATGCATGACATGCCTTACAATCCGATGATACAACCCTTTGCAAAAATCACAGAAGCTCCGCCTAAAGATGATCGCGAAACTCATACAACAAGTGTAACTTTTAAGGTGCCCGAGGGGGTTTCCGAGGCAGAAATTATGCACGCTATAATGAACTCAGTTAAAGACCTTGGGGTTGATATTGATGGCTTTAGCTGGAAGAAAAGCGAAACCAAAGGTAAAAACTAATTCTGTATAAACATTAATGGCTAATGCGCCACGATAGGAAAAAGTGACCGAAGACGAAAAACCAATACATAGGCATTCTTTTGTCGATCCAGAAAAAGCGGCTCAATCTTCTTTTGGATTAAATAGGTTTGGGCACACAGTTTTGGGGCAGGATTCAAATAACAATGTGCTTCCTCATGATCGAATGAAAGTCATTATAGATGAAAGTGGCAATATAAATGCTTCTGATTCACAAAGCCTCATTGACCACCCAGCTATGCAAAAATTTATATCAGACCATGTTTTTCCAAGCGAAGAGCCAGAAGCTGATGAATCGGAATTTATTAATGAAGATCAATATAACCACGCTGAAAACAAATCCATATTCGACAATATACCAACAACATTGTCCGAATTTATGGAAGATTCTGTGGTAAATATCTCAAAAGAAATTGCCAAAAAAACCACCCCGCCCGTTCAAATCGCAAAAGATTCTATTAATATTGGGTGTGCTTCTTGTGGCAATGATTATCCTAAAAATGCAAAATTCTGCCCTCATTGTGGAGTGTCATTGATAAAATTTTGCTATCAATGTGGTTATAAGTTTTCGGGGGCAGAAAAATTCTGCCCCGACTGTGGTGAGCGGCGATAGGTTTAAGTTAATTTTCTTCAGAAAATACCAATAGGAGTTTCTGAAGTGTTTAATAGATGGTATTCCACCGCACGAGAGTGTATAGCCCTCCGCAAACATGTGTTGCGGGTGGATTTGCGCGTGTATATTGATCGTGTTGAAAATTTTACCAATCAAAATGACTTGGATTCATCCATAAAATCTATTTTAACAGCCGCTATAGTCAAGGGACTTGATGTCATCGGCGTGGTGAATAATTATGGCCCGCAAGCTGGCTGGCGTGCTCAGCAACTATGCAGAGAGCAGAACTTAGATTTGCATGTGGTCCCAGGCCAAGAATACACATGCACAGACAAGGCTCATATTATTGCTTTTAATATTAAAGATTCATTGCCTCCAAATCTTTCCCTTAGCCAAGCGTGTGAAATTGCGCACAAAAATAATGGGCTTGTTATGATTGCGAATGTGGGTAAGCGACAGGCTCAAGAAATCAACAAATTAGCAAAAGGGACATCAATTCCCGATGCTGTGGAAATCTACTGCGCCAAATCAGGGGGCTTCCAAGACATAGATGTTGACTTTCATAGATTTATAACGTCGGGAGCGGCTTCAGGCACCGATCTTGAAAAAATTAATGCATTTACTATGATTGGAAGAAAAGACATAGAAGCCATGGGGCTGCTGCCCACTGGACAGGGGGTAGAATACACTCCTGAATACCTAAGACGAGATGATGCGAATCAGCAAGGGGTAAATAAATAATGGCAAGACGCTACTGCACAATAAACGATGTAAAACAATATCTCCCGCCGAATATTACACTGGAGGGCGACAACCCTATTCCTAATTTTAGAAATCCATCACCAGAGTCGGCCAAAAACATTGATTTGGATTTTTTTATTGAAGAAGCGTCTAGTCAGATAGATGCAAACATAGGGGTTATTTATGACGTTCCTTTAGTGCAAAAAAACAATGGAGGCGAGATTAGCTACCCTCACCCAATACCTGTTATTTGTGCTATTTTGTCAGCTCAAATGTATTACAACCAGCCCCTTCAGGGTGCCGATAGACAATATAGCGAAGCACAAAAAACACGATTTGATTGGGCTATGAATGAGCTTGTTAGAATTCAAAATGGAGAAATCAGATTGTCGGGACAAAGATCAACAAAGGGTGATAGATTTGTGAGATCAACATTGCGTGGCGCACCAAAAAATCCAGCCGAAGGCGGGCGGTCAAAAGGTCAAAATCAATAATCTTAAGACAAAGATCGCATTTTAATTATGTTGGAAAAAATTTATGAAACCATAAGGGGCATTTTATTTTACAAAATGCCAAAAAACGCAGAAGGGCATGTTGTTGTTTACGACCATGTTCTTGAAGGATGGCATTTAGGCGATAGAGATGTTCTGCCGTCAAATTTGTCTATAATTATTTATGGTTCTTCGGAAAATATTGGCGATGCGGCTTTTGGTATGCAAGAAATTGAGCACAGAATCACTATTGGAATATCCGCGGGCTCTAACCAAACAGAAAATTCTGAAAAATTAGTGCAAGAACTTGCAAGATTGGTTTATTATTCACTAAAAGATTATAGAGTAATGTGGATTATGGATTTGTGCCCAATTTGCCAAAAATGGGCACTTACACCCGAGCATTTTACAAATCAGCACAATACAATACTTTCTCCTTTTGTTACAGCGGCCCAAAGTGCATTTTCAACTCTTTGGGCTGAAACACACTCTTCACCGTCTCCAGCCCCGCTCGCGTCTGGTATTGCTGCCGATGCCTTTCTGAGAATGTACGAGGCAGTCAGAAACGACACGTCTGTAACAAATTTAACCGAAGAAGCAAGACTTAACATTAAGCAAATGCAAAAAGACTTGCTTTCGCCAATACGATTGATTTATGGGGTTAAAATATCTGAGGCCAAGCCATCAGACGATGGCCGCGGGCAACAACTACTCAAACAAGGTCAATTTACCCTGACCGCCAGGGAGCTGGTGCCCATTGTTAATGCAGGACCTGATTCAGTTCCGATAGAGGCGGTGTAATACGATGAGCGAGATTAATCGCGAGGGATTGCAGATTATAGCCGAAACTTTGGGGCGAGCAAGAGAAAGGATAGTGTCAAAAATAGGAGACACTTCGAAAAATCCAGGCGCTCTTCTGGCCCTGGAAACTATCTTTTGCAGACTCAGAACAGCAACGCTATTTCATGACGAAGATTCTGCTGAGGGATTGCTGCTTTTCGGAGAAAAAGACCCCGTTGGCCTTGGAATACAAGGTGGTGAGATTGATGTTAAATTAAATTTTGCATCTGATTTCCCAGAAATACCTTCGGGTGAGTTCTGGAGCCCTTATTATTATGGTCCGCCATCTCCAGAGGGCTGGGGGGTCTGGAAATATAATGCTTGGTCTGGGTGGATTCCCAGAGATGATGACGGTAACCCCATTTACACAACCAACGGCGGTGAGCCTTCAGGAGGTTCACAAAGACTAACCAAAAACCACCCAGTGCGCTGGGATGGCACCGATTATGAGGAAGTTCCATTTTACGAAAGTGCGACGTGGGTATCTTTTTACAACCCAGGGATAACCACATATGACCACACATATCAAATTGAATTTTTTATTCCTAATGATGCTGTAGACGGACACAAACATTCCAACCACTTAAATGACGCCCCGTTAGACGTCAGGTTTTATTCACACATTGGCCTAGTTCAAGAGAAATCTGGATCAGACTGGCAAGAACTTGATGCCGAGCCTAGTTTATATGAAGAACTAAGCGTCTTGGCATATACAATTCAAAAAACTACAAATGGCTATAATGTAACTTTAAGAACTGTCAATGACCCAAGTTTCACCTGGGGGCCTGATTCTTGGTGGCATATAGCAATGTATTGGGGGAGTCAAGACGATTTACCAACATATACTTACACATCAGGGACAACTATAAACCCCGACCTTGACGATATTATATTTTGGCCACGAAAAAATTTCTTTAACACTAGAATTTATGAAAGTCTTTCATGGAAACCAACAAGTATCAATGATGATAACAAGTATTTAGTGGCCAGCAACAGGACGCATTTTCTTTTTAAAGACGGAGAATATTCTAATCCAGAAATTCCGCCCAAATACGAACTTCTTGAAGATTTTCCGAAAGTGCCAGTCATTGGGCTAAGCAATAGCATGATCGGATATTCAGCCCCGCGTGATGCAGAAGCCGTGCCTGTCATCATTTGCGCCACGCCACAGGGCACACCAAGTGACGGCCCCATAGCTGAATATTTAATCATATCTTCTCCTCCAGTGCCCAGCGAGCTTTGGCCAGCTAATTGGGATATTTGCAAATATTTTCCACGAGTTCCAAGAGATTATGTTTTAATTTCAAGATTGGTTCTCGCAAAGGCACCAGGAAGTATAAGTAATTTAGTCGCGGGCACTTCATCGAGCGGATCAGGTACAATTATGAGAGCCGACTTAGAAACGGGAAGTGAGAGAAATATTTTAGCTGGCCTTTCTATAATATGGGCAGACCAAGAGATAAAAACATTTGCACAAAAACCTCATGGAGACCCCCTCCTTGCATCCATAATTCTTCCTGAGGTTTACAATTTGTTACAAACTTTTAGGAACTTGGATATCAAAGGTGCTACAAGATCAGCCGCCTTTGATGTATTATTACCAGCATCAAGGTTTCCAGAAACCATAACGCCAAAGCAAAACCAACTACTAGACTCTGCATCTTTGCAGTCAAAGATATTCAGGGGATTATTAAAAAACCCCTTTGACACAGACCTTCAAAACCCCGATAATGCCCCTCCTAGAGCAATACCGTTCAATAGCCCTGGGATTGCTATAATAGAAGACTTATCAGCGGCACCGCCATCAACGGAAATGGGTCGATTAAATTCTAATGCTCTCTCATTAACAAAACAAAAAATAAATATAGCCAATAATTTTGAAATCTATATGGAACCATCTAGCCAATGCGAAGCAATTGATCCCAATAAATCAGGAATTGCCCTTGGCCAAGATTACACAATTAGGTTTGAGCTTGAAGACAGTGATGAAAACGTTCTTCAAAAAGACCTTTTTGTTATGGCGAGCATGTTCTTTTTAACAGATGGAGAATACGCCAATAGAGAATTAAAAGGACAAAGTACAACGGGATATTATCGAAGAGGAACAAGTGAAGACCAGGCCAATCGAGCACCAGGCACGCTAGAAACCATTGATTCATGGAGGCTTCATGGCTACGCTGGTATTATACCTGATTTAACCATGGGAGACTCCAGATTGATTCGCACCAAGGTTGTATCTCCTCCAGACGAAACCAGAGAAACGGAAGAGCAGTTTAGAAAAAGACTAGCAAATCAGGGTTACACTGAGGATGAGATTGATGAAGAGGTTCAAGATTTTCTTAATGATGGCGGAGAGTTTCTAATAATTGATCTTAATCAGTATCCAGAATTGTGGGTAGGCTTAAGAAACCTTGGCGTTTCTGTATCGAAATATACATTTTCTGACGTTCCTTATTGGAAAATTAATTTAAATCCTTATTTTGGCATTGCAAATGCGGTTAAGGACGACCCCAATCCATCTGTCGAGGAGGTTAGAGCCGACTCATTTACCATAGCGCCAACGGGCTTGTCAGCAGGAGACTTAGAACAGTACGGAACACAATCTGTTGAGGTTCTTGACCCATCTTTAAACCAAACATCTGGGGGTTCTACGGGGAATTTTAGTAAATATATCGCATTTAAGATTGAAACAACAGAAAAGACATTCGCATCAAGTTTTTCGCTTCGATTGCAAGTAGATTTAGACTCGGGATTTACAGAACTGCTTAATTCCAGCTCTTCAAAATTGATACCGCATATTTATGCCAATAACAATGACCTTCCAGGCCAAAGGATAATCTCTGGTGATGGAGTTTCATTTGGCGAGTTATCAACTTCAGGATTTACGGAAATAACTTTTTCACTTCCGTATACGTTCTCTAACAACAATACATACTGGATTGTGCTTGAAAAGACATCTTTGGAAATTGGAGGCACCATTGAGTTTGATTATGTAACAAGTGTAAATGAAAATATTTCAAAACCCGATGTAGACAATAATTGGATAAATGAGGCTGGAGAAGTTTGGATTAAGTTTTACCAAACATCTAATGAAGTTTATGGCGCTTTTAATAGAGATACTCCAAATATAACAGCATATCTCCCCCCGCCAAACAAAGAAAGAGAGTCGAACCCTGTCTATAAAGTCGAAGGTCATTGGGCTTACACATGCAAAGATATAAACCCGCCATCACAACTATCCATCTATCCTCGTGCCTTCCACGATGGGACACAATGGAGGTATGCTAAGTTTTCAAATGATATACATGTTTGTGTTAAATATTCTGTGGATGGAATCATAAAAACACTTTTGCACACCTTTAATTCATCACCATCATGGCGTGCACAATGGTGGAAAAAATCATCTCTTGATTACAATAACCTAGACACATCCATTTCGCCCACAACAGACGAAATTATAACATCGATTAATTACACAAATTTCACTTTAGATGGACAGAATGAAAACATAAACACCAGAATAGAGGGAGTTTTCACTCCAATTTATAACGAAAGTTATACACTGAGTGTTACATCTAGCCAGGGGGTTAGAGTGTATATTAATGATGTTTTGGTCTTAGATGAGTGGCTAAATGACTCTCTTAATACATTTAATTATGTGATGGGGCTTCTTTCTAATACCACTCCACAAAGAATTGTTGTGGAACATTTCCATTCTACAGGATCACAAAGATTGCAAATTCGCTGGCAATCATCTTCGCAGACTTTGGCCGAAATTGGACCATCAACGTCTGTGGACCCAACACCAGCGCCTTTAATTATTGATTCCGATAAAATTCAAAGAATAACATATTTATCAGTGGGTAAAGAAATGCCAGATATAACCACCCCCACAAATGGCGCACCACCTGGTGACAAAATAGTTATAAGGAGTGTTTAAATACATATGTCATCTCCGAACCCATATACAGCATACATACTTGACTCTGTAATTCGCAGCCTTGACAGGGTTGCGACCATGGTTGATACGTCATTGGCAATCGAAGAGTACGGGTTAGGCGCTCCGCTGGAAGAAAGAGATTTAGATTTATGTTATGGATTAGCAACTGTAGAAACAAGATCGGCAATCAATGCTAATGCTGAGTTGATCATCGGCGCTGGTCTTGCCAGATACTTAAATGATGAAGTACCAAACAAAATACATACATCATCACCGCCTGAACAAGCCTTTAATCCCACGAGCTTGCTGGGCTCTACGGTTATTCAAAATGCGTATGCATTTGGTGGTGTTTTCCTAAGGGCATGGAAAAACATGGGAGTTTCGAGTTTTGATGTACAGGTGGAAGTTTTACGCGGCAGTGGTGGCGGAAATCCATTGTTAATGTTCAAGGATGTTTCACAATCAGAAGCGATTAGTTGGATTAGCCAAAACATAATCGGCCAGACCACAGTTCCCGCTCCCCCAGGATGGGCGACAGAATATAAAACTGTTGAAATTATAAAGTTTTTGATAGATATAGATTATTTTGATGCCAATAATAGTTCTAAAAATAGAATAAATGTAATTCCAGTCGATAAAAGAAAGCCCCGAGGCGCATTGGGCTTCGCCGAGGAAGCGCTTGGAGCGTTTTTAGTACCAGCACTAATACAATCAGCTCCTATAAATCAAGAACAATACAACCAGGTAAATGAATCAATAAAGGTCATGGTGGATCAATGGGTGCAATTGGATTCATGGGAACCAAATTTCTTGAGTTATTGGCAAACATCTATTGTGGAAATGCCTTCACGATTGCGTGAATATTTAGAAACAGAACTTGGATATGTGGTGTAATTATAATGGCAATAACAGCAAAAAGTGAAGAAATTATTTTTGAAGTGGCACGAGCCATTGGCGAAATTCATGAAGCATTAAACGATGGTATAGGCAGCGAGACAATTCCTAATACTGCTCTCTTTGAGATAAGAAATTTAGAAAGACTCGCCAATAATTCTTTGCCTTATTTTGGAATAATTGAAACCGATCCGCAGGGCTTCCAAATTACTTATGATGAGTCTAATGATCCTTACTTTATTACTATTGGGCCAGGCGAAATTGGATTTAATGGGTCAAGGCTTTCAATATTGTCTCAAAGGATACCTATAAGAAGAGACTTTGCGCAATCTTACGGCAACACCGATCAATATGGCATAAGACTCGGCTTCCCAATTGAAGAAGCACGCAGAGCTACAAGAATTTATAGCACAAATGTATCGTCGTCTTCTCTTTCGGGGACGTCACAACTATTTGTAGCAGATGCCACCGTGATTGAAGAACTTGGTTTCCCGATACAGGCTCATGTAGGGACAACATTTATGATTTTTTCTGGAATCAATGAAGACAAAACAGCATTGATTATTGATCCAGGATTTTATAATGGCTCGGGCTATGGGACTTTGGCATCTACGATTCATGTCGGCACCCCTGTAAGATTTATTTATGAACCCAAAATAAGAGCTGTGTGCGGACTGCCTCAGGCAGGGGCTGGAAGCGATCCAGATGATTTTAATTATTATCCACCCATGCCCTCAAGCTGGCTTCCTATTGCCGATATTTTAATTATAAACCCAAACGACCCAAGACTTTCAGGCACCGACCCGAACTGGTCTGTCAGAAGCACTGCTATTTACTGGCCCGCCCCAGGATCAAATAACACAGTGTTTTCGGCTAGTGATGGCGCACTAATTTCTAGCACATGTGCAGCAACAAGACAGGCTTTACGAGCTATAAGAGATAATGCGAGCACTGCTGGGTTAATTCAGGCTATAAAAAAGTATACAAGCAGGAAAGCCGACAGTCCACAAACAAGTTTTCGTCAATTCTGGAGCCAGCAACCGTTTAGGCCAACAAGCTATTTTGGCAAGGGCATATCATTTGCTGGGCTAGAAAGAATAGAATTTCCAAGCTCTTTTGCGCGAGCTTATTATGATCTTTATAATGACGACATACAACACACTTTTGCTTTATTTAGGGGCGACCTTGTTTCACAAACAAATGTTGTTTTGGGATTGTCGTCTGTGAGTGGTGTTGTTTCAAATTCTGTTTTAGCAAAAGACGAGGATTCGGCTCTTGGCAGAGGAACACATGTCTATGGAGTTTCTGCAGTTTTACCAGCGGGCGAAACACCACCAACATATACCTCAGTCTTGTCGGAAAGTTCAGTTCCTGATTATTTTTTAAATGAGTTGTCTTGGAATTCTGTGTCTGGGGCGCTTTTTTATCATGTATATAAACGATCAAATCTGGTCGGTGAACTTAATGAGTTTAGGCTGACAAATGTAAACGAAATCACAGGTGTGCCTAAATTTACAAACACACCCGTAGCAGTAAGTCAGCATGACACAATATCATCTGCTTATTATGCAATCAAGATTGTGCCACAAAGTGGCTCTTATTTAGGGGGCATAAGCATTCTTCTTTCCGCCACCGCGGCAATTACAAACACTTCGCAAGGCCTTGTAGTTACTTTACATTCTGATACCGCAGGTAATCCAGGGACATTGTTAGCGACAGCTGAAAATATATCTTTCGGCAGCCTAACCACCGAGCCCCAGGAATTTACAGCGAAATTTAATGTTGCTGTAACACCGTCTGCAACCTATTGGCTTAAAATTGGACGCACAGCAGCCCCAGTGGGAGGCTCTGTAAAAATTGCTGTGGCAACTTCTGGAACAAACCAAATATCAACTTCTGCAGATAATACAACATGGAGCCCTGTGTCTAGTAGAACAGCATATTTTAAGCTAAGGGGATGGCTAGATAATGGCCTGTCTGCGCAATTTCCTTTAAAAAGAGGAATCAAAATAACGGGAAGAATATCCCGAATCCCGCGCAGACTTTCTGTGCTTGTACCAGAAATCGAAGAGATTCCATCAACTGGGCCACGATATGGCTTAGACGGGAATCCACTATTAAACGAAGTTGAATCTGCTGAAACGAAAAATGAACTTATTGTCACAGTGACCGCTAGAAATGGCTCTTCAGGAACACCGACTGTTTTATCGACAGTTATTCCCAAGGGAACACCAAGAGGAAGAAGATTTCTTTTGGGAACTTCCAATCAGCTTTTTGACAGAGTTGATGATGTTAGTGTTCGACCAGGATCAAACCTTACAGTCAGCCCCAATGGGCAGATAGACTGGAGTATTTATGATTTTATAACAGTGGAGACTGCCCCGTAAAATGAGTTGGCTTAATACAATGTCAAGCACATATGCTGCCATTGGTTTTCAACCAGGTTATTCTGATTTATTGGCCATTATAAGAGATGCTCCGCGAGAGTCAGACATAGATGCGAATGCAGGAAGTATTGCAAAAGAGTATTTAATAGCTGCAGAATCATTATCATTAAGAATTGATCAAAGTTCTGATCCCAAAAACCGACGAGCAGGCGAGGGAGCCGACCCCAATGCATTTGTGACAAGCCCTGTTACTATTAGGGCTACAATTAAAATGCCAATAAGGGCAAGCGTGACTGGATATATAGACTGGGCGTTTGCAGCCTTGTGGGATGCTGCGCTTTTGGCTAGGTGGGGCACCGCCACAGCCGCAATGAGTAGAATAGTAACTAACACCCCATCTGTTGCAGTTTCTTCAGGGGCTTCAAGTTTTGTTGTTGATAATATATCTGATTTTTTGGCAATTCCAACACCTTTTCAGATGAGTATTTTGGCTGCCGCGGGCTCTGGACAAACATCAGAAACAGTCTTGGTTTCAGGAGTAAATAAAACGAATAGAACGCTTACTTTTTCCTCGCCAACTGCCCATCCGCATACGCCGAACAACACAATTTTAAGCGCACGCATAACCACTGGCTCCGCCCCCGTTCGCGAACCTGCATTTTCTTTGCTATCTTTGCGCGAAGGTCTTTTTTCGCCATGCTTAGTTAATAAAATAACAATAGACGCAGACATAGAATCAGGAGTTTATGTCACAGTTGAATTTGCCTCACTAAGGCTTTGGCGAGACAAACAAATTGACTTAAGAACACAACAAAAAAATATATTAACTGCTTTTTCTACACTTCCTCCCACAAGAAAAATAGACCCTATGTTGATTACTATCAATCCAAAATCAGCAAATATAGGCAATTTTGGATTGGCCACACCTCAGAATCATCCATTATTTGCGGGCTTTCAAGGCCTTGATTATTCTTCAACTGTTACAGGAATCAGTATAACTATTGATAATCAAATTCAAGAAATTTACGCGGCACATTCATTATCAAATGACCCATCAATACGTCAATTAGAAAACTCTTATCCATTTGCGCTAGTTTCTCAAGGTCGAAAAATTTCAGGGACCTTAAGATACAAAAGCCCAATAGCCCCGTTCACACTAATGGAGAGACTAGCTGGGCCATCAAGCATTAATGGCGGAGGAATCGAAATCAATTATAGTGACTTTGTAATAAGTTTGCCAGAGATAGCGTGGTCATTATCCACAAGCGAAGGAGACGTTAAGTCTGACCAATCAAGAGAAATTCAATGGACAATGATTTCAGAAAATTACGATGAGTTCCCAGAGCTTAAGTTTAGTTAAAAGAGCATAATATGAATATATTTGTAGACCCGAAGATAACTTTTAAAATAACGATTAAATATGAACACATTGCGAATTCTGATGGTGTTATCACAGGCGTAAAGATACTCCCAAGCAATGTCGAAAAAAGTGAAACAGTACGCTCTTTGGTGTGCCATTGTGCAGGAAGAGACTATGACAACATGAGTAAGGTATTGGAGGAATCAACTATAATTAATCATATAACGGGGCGACCTTTGGTAAGATATAGTTTGTTTTGTAAATTAATTGTTTTAAGATTTGTTAAACACTGGACCGCGACTGACATTGACGGCAATCCAATCCCCATACGCAGCGAAACCGTTAATCAAATGCAGTATGATATAATTAAAGCAATATCAAAAGAGTGGATAAAAGCCACGAGTTAAAACATGACACAAAAAACCATTATCTTAAATTCAGCTGTCGCGCAGCAATCCCTGTTCGTAATCTCATTTACAGAGGCGAACAAGGGTATTTGGGCGGATACAAATCATTTAAGAATGGATGTGGGCGGTCGAGGAAGGCGTAAAACTTTTAGAGATGCGTATGTATGGGACCTATATCGCATGGCCGAACTAATCGGCGAAGAAGTTTATGACGGCAACGGGTATTGGCAAATTAAAAAAGATGACCCAAATTGGCATCCCGCATGGGTGGAGGGGTTTACCATTACAACAGGAAGCTCTGTTTATGAAAATCTTCCCACGCCGTTTGGAGTGTCTCCTTTTACAAGGCCATTAGCCACTGGATATGTTCAGAAAGCAAATTTAAAATTTTCCCCACTAATTCCAGCCCCAATTATTAAAACAGATGAAGATGGAAACATTATAGTTGAGCGCCAAGCTGCAGAAACTGAGCCAGGGGAATTGGTTTTTTACAAAGCCATTGTATATCCAGGCTACCCAATTATGATTTCTGCGTCCACGCCATCAAATGAGTATTATTTTGGTCCTTCTTTTGTTGAATCAGTAAGAATATCCTGTAGCGGCACTGGTCAATTAAGTCCTGTAAACATATCTATTGATATTGTTGGGGGGCGATCAATTATTTCTGAAAAAATGATTAGTGTCTCGCCTGAGGTTATTGACATTGAGCCACAATTGGTGACAATACAGTCAGATGATTCCGATCCTGAAGAAAGCCCTATCGCTTCTGATGAGGAGGCGACAGAAGATTATAGACACTATAGAGTTGCGTCAACGATGGATGCGCTTGTTGACTTTAAGCTATATAATAGCGCCGATGAAATGATCGAGGCGATGGACACAGTGATTTCCACTGAAGCGTTAAACGCAGAACAACGACTTGTGACAGCTGATATATCATTAAACCAAAACTGGGAATTTGCTTTTACGGCGCTAAATTTATCACGAACAGATCAAAATGGCCCAAGGTTTGCTTCGCTTACAAAAAGATCAGTTAAGGGCTCGTTGGTGTTCTGGTCTCGATCAAATGATTTTGAAATACCCAACACCAGTGCTCTTACTTTGTATTTTGGTTCAATTTGGTTTTTTCCAATGCCAAACGTAGAGTTTCAGCCCGTGAAAGTCGAAGGTAATTTGAAATCTGGGTTTTTCTACACGTTTGAATTCTTAGCTCGCGCTGCCCCATTGTCAATACAAAAAGGCTTTACGACAAGTGCGTTGGACTATCCAATATCAGAGTTTTGGCTAAGCAGTAACGATTTGCAAGCAACTCCAGGCAAAAAAGAAGAAAAAGAAGAAGAAATTGGAGACGATGAAGAAGCATGAATTATAATTCCGAAGAAGTTATTAAATTAACACAACAAATGATCGAATCATCAGAAAATAATACAGAATACATTAATAAAATTAATGATATCCAAAGCCAACTTCCAAGCGTTGAAGATGGCCAGTTTTTAATAACTGTTAAACAAAACAATAACATTGCTGTTTTTTGTGCAAGAGAGTTAAGTTGGTTTGAAGCTCAAGAAATAGAACTTAAAGCCTTTAGGGCAAATGGAAAAGACAGTAATTATTTTTCTGGAGAATTTGAAAAAAGAGAAATTTTAAAAAAAGCAATAATCTGGGTGTGTCAAATCGAACCAGAAGCAAAATATTTCTTAAATGATTCAAGCGGTAATATTGTAAAGATTATACAAGACGATATTATTAATGATCTTTGGGGGAAATATCAGTCTTATACTACACTGGGCTCTTCAGAGGCAGCATTTTTATATTCAGCTGCACAATCTTATTTTGAAGGCAAGGCCCAAAGTGGCCATCCAGTGCCCCCGATTGTTATAGAAGTTGACTTTTGGCTAAAGGGAGTGCAGTGGACAAAAGAAGAATTTAGAAGTATTAGCGCATCTGATTTAGAAAGAATACAATTAATCTTAACAGCAAGAAGTGATGTTTTGGGAATAACTTCCCCAAACAATCAGACAAATAAGGAAAGACCACAAGGGATAGAAGAATCTTTCATGTCAACACTGCCTCAAAATATATGGGGCAAAAACAAAAAACAATAATCAACAGAGGAAAAATAGCTATGACGCCAGAAGAGTCGGCTGAAATGTTTAGAAACAAAGCGATAATGCTGTCAGAATGTGCTAAAAAAATACATCAATATGGCACAAAAGACATAAGTCAAGAAGAGGCTTTGTATTGGTGGGCAACAATCATGGACTTATATGCAGCGTCGCTGAATAATATGGCCGACATTATATCATCGCTTGGCAGCCATTTTGATTTTTCATTAGATATTAAAACCAAAGATGAGGACCAAGAACAAAGCCTTGATCCTCATAGGTTAATTTTGCCCCCATTTGATCTTGATTTTTTTATGAAACCAGATGATTCTGATATAGATTAATTATTAAAAATGTCTTCATCATCAATAATATTTGCACCGCTATCAAGAATATTTTGTTTAAAATCTTCTTCGGATCGACTTCCATCCAACAATTGAAGCAGTCTATTATATTCTTCGATTTCTTTTTCACTTGGGTTGGGATTATTTACAATTTGATTTATTCGATCAAAAGCTTCGGCTCTTGCAAGCTCCATCATAAGTTCATTTTCTGACTCAAATTGATCGCCGCGAATCATCATGTCATCTGCTCGATAATCATCTGGACCCTCAATGTCGTAAGAGTTAGTGCCTGGCAAATAATCAAAAGACGGAGAAGATGAAAAATCTTGAGCAATTCGTGTAATTTCATCGGATTCATTTACTAAATTATGGGAATCTAGTATATTTGCAATTTCAATTAATCTGGCGACAACGGTGCGGTTATTCATGATAGGTCCTAATTGTTTTCGGAGTATTGAAAAATACCCTTCTGTATTGTTTACTTCATTGTTTTTTAAAATTCTCCCTGTAAACAGATGGAATCTTAATTTCTTTAATGAAAATCAACGATAAATAAACATGGCTAAAAAAGCTATAATTACAGCTCCATTGCAATCTATGCTCAAAATTGCCCCTGGAACAGGAGTTCGCATGATCAAATCTGGACAATTCTTTCCCGATGTATGGTCTTACATTAAAAAAAATCCAAATACTAAAATTTGGAATAACCTTAAAATAAATGAAGACAACCTTGAATATGTTTTTTTACACCTAAATACAAACGATATCAAGGCACATGTGGAAAAGGCAGATGGAATGAATTTTTTTGGCAAATTGCGAGAGTGTAAACAAGTTGAAGATGATTTGCTTTTTCAATGGGACACAAAATATGTAATGGCTTTCTTCAAAATGATTGATCAATACCAAAGCCTTGGATCACCTGATCTATTTTGGAAAACATGGATGGAGTGCAACGAAAAGTCAATGAATTTTAACACCTCAATAAATCAGACATCGCCAACAAGCGCCCTGATGAGAGAAGAAAAAATCACGCAATCGGAGGCTAAAGAACTAATCGTAGAGGGTGCTCAGTACAGATGTAAAAGAAACTATGCGGCTTTTGTGAGAGAAATGTACGTCTTGTTGTCTTTGGGGGAAGCAAATCATCATGGCGAAGGTATGAGGGTGTTTTGGCATCCGCTATGGGATACTGTTTGCAAATGCGATGCGATTGTAGTGCCAGACAAATTTGAAAAAATGGGCGTGGTGGGATTAGCAGTATATCTCAAAAGCAGGAGATCAAACAGAAACGCATCCATAAAATCAAATTTAATGCCAAAGATTTACACAGACTCAATGCACCATATTATGTCTTTGCCAGTCCCGATAGACTCTGGCGCGTATAAATCGGGGAAGATTATTTTACCAAGTGATAGTGATCTAGCCGAACTTAAATTGGCACTTAATGGTGACACCACCGCAATGATAAATCTCGGTGGAGGACAGTACTATTCCAAAAACGAAAATCTTGTTTTTAACACCAAGCAGAAGGCGATTTAAATGATCGGGGCAAGCCCCGATCATTTAAATATTATCCAATATTTTTTGGTACAAAGCAGCAGTCGAAAAAGCAACTGTTGCCCAGCCAGTTTTTCTCAGGAAATTTTTTCTATATCCTATTTGCCTATTCTTTTCATTATCAGAGTTGAATATATTCTTAATATACTCGTAAAGCTCTTGATCATTGTTTGCTCTAGGTACAACTCCTTCAACGTCGTCAAATAAATGAACATTTGTGACTACCATGGGTGTTTCTGTTCCCATAACTAATCTAGCAATTCCAGATGTTGCTCGCACGTCATGATCTGGATGATTTGCATATGGCAGCACAACACACTTAACCGTGCGAATATAACTCATCAAAACCTCCTTAGCAACAAAACCTCTGCTAATAGTCACATTGCCTTCAATTCCTAGCTCCTTAATTCGAGACACTAAGCTTTGATATATTGCATCGTGCTCAGCCATGGTATGAGGATTTTCACTTGCTTGAATAATATAGTGCACATCGCTAAAATCTTCTTTTAACTTGCTGACCACATCTAACATTCTCATGTGACCTTTGTAGCCGAATAAAAATCCAGGATGGAATATTGTATGTTCATTGCCCCATGTGTTCCACAAAGGTGTTAAAAGATCGGGGTTGTCGGTGGTGCCAGCAAAAATTGATGTGCCGTGAGGAATAACCGTGATGTTCTTTTCATTAACACCTTTTTTTACTAAAGTGGCCTTACCTGGCAGTGTGTGAGCAATAATATGTTGCCCACTTGCCTCTTGAACAACTTTATCCCTGTGATCATAAATGGAATGCATGGTCGCCACTACAGGGTATCCTCTCATTTTTAGTGCGCTAACTAAATTTGTAAACAAATAGCTTTTCGGGAAAAAGCCATATTCATGACCAATGTGGATAATGTCTGGCTGGAAATTATCTATTTCATTAAGTAATTTTTTCTTTGGATGAGTTTTTCTGTCCCAGCATCTCGTGACAAAATGAGGATCACCAGGCACAGAGACTTCTCTTTTTTCATTCGCATATTCGGCAAAAACATGAACATCAGCGTAATGCATTAATTCGTCGATCAGCTCTTGATTATAGGTAGCTATTCCACATGATGTGTTGTACACGCTTATAAAAGCAACCCTTGGCTTGTTTGTACATTTTTTAAGGTGTTTTCGTCTTTTGATTTTAGACACCCAAATTAGATTGTTCCACCAATTGGCAATACGGTCTAATCCGCCATTACAATCACATGGCGAATAGCCACAATGAGGCGCACAGCCGCAATGAGGCACGATGGATGTGCATTTTCGTCCAAAAATTATTTTCCACAAAGACACAAAGCTAAGATAAATTTTTTGCCAGATAGTTTTCATTGTATTTTTTTCTATATTGTCATTGCATGAAATATATTCTTTTTTTCTTCTTGATATTTTAACATGCCTTAAAGGGCGAATTTTGTCACAAAATCTTTGCTGATTAAGGTCAACTGAGCACTCAAACAGTGTACATCCTTTGCATTTCACTGGTTTAAAGTCCATTTTTATATCACCGCTTTTCCAAATTTGCCATTATTAAACTCCACTCAACAATAAATTCATCCCATGATTTTTTGGCCATTTGATTAAACAAATTAATTTCTGAAGATTTTATCATATGAGAGTTGTTGGCAGCAGACACTAAGGCATTATGAGACAGTGCATCATAATCTACAGAGACAGACTCTAAATTTAAATCGCGCATCAAATTTTTGTTCTTGGCATGATGAGTAATATCAATTAATGACACTCCAGAAGCAATGGACACTGTGGATGCATGATATCTCATAGAAATTACAAGATCAGATTCACAAATTTTATGAATTATATTTACCCATGGCAAAGAATTTGATTGCCAAAAAGCAACATCTTTTCTTTGCATAAGACTATATATCAATCCCCCAACAATTCTGTCATCAAAATCTTTCCCAGTCTGAGATGGAATAAATTCTATTTTCCATCCAAAATGAGCCATCCAATCTAAAAAATTCGCAATTGTAAAAGCAGATTCGTGCGCCTTTATATAATCTAGTGTGTTGTTTTTGCAGAAAAGCTTATTTAATAAGTAAGCATTAGGAAAGAACAAAAGTTTTTTTTGATCTTTTGGCATTGAGTGATTCGTAATCCTAAAAGATATATCAGGAAGAACCTTGCTTTGTATACCATGCTTTGCTAAAATAGTGTGCGAAAAATCATCTCTAACCCACCAACGAGCATTAAGCCTTGCAATTTGTTCAGGAAATCCTTGTTCTAAATTAAAATCCTCAGTTACATTTACATTAAGAAAAAATATTGGTGCTTGGCTTTGAATTAATTTTTCTAATTCAGCTTTTTTAAAAGCCCAAAACTTAGGATTTATAATTCCGCCGCCACCGATAACAACAACATCATAATTAAAATAGTTTAGTTCATTTTTAGCGCTCTTGACACCATGAGATTCACAATCAGAAAATACCGTAACATTATGCCTTCCACCAAGACTAAGAACCTCTGGCAAACAATCTGCCATAAGATCATCGCCAAAGTTGCTTTTACCATAAAATCCACACAAAGCTATTTCCATTTAGTTCCCCCTGGCAATAACATCCATTTTAAATACTTCTTATTTAAAACCTTGAGAGCCTTGGAAAAATATGATTAATTTTGTTAAGATTTAAATACTCTTTATTAAACATAAAACAGGTTTTCCTCAGTCTTAAATGGAATAATTTAAGTTAAATTTAAGCGCAGGAGACCCAATTGAAAAACCAATTAATTAAAATGCTTAAATTGGCGAGATATTATGATGAATCTGGTCAATTTAGAAAAGCAGATAGCATTATGGAAGGCTTTGTAAATAACCCTGACGCTGACTTATTCTTCGTTGAAATTAATTCGCTTATTAATTATGTTTATAACAGCTTAGTTGCGAGCCCAACAAAAGAAGCTGTTTTGCTTTATCTAAGACAGGCTAGAGAAATAATTTTGCCTTTTTCTAATCAGGCACAACAAAATGAAAGAAACAATGCGCTTGAGTTATCTAAAAAAACTCAATTTCAAAAAACAGCCGCATTTGGCGAAGTAACATACATTAGCAGCAAGATTAAACAATTAATTCAAATGGCACAAAACAATTTATCAGGTCCAGCAGCCTTTGTCGCGCCCAAAGTACAAGAGTTATTGCACTTGGCCAATTCTCAGGTCATACAATCACAAAATGATCAATTGAAAGAAAACGCAACTAAAGAAAAGGAAGAGCTAAAGTACAACATACTTGCTCGAAGATATTTGGCCTATGGAGTCAAACATGGTGAGCAGGCAATGTTTAAACATTTGAATAATAATCAAAGTGAGGACTTTACAAATCATGTGCTCAACCTGTGGCGAGACCTGCGAATGCAGCAAGCAAAATGAAAAGAACCTGAAAGTTTCATCACTTTCTGACAATAAACAAACAATATTTGAAAAAATGGACACCAGCCTTGGCCAAAGGCTCAATAATCGTTTTGGGTGTTCACTCTGGATTGTGGTAATTATTTTTCTTGTATTTGGATATCTGGCTTTTCAAATTGGCCAATCATCTAATGCCAAAAACACATCTATTGGAGTTGGCGGGTTCTTCATCGGCACCATAAAACCAGACAAGAATGGTAATTTGCCACCAATCATGGAACAGAAAGAAAACGCTCAGAAAAACCAAGAAGAAAATCTCAACGCCGATGCCGAGGGCGAATTCTCTTCATTGTCAACTGAAGTTGCGCCAAGTCTTTCGCAATTTGCACAACTGGAGGTCGGTATGAGCTTTGACGAAGTGGTACAAATTCTTGGAGCACCAACCAATGTACTTCGGCAATACACATCTCGTTCTATTGAGGCGGGAACTGATTTCACTTGGTACAGATGGGGTAATTCACAAAAACAAATTACAATTTTGTTTAAAAATGGAATGCTTTACGTCAAAGAACAAAAGGGAATTATGTAATATGTGGTATAGATTTTCCAATCGGCCAAAAGATGCAAAAATTGATTTTGAAATCAGAGAGTATCAGGACGGTGATGATGTAATTCAAGTCAGATTCTGGAGTAGAAGCAAAAAAGGAAAATCATTTTTAGAAGAACATTGTGCTGAACTTAAGCCAACATGCTTACCATATGGAGAGCAATTTGTAAAATTTATTTGCGAAAAAGCTGGCGAAGAAAAACTTAACTACACTACAATACGAGATTAAAATTGTACAAAAAACAATATGCGAAATGTTTCGTGTAGCATTGGTCCCCCGTTTTCGGCCAATAATATGTATGTGCCGACTGCCCGCGGTCGAATGTCCAAATCAAAAAAATACAGACAATGGTTGGAAAAAGTAGTTCCAGAAATTCAAGAAAAGCTTTCGCCCGCAGAGGCATTCCCAATTAGAATTGAAATTTTTGTTCTTGGGGGCCGCGGATGGTCAAAACAACAAGACGTTGACAATGTTTGCAAGCCGATCATTGACGCACTCGTGAAAGCAGAAATAATACCCGACGACAACAACAAATATGTTGAATATGCTTCTGTTAGGTTTTTGCCAGGACCCAATCGGTACGGTGAGGCTCTAACGAGAATTTCATATACGGAATCAGAAAAAGAAACTTATGATTGGGACTAATTAAATAATTTCATCAAGGCGATTGGATGAATCGCTTTTGTCTTCTGATCTTTCGAATCTCACGTCATATGGCTTTGCTATCTTTCTCATTTCTTTCTTGACGCTACCAGGTATTTCTTCCAAATCATCCGCGTGAACTGCCCAACCCACAAGGGGTGGGGCTTCCTTCTTCAATCACGTATCTATCGCTACAGTGTCCAAAGGCGTTGATTCGGGCTGTTCCAGCCCTATACATCTAATTAAGTTTTGCTTCTGAAATGCCATTCTTTTGATGTTCTCAGCAGCATTGACATCTCTATCATGCTTGGCTCCGCAGGAGCAAAGCCATTCTCTGTTAGATAGCTTTAGTTCTTTATTCACAGCACCGCAAGCGCTGCACATCTTGGAGCTTGGCTCGAATCTTCCGATGTCGAGAAGATTCTTTCCTGTCCATTCGCACTTGTACTTGAGAAAGTCAAAGAACATTCCCCAAGATACATCAGCGATGGATTTTGCAAGACAACGATTCTTCTGCATGTTCTTAACTGAAAGGTCTTCGACACAGAACGTTGTTGCTTGGCTCTCGCCAACAAGTCTGCTCGTCACTTTGTGCAGGAAGTCTCGTCTTTGATTGGATATATGCTCGTGAATACGAGCAATTCGTTTCTTTTGTTTTGCTCTGCTTGCAGAGTCTTTCTTCATCTTACTAAGTCGATATTGCTCATATGCAAGTCTCTTCTCAGACTTCCGAAGGAACTTCGGATTCGCGACAATCATTCCGTCTGATGCTGTAAGAAATCTTGACAATCCTACGTCGATGCCTACGGCATCATCAGCACTTAGAGCTGCCTTCGGTGGCAGAGGTTGACTGTTTTCAACAAGGATTGAGACATAGAAATGTCCGACAGCATTCCTGCTGACAGTGACAGTCTTAATCTCTCCATCAAACTTGCGATGAAACTTCGCCTTGATTCCTTTAATTTTTGGTATGGAGAGTGTTCCGCTCTCCCAATTCACAGAACAATGCTGAGGACACTGGAAAGACTGTTTCGGATTGTGTTTTGATTTGAACTTTGGGAATCCCTTCTTTTCTCGGAAGAACTTGGTATATGCACTTTCCAGATTCTTCAAAGCAGACTGAATAGATTGAGAATTAACATTCTTCAACCAAACATGCTCTGTTTTTAGCTTCGGAAGCAGATTGTTCAAGTCGTAGTAAGAAAGCGTCTTCGACGCCTGTTGATACGTTTCCGTCTTGAGTTGCAGTCCCCAATTGTATACGAACCGACAAGCGCCGAAATGTTCAACGAACATTTCGGCTTGCTCCTTGTTAGGATAGATTCGATACTTGTATGCCCTGAGCATAATATCTTCTTTCTACAGCCTTCTTACGAACACCTGCTTTGATTCGTAAATATTTAGATAATTATGCAATGTCGCTCTCATCCCCGCCCACAAGGCGCGGGGTTTCACCGCTCCCTCCTATAAACCAATACTGCCGCTCTCGGGCTTGAGCCAGATATATTATGTATTGTGTACATGCCAAGGAACTTTCGGGAAATTTTATCTGCCTTTGCGTTTACTCCATTTAGAGATTTTGAGATTCTTAAAATCTTCAAATCCATCTCATCGGCCTCACAAAATCTTTCTTGCAAATCTAAATACGAGGCATATTTAACAATTTTTTCGCTATCTAAATGCATATTTGCTGTAATTACTGGGTTTTCGGGGTCGTAAAGACCATTGTTTCCAATCGCCGACTTAATGTTTGTTGGTTCCCATGTTATATAATGCTTAGTATCAGGATTGATGCCGCGCATAGCGTTTTTATCGCCTCCAAAATGCTGCCATGCACTCATTATTACACCATCATAACCAAGTCTCTGAAAAATAGCCTTAATAAACTCGCTTGCCATGTTGTTTCCGTTTTCATCAGAGTCAAGATAATAAAGCATATCTTGTTCCTTTAGTGTTTGCACAACATCATTTGCCGTGAGATAGCCATCATATGCCTTGATTGCTAAAAAATGTTCCATTGACTCCCAAAATTCATCACCGTTCAGCCCATAGTCATTCGCAGTGTCTATAACGGCATCCTTAAGATCGAAAAAATTTCCACTTGGCTCCCCAATTGGGTCACCGTATTCATCATATTCATAATGAATATCAAAGACTGTAGGATTTTCTTCAGTTGTGTTTAGGGGATTTTTCATCTTAAGATAAACTGGCATAACTTGCGGCCCCGCCCCAAAAGTTTTTTCACTTGCAATTACTTTTGCCAATTCATATTCATCCGTTATGTTGCCATTTTGATCAAAAAACTGAGGATGAGATTTTTTGTATTTATCTAAATCAAAGCTTGAAAAATTTTCATTTGCAACGATTCTTTCTGCCATGTTTTCCATTTTATTTGTTGCATCTGGGCTATCAAATGTTGCATAATTAGTATTTACATCTTGGTAATCATCGCTAAAATAAAATCCCTTGCCCCAGAAACCCTCTGGGCTTAAGTGCGGGCTTTGGGGGTCAAAGGCATTAAACCCATGCGTGGTCCCATGATAAAGCACCTTGGGGTATTCAGGATTAAAATCATCTGTCACCAGATCATTGTTTGCCCATGCATCAAAAAATAAACTCGGTTGGGCTTTATCATTTTGAGATATTCTGCGGAAAAAAGGCATTAATTTATTAATTCATCTGTTTTACAAGGGCATCCTTCGGAACTAGTGCAACATTGCCCATCAAGAACACACTTGACCAAATCACTAACATAATTTATGCCATTTCGGGGATGGCAATATTCTGATTTGTGAGCCATAATATAATCTAATTGATCTTCACATGGCAGCATTAAAACCCTTTCCTTAAAAGGAACAACATCTGGATATCTAATTTCTTCTCTTATATCCAAAGGAGTCACCCACCCAACACTTAAATTAACTTCCGAAAAAGATTCATACGACGGCCAATTGTGCGTTGTGTATTCTTCGGGATACAGCTCTTTTCGGCCAGCAATCCACAAGGCAATAGCCCTGTGATGCCCATCGTGTAGAAAATGCTTATCATCGGGCATGATTTTAATTTTCATCGGCTGATGATTTATTGAAGACTCATCATTGTGATATTGCTGAATGAATTCATTCGTGAAAATTCCCCCATTCCGAACAAAATCAATCATTCGAACCACTCGCTCCCAATTCCTAATACTGCTCTGAGTCACGTATAGATTATCAAGATTAATGACCATTGCTCACATCCGCCCGAAGCATCAATTTACTTCCACCACAAATCTTCTTCTTTCCATACTCTATTGCCGATAATATCAATATATTGACTTTTGCTAATATTAAAACAAGACATTGACTCTTTTCCCTTAATGCCATTTGAATATGCTTTTCGAATTTCAGTGGCTTTACTTCTTGTCATTCCGCTTCGACCAATATTAACTTCTGGTTTTGCAGTTTTAAATTTATTGGTTGAAATAGCATCTGCGAAAGACTTGCCCTCTCTTAATCGCCTATCTATTGTTGATTTAGCCACACCTGTCCACTCAGCCCATTGCTTTAAAGTTCCACTGCGACCATCATGATCGAAAACAATGGTTTTTGATTTTTTTCGCACTGGTAAATAATTATTATCCACCCATGATCGATTTCCAACCACATCATGAACCAGTGCCTCCCCAATGTTTAACTCAGAAGCAATAAAAGACACGGTTTCGCCATTGGCGTGTCTATCTCTTATAACTTTAGCTATTTCAAAATTAATTTTGCTATTATTTGGTAATTTTTTATCAGTGCCATAATCCAAAAGAAACTTTTGATATATATTGTATTTTCTTGACAAACGGGTTTCTTCAGTGCTGTCTTTATAAATCCAATCCAAAAATGATCGAGCGGCAAATTTACCATTAATAACCATAGAATTAACTACTCCCTTTTTGGCTATATATCCATGCGCATTGCCTGACATAATATGATATTGATTCTTTAAATAATCAATAAATGATGGTGTGCCTATAATATTTACTGTTAAAAGATTGTCTTTGTTAGCGCTGTTTTCATAAAAAATACATCCATCTCCATCAAAATATCCCCTCACGAAATGCGGAACAAATTCATCAGAGATTGAATTAGGCCACACCAAAGAATGGGTTTTATTCTGCCCCAGTCCAAGAACTCTAAGATCATTTACCATTTCTTTTGACGTCATTGTTAGAACTGCTTGAGTTTCGCCGTTTGATTTTCTCTGAGAATAAATTGGACCACTGTAATCGACAAATTTTTTTATTCTCTCTACAAGCTCCTTATCTGACTCTTTCAAATTAATCATTACTATGTGTTGCCCAGTTTTTGTTACTGCGACATGTCCATCAGCAGCAAGAAGACCCAAAACATATGCCATCTCATTAGACCATGTTTTAAAATAATGATCGTTTGGTTTGTACCGCCGCATATCTGATCGGGGCAAAACAACACCAAGTCTTTTAGCAGTGCTATAAATAGTTTGACTGTGACAATTAAACATCGCAGCCAAGTCTTTAGCTGAATAAAGACCTGATCGAAAAATACTTTCTGATTCGTTGGAAAAAATATGTGTTTTAGGCATATGAACTCATTTTATAATTGGCTGATGCATACTAAATTTATAGAAATTAAATATTAAATTTTACGATTTTATTAAAAATTGTTTTTTCTTATTTTGGGAAATTTAGCGATAGATTTTTAAAAATTAAATAAAACAAGTTCAAAATAAGCCAAAAAATCCCCACGAAACTAATTTCGTGGGGATTTTTATTATCGGGTTGCTTTTTAAGCAACAGTCACGCGGCTCAAAGCGTAATCATTGATGACAGCAAAGCCGATTTCTTCATAGACCACCCAGCCGAGGCGGAGTCGCTTAGGATCGTCTGCGGGCAGAACAGTGATGTCTTGCTTCACTGGCATGGCACCAACGAACTGGGCAGGTGCAAGCACGTAGACCGCGTTCTTAGGAACCATGGTGCTAACGTGAATGTCAGCACTGTAGATGTGGCCGTACAGACCAGTCATCAGGATGTCGCGCTGAGTTGCCTCATCGTACACTTCCTTGCCCCAGCCCCGAATGTCCTTGTATCGCTGTGGAGCGAGAACAATCTTGGCACCGATCAGTTCGTGCTCTTCGATCAGGGTAAGGGCCAGGTTGATGTTTTCAGCCTGCAGGGTACCTGAAACGGAGATGCTGTGGTCAGTTGGGATTGCAGCGTTGATGACCTTAAAGACTTCAACGTCTTCCTGTCGCTGGAGCGAGTCCTTGGCACGAACTTGTGCGCGGTCCACGATGTAGAATCGGCGGGCGCGGATTTCGTTCAGTCTGATCGTGGGGTGGGCAGCAAGCTCAATCGTAGGAACGATCAGCTCTTCAGCTTCCACGAGGGCGTCGGGCACGGAACCACGCTTCGGAATCACGTAGCTCTTAACAGCTACGTCGCGCTCGTATCGGGCCAGAGCGCCGTTTGGCAGCTCGTCAACCATCAGAAGCTTTCGCCCGATGGCTTGGTACATCAACGATGTTTTGATTGGCTCAACCATCGCTTGTGCAAGCGCAGTTCTACCCTCGGGGGTTTCCATAGCCATTGCAATAATGGCTTCGCGCTGCTCGTTTGTATTTCTCTTGATCATGCTCATTTATTTGTTGATCTCCTTATTATCTTAGACCTGTTGAATCCACAAAAGGCCAGCTGCAGCATCATACTTTTCAACCACAGCAACTGCTCGTCCATGGGCCGCGTTAGCAAGTCTCACGAGCTTACCAGCATTGGCACCAGCACCAAACGTCAGTGAATCACCGATGGCGAAAGTGATAGCAGAGCCACTGTCAGCAGTGGCAGAAGAGGTGGCTACGGCCACGAATTGGTCAGTGATGAATTGGCCAGATGGGGTTGTGTAAACACCAACTCCTCTGCGCGGTCCTTCAAATCCGCCAGCGCCCGCCGTGAGGTTGGTCACATTGTTGACGGTTTCGTCTTGGAAGTCGCCGATAGCACGCTTTTCGCCGACGTAGAAACCATTAGCATTGCTAACCAGGTTTCCGCTGCCGTCAACGTAAGTTGAACCAACGGGGTCGTTCAGAATGATCGTGTTGCCACTTCTCTGGTTGTTGTCAGCGGCAAGGCCAACCCAGTTAGCGGCAGTGTCAGAGGCGCGGTCAGCCTTGCGAACAAGACCAGCATCGGCACCAGAGAGATCACGGGCCAGAGCAGCGCCCTGGGTGAAATCAGTGTTTTTCTTTGTGTCGTAGTTTGCTACGATCACAGCGTTGATAATGTGAATTGCCATTTGTTGATTTTCTCCTGAAATGGAAGAGATTAGTTCTCACGGGGCATGGTAAACACACCTCTAAGAGCCTCTTGTATATCTGTCGAAGCACTATTGGTGTTAAAATCACCAGAAAGTGCAGGGGATGACGAAACGGCTTGGCTTGAAGCCGAGCGAGCAGTGCCAAAGTTCTCAGCGGCTGCCTGAGCGACACGTTGAGCGCTACTGTTAGCAGAGCGCATCAGAAGCGTTGTTTGTCTGATCATGCTGTCAACAGGTAACCTGTCGTTCAGCATAGTTTCAGCGTATCCATCAACTTCATTTTGTGCGAGGACATTGTTCAAAGCAAGCTTAAATGCGCAAGAGTAAGCAGTTTTGATCCGTGATTCTTGAATCGCGGCCTTGCGCTCATCTTTTGCATCTTCTGCATTGATTTCAACGTTAAGGTCGTTTGCCTCGGTGTCCTTACTCTTTTCAGATGCAATCTTCATAAGAAGATTCACACCTTCGGCAACTGTCATTTTACCAACTTCTTCGCCGTCTACACCAGCCTCAACGAGGTAATTGTAAACAACATCTTCAACTTCAGCCAGTCTTTCCTCAGTGTCATTTTGAGAAGCAACGGTTGTCTTGCGAGGAAGATTTTCCATTTGCGTTGGAATTTCAAACGCGGTGCCACGTTCAGGCTCCGCAGATGGAACATCATCAAGATGATTGAAATCAATTACATATTCGATAGTTCCGTCAGGCTGACCGTCCAGCTTCACCGCATCCACGGCACCCTTCAACTGAAGGTTTTCGGGATTCATAGTCGGGATTGGTTGATCGGCATAGTTAGGATTGTCTCCGCGCTGGGAATTACCTTCACCGCCCTTAAGGGACATTGTTGGGAAGGCTTCTTCGCCGTGGTATTGCGCGGCATCATTATGCTGGAAAGGCTTTGCCTTTTGTCCACCATAAGTGCCTTCAGTTGTATCCTTGCCAAGACCTCTGTCTTTTGGCTTGGATGCTTCCTCAGCAACGACCACGCGCTGGAGAATAGCTTCGCGCTCTGCTTGGCGCTTGGTTCTTTCTTCTGGGGTCATAATTTTATTCACCGTGCTTGCTGTGTGCTGCAAGGGGGCATCATCGGCCTCCTCTACGTCAGTGGACATATCAATGTCCATGTCACCTTCAAGATCATCCACTTCCTCAACGTCTTCGTCGGCAAGGCCTTCAAGTGCTGTGTCATGGTCTTCTTCATCTAACTCATCGTCAGATGCGTCTCCGCTAAAAATCTTGTCAAGAGCTTCTTGCACAGCTTTCTGCGCTTCCTCAACCTTGTCTGCGGGAACGTCGATTTCAAAAGTGGCGATGTTTGTTTCGTCGTTTGCTTCGCCCATATCGTCGTTTAAATCTTCTTCAGAATTCAATAAATCAAAATCTTCGTTTTCAACAAATTCTGAATTATCTTCATCGTGATCGTCGTCATTTTTATCTTTAGCGAAGTCAGCAGTTTCCGAGGCCACTCCAACTGGCGTTAACAAATCCTCTTTAATCATTTCTTCAGCACCCGCTTCACGGAGAATATTAGGAAGATGCTTTGCCCTAACGGCCTTGGCGACAATGCGTGCTTCACTTTCATCAAGCGAAGCACTTCTTTGCATGTCGTTTACACAATTTTCCATATCTTCTTTATCCGTAGCTTTGATTTCTGCGATTCTAAGAACTTGTTTCAGTCTATCAGTCTGGAGGGGAGTTTCGTTATTCTTATTCATAATTGCTGCTTCCCTCTGTTTAAGAGCCATTAGGCTCCTCACTTGATTATGTTTTGCATTAACAAGTGAGTGTCTGCTTAAAGACTTCACTAAAAATAGCTTTAACACCTGCAAAAAAATATTTTTTTTCATTTATTATTCAATAAAAAGGAATAATAAATGAAAAAACAAAACGAGACATGATTAGAATTTAACCAATCATGTCTCGTTTTGTTTCCTACTCTTGCTTAATTATGCCAACCAGGTTATTGAAACATCGATCTTTGTGGGATCAGAATCATTTGGCTTCACGCTGCTAATAGCATAGTTTCCACAATCATAACAGAACGTAGAGTTCTTGACTTTTTGAGCCTCTCTGCTGCCGCACTTTGGACATACCATGCCGATGGGCAATTGCTTTTCAGCAGTTCGGCTAAAGTTTGGCATAGTTGTTTTGAGATACACATCAGAGTCAACTGTGGCAGCAATTCGATACAAAGCTGCGCCTGCGCTGGCCATGGCTCCCATTCCTTGAGCAGGCGGCATGCCTCCTGGGTTGTTCATGTCGGGTGAACCCATAGGAGCGGGCGCAGTGGCAGCGCCCAGACCAGTGTCCTCTCCAAGACCCATGGTATCGGGTGACGCCATGCCATCCATTTCTGCCTCAGGCGAATCATTATTAACGGGCTCACCACCACCAATGCTAATGATTTCAATACTTTGCATAACTTTATAGCGCGTGCCACACGAGTTGCACTCACCCTCGCTGTTAGCAAGATCAACATCATCGCTGCCACATATGGGGCAGATAGTACCAATTGGCTTTGGATTGCCAGGTTCTGGCATTGCATCAGTATCAGCGGGTTCTTCAACAGGATTGTCACCCGCTGCCGTCGGCACCGACAAGGCGGCAACGCCAAGACCTTCAGCGCCTGCCATTCCCATACCCGAAGCATCCATGCCTGGCGTGCCCATCTCTTGAGCTGGTGGCATCATGCCAGGGGCGGCTTGTGCAATCTTGCTTAAAATTTGCTGCCGCCTTGCAAGTCTGGCTTCTCTTGCTGCTTCAGACATTACTACTGTTGGCTCAATAACTTCTGGGGCCACGGACATTGTGTCCATATTTTCCAGGGGCTGAGCAGGTAATTCGGCGTCTGCTTTAAAAGTCTTTGTGACTCTGGTTTGAACCGACGCAGTAATGTCCCCGTTTTCTGTTACTGAAAGATCAGTAAAGCTAAATGTTCCTGGATCAACTGTAAATCCTTGAGCGGTTAGAATTTCAATAGCCTTTTGTCTAAAAGTGTCTTCAAAAGCTTCGTCCTTGGGGTCAATACCTCCGAGGTCTTCTGCCCTGCACACAAAGCGAATGATTTCTGACTTTTCTTCTGTAACCGTAACACCTGCCATTCTTTCGCCTTGGAGCTTGGCATCAATGGCCTTAGTAATCAAGTGCGTTGCCACCCTGGGATCATTGGTAAGTTTTTCCACAGCCTGAGCCACCGCCTGCGTACTGTAATCAAAGTTGGTTGCGTAATCAGCAATCCATCCAACAGTTGCATCAGAGACCGTTGACTTAGATGCGAATCTTTCATTACCCCAGAATTGTTTTCTTGCTCTTGCAGTCAATCTTCCATCCGTCGCCGAAGCTGTTCGGGCTTCGTTGATTTTTGAGGCCAAATTAAGTCCCTTGAGTGAATCAACAACCTCTTCGGGTGTAGCTTGTGTTTCTTCACTTGCCATCACCATTGCTGAAATAACAGCCTTTAAGTGCTCTTTATTAAATGATTCGTGCCCAGAAGAGGCAAGAGCTGTTTTGAGTCTTTCTTCTCTGCTAACCTTAATGTTTACAGGCGCTGCCTCAACCATTTCGCCGTCTCTCATGGCTTCAACCATGTTTGCGACAGCAGTAGTTGCCACGTCTTTCATAGATGCAGCAACTCGAATTGCCTCACTTACATCAGATGCAGTTATTTCACGGCTCACAATCTCACCAAGCGAATGCAACAGAGCAGCATCAGGTGCCATTAATACAGCAGAAATTTTATGGAATGCTCTTCGATTAGCATAAGCCTTTCTGGTATTCATACCCAAGCTTGCAAGAGCAACGAGTTCTTCCAGATCATTGCGCGAAGCCAGCGTTTCAGCCACGGAAACAATTTCTTCTGGCAAAACTCTTGAAGCAACAACGGCCTTGGCCATTGCTTCTTTCACCATTGTCATTACCACTTCAACTTCTGCGGTTCCATGATTTTCTCTGCACTCAGAAAGTTGTTCTTCAAGTGTATTTTCGGGATGTCCACGCCGTGCATCTTCAAGCAAGCGATCCTTTACTTCATTAAATGACTCATTTACGGCCCTGCCGTAAAGTCCTGCGCTTTCATCAAGCATGTTTTCTTTAACATCGTCGTCGGCGTCTCTTCTATTGGAGTAATAATCACCACCAAGTGCTTCTTGCATGGTTTTTTCACCCTTGTTGTTGGACCTCATTTTTTCCAAAGATTCTTCTCTTGTTTCAATCTTTGTCCCGTTGCGATGTGGCTCAAGTTCGTTTTCCTTGACATCTGTTTCGGTATAAGGCTTCCATCCAGCTGTTTTAACTTGCTTTGCAAAACTTGCAAGCAACTCAGATGCAACTCTTGTGCCCTCGCCATTTTCCATGCGAGCGATTTGAGATTCAGTAAGTTCTGGCTCCCACTGGGCTTTAACACCCTTGACAAATCCAGAAATATTTCCGTCAGTTGAAAGAACAACGCGGTTGCCGCTGGCATCCTCCATAGTAACATCTACATGGGCGGTAAAAGCGTATTTCTTGCGCTGCTCTTGAGCGATTTTTGCGAAATGATCCATAGTTTGGTATTCTCCCGCCCCTGCAGTAACAGGCGCGTTGGTCTTTTGATTTGTGTTGCGCCCTTGGGCAGCACGCACGAATTGATTGTTTTTGTTAAAATTGGCAATTGATTTTTGGTCTATGCCAAGCGAATTTTTAAAGCCAACAAGAGCTTGTCCAAATTCTACTATATTGTTTGTCAATCTACTAGATTGATTGTTTTGCGAAGCTTTTACGCTGGCGTAAACTTCGCGACTTCCATCCTTTGACGCCCACATTATCATTTGTGGATCAGAAGATGAAAGCACAACGCCACCACCAATTCCCCCAGGCATAGACATTGGGCTTATTGATCTTCCAACATCTCCCAAGTTATTCCAATTCATGGGTTGCTGCCCAGCGCCAGGATTAATTTGTTGACCACCCTGGGGCATTTGTGGAGCTGCCATTGGTGGCTGATTTGCAATTTGACCTTGATTAATTGGCTGTTGATTTCTTACACCAGTATCTACGCCATCATCAATCATGTCTTGCATGGTGTTTTGAAGATCGGCCATGCTTTTTGTAATTTTTCCAACATGAGTCAAGTCAACATTATCTTTTCTTGCAAAAAGATTCATAACCGCAACTTCTAAAAAGTTTAAGGCAAGATTAAGTAAATCAAGAATATTTAACCCTGACCTTGGATCAATTCCCAGAGCGTTTAATACTGCCGAAACTGTTGCATTTTGGTCCGCGCCCTCGCCTGCCATCAACTGCCCACCAACCAGGGTGCCTGCAGATTGGGCTAATCGTACTGCAGATTGAGCAGCGGCAGAAATTTCTCTTAAAGATTCCTCAAAATAATGCTTATCAACAGTGTTGTCTGGCATTAATGTGCTGGCAAGAACTATGCTTGAATAAATAGAATTTGCACGTCTTTCTGTGCTCATAGCAGCATCAAGAATTTCATCAACGTCATAAAGCTCTTCTATTTCGCAGGTTTCAAATGCCCCGTCACCAACACAACTTAATTCAATAAACTTTAATCCAAAGTTTTTTTCATAAATTTTTTCACCTGTTACAGGGTGTTTTTTGCCTTTGTATTTCTTGAGACAATCACAATATTCTTTTTCAATAGTGGCTATATTGCCGCATTTAGAGCACTCGCCACTTTGCACCTGACAGCCCATAGAAACATCATGGATTACACCAGTTCGAATATTTCTTGCTATATCAGGGTACGCTTCTTCGTCAACGAAGAATGTACAGAATACACAATTTTGTTCCTCGTCCCATTCTGCATAAACGACCATACCCTTTGCCTGCTCGATGTCATCGTTTTTGTGATTTGTATAAATCGGGACACCTTCAAATGTTTTATACGCAGGTATCTTTTCGCCCTTAACTTCAACTTCCTTAAGTAACTCGGCCCTTGAGAAATAATCGCCATTGGCATTTACTGTATCAGCGTCAATCGCCCTGGCCCTGACCCACAGAAGCTTGGCACCTTTTCTTGCCTGCATTGCTTTAACTATGTCAAAGTCTTTGTATTTCTTTAAAACTTCTTCTGGATCAGCATATAAAGACTGCAAACCAATTTTAGCTGCTTCTCTTAATTGAACAGAAGCAGTTCGCATCATGTGATCACGAGCCGCATTGCGATCTTCCTCGTTGAGAAAGCTATGAATATTTATGATGCCGCACTTGGCTCGCCGCTCCATCAAGGTGATTCTTTCTCCTAAAATTAGTTATGTTGATTTTTTGAAAACTTTCAAAACCAACGCTTTATATGCCTTTCTGTTATTTTCAGGCTTGCACCTGTAACATTTTCAAAAAAATAACAGAAAATATGCTAAAAATTACTCAACACTAGAGAATGATATTCCCTTGATTATCTTGACCTGGTGCTGCAACTTTTCGGATAGCTTGTAAAATTACCTGGGCAACTTCGTTTTGGCGATCATTTAACTCTTTGTCTGTAAAGCGAAGAATTGTCCAGCCATTTGCTGCTAGCTCCATATCTCTTCTTTTATCTCTTGCAATTTTATCTGGACTATTGTGCCAAATTTCACCATCTGCCTCAAAGCCTAGCCTCAACGATGGTATTGCGGCATCCAGGGTGTAATCACTTGTTTGCCCCATACTATATTGAGCATAAATCGCAAAAGGTAAGTTTAAAGATGTCAAAAGATAGTAAAGTTTCTTCTCAATGCTTGTGAACAAATTAACTTGTTTCTCTTCATTTCTGCCACCCTTCTTGCCAATGGTTATTCTATTTTTTGCTTCTTCAGCCGAGGCTAAAGCAATTTTGCCTGCAGGATCATTAGAGGCTTCTGCGATTATGTTTCTTAGCTCATGAATTGCCGATGAATTAAGAGGAAAACAGAATGGTCCTCCTAACAACTGTGGCTCTAGGACATTGCCAAAGCCATCATATTCCTCTGGAAGTTCCCCAGCCAATCCCCGACCAGAAACAGGTTTTATTGTGCTTAAAAATTCGTAATGAGCCTGAGACTTAATTGTTTTTGATGCTGTTCTCGTCTGAATTTCTGCAGTATGAATGCCAATTTTTTCACGATAAATGTCGTTCATTATACCAGATGCCAGGCGATAATTTTCTCGGTAATCTCTTGCTCCAATAGGCGGCATTCCACCCATACCATCAATACCAGGAGCCGCTGGCATTCCGCCTGGCGCAGGCATTGATGGGGCCATCCCGCCGAATCCTCCACCCATGCCGCCTGCAAAACCATTACCAAGGTCTGTGTTTCCTATTGCTGGGTTTTGCACAAAGTTAGCGCCCTGCTCCTCACGGAGTCTTTCAATTTCTTGGTCTGGATTAAGGCCAAATTCTTCAATTAATGACTGATTTGAAATAACACCATTGCTATTAGCAGTGACAAACATTTGCAAAATCCCAGTTTTGTCCTTAAGCTCTAAATCACTAAAAACAATTTTGGGATAAACTAATTCATCTTGTCCTCTTTCGCCCTCAATGACAAAGCCGTTCCATTCTGCGACTGGTTTAAATAATTTTTCTTCAATCCATCTTGCAACTTCATTTCGGAATGTTTCTAAGCGCTGTTTCATTGCCAAGAGGCCAACCTGGGCATTTCCATATGTTGGGCCTTCACCATTTAATAGTGCCTTATTTAGCATTACGCCATCAAGAATCTCTTGATCTATAAGCTCAAATTCATTTGTAAGCTGCAGAACTTTTCCTGATGCTCCCACATAATCAAAATCGAATGCATTATGAGTGACTAAAGTCAAATTGGGGTCATTTGCAACAGCGGCCAATTCTTCTTGCACGCTATCAATATCAGATTGGCTTGCTGGCCTGTTGTCTGATCCAACTTTTACAACTTTAACGGGAAGAATATGTCGTTCAGCAATAAGCCATTGAGCATTTCTTAATTTATCTTTATAAGCCAGTGTCGGAAAGAGCGACCTAATCATTGGCGTTCCGTAATCTTCCCAAGGGCTAGAGCCAAATTTAAAGTGCTCTATGCATATGGAATTAAGAAGGAATGGCTCTCCCTTTTTGATAAGTCTCTTTACATTATCTGGTATTTGATGATAGAATTGTTGTGATTGACGTTCATTGATTAATCGAATGTCTCTTTCGGTTGGTTGATAAAAATATGAATTTTCCTGACCAGATATACCAGGCCTAATCTGAATACTGTCGGGGTTTAAAATAGTCAGGCTGGCCCATGTTGCCCCATCATGGCTGCAGGCTTCTCCCGTGTTTTTATCAATCATGCTTCCCTCACAGTGTTCGCACTCAAGAGTTGCAAGTACAAAGCAGTCTCCAAAAAGATGATATACGCCACTGATTTCTGGAAGCCATTTTTGGAAATTAAGCTTTTGGATTAATTTCTCAAAATAGTCTTTGACATATGAACTTGAACATTCAAGTTTCCATCCAGAAAAAGGAAAAAGTTTGTAAAAATTTATAGCCGCGGCAACTTTTGGTTCATTATTTCGCCACCAGTTTGCCCAAAGATACACTTCTTTGCGTGCGTTTGGAACTTGATAAGCCCTTGGTGTTAAAAACGGGCTATAAAAGTTGGGTGCCGTAGTAATGCTGTTGGGTGAAACCTGCGCTTCCCGCACGCCTTTGTGTACGCTGGCTCCGATCCCAGACGTAATTCTTGACGCAACATGTTGCTGGCCTGTGTCTCTTTTTGTTGTTGCACCGATCACTCTCTCGCCAGACACAGTTTGCGCGGCAACCCTCATAACACTGGCTAATGTTGGGGCTTCCATTATTGATTCTTGATTGGCCAAAAGCAAAACCTCACTTATGTCTTTAAAGACATATTGCACAATTATACAATATCTTAAGACTCTTTCCTTAAGATATTGTCTGCATAAAAGAAAAAAACCTTTAAACCAGGGTTATCGCAGACGGGTTATTTCCTTGAAAGCCTACCCACCCTTTGCCAGAACTATACTGGGGCACTCCTCTTATTAGCATTTCTCCAGTTCCGAAATTGTTTTGCGTCATTGCTATCGGATCGTTATTTACGTTTTGTTGCCTTGCGGTTTCAAGTTGCTCTTCAAGAGTTGTGTGTTCAGGATTGCTATGATAAGGCGAAACTCTTCTCATTTCTGTGCCTTGAGTTGCTTGCCCCTCGTTTATGGCACCTTGATCACCAGTGGTTTCATTTGGCTCGCCCTTTCTGTTTCCGATATGATCTGTTTGATTAACCAATACATCCCACATTTTGGCATGTTGTTCTGCTGGCAATACAGAATCATTTGACGGCGAGGACTTTAATGCCCCGCCGCCAATACCTAAAGTTTTTTGCGAAAGTCGATACCACACCTTGCACACACCTTTTGCACTATCTTGTTTCTTCAAGCAATTGCTCTAAAAGCATATCGATTTCGTCTTCCGACAACCCACGTCTTTCATCAGCAAGAAGTTCTTCAATTGTGAAATCATCCAATTGTTCATTTGTGTGATCTTCAGAAATTTGGCTACCTAAAGTATCTTTAGACTCTGGATTGATTTCTGCGACATCTGACGCAAGTCTTTCTGTGACCCGCACCCCACCAATTTCTTCTTGGTCCAAAAGCTGTTCAGTTATTGATTCTGAATTGGATTCTTGATTGGCCAGTTGGTGGGCATAACTTTGTTCCATTTCGCCCCTGTGGCCATTATACCCATTTGTTGTTTCTAGCTGCTTTTCAATTGTAATATTTGCAGGCTCTGCAGAGGATTCTGATCGCAGCTGTTGTTCCATTGATTTAATGCCCACATTCTGAGCAATTGCATGTCTTTTATTATTAAAACTTGATGCCTTTATGTTCATATCTGAAATAGATGAAGAATGCCCTGGGCGCTGTCCTGGCTGCCCAGATTTTGCTTTTTCCAGTCTGGCCTCAATACTTTCGTCGCTTACTTTTTTGTCACGCACTTTATTTGATCCCTGATTGCTGTCTTCAAATCTTTTCTCTACAGGCAGATCACTAAGCTTATATGGTAGCCCTCTTGAACCTTCATCATACGCCAATGCGTTTTCTGCATTATCTGGGTGACGATGTACTTCAAGTCTTGCCATGGCTTTTTCGTGAGTATCAGCATGCTTGAGCCAAGATTGATATTGGCATGATACTGCCCCGCTTTCATCAACCTTGCTATCAATGCAATTTTCTCTACATTTGCTCACTTCCATAGGCACCGCATGTCCCATTACGTGAATGCCTTTTGGACATAACAAATAGGGCTCTCCACCTTGGGTTCTTAGCGTTGTGTAAGCCGTTCTGATATTTTGTGATTGCGGTAATGCTGAGGCATAAATTTCTTTTAGCTTCAGTGCGCCTTTCTCGAATTCACCAGAAAGAATTAAATCCCTGGCCGAAGCCAATACGCGCTTCTCGCTCTGATTGTAAGTATCAGCAACAAGGCTGTCAATAGCCATAATAGACTCTGCTTGATAAAATCCCTTGCTATGAGAAGTCATTTTGTGAGCGACTCTCTCCAGATTTACAGCTTCGTTATCAATTCCCCGCGCAATTTGTGCTGCTGCAAAAATTTGTCTTAAAATTAAACGGCGATTTGCCATTCGAACTTTTTGCAACTTGACTGAAATTTCAGACAGCTTTTCAAGAGCAACTTCGGGCTTGTTTAATCTTATAATTTTTAATACACCTTTACACCCGCCGTCATTAAAGAACTCTTGAACAACGGGATCAGAATCATCAAGGTCTGAATCTTCGATTAAGTCCATGGGAGATTCTTTATTGTGTGAATTTTCCTTAACTGCTGATTTAACAGCTTCGCTAATTTGCTCCATGGTGCTTAATATCATTTCAATCAAGCCCCCACCACCCATCTGAAGATCATGCTTGCCTTCAAATTTTGTTTCTTCTTCTTTTACATGTTCACACATTTTTTTCACCCAATCAATTCGCTTTAATCGAATTACTTAATTCCCATTTCAGACAAGTCATCTGCATTAAAACCACGATCTTCCAGAGCCTTTTTAATTGACTTCAGCTCTGCCGACGCCCCCTTGGTGTCAGCAGGTTTTTTGCCGTCTCCTTGTGGCATGTCTTTACTATAATTCATTAGCGACATTAACCACGTTGCCCTTGCCATTAACTCCGTTGTTGATCTTTTTGAAAAATCAGCAGGAATATCATAGATTGAATTATCTAAAACCTTGGCTGCAATTCTGGAATTTAAAAAATTATCAAATTCTTCATCAGTCATTGATGCCAACTTAGATTCTGCTAATCTCATTAATTCAGAAGACATTTGAGATTCCTTTTTGTTTCCATCGGCATCGTCGCGTCTTTTCTTTTTATTGTAATCTCTAACAATGTCAATAGCTCTTTCAATTGTTTCTTCATTCCACATACCCAGCTTAACAAGATATCTTCTGATTTCACTTTTTTCAAGTCCATGGTCAAGCAATTTGCCAACTTTACCCATTAAAACCCTAAATGGGTTGCCTCTTGTTTTTTTCTTTGGCTTTTTGGCTTGGGCTTCTCGTAAATTAAATTTGAGAACATTTGAATTTTGATTACTGCTTGATTTTTCCATCATTTTCACCTTGTCGGAAAGTTTTTGCGCAAGTTCCTGTGCTGTTGGGTCAAACTTGCCTGTATTTGGGTCTTTTGTTCTTTTTTTAGGGTCTTGAGCCATATCAATAGCTTTTATGATTTTTTGGATTGCATCTATCATATCTGGCCTAGTTAACCGAAGCAAAATATCTTCAAATTTTGCTTTAAATTGAACAGCACTTGCGCTATCAGAATTTATAAACTTTGACAAAATAGAAAGTAATTCATCTGGCTTAACACCAGATGAATCCTCTGTTGAATTGAGTGGGATATTAGCTATTCCGTTTGCGGGATTAGAGGCCAACCCACCACCAAACTCTTGCGCGGTTCGAAGCCCTTTCATAAAAATTAATCCTCACTGCTTAAGTTGTACTTTTGATAATTATAAATATCTTGAATAGTGCTTGCATGAGTCTGAACATGCTCTTGCCAGTCATTATGTCTTTCGTCGCGATCCTTGATCCCATTGCGTTTTAAGGCAAGCCGACTATTACGTTTTTCTTCCTGCATGGCAAGCCGTTGTGCTTCATGATTGTCTAATGAATCAAAATCAATCATTCCAAAGTTTCCTGCAGCTTCGTTCTCAGCAGCTGTTCGTAATATAGGTGCGGCGCGAGCCGACAGAACACGTGATGGGCGAATAGAATCTAAATGACTTGAGGTTTCTTCTTCCCATTGCTGATGCCTGTTTTGTCTTGCTTCCCTGCGAATTTTAGCTTCGGCTATAACCTGTTCTGATTGAGTTTCTTGACTGTTATGGAATGCATCAGCAATAACTTCCATATCAGGGTCCCAAATGCTAGCCCCCCTAAGCATAGCTGCCATATAATCTTCAGGGGTATATGCCTGAAGAGAGCTTGTTGTCTCTCTGTAAGACTCGCCTGCATCTATACCATAATCCGAGCGCCTTACGGCGTGCGGAGAAAAATCTTCTATTGAAAGATTATTCATTCTTTCTGTCATATTAGATGCGCGTCTATCTTCGTAAATGCTTGCGCCCTGAACTCTCTCCCAGGATCGGTCATCGATGTCAGCATCATCTTCATCATATCCCATAGACTGCTTAGCTATACTAAGTTGATTGTCTCTTGAGGCCATGCGCAAATGTGCATATGGGTCGTCCTGATTTGAGGACGCACCAATAAACGCCTGCTGCACAGATGAAGGCAGCTTTTCTGTATCAGAAACTTTACGAAGAAATTTGCTCATGTTTTTTTACCTTAATGATTGATATTTACTCACTTTCATCTGTTTTCTTAACAAGATTAGTAAGCGAAATAAAATTGCTATGAATTACAGGAAGGCCTACGCCATCTCCTGCCACGTTCGACTGTTTTGTATCAGTTGGCAAAATCATTTTTGCTTTATTGCCTATGTTACCCAAACCATTATTTTCTAAGAAAGAAATATAATGTTCAGCGCTGTCTTCACTTAATCGTCGAATTTCACTCATGTTGTTTTTTACCTTTTCTTCCCTCTTTCTTATAATAAAGAGGGAAGAAAATATTTATTGGCGGTTACTTTTTGCTATCATATTTTGATGAGAAAAGATCATCAATCCATTCTTCATCACCATAGCCAAGCTCTTCTTTCCAATATCTCTTGAGTCGATCATATTCAGCCTTGTCAAGTGAGGAAACCTTGACCATTCCCTCTACGGCAGATTTCTTGATATTTTTGTCAAGATCAGCTGACATAACTTGTCTAATGTTGTCGGCCTCGGCAGAAAAATCAGCATTTGCCTGCAGTGTTTCACCAAGCATTGCAGAAACATATTCCTCGGGGAAGCCCTGGCTGGCGCACTTCTTAATAAATGCCTGTCTTTCTTGCCCCTTGAGGTCAGAAATTTTCACAAAACCATCATTGTCAGAGGCAACCTTGGTGTTGTTACTTGCCGCAGCTTCTGTAATTTTTTTAGAGGTTTCTTCAACAGAATTCACAATCGACATACGATAAGCATTTCGCTCAGCAATGCGAACATTCTTGTCTACCTGCTCTTTGGCGGCTTCCGCGATCTTGGCCGCAAGAGCGGTTCTTCGATCATTTCTGGCAGCCAAAATTGCATTAACCAGCCCCTGATCACCCTTGGCCTTAGCCTCTTCAATAGCCTCGGCAGTCAGCTGCTTGGCGCTAGAGAAGACTACTCTTCTGTTTTGAGCAGAAGCCTCTTTGCCTCTTACAATTTTAGACTCTTCTTGCTCGTCATTTTCGTCTTCGTCCTTGGACTTAAATTGGTGCTCTACCAGTGCTTCGGGAAGTTCACGCTTTGCGGTCGTGACATTGGAGCTTTCGTTTTCAGCTGTTACATCATCTTCGTAAGCAAAATCAGATTCATCGTTTTTGAGTGAATCAAGATATTCTCTCACTTCAGGAGACATTTCGGTACCTTCGGCTTCGCGAACTTGCGCAAGACGTGAACCAAAATCGTCCCAGTTGATACCAGTGAAAACTTTTTCCGAATCAAGGCCATCGCCTTGGATTTGTGTGGGGAAAATTCGATCTGCCATATTATTTATAGTCCTCCTTAAGAGACCCTGCTAAAAGATTAACTTCCAACTTGTTAATGTCTATACCTGTTTTTTTAATGCCATTTTTTTGAAAATTATTTTTTTCATTATTTTGAGCATGCCTTGATGATGTCTTGTGCACAGTGAGTAAATTATTAGAGTAATTGATTAGATCACCTTTCTTCGCGCCGATCTTTGAAAAAGCCCCTTCTTTAGCCTCAACCACAAACATTACATTATCGTTTTCTGGTCCAACTTTTGTTGGGTCATTAGGCTTCATGTCTGAAAAATGTACAATTTTACCATTGGCGTCACAAAATGCCAGACTTAATCCAAAAGAAACATTCTTATTCCAAAAACCATATCTATCTGGATGAGGGAATATAAAAAGAACAACTTCATCATCTTCAAGGGGCTCTGCATGCATGAGCCCCTTGGTTCTTTTTTCATCATTGTCAGCAACAAATCTTATTCTAAATTTTGTGCCCTCTGTCATGATTTTTATCCTCTTAAAATAGATTCTAGCCTTGACATTTCAATGTCTGCATTTTTGTAATCACCAGATTGCTCCATGGAACTAATTTTGAGAAGCATTCTATCTAGCACACTTGCATGTGACTGCAACGCATCTTTAGAATCCTCAACAGAGTTGTCTTCGATAAAGGTTTTAGGCACATCGCTTTGCTGAACTTCCTGATTATTTCTAGCAATGTCCAAAATCTCACGCCTTTTTTGACCAATATTCTGAAGATTAATACTGGGGTCAAGTCGGCTTCGTTGTGCAATGGGGCTATAACCCTTTTTAACTGCCGCTTTGTTGGCCTGCATGCGTTGTATATTGTTTACTTCCTCTTCCATAATTGGCAAAAAGACATCGGGCTTAACCCATCTGCTCAATGGCATAACAGGGCCTTTTCTATGTGGCTCGCCACGTTCATTAATTTCTTGAATTCTAAAAAGTCTAAAACCATCAGCGTATAAAGATTCCCAGGCCTTCACAGCAATGGCCTTGAGTTCATCAGGGCTTAAATCTGCCCATGCTTTCGGTTCACCATCACCGCCCATTAACTGATGTCTAGCCCACTCATAAGAGGCCATTCGTGTATGAGCATCAAGGTTTTCGATCATTTCTTTTACTTTTTCATCAGATGGTTTGTTGTTTTTGTTTAAAAAGAAACTTTCTAGCATTTGCAAAAGCACATCTTTGTGTCTTGTAAACATTGGATTGGTGTCAATTTGGTCAATGAAATAATCCCTAAATCTTTGAACTTCGTTTTTGCCCATTGTTGACCCTGGAACTTTAAATTTGTTTTCAAGGGTGTAGTCCTCATGAGCCTTTAAGCCACTCTCAATTAGCAACCGAGAAAATAAAGCTGTGGGAGACAGGGAATTTATTTTGTCCTCGTCAGTGCCAAACATAGCTTTTATGTCTTCGGGCGAATCTATGCCTGAAAAAAAGTGTGTGTATGGTCTAATTAATCCAATTCCATATTCACTAAGGGCATATGGCGTTATTTTACCATCTCTATATTTGGTTTTTGGGAATGAACCGACTTGATAATAATATGGCAAAAGCTGTTTTCTGAATTCGTCCAGCTTCATTTTTCTTACCATAAGTTCTTCTGGAGTCGCCGTCTCTTTGCCGACTTCATCTTCGGGTTTAATCAAGTCTCTGGAACGAATTTTTGGGGCTTGGTTAACTTGCTTGTCTTCATTGTCAATGAAATTGTTTTCGTTTTCCTTGTTATTCTCATCCACATTGCTTAAATTTCTTTGAGTTTTCTTTTTATTTGCTATACTTGGATTAAAGGACTCAACCAAATTTCTCAACAGTGAATAAACACGCCTGTCATAAGCTTCTCTTGCCTTCATGGCAATTTCTCTATTTTCATCAGTTTTGTCTGAAATCATCACTTTTACAGAGCGCTTAAGCTCTTCAAAGCTATTCATAACATTTTGAAAAAGCTCATTAGCAGTCTTTAAGGACATTTCGTAAAAATTATTTTCACTTTCGGGGTCTTCTGCATTTTGTGCCTGAACCTTCATGGCCCTAAATCCTCTATCAATTAACCCACGTATATAATCTGGCTGTTCGCTAATTTTTTCAGGCAAGGCCTCCACAAAAGCTTCAACTAATTCGTCATAGTTTGTAATATCATAAGATTCTTTTGCATCTGTTGAGGATTTTGGATCAACAATCATATCACCAAGCGAGTCTCCATCGCCGTCTTTTCCTTTAAGATTTTCGTCCAGAGATTTGCCGCGATTAACGATTTGGTGCCTTTGCTTGGTGACAGTGATATCCAACATGTTTTTAGCACCATTAAGAACCCATGTATGTAAATCTGCGCCTCCGCTAGGCGACCAGTTTTTAACAGACGCAAGAAGATTAGTTTTTCCTTCTGTCCGAGTGATAAATTCGTGTATGGCCGCTTCGATCATGTCATCGATCTCGCTTTGCCCGACATGATAATTCCTTAAAAGAGATTTATTTTGATTACTAATGCCTGTAAACAAAGATTGCTTTTGGGTCATCATCCATGCCCAGAACGCTGCTATAATTTCAGAACTATTTGCGTCAACATAGGCTTCATATGATTCTTTACCCAAAGAGTAAGCTTTTTTCAAGGCATGCTTAATGCGATCAATATCCTCTTTAACAGTCTTGCGATGTAATGTTTCAATTTCAGACGAGATTATAATTCTCTTCATTGACTCCAAGCTTGAACTTAGGCGAAAATTAGCATTACTTGTATTGTCTCCTGTAGAATACAAATTTAAATATGCTGTTATAGCCGATAATCGCTTTAGGCTTTCATCTGAGAGAATTTGACTTATCGAGGGACAATAATTACGTTGAAATTTCATGGATTGTTTTCCTTTTTGAATGTTAAATTTGGACTTGATCAAAGCCTTCTAAATTTTTACTCAACTGATTTAATTTAAAATCTAAAATATCAGCTTCTGTAAATTTTCCTTCAAAATCTAATGCTTTAGCCTGGCCTACTAAATTATCTATTTGCGAATTAACTGATGCTAAAGCAGTTTTTGTCTGTCCCCTCAGCCCAAATGTATCCCATTCTTGCTGAGTTGGCCTAACTCCAAATCCGCCTGCAGTAATTACTCTTTTATTATTTAGTTGAGCAAATTCTTCTTTCAGCCATCTTAATTTTGCTTTAGAGTCTGCATATCTTAATGGCCTAAGCTCATATTTGTTGTCCGAAGCATATGTAACAAATGTTCGCCTTGGGTGATTCGCAAATAACATATGAAAAACTCTTTCTGGTACATCTAAGTGAGACATACTTTCTGTTGGATTTTCCATCTCATTAATCAACATTGCTGCCCTAATACCAAAACCAACTTGCTGAAGCCAGTTGTGAATTTTGCGCAAATCTTTTTCGTTTAATTCTGGTCCGCCGCCATACTGATTATATCTAGACGGAAGCTCAGCAAGCTTTGGCGCAGCATCTGACTCTTCGTAATCTGCTAGCGTCTTTATCATGGCAATTAAATTTTTTCTCGGATCACCATGTTTGTCGCTTGAAAATACTGGCGGCAGCTTGAATATACCGCGTTTAAACTTTGACGAATTGGGATGCGTCTTGCTCCATACAGCAAGTTCGTGCATCTTATCAGCCAAAGCCTCGGCGTTTTTTGCGATACTAAAGCGTTCCATAATTATTTATTCTACATCATTGCTGCGTCTAAACTTAGAAGCAGTAGCAACTCGGGCACTTTCGTTTGACGCCGTTATAGCTTGAGCAGCATTTAGATCAAATTTAGGCTTGGTTCTAGCCTTTCTAAATTCATTAACAGGCTGATTTAGATAATGATCGCGCAAGGCAATGCGCCCCTTTTCTGTAAGAGTCACGGCACGGCCATGGCCCCGCACCAGTTCAGCTGTTTTCAGCCCAAGTAAATCATGATCAGTGATTGACATTGGGACTCTGTAAATTGCATCACCAGTTTTATTCAAAGTTGTTAATGATTGGGCTGCGGTAACAATTTCATCCTGAGATTGTTCAATAGCCCTTAGCATTTCAATCATTCTGTCAGATAACTTTACTTTGGCTTCTCGGACCCCAGAATTACCAAAAAACTGCATTTGCAATGCAGATATCGATGCTAAATCTGCCTCAATGCTGGGAGAATCAAAAATTTCTTCATGAAGATCAAGTTTATGAACGGGTTTAATGGGATAGGGCATGCTTTTCTCCGAAAACTAACTAATAGTTAACTTTCTGCACAAAAATAGTTTTGTCCTATCAGCTCAACTAGCGTTTTTTGAAAAACACTATCGATTGGGAATAAGATTTTTCCATCTATTGGTAGAATCATTATTGGCTTCATAAGAGTTTTCCCATGTGAAATCGCTTAGGTCACCCATTGCCATACCAGGATTAGATGCTATACTACCTGGATCAACATATGCAGGGCCAGGAACCGAATCGGGACCATGTAATAATCCCTCTATGTTTTCATCCTCATCACCAACCAGGTTTCTGTAATCAGGGGCTCGATATCTGGGCTGCTTTTGTCTTAAGTCATCGTTTTCCTTAAACTCATCTTCCAGTGACTTAAAAGGAACAACAAAATTTTCATAGTGACGGTTCGGGTCGATGTCCCATGTCTTTGGAACATATTGCGCAATACGTTTGGCTATATCTGTTAAATTATTCGCTTCCAGAATCATTCCAGTATCATCTAGGTGATTTGCCATTTCGATCAATGATTGAATTGCTGCAACTTTGTTCATATAATTATAATCCTATAATTGTGGCTGGTCATCCTGCGCAACAAAATTCTTTTCTGATTGCAGAAAGAGCATTTGCGACAGTGGCATCCATATCATAATATCTATAATTTGCCAATCGCCCCCCAAGTATGAGATTTTTTTCGAACTCAGCACGCTCACGATATTTGTCAAACAGTGCGTTATTTGCGCTGTCATTTACTGGATAAAAAGGTTCCAAACTTTGATTTAGTGCCGATGGAAATTCTTTAGTAATTATAGTGTGTGGAAGATTTAAAAACTCAAAGTGCTTATGCTCAACGATTCTGGTATAGGGAACAGTATCTTCTGTGTAATTTACAATAGCGTTGCCTTGAAAATCCCCATCAAGCATTTCATGTTCAAATTGCAATGATCTATACTCTAGTTTTCCATAGCAAAAATCATACATAGCGTCTATGGCCCCAGTGTAAACAATCTTTTTGCTTACTTTTTTTAATTCCTCTCTGTTAATTAGGTAATCCACCCCAAGTCTAACATCTATGCCTTTAAACATATTTGAAATCATAGCCGTGTAACCCCCAATTGGAATTCCCTCATATCTATGAGAATCATGAAAGTATCTATCATTCATTGTCAGCCTGACGGGAAGTCTTTTTATAATCGAAGAGGGAAGCTCTCTTGGGTCTCTGCCCCATTGTTTAGTAGTGTATCCCTTGATAAACATTTCATATAAAGTTGGCCCAACCTGACTTAACGCATGTTCTTCAAGATTTGATGGATTAATCCCGATGTACGGCGCGGTTTCCGCCGCCAATTTAGCGGCAGCCTGACTCGGGGTTACAACTTCGGGCCAAACCTGATGCATCGTAGACAGATTTATTGGAAGTGAATATAATTTGCCCTTAAAATTTGCGCGTGTTCTAAGACTAAAATGATTAAAATCGGCAAATTTTCGAACATAATTCCAGATATAATCCTGGGAAGTATGGAAACAATGAGGTCCATATTGATGCACAGGAATGCTGTCTATAATTTCAGTGTGACAATTCCCACCAATATGCTTACGCTTGTCTATTACTAAAACTCGTTTTCCACGATCAGTCGCTTCACGAGCAAAAACAGCTCCATACAATCCCGCACCGACGATTAGATAATCGTACATGATTATGTTTATACAGGCGTTTTTAAATTTTCCAAGGAGAGCCCTGGCCCTCAAATTTTTGCTGATAGCTATCCAATATGCCTGCGGGCTCATCTTTGTGTAGTTGCCACTTATTGCCTGGAAATACGTCGCTGGGGCTTCTCTCTGGCTCGGCGCGATTTGTGGCTTCTAACTTTGCCTCAAGTGTAACAAATGGGCTGTCAACAATTCCATAATCATTTTCTTTATCAAGTCTTCCCATGCCATTAACTACATCTTCAGCCAGTTCACCAATGCTTGATGGCAGGTTTTTTGTGTCTGGTTCGTGCAATAATGTGAATTCATCTGGCTCATGAAAGTCAAATCCAACAGACGGCTCGTTTGACGTGCTTTTTTGCCCGCCCCAATTTTGTTTTGAAACTTGATCTAAATATTCATCAAGTTCTGAACCTAAATTTAAAACGGGGGTGCTCCCAAGTCCAAGCGGAAATGTCACACGCGCTTTGTTGGCCCAGTTTACTTCATCTGAATCTTCGTCATTAATTTCATTTGGCCTGCTTATTAAATAAGCCAATCGATCATGGCCATTACTGGACAAAACAGGATGATATCTTGTTGGTTTAATTTGGGGCGGGATATCATCCTCTCTTGGGTCTCTTACGTATGATTCGTCATTGTTTTTTCGTCTCGATTGCAACAGGACATTAAAGGGTGTAATATGAGATTCACTAGGCTGGAAATTATTTTGGATGTAAGATGGGGAGTTTTTGGCAATGCTTTTTGCCGCATCTTCGTAAAATTGTTCTCTTCTTCTAATTTCATTCCTAATTTTTAATCTTTGTCGCTCTTCAAAACTAAGATCATAAGGTATTGCATTTTCCTCGGCAAAAACATGTTGTTCTTCAAGTCTTTTTTCAATATTTCTTTCGGGGTCAATCGGCGCAGGATTGTGTACTTGCTCAAGAACCGCGTCGAAACTTTCGTCCACCACGTATTTATTTATATCTAAGCCACCACCAGACCCGTAGCCTCTGCCCATCGGCGAGCCCCCAGGCGCAAAAGGAGATTGCCCTCCGCCAACCCCACCATATTGTGATTGGCGTTCCATTGGGCCTTGACTAGACTTGTTTGTTGACATAAAGCATCTCCCTTTGTTTAGAACAAATTTAATTAGGATATTCTACCTGATCGCTAAAATATCCTTGACAACAAAATTACACAAATTATCTAGCGCCAGTTCTGGCCACTCTCGATTTTGGAAAACTGCTTAGCACCCTTGCCGTCAAACATTCATATGCCGCTGCCGCAACAGCATCACATATGTCGTCTTTGTATCCAGACAGTGCTTTGATCTCAAATCTTTTGCCTTTCCAAACTTTTTGCAAAAATGTAAATTGAATTTTAGCCTCAGCAATTTCGTTAAGGTCTTGAACCACGCCCTTGGCATCTTGATAGGTGCCACCAGAAATTCCATAAATATCTATTCTTTGTTCTCTGATTAATTGCATTAATTCAGAATAAATTTTTCCTTTGTATTCTTGATTAAATTGTCTTTCAACGGCATTAATGCCCATGCTCTTTAGTCTAATGATTGATGATTGACTATGCCATTGGTCAAAACTTACTTGCTTAAACTTAAATTTTTGATGCAATTCTATTAAATAATCTTCCACTTCTTTTTCAGAGACGGGCTGATTCTTTGTGCGGGGATTCCAAAAATGTATATGATCAATAACAACTCGCTTTAATGGCTTATTATCTGGCCCGATTTGAATTGGATAAATTTGTTCAGCGTGAGAGACCACTAATGCATAATAGTCGCTTGTTCTCGCTGGATCAAGGTGAGCGTAATATTCAATAAGCGGCTGGCCATGTTCGGCCCGTGGCGTTGTTGAGGTCATAGCCCACATGCCATTCACTTGATCCACTGTGAACATCGGATCACTTGATGCAGCCCCAAATTCTGCACCAAATTGCATCTGGAACTCAGTGGGGTCTTTGCGCTTTTGTTCTTCAAGCCACTCTTGGTCGATGCTGGGGTTTGTCAACCAGGTTGCAAGCCGCATTACAAGTGTTGTCGGATCATCTTGGCGATTTTCATGCAGATCGTAAAGCAACCCTATCGGACCCTTTGGGTTGGATAGCATCATCATTTTGAAATCTTTACCAAAGGTAGCGCCCGAGGGCTTTAAATCATCATATAGTGCATAGTCTAGGCCAGAATCAGGATTATCTCCTGCCATGGCTGCAACCTCGTCCATGATGATTGACCAACAAGTTAATCCCACCAATCCAGAGGCATTAGAAGAGCCACATCTAAGTACTAATGAACCAGAAAATAAATTAATTCCATTTTCGGCCCGACGTTCATTTTCTTTTTTGTCATGATCGGTAAAGAATCGCATTTCCAGCTCTGTGTCTTTTCCAACATAGGGCTGGAAAAATGGCGAAGCCAGAACCGTTTGTTTGATTTTGGAAAAGATGGCTTTTTTGGCCTGCTCTTCGTTTCGGGCCACATTAAGCAAGACTATTTCATCAAACTCCATCAAGCCGTATCGAGCCTGGGGGTGACCCATTGCAAGCAGTCGGTACAACTCGTAAAGAGCCATCACAGAGACAAGAAAGCTGTTGTGCGTCGGCACTAGACTTTTGCCAGCCAGGAACATATTACTTGCATTATCTACTTGAATGCAGCGGACAGGCACTGATTCCGCCAATTTTTCAACCTTTTCAATGAATATACGACCGACATCAGACTTTTTAGCATGACTAACGCGATCCCGCTTGTATGACAGTGTGGCTGGCAATAATCCATTTCTAGGCGTAAAACAGATGCGGTATTTTTTGGAAACAAACTTGCCATTAAGCGTAGCATCACCCGTTAAAATGGTGGCTTTCTGCCCAAGTGAGCACACAAGCGAGTGAATGCCTCGTGCAAGATCGTCATAAACAGTTGTTATCTCGATACGGCCCGATCTTGCGCAAACGTGACCATCTGTATCCACCAATCCGCGCAACAACTCTAATCGCTGATGTTCTGAAGCAAGAAGATATGCGGTAGGTATGTGTTTTCGACCCTTGCCAAGCAGCCCCAAATCTCGAAGCCTTTCCTTGAAAGAAACTTCGTTTGCGTCCTTACCGATGCAGTAACCAAACGGATTGCAAGCTTGCTTCCATGGATTATAGGAAGTTGTTTCACGAATGCGATCTATTACTTCGATTGTGTTGCTAGTTATATGACCGTGTGTTGAACAGCCGTCTCCTAACCAAGCTCCCATTAGGTAGGGAGCAATAGGTAGATCGGCCTCTGGCATTTGCAAAGGTGAAGCTAATTCCACGGACCAATTCCTCTCTGCGCCCATAATGCGAGATTTCCCCGTTTTGCAATCCACTATTGTGCGGGAACGTCCATGTAAAAGCGTTTGAGCTATTTCTTTGGTTGTTTTGATTTCTTGGCGCAGCTCGCGAGGAATCCGAGCGCGTGGCTGATTTTTGCGCTCGCGCTTGCTTACGACACGCCACTGATGTTGTTCATCGGCCACGATTGTGTCTCCATTGGAGAATCTCATCCTGTAGCATATTCGCCCTTCCATAGGTTCTGTGGCCGCAATGATGCGTGTGGGAAATCCATCGTCGCCAAACACGTAATCGCCGACTTGCAATGTGCCCATAGTCTTCCATCCTTTAGTAGTGAGCACAGGAGTATCTAAGGCCAAGGCCTTGCCCGATCTTCTGCCTAAAACAAGAATCAATTCTTGAAACTTATAACGATTTGTGCATTTGTCTAAAACTTGCTTTCTTAGCAATGGGTCAAATTCAGATGCATGCAAAAGATCATATTCTGTCTCATAATTATCAGATATGGGCCTCTTAATAAGATTGTCAATCTTTCTGGAATCGTCTGGGTTTGTTGCCTCGTGCCTTGCTGCAACGTACCTATCTTCTCGCAAGGTGTCATCAAATCGTTCACATGTTAAACACGGAGAGTTAACAACAGAAAATATATTTCTTAATTGCTTCCCATCTTTTCTGCCTTTGTAAACTTTTTCTTCATCGTTACGGACATATTTCCAAACACATCCATCACAAGTTCCAGATTCCCGAACATCTTGGTCAACATCCTGAATTTCTAAATTTGTATTGCCTTCTTGGCCCATATAAAAACACTTTAATATAAGCCTTTGCCACGGATATGGCTTAAGGTTACAAAAATAAGGATGCTCCATAAATGTAACAATATCTACGATTTGATCAGGATTATAATTAGTTTTTTCTGGCGTTGGCGGAGGCATCACTTCGGCCCGAACACTGGGCATAATTTCATCATCATATTCGCCCTCATATCCTTGATTTTTAAAACTATCTTCTAGCGCCGCTAGTTGCTGCATTAGAGATGTTTTTTTATCTTGCTTTAAATATTCGGGCTTTGACGGCCTGCCTTTTTTCATTTGGTTATCCTTGTCTTTCTTGAAGTTTCTTTCTTAATTCGCTGGTTACGTCTCGAATCATTTTTTTATCAAATTCACTTTCCATTTGATTGTGCAAATTCAGCAAAATTTCAAAGATGTTAAATGCTCCCATAACATCATCCATGTCTTTCTTAAGCTCCCTGATTTTTGTTGTCAGTCTTTCTACCATGCTGGCTCTTTTTAGTTTAAGCTCGGGATTTTTTGAACAATCGATACCAGCAACAGAGTCAAGTTCACTTAAAAGCGCCAACATTACTAAATAATACTCTCTGCCCATCCATTCAGCAACGTCTTCTTCACGGTTGCGATATGTTTCAAGGCCTTTAACTGCAATGTTTCTTAAATTGCAGTGGCTTTCCATGTGATTTTGGACCTGTGTCCAATTAAGCTTTGCATTAAAATGTCTTTCAAAGAACTTTATAACTTCTTGTGGTTTTTTTGCATTGTGTATGTATACGTGTTCTGCAAGGTCCCTGAATGGACTAGAGCAAATTGCGCATCTTTTTTCAGTAAATTGGGGATAGTGAATAGAAAGGGGGTATTCCTTTGGGATAGGTATAATTGGCTTCTCCCCATCTTTTAAGTCTCTGAATAACCTAAGTTCTTCATCAGACACCTCGGGCATAGATAATGATTGTTTATCTTCTAGGTCTAAAACATCTATTATTTTACTTTGATCGTCAATAATTTCTTGACTGTCAAAGTTTTCCTGATCATTATCGCTCAAATCGCTGCCGTCTCCTTATTAAACTATTGCTTTTTATACAATTTAAAAAGCATGTCTAAAAAAAAATAATCAAACTCTGTTTTAATCTGAAAATCAGAAACAGAGTTTGATTATGATACTTTTATTTACATGCTAAGTGCGCGTTTTAAGCGCTCATAAGGCGATGAATGATCAGCAGCCTGGATCATAAATTCATCAGCTAGGCCAAAGTCAGAAAAATTGCCTTTCTGGAATCTTGTTCCCGTGGAAACGCCCATGTCCAAGTCCACATCTGCTGATTCTTTTTGCATGGCAACTCTAAATTGTTTTCTGTCAGAAGAAAGCCTCTGAATACTTGAGTTTTCTTTTTCTGCGATAAGAACTGATTTAAGCATAGTTTCTTCAACCCAGGGCCGAAGTTCTGAATGCAACACGGTCATAGCATGCCCGCCGTATTCCTTAGCAGCCGTGGCGAGCCTGTACCAAGATTCGATGTTTTTTGAAGACACTCTTAAAATTGGCATTTCGCTTCTAGCCAATTTATGGACAAATTCTTTCGGAGAAAGTCTCGAAAGTGTTTCCTCAATGATGGGAGCAACGTCATTATAAGATGTTGGCACGACCATCGCGGTTTTTACAATGTTTTTTCTAGCTTCCCGCTGCTCTTTGCCATAAATTTCATAAACTGCGCTTTCGGCAACATCGAGCCCAAACTTGTCGGCAGCTAGCAATTCTATGGCCTCCGCTGCGCTAAAGCCTCGTCTTTGCAAATCTAATGCGCTTTGTGCAGCTACGGTCTTTTCACCTTTATTGGTTTGGCGAAGTTCATTTTTCCAGTTGTAGATGATATCAGCATCTTTGGCGGCAAACACGTCTTGAATCTCCTTGGCGAAGGATTGTCCCTCAAATACTCCGCATAATATATTTTCATATTGATTGAGCAAAATCCTGCTAAAACATATGTTAATATATTTTTATGACAAAATTTGCCATAAAAATATGCGGCATAGAAATATAGTTGGATTAAATTGTGAAAAATATTCCTTTTGTTAAATAAAATCTTCGGATAATAATTCTCTCATGCTGTTCAGGCCTCGCTGAAGCCTTTTACAAAACGAAGCTTGTGTAATGCCAAGTTTTTTCGCGGCTTCTTGCTGAGTTAAGTTGTCAAAAAAGTAAGCTTCTATTGCTTCTTTTTGTCGAGGATTCAATTTATCAATCGCCCCTTGAATTGCCTGCGCAACATGAATTTTACCAAAAGGATCATCATGGTTGACAATATCTAAATCTTCTGATATATCAGAAAAAGAAACTTCCTCACAGAATCGAGAATTAGATTTAAGGCCCAGGATTGTTTGCCTACACTGATTGATAATTGCATAATCTAAACGAGTGGATATATAATAAGAAAAATAAGACAAATTGGGATCGTAATTCTCTACAAGCTTTTTAAGGATTAAAAAAACTTCTGCTTCAACATCTTCTTTGAATCTCAAAAGCCTGGGTTCTCTAAGAATACATCTTTGGATAGATGCAGATATGAGCGGGCTATAAAATTCTGCAATATCTGACAAAGCATTTGTGTCCCCATTTTGTGATTTTGTTACTAAATCATTAATATATTGATAATGGGCTTCCACAAAACTACCTCCGAAACTTATTAATTCCTCAATATAATTCTTCAAATCTAAGATTTGAACCTATTGTTTAAGGGGTGTGATATAGGAATTATGCCCGCCCAGGCAAAGAGCAAGATACGGAAGAACAATTCTTTCATCCAGCCCCGATCTTAAATCACGAATGGCCGATAATACTGATTGATACAATAAAGATAATCGCTCGGTCGAGGGAATCGGCGATTCAATGGCCTTGCGAATGCGCCATGCATTCGGCTTGGGTAAAGTTGGTATTTCGTTAATTTCTGTCCAATCGGGCAAAAGATAACGACCTAAATAGGAATCCATGGACATGAATTCTGCTATTGCCTCGGCTTTTTGAATATTTCTATTTTGCAATGACTTAATGCAAAGTAAAAATTCTATTTGAGATGCCAATAGGATCAAGGCAGCTTGAGTGCCCTGACTATTGGCAATAATCTGGATCATTTTTAATGCATCGCCTGCATTTGAGCCATTTGAAATTGCCACATTAATAAAACTCCAAATATCAATGTAATAATCAAATCTTACATACTTTTCAAGATCAGCAACACATATTTTGTAATTTCCCAGGCTATTGATTACTTTAATTTTTTCTAATTCATTTTCAATAGATTGCAAATCATAAACTTCGCAATCTTTTTTGCCACTGGGTGATTTGATCTTTCCCACACATGCAGGAGCATTCGATAATATCCAATTAATTGCGTCTTTATCAAAGGACACTTGTGCATCTTCCGCCCATTCAAGCAAATGTGATTTAAGACTTTTTGTGTCCTTGTATTCAATCGGCGACATAAAAAATACTCTTTTTTGTTTTTCTGCTTTTTGAATAAATTTGGACCTTCCATCTGGCAAATCCCCCAATGTGGCAATTACCAACGCGGAAGCTGTCATAACTTCCGCGTCCAAAAAAGATTCAATAGTTCGCATCTGCTCTGCGCTTGGGTCGTAAATCACCACCATATCTGGCGTATCAAACATTACAAAAGCTTTAAGTGCATTAACAATGGACTTAGGTGAATCTCCCTTGTCAAATGTTCTTTTTGATGGCGTATTCAAGTCTTCTTGTATGCCCTGAATAAATAATCTACTTAATAGAGGATCGCCACATACAACATAAACTTTTTCCCATTGCTTATTATGGCTGTTAATCTTCTGATTCTTCATCTTCAACATCTGGGGTTGCATTTGGGGTGACTGGGAATATCAGGTGCTCAAACCCACCGTCTACCAACACCAAGGCGATGGTGTTTTCTTTTAATTCTCTGAAAGAAATAATCACCCAGGGATTGTTAACAAAATCTACAGCCTTAGAGAAAAATCTATGCGCCACATTTACCTCTGCTTCGCCAGATTGCTCTTGAACAATTAATGTATCCAGGCTCATGCCAGCTTGCTCATTGGCTGATATAACAAGCCCTCCGCCCAGACCATCCTTATCTAGCGGCTTAATAACAACATTAACATAGGAATCTTTTGCTACTAAACCTGCCAGCTTTAGTGATGTGGAAAGGTTCCCCTTACTGATTTTGACTCTTCCAATTTCTTTGCCTTGCATAAATTTGGAAAGCTCAGGATATGGTTTCCCAATGGTGTTTTCCAAAGTTGACGTGAATGTTGTGTCGCCCCATGCAAATCTTACATGACGTTGGCCAGGCTGTATGGTAATGTCGCCCACGTCTTCAATAAGAGAAACTAAATTTTCTGCTGTTTCATAAGGAAGAAGCAATTCGGCTTCGTCCGACAAGCTGCTTACTTGCGTGACATGCCTGCTTATGCGCAATGTGTCGCAGGCCTCGGCAACGATTTCATCATCGGCAATTTTTAAATGCACCGCCGTTAATGGAGCTTGTGTATAGTCGTGAGATGCAGCGAAGGCGGTCGATTTCAAAACCTCTCTTAACGAGCTGCTGGGCAGCTCAATTGCCTTACCATGAGACTGAAAATTAAAGGGAACAAAATCTGATCCCGAACCAGTAGGAAATGCAAATCTAGTTTTCTTACTTCCTATAACAAACGATGAGTCATCAGGGTTGTAAAGACACTTTACCTCTTCTTCGGGGAATTGTTGCAGAAATTCTACAAGAGCCTGCCCCGACACGGAGAAGCTCTCTCCCTGTTCAAATTCTAGGTCGCTGCACTGTAAAACAATATTTTGCTCCGATGTTTCATTAAGTGATGTAACCAACAAGGCATTGTCATCTGGCTTAAAAAGGAACTCAGAATCAGCCTGCCCCTTTGCCTTAGTATTGCAAGTTTTTAGTGCTTGCTTTAACACTGTTAAAGCAGTAGATCGTGTAAGGGTAAATTTCATATTGCCTCTAAATTCAAAAGATAAATAGCTTGATGTACTTTGACATAGCTATTTATCTTTCTTAGTTAATTTTGCGCGAATATGAAACGGTTTTAAATTCGTTTTCTTCTTTTTTTGGGGCCGCTATCTTTGACATTGCTGCCTGGGTCTGTTTGGTCAAAAACTTCACTGGCTTTTTTGCGTATCCTCATAAGAGCATTGTCAACACATTTGGGTTCTATTCCCAATGCCTCTGCAATATCCTTATACGAAGAGCTGTGGCCATATTGCTCAAAAATCCTGCCCTCTAATGATGTAAGCCTTGGCGCAAGAAGCTTGCGGTTGTCCTCAAGCTCCTCTCTGGATATCAAATCGTCTAATATATTTCGATCACCAAGGTCTTCTTCCAAAGGATTGTCTCTGTCAGGAATGAACTCGGATAGAGATTGCATATTTCCATCATCACCCATTATCACTGGAGCATCAAGAGATACTGCATTGTTGAGAGTTTTGTTTTTGTGTCTTAGTGCAGAATGTATTGCCGTGGATATATGCCTTTTACACACAAGATTGATGCAAAAGCTTTTAAACGTAGTGTTTTGGGATTCATCATAGGAACCCACGGCCTTATAGACTGCAATTCTTAGTTCTTGAAGAACATCTTCTTTGTCTTGTCCTTGAATAAAATATTGATGAGCGACCTTTTTAAGGTCTGGCTCTATTTCATCCAGGAGCCTAGAAAAAGCTCGCTCATCTCCAGTTTTGGCCCTTCTAACTAGTTGTAATATATATAGGTCTTGTCCCAATTTTGCTCCTCACGGCTTTTAAACCTCCCTGTGGCAAATTAATGTTTGCCTGGTCGTTTGAAGCCTCAGAGGAGTTAAACTACCGCTTGCGCTTCCTTAATCTTTGCAAACCTATCAATAATCCGCAGCAAGCCTGATTGAACTACCAAATCTGCTGCCACATTTTGCCGTATCTTATTAGCGATTTCTAAAAGTTGATTGGTGATTTCCACTATCTGAGGGCCTCGAAAAACAGAAATCATTTCAGCAATCTCTGGGTCTCGTTCCGATTTGTCAACCTTGAGCAACCTGTATTCAGCCATAGTCATTAAAATTCTACTCGCGTCCTCCAAAAGTGCGCCTAAGTCACGACCCTCAGCATGAGCAGATTTAATTATTCTAAAAGCTTCTCCATGGTTTGAATTACCAATTGATTTTAAAAGATCAATTGCCAACCCCTTTGGGCCACGTCCTAATACAGCGCGGACATTGTCTTCTGTCACGCCGATTAGCGATACTTGCTCTAGGATGACTAATGCAGTCCGAACGCTACCCTGAGATGCATCAATGATAACATCCAAGGCCGCATTTTCAGCGGTCATCGATTCTTCTTTTACAACTTTTTGCAAAATCTCCTTGCAATCTGTGTTAGAGACGCGATTTAACATATGATGCTGACAGCGAGAGCGTATTGCTGGCAAAACTTTATGAGGATCAGTTGTGCACAAAAAGAAAACTACATGCTTTGGCGGTTCCTCCATGATTTTCAGTAATGAGTTTTGCGCAGCCGTAGAAAGCATGTGTGCTTCGTCCAAAATAAACACACGATAATTCCCCATTGATGGCTGAATGCGCATCTTTTCGGCAATTAGCTCTCGCATCTCATTAACACCGCCATTTGTTGCACAGTTAACCTCAATAACATCGCGATGGCGATCTTCTCGAATCATTTGTGAAGACTTGCTGCTTGGGTCAGGTTCGCTTTCGCCGTCGATTCTTTTTTCACACATTAAAGCCATTGCCATAATTCTGGCAAGGGTGGTTTTACCAGTTCCTGGAGGACCTGAAAAAAGATAAGTACTGACGTGGTTTCCAGTGGCAATTTGCGCCTTGAGCACACGAGAGACATGCTCCTGTGCCACGTCAGAAAAATGATAGGGTCTGTATTTATTATAAAGGCTCATAATGTGATTTTTTCTCCGCTGAAGAAATACTCATTTATAGTTTTTCGTGCATTCTGCATCATCTGAACACAAAAAACATCATCTTTTTACAGATGATGTTTTTTGTGTGTGCTTTGGAGTGCGTTAATTATCTTTGGGCCGCAAAACCACGGCCATTACTTTGCCTTCCAACAAAGGCTCACCCTCGGGTATTGCAGAGCTGGAAAGACAATCAATAAGCTTTGCCAGTCTTTCTTTTCCAAGCGCTGGGTGCGAAAGCTCACGGGCCTTGAATAAACACATTAGTCTAACTTTATCTCCATGCTCCAAAAAGTTAGAGGCTTTTTTAGCCGTAATACCTAAATCGTGATCAGAAATTCTCGGGCTAATTTTAAGACTCTTGGTTTCTTGAGGTTTTTTACTGTTGCTTGTTTTCTTGCGCTTCGCCTCAATGTATTTATGCTTACCATAATCGGCAATTTTGCATACAGGAGGCTTTGCAGACTCAGCAATTAAAATCAAGTCAAGGCCATCTTCCAAGGCCAAGTCTAGCGCCTTTCTTGACGTCATTATACCTATTTGATCACCATCTGCATTAATGACTCTGATTTCTCCAAATCGGAGAAGACGCTCATTAATGTTCGGAGGCGGCTCTCGCCGCGATTTGCGATTATTATTGTTGTTGTTTATTTCGTTCCTTCCTTGCCTTATTAAAGACAACGTATTTATTTATACGTTTTGTTTAATAAAAAAGTTTTAAATAAATTGAAAATGACGCTCATTTACAATGCAAATATGGCCAGGGGCTTTTGCTTTTAATTCAAAAACTGCCAAGGTTTCATTTCCTATAGATTTTATTGCAACCGAGCGACATTTGTAATTTGGATGAAAATACTCGCAATACAATATATCTTGTGAACATTGTGTCGCAGATATTAAATCATGAGATGACTTGGCCTGAATAGGAATGATAAATTGTTTACTTTGCTGATCAACACCAACATAAACATCATCAATTTCAACTTGCCCAACGCCAGGAACAAATGTTCTAAGATGGCTTTGAAGATGATAAATATCAAGATCAAGAAAATTTCTCAGTATATTATTGTGTCGCATTCTTGTTAGCATGCCTTGTTCATCATCCGCAAGACACTGGCTAATCATTTTGGGCGTGCAATCTTTTATTAGTGTTGGCTCAAGTATTTGTGGCTTAATATAAGCAACAGGCCATTGAGAAAATTGGTATTTCCCCTTGCCCTTAAATTCAATAACCCAGTGAAATCCTCTTTTTGCAGTTCTTCTAATGCTACTTGGTAATTGCTGACGGCTGCGAAAACTATACAAAACATCTCCTATGTTTTTAACATTATATTTTTGGCATATCGTCTCCAAGTCACTCCTGTTAAAAGGAACAACTTCCGATCTTGGTTTGTATAATTTTGCAAAAAGCTCTGTTATTGACTGAGTATATGCTGAATTTGACATAAGTTTATACATTGATATCCCGCCCCAAAAATTACATTATTTGAGGCGGGCAGATATTTTATTTATTCTCCGAGTGTGCTGCCCTCATCCGTGTCGTCAGGCGGAGGGGGAATGGCCAGCGGGTCAGTTCCCAAAAGCGAGGGCAAATCATCTTGAGATTCCCAATAAGGACCAACACCAGCGTTCATAAAGAACTCTTGAATATAACCAAAGTCGGAAATGTCTGGCTTGTTGAGCTTTCCGTCGTTCTGAGGGTGCACAGAGCACAGCATCTTAAAGACCATCCATTCTTTCTTGGCTGGCGTGACCTCAAGCCATTCAGCAGACCAAACACTCATGCAGTAAAGCTTATTGTCGTTTTGATTTTTCGCAAGCAAGGCTTTTACCCATGGATTAGAAATTCCGCTTAATTCAGCAATCTTGCCTTTCTTAGGCTTGTCTCCAAGTTTTTCGGCAAAATAAATAATATCCAAGTCTACGTGACCTAGATGAAGGTAATATCGTTCTTTTAATTTCAAAGCAATCTCGTAAAGTTCCAGAGATTGTACATAAGTAATGTCTTTGGGCATATGTTTTGTTTTCTCCCATTGATTTTATAGTGAAAAAATGCCAAAAATGCACTTGTGATCAAAAGCAAAATTTGCAAAAAGGTGCTAATTAATTTAAATTGCAAATATACACATATGCATTATACAATGCGCCAGGCGCTTCCAAAATATGCGGTGAATTTTTTAAAATTTATCAAAAATGCCCAGGAATCATCCCTGAAGTCAGCATTAAATGATCTGGTTTTTCGCTACAAAACAGAAAGCCCTCGGTCAGGAGAAATTTTGCAAAAAATCAAGAATTTGCCAGGTTTTTTGCAACTTCTTGAAGAGACGGCGTTAAAATATATTAATACGGTGCATCCTGAAATAGAGAAACATTCTGCCGAAGATTTGTCATCAAAGGTCATGTATTATATGTGGAAAAGAGGCATTGAGTCTAGCCTGGAAACTTATGATATACGCAACGAATCAGGAGTGTCATCTCCTTACAACTGGCTTTTAAACAGAGCTAAACTATCAGCTAAATCAGCCGTATTTCAATACAAACAAAAAAACTTAGCTCCGAAAGATGCGCTCGACAATCATTTATCTTATGACGAACTAGTCAACCCGCACCCAAAGTTTGTTTCAGATGAAAATACCAAAATGCCCCCACATATTGACTATATGGCGCAAGATCAATATGTGGATTATGTGGCTCTTTTAAGAACGATTCAGTTCAAGATTAAAGAAATTGAATCTAATCCCAATATGAATCGATCTCAATTTGAAGAATTAGAAAATCTCAAACAATGGGAAGAAGATATTAATTTAAGGAATCAAATTGAAAGCAAACAAAAACCCAATAATCCAGATTTGGCCCAGCAATCTGGACAAAAATCTTTGGGTCCAGTACCAGCAAGCCTTATGCGCAGAAGAAAGGGCCAATTAATCAGCCGAGACACCGCTGACATAGATGAAGTTGTTACAAAGGCTAATAATCGAGCAAGATATTTTCAAGGATCAGGGCAATGGGTAGCCGAAAACGCTTTCTTGCCCATTTATAAGCTGAAGCAATATCAGGTCGAGCAAAACGGTCGCTTACCGTTGCATATTATTTTCAGACGCGCATATGAAATTACAGACCCCCAAACTGCAAGAAAAATAATGGAGATAATGTACGAGTCAATGCTTGAGGCTAAACTGCACGCAGATGTTGCGGGCCGAAGCAATAAAGAAGCAGGCACAAAGAAACTTGTTAATATTAACATGCTTCAGCAAGATTTCTTAATAACGCTTAAAAACAAACTTGATGAAGCTGGAATCAAAGCAACAACACGTGATCAAATTATTGCCAGGGCATCTCGACTCGATACGAAAGAATGGAGAAGTGTGCTTTTTGGTGTGGATGAATTGTTGCGGCACTTTCAGTACAACCAAATAAAAAAAGAACAATTTGGAGACAAGCCCTGGGACAAAATCAGCGATGAGGAAGCACAAAAAATACGTGACAACGCCTATAATAATTTAGGATACAATAATGGAACATTAATGTCTTTAAGGCGCGATGATAACACATTTGGATTTTTGCACAACAATGCCCCAGAAGAAGAAAGAAAAAAAATCATGGACATTGAGCTTCAAAATTGGAAATCTGGAAAATCAGACAAAAGCCTTGTTGTTCGAGAAAATGCGTCTTATCCATACTTCACAAAACAAAAAGACGAAGGTATGCAAACTGTTAGCTCCTCGGAAAATATTTGCATACGCATTGCAAAAGTTCTCGATGATATGAATCGCCTTGCAGTGTTTTTTGAGGAAAATGGTGACTTTAAATCAGCCGACTTTATTGATCAATCAATTAGAGTCGCATCTTCAATTGCTGCGGTAAAAACAATTTGAAACATAATAACTATCTTGTTGTATGTTTCAAATTGTTTTTACTTATAAGATTCGGTCAACTTAACAGACAGATCATAATCGTCCAATGCAAATCCGTGATTACCGTTATCATTTTGTTGATGATCGTTTAGCACTCCGCCGCAGTCTAGAAAAATAATTAATTCATCTATTTGTGTCGATTAAACGCCCGTGTGTCCAAAGCCGCCTTCTCTCTGGCTTTCTTTTCTTTGATGATTTTCGTCAGTAACCTCTACAAGTTCTATTTCTGGCAACTTACAAACCACCATTTGGGCAATTCGATCACCGTGATTGACTTCAAACTGTGTATCCCCGTGGTTAAATAAGATAATTCCTACTTCAAAATTTTCTCCTTCGCCATCGTAATCTGCATCAATTGTTCCAGGGGAATTTAAAACTCCAATTGATTTTTTGGCAGCAAGGCCTGATCGGGGCCGAATTTGAACTTCGTAGCCCTCAGGAATGCTTAAATTCAGGCCCGTTTTAATAATGGCACTAGAACCTGGACTAATGGCAATTACTTCGCGTCGGGAACCGCCAGCAACAGGCGCTGTCCATGCTCGAATGTCATAGCCCGCCGCTAAGGCCGTGGACTTTTCGGGGATCGAAGCTCCGTCGCGAAATGCTCTTACTTGAATGGTATTTTTACTCATGATTAACTCTTTTTTGTATTTCTTGTGCTTTTTTGGGGTCAAAACTGAACTTTGTTTTTTGACGAATTTCTCGTTGGCTTTTTGATGATTTTGCGGGCTTTTTTGCTAATATCATATTTGTGTCAAAAGTTGACTGGTTTAGATCAACAATTAATTTCACAGGATGGTCCCTCATTTTGAGTTCATCTGCAAATTTATAAAGCTCTCTGCCCAATAAATTGCGGCTCATACCTGTTATAGACTGCACATCCTCAAGCGTCAGCGGGCAGCGCATAATGGCATTTGTTTCAGAATCTTGCAGAAGCAGCCATAATGTTTTTTTTACAATTGGGTCTTCTTCTGTTCCCTCGTCTTCCACCACATGGGCGTCTTTGATATAAAGAAGCCTTTCTTGATAATTTGGTTCAGGGCTGGAACTCTTCACTTCTGGCGGACCAGGTTTGTGATTTTCTTTTTTAAAGTTTGATACAGTTCGTGATTTCATATCAATATTTCCCCTTTTTATATTAGTTATTTTTACACAAAAAAGCCAGGCTTTTTACGGCCTGGTTTTTTTGTGTAAAAGGTTTACTCGCAGTTGCCAGTTTTACAATAATCAACATGCAACCCAGTTTCTTCATCGATGACATAAGTTGACAAAACTCTTGCCATGACCTTTGAAAAACTTGTCAATCCAGATGCTTTGTCGCGACGCAGCTGATCAACTACAAATCTCAAAGGTGTGCCATGTCTAAGGCTTGTAGAAAGCATTCTAGTGGCCCAGGCATAATTATTATCGTTGAATGACATAGCTATGTCTCTAATGACCAGCTGATCATCGCCATCTTCTCCGATAACAAGATCATAACATGATCTTCTGCCATTGGCGTCTGCCTTGGGGCATTTATTTTTAATTAAATATCCTTCAGAAAGCTTCTTCGGAAGTTCAATATTGTGGGACAGGCCTCCAAAAACCTCATAAGGCTTTCCTTCAAGCAAGCCAACCAAAACAGTCCATTTTTGACCCTCGATACTAGCATGATGAATTTTGCAAGGAAGTGATTTGGGTCTCTTTGGCGCTTCTGTTTCCACAATTGAAGTGGCATTTTTTGTTTTGCTTGTTGCGTCTGCGGACACAAGAACACCAGTTCGGCTACCATCAACATAAACGGTCACGCCCTTTAGGCCATGTTGCCAACTCTTGAAATAAAGATTTGCCACGTGGTCAGCGGTTGTGCCCTTAGGCAAGTTGATAGTTGAGCTAATACCATGGTCAATATACATTTGTATAACACCCTGGACCTCTACTCGCCGCTCTCCCAAGACATCTTCCGCCTGAACAAAAAAGCTCGGTAGAATTTTATTTAATTCAGCCGCCCACTCGCCTTTCGGTTTTTCTGCCTGAATAGATTCCCACTTTTGCTTTGCCTCTAAATCAATGGCAAAATAGTCTGCAAGGGCGGGGTGGAAAACCATAAATTCTTCCCATTTGTCGCCATTTTGATCAACAAAATCAATTTTTGCATTTGGGTCACTAGGATTAATTTTCTTTCTTCTCATATAGAAATACTTGAAGACAGGTTCAATGCCAGAGCTTGTTTGAGAAACAATACTTACAGACCCTGTGGGTGCAACGGTAAGGATGCTGATGTTTCTGCGACCATGTTTTTGAATCTTTTCCTGAAGTTCTTGAGGCATTCTGGTGATAAATTCACAGTCTTTTTCTAATTCCCAATCAAATGCCCCGAACGCCCCGCGTTCGATAGCCAGGTTCACGGATTCGTCATAAGACGTATTTCGGAAGCAGGCAAATATTTTATGAAGCGCTTCTATGGATTCGTCGCTGTCATATCTGATGTTTAATGCCGATAAAGCATCAGCCAAAGCATGTACGCCTAATCCCGTTCTTCTTCCAAGGACAGCAGCGTTTCGAAGCTTTTCAAAAACAATTTTTTCATCCTGGTCATCTACTGCATTTATAATATTATTGAGATAGTCAATTTCAATTTCAACAATATTATCCATGACTCTCATGCCTAATCGTGTTATCTTTTCAAAAAGATTGTAGTCAAAATACGCATCCTTGGTGTATGGATGCACCACAAAGTTCTTAAGATTCAAAGATGTTAGGCGGCAGGAGTCAAAAGCTGAAAGACCAATTTCTGAACATGGATTAACGCAAATAGTCTTAAATGCAGGATATCTGTGCGCAGGCAAGTTTCTGGTATAGTTGCCCCAGAATATAAGCCCAGGCTCAGCGGTGGTGCAGGCGCTAGTATTGATTAACTTCCATAAATCCTGTGCCTTAAAAATTCGTAGCACACGCTTTTCTGACAAATCATTAGAATGCCATATCTTTGAGTCAATTGGATTATTTATGTCAGCAGGAACTTCTACCCACTCACCGCCTTTTGAAAGAAGATCATCAACATCACATTCAACAATTCCAAGTTCTTCGACAGTTTCAACAGGCCATTTTGTCATCCATTCTTGGTCATTTTCAACAGCCACCATAAAATCGTCTTCCAGCATAATTGAAACATTGGCCCCCGTAACCGCAGTAAGGTCATGTTTCATTACAGTAAATCTGTCAATATCTGGGTGCTTAACATTCATTGTTAGCATAAGGGCTCCACGCCGACCATTTTGACCGATCTTTCTGCAAACACTTGAGAACAAGTCAGCAAAGCTCCATGCACCTGTTGATGTGCCAGCGCTATTTGACACTGCTGTTCCAGCTGGTCTAAGAGTGGACAAGTCCGTACCAACACCAGCTCGTCGCTTAAATAAATTGGCATGATCTTTGCAGGTGTCAAGAATTCCCGATACGCTGTCCTGTGGCGACTGAGTAACAACACAATTTGAAATAGAAACTCTCACAAATGGGTTTCCTATTCCATACATTGGGCTTCCCTGAGGCACGATAAATTTAAAATTATCAAATGCATCAAAATATTCTTGATATTTTGATTCCCACACAGATTTGTGCTCAGGGGTCATTTCCTCAAGGCTGCAATAATTGGTGCCACATTGAAAATTAACGTCTTTGACGGCTATTTCCGTTGCTAATCTTTTGTGCATGTGAGATGGATTAGTTTCTGCGAAAGGCGTACTTGAATTTCTGGGGTCTTTGAGGGCATACTTACTAACAAAAGTTGAAGCTGCCAATTCGTCACCATTAAAATATGCCAAGCTTGAGTCATATGCCTCGGAATAGGTCCATCTTGCCTCGTGCTTTAGTGCGACTGGTGTAAAAATATGTGATGTCAATGTTATTCTCCTTAAAATTTGTGTTGTTTTTTTCAAGTTGATTAGTGGCAGCCCGCTTTGCCTTAAACAACTTATTTCTGTTATATAATTAGTGTGGTTTTGGTCAACAATTCACGGATAAAAAAATAAAAACGACACTTTCATCAAAATGAGACATTGCTTGAAAATATCTTGTTTTTTAATGTATATCGTGTCGCATATATTTAGTTATATTTATGCCTTATTGCTGATTAAAAGCCTTTATTTGAGCCAGAAGGGCTGACTGACTCCTAATTTCATGTTCGTTTTCCAAAAAAGCTTCTGCATCTAAGTCTCTTAAAAATCTTAAAGTAAGCATCAAAGACTTGCGTGCTGTTCTATTTTGTGAAATCTGGCGCAAAACCAAATCATGAAGTTCTGATTCACTTATATTTTCAATATCTGTTTTAAGGCCAGTAAGACATTTTTTCAATCCCACCATTGCAATCGCAGATGCTTGGTCGTTGCCTTCGACTAAAATCTGATTGTCTCTTACGATTACAGGCCCATTTTGTTGTTTGGCTTTTTGAATAAGATCACTCCATGAGTTGTTTGCGTTGAAAATATTATTCATGTTTTTATCATCTGTGGCCTTTGAATTTTGAGAAGAATTTTCGTCCATTTTAAATGGATTTTCGCCCTCAAGCAACACTTTGTTTAACCACTGTTGCCTTTCAGATAGGCTGCGAGAAAATGGGGATTTAAACATGTAATTTATTCCTTGTTTATTGGGCATATTTAATCGGTATCGCAAAAATTCTAGTACAAACTCCCTTTGTTTGCTTGCCATCAATAGTCGCGGGATACTCTGATTGGCGTATTACCAATACAGCCCCTGTTGTGCGGCTCTCTATTTCTCTTGAGGCTATGCGAAAAGCAGCCATGACAGAATTCAAAGCGACGGGACCAACAGAATTAATCCTAACATATTCATGATCCTCTAAAACATGCATAATGCTTCGCGAAAGCCCAACAGGATCGGTGGGTCTGCGACTTGGGTCTGGGTTGTTTGGATCGCCTCCACGCGCCCTCAGTGTTTGTGGGTCTAATTGTTTATTTTTTGTTTCTGTGTTATTTTCGCTCATTTTTTACCCTTCTATACCAGCTAGTGACATTTTGTCACGAAGGCTGTTTAAAGCAATGTTAAAATCCTCTTCACTACATTTATAAAGATGGGACTTATATGTAATTACACTGTTTCCGCTTAGAGCCATAGTTAATATAGACTGCTCAATGTCTGTTAAATTTAGGTTCATCAGAATGTTGATTTTATTTTCTTCTGGCGTTAAATCATAGTAGCAGTTTTCATCACCATTTTCATCTTCGTCCGATACCCACACACTAACCTCTTTTGGTTTCATGGTGTTGTGATTGGGATAAAGCTCACTAAATCTTTGAAATAAATACGTCGAGTGCTTAGACAACATGTGTTTACGAAGCGCGTCATTTTCTGCCTTAAACTTGCAGACATCACATGCACCTTCTTCTTGGTGATCGCATAAAATTTGTCTTGGAACTTTGTGAGATTTACAAAATGGGCAGGCTGTCAAAGTATTAATATCATACCCGAAACTTAGCAGCTGTTCCCACAAAAGTTCCACATGATGTTGTCTCAGGTGATTTGAAAGAGGGCTAACCCATATATTACAAATGGGACATTTGCAGCCCATATTTCTTTTTCCTGCGCTACTCGCCTTAACAAGATTTGTGTAGTGGTTTTGCAAAGCACCCATAAAGTAATTTTTAAACTCGCCAGAGCCTTCGTGACGACTTACGCGCCTCTCATTTCGTGGCTTCCATTTCGAAATCACTTTGCAAAAAATCATTTCGTATTCTTGATTAAAGTCCTCAGCAGTATCATATAGGAAATAATATTTACTGTACCATTCTGCTATATGTTTTTGCGGAGGATATAATTCGCAAATTAGAGCATAAAATTTTTCTATTGAAACAGAGTTGTTATCTGACAAAGCCTGTTGATAATTAAGGATTGCATTTTCAAGGCGCTCTTGAAAATGCAAAATTTCCTTTTGCCTAGCCTGATTTTTGCCAGATTTAGAAATATTTGATTTGTTTTTCGGTATAATATTTGACATAGGCTTTTTATTACAAAGCCGTGGTTTATGTTGATATAAATACGCTTGACATCTTGTAGATTATAAAAAAATCTGTGCGTGTCTGTTGATTGTGATTGTTTAATCTACCACGATAATTATTTATGTGATTGCATATTGTTTGAAATCACATAAATAATTATAGGTCAGAAGACATGCTTTTTTTATGATTATTTTGTCTTTAAAGAATAATTATTATGAAGCCGCCTCTGATAGACGCATGTCTTCAATAGTCATGGCCAAAGAAGTCCGTCCAGCATATTCTTCGACAGACATTGTAAACACTACATCTACCACTGCACCTTCACAGAATTTGTCAGCTTCATGACCTCTTCTCCAGGCATTTGCTTCCACCCAGTTTGTACTGTTTTTACCCTTAAGTTTGAGCTTTAAATGCTTGCCGTCGGTAATTGTTTTGGATGACATAATTATCATATTTTTTGCGATAAAAACAGGCTGGGGGTTTTCGGCCCCGAAAGGAGCAAGCCTCATCATTGCGTCATGTGTTTGAACACTTATCTCGCCAGGTTGTATTTTAGCATCAATATCTATTACTCTTTGATTTTTTACGTCCCCAATAATATCTTTGGCATAATCATTTAAGGCCTTGCTCATGGGTTTTAAATTATCAGAATGCAATTCAAAACCAGCTGCAAAAGCATGTCCTCCGCAAACTACTGAACCATCATTTCTTTTCTTAAAGAGTGACCATGCCTGCGGTGATTTAAGAGCCTCAAGAATATTAAAATGTCGCGTTGATCTGCAGCTTCCCTTGGCGTATCCATCTTCTTTAATTGAACACACAAGCGCTGGTTTTCCGTATTTTTCTGCAAGCTTGCCTGCAACAAGACCAATGAGCCCAGGGTGCCAACCCTTTGCTCCAACAACTAATATATGCGTGTTTTCTATATCGTATTCACTTTCAACCATTGCAATGGCTTCTTGTGTAACTTGCTCTTGTTGTTGTTGCCTGCGCTTATTTGCAGTGTCGAGCTGAATGGCCAAAGCCTTTGCTCGGCTTTCGTTCTTTTCAAGCAAAAGATCAAGTGCAAGGCCAGCATCATCCAAGCGCCCAATGGCATTAATTCTTGGGCCAAGATTGAACCCAATACTCGTGGTGGTCACGTTTTTAACACCTGCTACTTTAAGAAGCTCTGATAAACCAACCTTGTCTGTGTTAGTGAGTCGCATACACCCAAGATGCACCAAGGTTCGATTTTCATCAATCATGGGAGCAACGTCTGCAACCGTACCTAATGCCACGTACTCAATGAGTTCATCCATCATTTCTCGCATTGGGATGCCCCGTTCGTGAGCGAGGGCTAACATCACCTTAAATGCAATGCCTACACCTGCCAGGCTATCAAAAGGATATCTTTGGAAATCTGATTTTGCGTATGAAGCAAAATGCTCTCCTGGATATTCAGGGTCATCTCTGTTTGGGTTTACAACCCCGATGCAATCAGGAATTTTGCCGTCGCTTGATGGGTGGTGGTGATCGGTTATGATTAGGTCCAAGCCTTTTTCTTTGGCGTAATTGGCCGCTTCGAATGCAACAATACCACAGTCAACAGAAAAAAGCAAATCAGCACCAGCTTGAATAGCCTGATCTACCGATGGTGTTTTAATATCGTACCCATCCTCCATTCTGTGAGGCACTTTATATGCAAGATTGGCCCCGAGCTTTCTAAGTGTCGTAACAACAACACTTGTTGCAGTAATGCCATCAACATCATAGTCTCCCCAAACAAATATTTTTTCGTTATTATCTAGGGCCTTATGAAGCCTTGATAATACGGGCTTAATATCTGGAAGCATATAGGGATTGTGCAAATATTTTGTGCCTATTTTTGTAAAATCTTCAATCTTGTCTTGAGTATCCAATCCTCTTGCCACAAATAAAGACGCCACAGATATGGGCAACTCCATATGATCGGCAATTTCATCTACAATTTGGCGTTTAGCCTTTTTAATTTCCCAAACAGTTTCAATCATGTTACTTTAATTTCGTTTATTTAATCTTCAAAAAGTAAAAAATCACATTCGTTGCATGAAAATTTATCTGCCTGAATATTAGATGCATCAAAAATTTCTTTTCCCCAACCATCAATGGTGCCATTTATATAAACAACACGACTAATTCCCGCTCCCGCCAACAATTTGGAACAAACATCGCAGGGTCGATGCGTGGTGTAGACCGTCGCCCCAAGCGTACTGACGCCTTTTCTTGCCGCTTGCAGAAGGGCATTTTGCTCGGCATGAATTGTTCTAACGCATCTACCATCTTGTAACAAGCAACCAATGCCAGGGTCATCGCAATGCAGCATGCCAGGCGGCGATCCGTTGTAACCAGTGGAAATTACATGCCTGTCTTTCACCAAGACTGCACCAACTTTGCGGCTAGAACAAGTAGACCTTTTTCTAGCCAAAATAGCCATTTCCATAAAATAACAATCCCAAGACGGTCTCATAATTTAATCTCTCACATTTATTTGAATTTCTTTCTGTTGCTCAGCAATTAACTTATCGCAAATTCTTTTTAAATTCTTGCCGCCATATTTGATTACAAAATTATCTGGATCGTAACCATTGGGCAACTTAACAATATAGGGCTGCAAATCCGCCTCTTCTATTTTGGGCATCATTTTTCCAAGCGCCTTATGGCCTGCATCATCCCCGTCCAATATGAGAACAACATTTTGAGTATAGCGAGAAATTAATGCACAATGATATTCTGATAGGGCTACGCCACAAAGCGCAGCAGTATTGGGAAGGTGCCTTGACGATTGCACAAGGACGTCAAAATACCCCTCAACAAGAACAATATATCCCATTTCTCTTACGAAATTGCGAGCTTCATATAATCCATAAAGATGACGATTTTTGGGATATGTTTCATTAATCCATTTGCTTTTTTGCCACTTTTTAATTCTTTCCTCTGCCTTTGCGGGTTTGTCACCGTATTTTTCCCAAAGTGCGTTTTCAGTAAGGCTTTGCATCCCCTCATATTGTCTTCCCGCAAAGGCAATTACCCTTCCATGAACATCTCTTATGGGTACTGTAATTCTTCCTTTTAGAAGCGGAAACCAGTGACTAGAATACGGCGGGCAAAAACCGACGGCACCAGACTCTATTTGATGCATTTTTATACCGCGGGATAAAACATAATCTAACGCTCCGCTATTATTCAGGAGATTTTTGTTAAATTGCAAGGCCATTGCCTCGCCAGAAAGCATAGTTTTATTAACATCAACGATAACATCTTCACGATTTCTTTCCATTTAATATTCTTATGCTCCAGTTATGATTTGTAAAATATGACAATGCCCAAAACTTATGATTTATTTTAGTGGATTTCAAACAATAAAAACACAAGGCATGCTTTGATAAACATTATGCCTTGTGTTTTTATTTAATTTTATGATTAATTAATTAATCTTCGAACATAATCGAAGCAGCATCTTCGAAGCTCATTTCATTGCTGTTTTCAATTTCATCATCATCATTGTCGTCAAAATCATTATCCGCCGAATTATTCAATGACTCGATCAGGTCGTCAAGCGGCTTTCCACTGATTTTAAGCCTACCGCAAATGTATTCAAAAGCAGTTGTAGAATTGTCGCCCCTGGTGCGTTTTTCGGGAGCAGGCACTTCTTGAAGCTTTTTAATGAATTCAATTGGGTCTTTGGATTCCACCACTTCGCCTGTCTCAGAGACAATATAAGAAAACTTTTTTCGAGACTCTTTAATGTATTCCCCTGGCTTTGATTTTGCTCTGTAAATGAACTCATCCACCATATTGGTTTTTTCATCCACAAACATAATTTTAAAATCTGCATGAACGTTGGGCGTTCCATAGCGTGTTTTCATCAGTAAGGCCCGAGATTTTCCGCCAACAATAATTTCATTACCATCAGCATCTTTTTTTACAATTTTTCCAGCCGCACCATTAATTTTGTTAATCCAAAGGCGAATATGAGTGAAATAATTCATTGCATTTCCGCCAGAAGCGCCTAGCGACATGGTTCCTGGCATCTTGCCTTGTCCCATATAAAGCTGGTTAATTAATACACAGATGGTACCCGACTTAGCTGTTAAGGCTACCAGCGATCTTGTAAGACGTTTTACAAAACGTGCATGAAGGCCAATGGTTTGTACTTGCTCTAGTGATTTTGCAATTTCATCTTGTGGTATCATTGCTGTAATGGAGTCTACGCCAATAATGGTATATAACCCACTTTCAACCATTAGCTTTAAGACTTCGCCATATTGCTCTGCGGTCTCAATATTTTCAACTAAAGTAAGATTATCTATATCTACACCACAGGCCACTGCCCGAGGAGGAAAATATGAGTTTTCAATATTAAAGAATGCGCATTTCTTTCCCTTTGCTTGTGCTTCTGCAATCAGCTTGTAAAGAAGCCATGTCTTTCCCGATTGAGATTCTCCACAAAACTCTACGAGGCTGCCCTCTGGAATACCGCCTCCTTCGCCCAGGATTGAATCAATCTCAAAAACACCAGTTGGCCAGAAGGCGACATTATCAGTCCGCCCAGTTTTTACACATTTTTCGCTGACACCAAGTGCCTTTAACTTTTGTTTTAAAATTGTTTTCTCAAATTCTAATATTTTGCTTTCCGATTCATTTTCAGGATTTTTGTCTGTTTTTTTAGCCATGATATTTCTTGTAATTAAATTCCTTTTACGTAGAGTTACTCTGAGGTTGTGCAATTTTTACACAACCTCAGAGTAAATGTTATTTGGTCCAGTCCAAATCGTCGTCGTCTTCGTCATCAAACGGGTTGGGCTCTGGTTCAGACACCTTTGCCTTAGTCTTGGCGGATGTCTTGGCCTTTGCGACTGGCTTTGCGACTTCCTCTTCCTCATCATCATCGTCATTGTCATCAGTAGACAAATCAAGTGAAGCTTCAGAAGTGGATTTTTCGGGCTCAGACGAATCTTCGTCCTTCTTTTGCGTGAACTTAAAGATTCGGTCGAGATCATGCCCAAGCGCAAAAAAGTCTTCCCATTCGGGCATTGTGGGGTCATCTTCTTGATCTTGCTTATAGACTGCAAGAATCTTTGCCGCTTGCTCCGCCGAAGGCTCTCCAGCACTGCGGAGGATTTCAATCATCTCGTCAGTCATTGGGGTGGGCTTTGACTCAACCGTGACTGTGTACTCGACTTCATGTGCCTTTTCGCCCTTCTTCAAAGCCTTAATACGAACACATGGCGACATTCTTACACCAAGGTGAGTAATAAAATCCTCTGCTTCGTCTTCGTCGAGGTCTTCGTATTCCTCAAGGCGACCATCGGTCCATTGCTGGAACTTATCAAAAATTGATGCCCCCTTGTTGAGAATCTTTGGAACCCAGGTCTTATTTTCAGCATCATACTCAAGCACATTTTGTGCATACTTTGCCGAAGCAATATAACCCTCGGCCTTCCACGGACATTGCGATTCATCATCATGCCCAATTCTAGTCAAAGACTTATTAAGATGAGCGTCAGGGAAAGGAACACGTTCTGTTTTGCCCTTTTGTCCAGGGACCCACTTTTTGTCGTTATATTCCTTGTAAGTAATAGGAAGCCCGACAAGTCGAAGTCGTACCGACTTGTCTTCTCCAACCTCAAGATTTGTAACCGAAAGGTTAACAATAATGTCCGAAAACTTAGGGTAGCTTCGGCCACTTGACTGCGATGTTTGTTGTTCTTTGTACGTTTTTGGCGTAACACGTCTTGCCATTTTGGTTTTTCTCCTTTGTGTGAAAGTTGTACTTAAGCTCTTAGTGCCAATTAATATGGCCTGCTGGCTTTTGCTTCACTCTCTGTTTTTATATTAGTGTGACATTTGTGAATTTACACATTTTTTTTGCGTCCGCTCACATATTTTATATTCTGCTAAAAGAAAGTCAAATCCTCTTAAAGCATCATGTATTAAGAGGATTTTGAACGAGTTTTCACAACAGTTTTTGTTTTTTTGCCACCACTGAATTGTGTAAATTGAGAATTGTTTTCAGGCGATTCTCTTTCTTCATTTAATGATGTGTAAGAATGGCTCATGCCCTCTCTCACATGTTCGTTATTTATTCTGGAGATAGATTGTTTTTCTCTTAGTAATTTTTCCATCTGCCATGAAACGAAATCGATATTTCTGTAAACACCGTCTAGGCTGGCCTTAAATCTAGTTGCATTAGCAAGGGCCTTGGCCAATGGCTGAATAATATTTGTTGCGGTGGCTTCTTTGTCGTGCTTGGCCCCAGTCGAAAGCTTAACAGCCATAGTTTTTAAGCTTTTTACAGATTCTGAAAGCAATTCATAGTGCTGATTAACTATATCTTGGAGATATGTAATTCTTATTCTGTATGATATTAACTTCGCATAATATGACTGTGCTAATTGAAAATCAAAAAGACTTTCTTCCGAAATCGTAAGGTCCCAATTTTCAATTTCGGTTCTAATTGCGCTTTCGTTGTATTGCCGAAGAGATTTGATAGCATCAACATAATCTTTGTAATCACTCTTAAAAGATTCAATTGAAGGGCCTTTGTGTCTTTCTGTAATTTCATAATCAAGATCGACAATGTCCCATATAGTACCTGCCATGCCATGCTCAGACATTCCGCCGTGATCATTATTTGTTTCTTTATTTTCCATTATTAATCTCCAAAAAATTCATCCGAAAATACACGATTCATAGACCCCTTGATCTTCTTCTTTGACGGCGCAGGCCGAGAGGCTCTTGTAGCCCTCGTGTTAGGCGCTGTGCTATGGGATTGTTGAATTGGCGAATCAACTTTATAGCGCATTTTCTTTTCTTTTTCTATGCGCTTCTCTTCTGAGACTCTTTCTTTAACCAAATCATCCCAAATTTCCATAATTTCATCCACGGAATTTCCGTTGATTTCAGGGAAAACATAAAGTGCATCGCCTTCGGCCATAGACTGAACCATTTTGCGATTTGCTTTAGTTCTCCAGCACATATCTCTCAAAGAATCAAAAGGCTGATGCGCGATAATGTCGCTGGCTTTTTGCCCCACGCCTTTTATAGAGGTAAGCGGCAGCATAATGTCCCCTTTTTTGTTTACTGTTGTATTCAGCCCTGACTCATTAACATTTGCGGCACAAAGATTAATACCTTCGTTTCTGCACTCGCGAGAAAAAATAGCCATCTTGTCAGCGTCATCTCGGTCTACTTGAATACAAGCAGCGATCCACTCTGAAGGATAATAATATCTAAGCCATGCGGTCCAATAAGACAAAATTGCGTAAGAACATGCATGTGATCGATTAAAGGCATAGCCACCAAACTTAGACATCAGTCCCAAAACTTCGTTTACCGCAGCTGCAGGTATCCCGCGTTTAATTGACTTTTCTCTAAATAGATTGCAGGCTTCATCAAAGTCTTTGCCACTTTTCTTTGATATTGCCTTTCGCAGTTTGTCAACTTCGTTCCAGTCAAATCCAGCCATGTCTCTTGCCAAAAACATAGCCTGTTCTTGATATACCATAATGCCGTAAGTAACGGACAAATTCTTCTTAATTAACGGATGGGCATAGCGAACTTCTTCTGGCTTTTTCTTTCCTTCTGCATACTGAGGAATATATTCCATTGGCCCTGGACGATAAAGAGCGGCCACAGCAATTAAATCTTCTGTATTAGATGCCTCAACCATTCTTAGGGCTTCTTGCATTCCCTTGGACGCGAACTGAAACACTGTGCTAGTTTTGCCCTTTGCATAGATATTCTTAAACACTTTCGGGTCTTCAAGTGGTATTTCGTCTAAAATGATGTCTATTCCATGTCTGTTTTTAATCAGTCCCAAGGCGATGGATATTTGTTCATATGTTGCAAGCCCAAGATAATCATACTTAACTAGGCCAACTCGCTCAACTGATTTCATATCGTAACCAGAACAAAGCGTTCCCTTGGAGTTTTCTATCGGACTGTGATCACAAATGGGCTCGCTTGCAACCAAAACGCCGCCAGCATGAACTCCGAGGTTGGATATTGTCCCGACAAGCTGTTTTGCAATGTCAATTTCTGATTTCCAAGTTCCATAATAATAGGCAAAATCCTCAGATTCCATAATGGCTTCATCGATAGTGATACCTGGTCTTTTGGGAATAGAACCTGAAACTCTTAGCGCCATGGCATGAGTTGAGTCACGAAACCTTTCTTTGAATTTAGTGCTCGTCTTAAGAGAGCCAACAACAGAGGCCTTGGCGGCATAAGTCCCCCATGTGCCGATTTGTGCAACGCGATCATGGCCAAATCTATCTTTTGCCCAGTCGATTACTTCTTCTCGGCGCGAACCATCAATATCAGTGTCTACGTCAGGCAGGGTGGCGACTTTTTTAACGATCATGTCACCATCAGGTTTTTCGGGAGTAATCCCCATTATATATGCAGTCCATAGATGGCTGTCATTTGTCTTAGACGTTATTCCTCGATCCGAAAGGTCACACAAATATGTAGCAAGCCCCTGGTTTTCCAAAACCCAAATCTCACGAGAAATATCAGGAGCACGATCCTCAAGATCAGGGTTTTGTGCCAGGAATTCTTTTGCATTCTTTCGCAATCTTTTAACAGCTTCTTGTTGATCCTGTTCGGCCAAACTTGTTTGTTTCCACTCTGATGTTGGCAAAACATCGTAATTTATTTTGTATTGATTGCCTCTGCCAGGGTTTAAAAATCGCTCAAACATCAAGTTCCATCTTATTGGATCAACTGAACAAACTTCAAGATAATAATTCACCAACGAGCCCACGCCTGATCCACGAATTCCAAAATAAATGTTTTGAGATTTCATAAACTCAACCATTTCTCTTTGAATTAAAAAGTAGTCGGTGACACCCATGTTCCAAATTTGAGTAAGCTCATACTTGGCTCTTTTCACATATTCTTTATTTTGGTCATGCTCCCGACGCTTCATGCCCTCGAATGTCAAAAAAGCTAGATAAGCTTCATTGGGCTTATGGTGAGGTAAGTGAGACTTCCAAAATCCTAAGAACCGCTCATCATTCATGGGCACATTGGCAGGGGGAAGCAAGTGCGGGACATCTAACTTGAGAAAGTCTTCGACACTTTCGGCCAGGGCCACAGTATTTGTAATCGACTCAGGAACATTGGATTCGAAAATCCTGCGCATTTCAGGCTCTGATTTAAGCCAAAATTGATGCGTCCCGTAGGCTTCTTTCTTTCCGTTCTTTTTTTCACTTCCTTTGTCTTCGCGAATGTCTCGCATTTGTATCAGAACATCATGTAACTGCCAATCATCATTGTTGATGTAGTGAACATCGTTTGACGCAACCATAGGAACATCATATTTCCTGGCCATTTCACAGAGCAATGGCAAATTGTGTTTTTGCTCTGGAATTCCATGATACTGAAGTTCAATATAATATCTTTCGCCATATACGTCTTTAAATCTCTTCACAATTTCACTGGCTGAATCTCTATCTTCTTTTAATAGCGCTTGAGAAAGTTCGCTCGCAAGACATCCCGAAAGGGCAATGACGCCCTCGCTGTGAGCCTTTAGTACTTCCCAATCAATTCGCGGGCTATAATGAAATGCATCTGGATCGGCCCCGATTGCGGTCATTCTCAGTAGATTTTTGTAACCGACTTCATTTTGGGCAATGAGGGTCAGGTGATTAAGCTTTCTTCGCCCGCCATTTTCATCCTTGGATTTATCAAATCTATCTTCACATGTGTATACCTCGCATCCGATCAGTGGCTTAATCGGGGCGAATTTTTCATGTGGAGCGCGACATGCGTCAACAAACTCGATAACCCCGCCCATTTTGCCATGGTCGGTAATGGCAGCAGCGGGAAAACCCATCTCTCTCGCCTTTAAAGCATATTTTGTTGGCGACGGCAGGGCATCCTGTACAGAAAAGTGAGTATGGGCGTGCAGGTGAACAAAATCCTGCTTGTGATTAATATTATTGCATTGATTACACATGGTTAATATCCAGACGCCGCGTCGGCAGTCATTCATCTGGTTTGAGTTATGTGTGAAAATAACTCTTAATTTATTTTAGTCATTATTTTGCGTCTTGACACTCGTGTTTAATGGATTTTTCCCACGAGCACTGAATTTAATCAGCCTGCACCATTTTCCAGCATGACTTCGAGGTAGTTTTGTAGACTCAATAACCTTTGTTGTCCATAGCGCTGCTTTTTGGTCACTTACATAAGTGTGGTCTACACAATAAATTCCATTGTGTTTTGATTTAGATTTTTTGTTATAAAAGCGCTTTTTTCCATATAAAGAAACATTGTCTTTGTCGAAGTTCTTTAGTTCCTTTGGCCTTATACGCAATGGAAGTCGATTCGTTTCGGGAACCCTATAAGTATTGCCCATCTGCTTGGCAACAATCCAGGTTCCATTTTGTTGAGCAAGGCGAAATTTCTTGCTTTGAACACATAACGCTCGTTGCACGGCCTTGGCCTCTATGTGGGTACTTGCCTTATGAACAATTTCATAATTGGCAACTTTTGTAATTAGCGCACATTCTTTAAGGGCATTTCTGATTGTTGACTCAGAAAGCCCCGTATGCTCTACAATCTGGTCGATAGTTACTGGCCTATTGTCAACAAAGCGACTTGCAATAAGGGCAATCAGTAATTGCTTTATCTTTTTAAAATTCAAGCCTTCACTCGCTTTGAATAAGCTCGCGGGAATAACAAATGGCTCTGATCGTGTCATTTCTGGTTTAAGGTGATCGTGAACCAACCTTTGCCCCATTAAGCCAACCGTTCTGGAGCCCTTTTTACCGTCGGGAGCACGCCAATACTTACCTATGCCGTCATTGATTTTTGAGTATGCCCACTTTTGCGTAACTCCGAAAACCTTTTCACAAGTATTCTTGATATCATCAACGGTGATGATGCCCCGACCATCACCGCGAGCGCTCATGGCTCTTAATAACAGCCACATGACGTAAAGATCAGCTTCGCCAATTTTTAAAGCTTTCGCTGCTATTTCGGGATATACTATGACTTCAGCGCCCTTCATTAGAGTTTTCTTTTTTATTCCACAGCTCAGCAAGTTTGCTAATTTCTGTTTCTGCTCCTACTCTGCAAATATACGCATCCGCATCACGCTCAGACATACCCAAAGAAATCATCAACAGGCTTTTGACAAAATTATATCTTGCCGCCCCAACACCAGACAACACAACTTGAATTGTAACTTCTTCTGGTGATGTTTGTGTCGATTCATTTAACTTCTCTGCGATGTCGCCTCGCGATGGTGTTTCATTCATATTATAAAGATCGTCAATCATATCATTATTCCTTTTTTGTTAGTTTTAGTGCAAATCGCGTTTTTTTTCCAAGCTCGTGCCAAAGTTTGTTTAGTCCTTTATAATCTTGAGCATACATCATATCATCCAAGTTTTTGTAAACTTCTTCTGAAAAATCATAGGCTTGATTGGTACATCCTGCTTTGAACTCAAACGCTTTTATGCGCGAAGCAACTGCCCGCATAAAAGCAGCCTCTGTCATTCCGCCTGGAAGATCAGTTTGTGCAGTTCGGTTTAAGTAGTCTTCAATTGCTTCATTAATGCCCCTGACCGTCCTGTGAAGCTCGCCATGGGCTTCATCCATGTTCACCCCAGTTATCTGCGACAACCTTTGCACGGCCTCAGGGAAACTTAGGCCCTCAACTTTCTGAATAAATGTCAGCAAAGTGCCTTTTTCCATGCATCCAAAACAGTTATACATTCCGCTTTCAGGATGCACACCAAAACTTGGGGACTTATCATCGTGGCCAGGCATTGGGCAATTAGTATTCCACCAGCCATTTGTGCTGGGGTCAAAGTAAAGATCATACTCTTGTTCCAAGATTTCTTTTATGTCTGCAACTGCAAGCATTTCATCAATAACCTGACTGCTTATCCTGCCCTTGGATTTAACATCAGACAAGGACTGAAGCAATGATCGCGAATTGTCTGAATTGTTCATATTACCCTAGTGACCAATCCCCAAGATCAAGGTTCTCATCGGATGTTGTTTCTTCAACAACCCAGCCTTCATCTCCGCCATCATCATCGTCATTGGCTCTGCGAACTTCATTTCTAACCGTATGAATCTTATTGTTATCAGCTTTGTCACTCGTTGAACCACCCCCTGCGCTCATGCGATGCAGATTCATCCACTCTTCTTTTTCACCATCATCCATTGATGAAATTTCATTATATTCGCGCTTTAACAGTGCTGGAAATGGGTGGAACCAAGCGTCTCGCATTTTCACAGGATGGAACACGCATACGCCTTCTTCTTTGTAAGGCTCCATGGCGATAGCATAGGTACAAAGGTGCAGCAACTTTTGGCCACCGCTCGCCGCGGCTTGGTCATAACTCATGAATTTATTGTTTTCTTTTTGTTTTCTTGCATCACGAATTGTGTCTCTGTTAATTTGCTGGGCTGTTAATGTTGGTATGGAGTATCTTTTGCTCATAACAAACAGCTGCTCAACCGCCTTTGATTGATTTTCCCAATCTTTTGAGTTCGACTGAGGATTTCTAACAGTCATATTTCCAATGTAGTCTACAATTAAGATGTCTGGCTTGCCCTTGGTAGCCGTCAGTTCTCTAATTCGGCTATCAATATATTCTGGGGTAGGGTCTTCCATGTTGACATCATATTCAAAATATGCACCATTTGACGACATTTGTGATAAGCCATCAGATATTTGTTTCATTTGCTCTGGGGTGCATGTCACGTCTTTTAGCTGTGCATAAGGAATTTTAAACTGAAGAGATAAATGGCGCAAAAGACACAGCCAAGAGTTCATTTCAAAGCTGAAATATAAAACATTCTTGCCTTGAGCATGAGCATGAAGCGCCGAGTTTAAAAGCATGACTGATTTCCCGCCCGAGCTAGGAGCCAAAAATACAATAATTTGGCCTGGTAGCCAGCCGAATGTCTTGGAGTCTATTTCATCTAAGCCGCAAGGGATGCCCCTGAAAAGCTCTGGTTTATCGATGCGCTTTTGATACTCCTCTTGAAAATAATCATGAGAATTTGAAATATCCAATCTTTCAATATCTCCGCCAATTTCATTAATTTGCTCATGAACGGCATCAACATGCTTCTGAATTACTTGAAGTGTTTCGGGTATTCCGTCTTCAGTTAGTGTAGTTGCGCCTTCTTTGAATAGATTATTGATAATTCTTAAACAATGCCTGTTTTTTAATTGACTAATAAATTCATACAGATCATTGTCGTCTACATCAAAGTCATCAATATTTGCCCATAAAGTCAGGAATTTTTCTCGCGACTTGTCTTTCATCGAGCTTTCAATCATCTTGGCTTCAAGAACATTTTGCGTTAACAATGACCCCCCTGAATCGCGCCAATAATTTCTAGCCAAAATAAAAAGAGCCTTGGTGTATGAGTTTTTAGCACCATCTTCTACAAAAACAAAGTGATCCTCTGTGATTTTTCTCGCTTCAATTTTGTCCATTGCCTTCGGATTGCGAGTAATATGTGCCAAAATTGCAATTTCAATATCTTGTTGGCTTAAGTTCATTTTACATTCTCGAATTTGTTCGTTGGTCTGTTCGTGGCAAATGCACCACAAGACAATTTGATGTTAAAGCTCGCCATCCCGAGCCAGCATTAGTATTTTCCCATCCAGGTTCTGCCCCGATAAGAGTTGGTTTGCCAGAGTTAAGCCTAGCTCTAAAAAATCTGTCTAATTGTACAAAACAATGATTTGGAAGGTTGTCATAAGGGACGGTGTTATCAATGGCCACCAAATCATATTTTTCAAAAACATCACGCAAGTGATTTAGTTCGTCTTCTTTTTGGAAGGATCGACAGGCATCAATTAAATCGCTCCACTCAATAAAATGTGCTGTAAGCCCCATTTTTAAAGCATCTTGAAGCATTACTGCAATTAGGAATGTTTTTCCACTCCCGTTTCCTCCTTCCAAAACCAGAGAGTGTAATTTGTCTTTAATACCACTGCTGTGCGTAATTGACGGGGGGAATCCCGCAGCAATATTCTTTAAGTTTTTGGCATAGAAGGCGAAAAGTCTTTTGATTTTCTTGCTAACATTTTGTTGAGAGCCAAGATCATATCCCTTCGAGTCTTGGCGAGTGTCCCAATCATCAAGAGTTTTTTCCCACCAAATCCTGGGTATCGCAGCTTCATCAAACAACTTATGATACGTTTTTTTCTTCATGCACTTGCACAAAGCCCCTGAACCATTGCTGGTAAGGACATAACCAAGGTAATTGCAATCGCTGCAGCCAATGTCTTCTCGCATTCTTCTGGCCTGATCTTTTGCCCTTAGATCATCAGCATTAAGATTCATGCTTTTTAAAAAAATGTTTTCATCGGAGTCTTTGCTCATAGATACTCTTCTTCTACGTCATCAGATTGGATTTTGTTTTCAATATCTTTCATAATGTCTTGTCTTGCTTGCGTAATCTCCGCGCTCTCTATTATCGGCTTAATGTAGTTTGCACTTCTTGCTCTTGTTTTGGCCCATGTTCTTAAAATCTCGATCTTTTCCTTCATTGTCACTGCAAGTGGAACAGTTTCCTGAAGAGACTTAAGAATGTCAGCAGTGGTAAACTCCCTTGCACTATCGTCGAATGCTTCATACATGGCGCTAATAATTGCCGCCTCGATTTCCGCACCTGTGAAAGACTGCGACTCTGCAGCCAAAGCCTTTATATCAAACAATTGCGGATCGCGATCACGCTTAAGGATGTGAATTTTAAAAATATCTTTTCTGTCTTGTTCAGTAGGAAGATCAACAAAAAATATTTCATCAAACCTTCCCTTTCTTAATAGCTCGGGCGGAAGCTGAGACACGTCATTGGCTGTTGCAACAACAAAAACAGGCTTCTTTTTTTCCTGCATCCACGTCAGAAGCGATCCAAAGACACGACTTGCCGTCCCGCCATCAGTTTGATTTGAACTTGCTGATCCAGAAAGACCTTTATCAATCTCGTCTGCCCACAAAATACAAGGACTTACGCTTTCGGCTATGGCAATAACTGATCGGATGTTTTCTTCTGATGACCCAACAATACCGCTGAATACCTTGCCCATATCCAGCCTTAATAACGGAAGTCGCCAGTAAGATGCAATTGCCTGGGCACAAAGTGATTTACCAGCCCCCTGAACACCAACCAAAAGAACACCCTTGGGGTCAGCTGGCAAACCATAGGCTATGGCTTCTTTTGAAAATGCACCCTGTCTTTTTTTTAGCCAATCTTTCAAAGCAACCAAACCACCCACGCTGTCCATCCCCGATTGAATTTCAATCCAGTCTAGAATACCAGCTTTGCGTATTATATCTCTTTTATGTGATGCAAGAAGCGAAGGGTCAAGTTTTTCTGTTGTGAGCATGCTGTAATACATTAGCATCTCAACTTCGTCTATAGTGAGGCCCTGAAAAGCTCGCACTATTTCTTCCATTTCTTGATCACTGTATCCCGACGCTTGAAACTTATCTCTTAAATCTTGACGATTGTCTGCCGCAGAAAGAATAGAACAGACAAGATCATTAATATGTTCAGTCTCTGGCAAAGGCCAGTCGATCACATTAACTATTTTTTCTATTTCTTGAGGGATATGCAGAGACGGCGACAATATTACGATAGCTTTCTGTTTTGTGGCAGATTCTTGACTAATGTTTCTTAAGGCTCTAATAACTTTGCTTTCAACTTGCCCAACCTGGCCATCCACTCCTAGAAATCTATGATAATCTTTAAGCACAAGCACTAAGAAATCATTTGTTGGCATGGCCTGATCTTCAAACCATTGTAAAATATCCAGTTGATCCATCGCGAGATCATCTTTGGGTAAAATATCTTCATAATTTGACTGCAGCCCCGATGCGATATCCCACGTGGCCAATTTCCATCGCCTATCATCACGCTCACAAACTGTTGATATGGCGTTTAGAACACGCTTCTCCTCGTGGCTTATGATGTAAAGAAGTGGCCTTTTTGAACGTATTTGCCAATCAAACTCTCTCATGGCATTGCGATGTGCGGTAAAGTTATTATTCATTGTTTTCGTTATCATCGGGCCTTAACTTAAGATATTCTGGCAGCTCTTGTCCTCTGTAATCTAAGTCTCTCCACCAATTTTCATCCACGAATGAACTAGACTGGGATTTGTACATTTCTCTCCAATTTAGAAACACAAACCACTTCGGGTATGGTGATCGGATTATTGATCTTCGGAACATAAGCGATAGTTTTTCTCTTTCTTCTGGAGTCCCTTTACAAAGAGAATCTATCATCTTGGTGAGGCCCTTTTCTACAACTGGCTCTTTAAATCCTCGATAAACAACAAAATAAGTAGCAGCAATAGGAATGCCAAATCTCAAGAATATCTCACTAGCCTTGCCGTCGGCGTCGGCTTGTTTGATCTCATCAAGTATCGGAGTCTCAACATATGTTCGGTCAATCTTGTCGTCTTCAACCATGGGCATAACAACATCTTGATAAAACTGATTCAAATAATTTCTAATGGTTTGAGGCATAAAGTGCCCAGACTTCTTAGTTATGTCTGATCTTTTCTTAAAACACCAGTCAATAAACTTTTTAGTCCATTCGTTTTTTTCAAGACCATTACTTGCCATAAATTTGCCTATATCCTGAAACACAATTTGGTCAGATGTATAGGTTTTTTTGTAGTTTCCGCCCGTTTCTTTTTGCCATTTTTTAGAAAAATAATCAACAAATGTTCGAACAGTCCAAGACTTTACGTCCTGGGACAGATTGTCTGCGTCTATGTCGGATATTGTAACTTGAGAAGATTTTCTGTTTTTCTTTTCGGCATTGAGGGGATTCATTAGCTGCCCCTCTGCAGGGACAGGCTGGCTCATGATCCTCTCAATAATCGCGGCAGCAACGTCATCCTTGTTCACTCTTTTAGATTTCATAAATCATCCTCAATTTCTTCTGTCGAGGCCGCAAGTTGCGCGGCTTCTTGCATAATTTCATCATATTCCATCTGCCTAACGGACGCGACCCCATTATCTTTGGAGATTCTTATGATATTATCAGCATATTTACCAAAAACATCGGCCCTGTGAGTGGCAAATATAATTTGGCGGTCTTTGTGCTTGGAATAAAACTTCAAAAATTCAGCAACTGACTCAATCTTTGAATCGGCAGACATAGATTTCCATGCCTCGTCAAGAACTAATGGTCCGTCATAATCCATCCAGTCCAAAGCAGCAATGCGTAGCCCAAAAGCAGTAACCTCTATAACGCCTCCGCCCCGTTCACCCATCAATCCTGTAATTAATGGCTGATTTTTCAAATCGGATTTAATTTGAATTTCCATTTTAAATCCGCCCTTTTCGCCTTTTTCTCTCTTTTCGTCAAAAGTGTTGAATACAAGAGCATAATCATCGCCATAAATCATTCGCAATGAAGAAGTTCCAATAGATTCTATGGCTTCTGTGGCCTTTTGTCTTCGCTCTACAATTTCTGATTGCAAAAACAGGCTTGCTTGTTCTGCTAACAACTGATCTTCTTTTAAAGAAATTTGATTTTTTTCTTCATTTTGCTTGTTTTTCAAAAGCTGATCTCTAGCCCCCTTGCGTTCAGCAATTTGCCCGCGAAGTCGGTTTATTTTGGGCTCTAATTTTGCCCACTTGTCAATGATATTTTCAATATCCATTAATCACCTTGCTCTTCGGATTGATTTGCTTCCTCTAGTTTTGATTCAATTATTGCAATATCCGATTCTATTTGCTTAGTAATTTCCTCAAGCTTGCTAGGCAATTCAGAAATTTTACATCCAAAATTTTCCTTACACCTTCGGTCAATATCTTTTTTCTTAGGGGTAAGTTCGTCTAATTGCCGCGTTCGAATCTTTATTTCTGTCTCAGCAGAGGCAAACTTTTGTTTTAAAGCCTCGCTGCGATTGATAATATCTTTGATTTTGCTGTCGTTCATGTTTTTTATATTAGTATATTTGTGTCATTTATTTTCGCTTGTCATTAACTTCACGCAATGTTTCCACGGCCTTGTCAACAACTCGAACATCAAGTTTTTTAATTTTGCCCGATTGGCGCAAAGTGACATATTTATCACCAGATGAAACATTTACCCAACCAGAAAGCTTACCAGTTTGCTTGATAAATTGCATTTCTTCTGCTTTTTTGTCTTTCTTTTTCTGTATTTTATCGATTTTGAAAATGTCTTTCCCTGGAAGGCATGTTTTAAGTGGTATAAGCTGTGTGTCTATACGTGAACCATCCCGTTCGTAATCAACTAATAAAACATTAATCTCCCGATTGATATTGTCTTTTGTGGCATCATACCTACCAACATTACCAGGATTAATAAAACGCTTGCCATCTTTGCGCACTTGATCCATTGGAAAATGAACGTGTCCCGCAATTAGCAATTTCGTTTTCTTTGCAAGCGGCACGTCTTCAAATAAAACGAAATCACCATGAATGCTCCGTGTTGTAACCGAGGCATGTACGGCCCAGATCAAAGCGGGCTCTTTCATCAACTCTCCCTCTTTAATTAACTTTGTGTTATGAGGAACAAAGTGGCCAAATGCAATACCTAAATCATCATCATAGTCTGTTTTAATCAGCAAATCAGCATCAATCATAGTGCCTAAAGCCGATTTTCCAAGATTAGATGGGTCATGTGCGATGTCATGGTTCCCGACGACAACATAAATGGGGAATGGCCAACCATCGCCATTGTTGCCCTTCTTTAACGTTTTTAATACCAAATTGCGGCATTCACCGCCAACTTCTGCTCTGTTAAATACATCACCCAATAAAACAAATGCATCGCATGAATTGTCCCGAGCAATCTCAAGAGACTCAAGAAGTTCCTGAGAAGTTGTTAAGCAATAGTTATCTGTTCTCCAGGGAGGCTGCAAACTATCACAATGATTATCTCCCATAAAAAGCACTTTTAATCCCATTTATTTATCCTCCAAGACTAATGGGCGCGAACAAGCCTCGCACCATGCGCCTAGACTCATCATTTCCTTAATCAATTCTGAATATTCTTTGTTAGCTGAATTCATTTCTTGAGTCCAAATTCTAATTTCATTATTTAAATTCTGCTCATTTTGAAGCAAATCTTCATTTTCTTTCAGCATTTCATGCCCCAATGAAATGCTGCTAATCTGTTTTTCCAGACTGTCAAATTCTTTTTTGTGATCTAAAATAGCGCTAAATTCTTCAATACGAATTTTGTGCTCAGTTGCGTCCTCTTCAATAGACTCCAGTGTTTTCAGAAGACTAAGCCCAGTGTTTAAATTGTCAATTTTTTCTTCAATTGGACTAAATTCTTTTCCAATGTCATGAACATTTTTTGCCGCCTGCAAAGCCAAGAATGCCGTTTTGCCCTGGCTCATAATTAACTCGTTTTGAGAAATTAACGCTTGTGCCTCAGAGATGCCCGACATAGAAGAAGAAACCTGTGTGGCCAATCGATCAATAAATTCAATTTGACAAATCTGGTTTTCTATATTCTTGTAATCATCAAGTTCTTCATTAATGCGGTTAATTCTTATTTCATTCTCTTTTGCTCGCTTTGCAGCGTCTTTTGATTGTGAGCTTAATATTTTTGCAGCTTCTTCAAAATCGTCAATGCCAGTTAGTCTCGAAAGACATCTTGGAAGCTCTGTGGAACTAAGGCTTACAAGGAATAATGGAGACATCTGATCGGCATATGATATAGGCCCCTGCTCCTTGTCTACTGGCGGATTGCCCAAGGCTTTAATAACGTCTTCTGGGTATTCGTTGCCAAAATTATCTTTTGCTATTGGCTCGGCCCACTTGGGATTATTAATAACAATTGCGTTTCGACTTTTGCCCTTGATTCTCTGAGCCACTGTTCCATCAGAAAACTCTATCGCCACCCTGGTTTCATTTGATCCCAGCTGGACAAACGCATCGCCTCGGGGCTGATTATGAAGCACAAAATTAATGGCTCTTAAGGCCGCTGATTTGCCCGCGTCTGAACTTCCAGTTATCAGATTTATGCCCTTTTCAAGATTGATAACAGTATCAGTATGGTCCTGAAAATTTTCAATGTGAACACGGGTAATATACCGTGATTCACTTGCTTCAGTAACTTCTTTTTTTGTAGTTTTTTTCATAATTTAATGGCGTCTTAAATAGGATCAACGATTTGAATATAATCCACAACAACAGGAAACTGCCTCAACAGGTGTTCACTTATCATTCCAGACCTGGGTATTTCTTCGTTCCATTCGGAGTAAATATGCACACCACGAATACAAACCTTGGGCAAAATTAAACACGGAGACAAACCAATGCAACCACACGGAATTTCAGAAACGTTGTTAAATAGCCTTTTGCAAACAATACATTCTACACCAACAATATCAAATTCTGGAAGCACTATTGAATTTTCAATGTCTTCATCAATGTCCCGAAGAGTTCCATAGCCATAAAGACAGTTGTCTTTAAAACCAAAAACCAAACTATTTAACAACCCAGCTATGGCTTCGTTGTAATAAACAGGACATTCGCCGCCAACAATGACCGACTTTCTAAGAACATCCTTATTAACAAAGAATTTACCTGGGCTTATGCAGTCACTCATCAATAAACAAGAAACAAATCTGTTTTCTGGAAGTTTTTGTATCGCCCCAGGCTTAATTTTCAGCGACATATTTGAATTATACAGGGCACAGGTTTAGGATAATGGAAAATAATCACATGGTGTTTATTCGACTGGATCAACAAATGCTGCTTTCAGAGCTTTATGAATTAAGAGCAAAAATCACGGACATTGTTGTTGATGCTGATGAAACCCAAGAGGCTAGATTAAAAATTGATCAAATTATTTCTTTGGTTGGCAATGCGCCCTCGGACGACAACGGCTCAGGTTTTCCTAGAATTTCTATTCGGGGCAGATGAAAACAATGAGAAACTTTATTCGGATTAATCGTGATTTAGTAAAAATAGCAAAACGGTTTGATCACCTTGGATATCCCAATTTTGCCGATCAGGCCGACCAATTAAACGTAAAATTGGCGCAACTCATGGCGAATCCATTGCAAAAACAAGTTCAAACTCTTATGTTTAGCGTCAATCAACTAAACGAAAGGCTAAAGCAGATTGAGGAATCAATGGGCGATCAGGTGCCAAGTCAACAAATTAACAACGATGGCGACAATAACATGGATCAAGGGCAATATGTACTTGAGCAACAACAAGCACAACAGAATTTATCTGAAACAAACAATAATAACAATACAATAACACAACAATTGGGCGATTTCCAAGTGAGCATCGGACCCGATCTTTAAACGGAAGCAAACTATGAAGCAGGTAGAAACAAATCCAAGCAAATCCATGAGGCCATCAAGACTTAATGAAATTATTCAAGCCGCCGAGGAAAACAAAGCAACTCTCAATGATGTTGTTGAAATCGCGGCAGGAACACTCGCCTCATCAAGTCGAAACAGCTTGGAAATCAAGGACATCCTCAAAAGCATTAGTGACAGACTTGGCGAAATCGAAGAAAAAATCGATTTTCTATACCAACATAATTCTCCAATTTATGCAGCCGCGTTTGAAGACGACGAAGATATAGAAGACGATGAAGAAGATGAAAACGACGAAGAAGAATAATTTATTCTTCGTCGTTTTGTGGGTTTATTTCATTTTTGATAACATAAACTGCAGAGCCAATGCTTGCAATTAGAGTTAAGATGTAAACCAAAATAATAAACCAACTTGGCGGGGAAACCTCCAGATAGCTAAACTCCTGAAAATCTCTGCGTTCCCACTTGGACTGTATTTCAGAAGTAAGCCAAGGGCGCAATGTAATCAAGTTTAACTGCTTTTGATCTTGAATGTAGTCTCTAATGCTTATTTTTAAATCTTCTTTCTTTGTCCAACTAAAAACCTCAGCCCACTGAACATCATTCTGACCTGTGACACCAACACAAATTACTAATTCATTTTTATTGCCACCCTTCCAGTGAGCCTCTTGTAGTTTGGCCACTTCTCGATTTTGATCGCGGAAAATTAAAATCCACACTCTTATTTCTTCATCACTGCCAATAAGCGCGTTCATTTTGTCAATGTGATTGGACCCCGACCATCCTACTGGCAACACAGAAGGAGTGTCAAAATATCCACCCCGAGGGTAATCATAAACAAGTGATTTTTCCTCTTTAGTTAAGTCGCGATAATTAAAAATAGAATTAGACGCCTGAACTCTGTTTTCATAACTGTGCTTTGTTACAACATGCTGTAGTGTTTCAAACTTGTTGTCCCAGAATGTATCATGGGCGTTCCCATCTTTGGTGAAAAAGTTTCTATTTAATTCTCTGAAACTTTGATTACCAAAGATTTCAGCATACTTTGACCAAGCTTGGGATGAAATAGAAATCTCTTCATCAATGTTCGTATAAGCAATCCATCGAGGCGGGTGGTAATCAACGTCATATGCATGCATATAGCCATCAAAAACCTGCTCCGTGTAAGTTCGCGTTCTTATTCGGCCAGAAGAATCTGTGTACGTTTGAGTACGTGTCTCTGTCCTGTATTTGGGATGTCTACAGTTTACTTTCTCATTCCAATCTTCATAATAAGTTGCGCGAACAATATAGCTATTCCAATACTCAATGTCACGAGTCTGATACATCTCAGAAAAAAACTTACTGCATCCGATAAGCAAAATGCTCACACCTATTGGCAAAAACATTTCAGCCCATGTGATTTTGTGCCGCCACATGTACGCCATTGCAAATACAGTAAGCACAGGAATTATAAGAGCAAACCAAATAATCATTAAATTTTAATTAGACAGAAATGGGTCAACTTGATTTTCTTGACCAGATGCAAACGCGGCATCAGTTACATCACTTGTTACAACCTGAATTTGAATGTCCTTTCGACTACTCAAAAACACACTGCCAGGGAAATTGCGCTTCATTGTTTCAGCTTCGCGGCGAATATCAATCAATTGCTTTTGAGCAGTTGTGAATGTGTTTCGCTGACTTTCAATGGATTGCTGAAGAGTCTTGTAGAGATCGGGAGTGATGGGAACCTGAGCCTCCTGACTCCACTTCATTAACAAATCACCTTCTGATTGGCTTCTGGCATTCATAATTGATACATAAGTAGATTGGAATGACTCTCGGTCGCGCTCGGCGACCTTGGCTTGAGAAGAAATAATCTTCCAAGTGTTGTCAAATGTCACCTTGCTGACTTCTTGCCTTGCGCGAGCTTCAGATTCCAACGTGTTATACTTATTGTTATAGCTTGTATGCAAGGCGAATCCAATTAGTGCCGAAAAAATTAAAAGGCCAACTCCAATTAGCCACATCGTGTTTTTCATTAAAGTATTTTTTTTACCTCAGTTATTATACGATGCCATCTAAATGAAAATTTCTTGGATTGGGCCTTATAGGAGTGAAAGGGTAAGCTCTGCCCCTTGTGGGCGGGGCAGTTCACTCCAATATAATGTCATCAGAGGGGTTTTCTGAACTTAAGTTATCAGCCAAGGACAAGTCAATTCTAAAAGGCTGATCGGTTAAGTAACTTGCGTATGTGTCAGTTCTAATTTGGTAAACATCGGAGCTGCCTGTAAATGGACAAATAATTTTCCATCCAATATTTTCGTCAGCTACAATTTGCCCAAGAGGCAATCTTTCCTTAATGCCCGTCCGAACCGCGTCGTGTCCAGTGAGAGTGTCATGATCGCTGGCAATTAAACCTGCGGATCGCAATCCTTCGGTGGTCATATCAGATTCATCAAAGTCTTCCATCAAATCAATGTCATCAAGCAAAATTTCTTCTTCGATTGTATTACCATCGTCATCAATGGTGTAAACAGTCGTGGTATTTGAAACTTCAATAACGTCTGTTTTCACAACTCCGTTTTCATCATAAATTATATCCCCGTTTTCATCGCGGACAATAACAACTTCTGTCCAGGTTTTCTTTTGAACACCATGCTCTGATAATTCCTCGTGAGCAGCGTTGTTGACGATTTGATTTTCAATTTGCAGTTGTGTGCTAACGGTTTTTGTACGCTTTACATCATAATGCTCGCATCCGCCAGAGGAATATTTGCTCATGACATCTTCTATAAGGGCAGCTTCGTCAGCTATCCCAGATTGTGCAGCACCTGCTATACTTGTGGCAAGCCTAGAGTAAGAAGGGGTAAAGGATTCGCCACCCAGACTGCCTTCTTGCATTACACCCACGTTGGAGCTAAAATGATTAGCAAGAAAATAAAATTTGTCTTTATTTTCATCATTAATGAGACAAGAAATTTCATTAATTTTGTTTTCGAACAGTTCTTTGCCGCGATTCAGGTTATAGCTCATGTTTTTGCACCAGTGGTTTGTAATTTATACAAAATTTAATTGGCCACACGAACGCGAAGTTCTAATGGATAATTAAAGCCACCTATCGGGTACACATCAATATAAAAAGATTCATCTGGATTGAGCCATTTGTAAAAAAGAAAATAATCTGATTTGGCCCTGGCCTTCGACGTGCGCACAAGCCTGCCGTCAAGTCTGTAAATTAAAACAGCATTTCCGCCACGAGGGCTAAAAGATATCCTGGCCTTTTTTCGTATTGGACCATAATATCTGGCCCAAAGTCTTATCGTGGAACCATAATTACCAGGTATGTGCCCTGGCCTGCTTTCGCCCACTCTAAACACACCTTGTTGCGCGGCGCTAAAAATAATTTTTTCTTCCAAAAAAAGATGTTGACTAATAATCTTCGCAATGCCGTCAACTTCGGGGCCAGCGCCCAATTTTGCCACAAGATTGGACGCCTTGTCCCATACACCTTCGGCAACTCCTGAAATTGTATACCCTGACGGCACCCAGGCTTTTATACTAATTCTTTGTCCAGTGATTGATGGCAGAAATCGTTGAAAATTCATCATGCCTTCTGTTCCCGCGTTTGCTGGAACAGAAGAAACATGAAATCCAGCCCTGTAATGCTTGGCAATGCCATCAGCCGACAATTCAAACAGCTGGCTTCGCCCCGTGGCATTTTTATAATGCCAAAAAATCCTTGATCGTTCCAAGGGATTGATTTTTTGGCTCATTAAAACACCAGGCTTTTTAATAGTTTCTGGAACGTTAAGAAAATAAATAACACCCCTTGGAGTGGACGAATACCCCAGCACAGGAATAAAACATGCTAGCAACACTGCTAGACTGAGGCGAACGAGTGTTTTCATCATAACCTCTTTGATGGCACATTCATTGTGCATCAAAGATTAATTTCTTGTTTCTTTGAAAAAAGGCCTTAAAATTAGACAATAAAATTGTAACAAAAAAAATAATCAGCGAAAGCTGAAAAGGTAACATTATGTCAAGAAACCCAGAATTCGACTCCTTATTGCAAGAACTTTGTAATCATGTTTCTTCTTTTTACGGAACGCCAGACTCCCAGTTTTCTGCATTGGCAAACAAAATAACGGAAGATATGCTCAAAACATACGAGGCAAAAGACCAGGACTATGCCTCTAACGGAAAGCCGATGGGCAACCTGCGCGGTTCCGAACACCTGGGAATTCCTGCTTGGAAGGCCGTGCTTCTGCGCATGAGCGACAAAAAACAGCGCATCACGAGCTTTATCAATCGTGGAAAGTTTGAAGTGGATGATGAAAAAGTCACAGACACTCTAATCGATTTGGCCAATTATGCACTGCTTGGGCTAATTCTTTTCCGAGAAGTTTATGGCACAGGTCGAAAAAATAATAATTTTCATGTAGAAAAGCTCGGCCCAGAGTTCCTCGCAGACGCACACTTTTTCAACATATCAGTATGTGCCCTGCGATCAAAAATTCTTCACGAACTGAATCACAAAGACGATGACTCTTCGGCAGCCTGGAATGGAAAAAATTGGAACACTCTAGTGGAGTCTTTCGAAATAGTTGCTGAGTTTGCCCGATCAGTGTAAGAATCTCTCAAACACACAACAGGTTTTCAGCCCAAAACAATGTAACATAAAATGGGGCATTCAATGTTTCGGGCTGAAAATAAATCCTATAACCACAGAAGGCAAGTAATAGCAGAAGCCATTACTTGGTCCAATGTGCCTGGGGAAACGCCTGAACAGAAAAAACTTTTTCTTCAGCAGCAAATTGCCGATTTAGCTGCGACAGGAAAATATACAATTGAACAAATTTATTCCATCGTAATGCCCAATATGCCAACGAGCATATTGTATAGCCTGCCAGAAGAAGTCAGAGATCAAAGAAAGCAATTTGAATTATTAATAAAAGAGCAGCAAGCAGCCGCTGATGTTCTTGAAGCTTTCAATGGAGATGTTGGTGAAATTATCGCAAGAGCAGTTGAAATATTTCAACAACAGTACGTGCCTCAATTGGCATCATTTCTGCCGCCACAAAGAAAAAACGAATCACATATTCAAGCGCTCAAGAGTGTTCAGAAGCCAGAACATCTTGAGCAAGTTCGCAAGTTTATTCAGCAAGACCGAGACAACGCGCTGAATCAAATTAGGACAAGAATTCTTGCGGCAAGAAATCAACTCCAATCACAGTATCAAATTGATGATGTAGAATTCATACATCTTTTGTGGACAGAAAGCATCAAGTCATATGATAATGTGGGGCATGGTGGCTTTACCGAAAAAGTTCCAAACCCAGAAGATCAAAAAACAGTATTTAATATCATAAAATCAATCAATGTAGATATTAACAACAAAAACAAAACTAATTTGGGTGTTATATGGAGCGGCATTGACACAAGCCAAGAAGCAAGAAATCTTTGGCCAACACCGCAACCCTTTAGCAAAGGCGCAGTATTAAAAGAACTTGGGTTTTCAGAAGAAAAGTTCCCGCGAAAACCATCTGATTATTTTGTTAAAGATGGTAAAGAAGCCAACACTGCAGAGATTTTTAACAATCCCGAAAATATACAAAGGCTTAAAGATATTCTTGAAGGATTCATGGATGGAAATGGGCTTGGACTCATTTTTAATGATGGATCGCGCATGGATGATTTTAATACATACCCTGAAAAAGTTTTGTTTTGGGTGTGGAGTTCTTATTGCGGAAGATCAAAACAAGTTTTTGCATCTTTGCTGACTGAAATCGGATATGAACATTTGATAGAAAACATATACAAACAACAAGCCATACCCGATCCTGATTATAAAAGCATGGGCTTAAATTTTAGATCAGCACAAGAAAAACTGATCGTAGGGGTTTTAAGACAAGAATTTGGCTTGCAAGCAGTGTCATATCCCTTGGAAATACCAGTGCCACAGGGGTGCCCTACAAACTCGCAGGTATTTGTCGTGGACTTTTTAATTCCGTGTGATGTCCTCGTAGGCATGGATGAAGAAGGACATCCCGTTGTTGAAAGACAAGTGGTTTTTGTTGGTGAGTATTTTGGATTCGACTCGTCTAAAGAATTAGAAATCCCTGAAGGAGAAGTGTGGACGATGCCTGACGGGTCTGTTGCAACCACAAACCAAGACGGCCAGGATGTTGAACTCCGAGGCGGCGTTAAAACAACCGTCGGACAAAAATATAAACTAAGAACTGAATGGAAAAAAATGGTGGAGACAGCAGTCGCTGAAATTACTGGAAACAAAGCACTTCATTTAAGCAGAAACGATCTTTTCGAAGCATCAAGAAGAAAGCTTATGTCTCAGCTTGATGCACTTGGCATTGTTTACAATTCGGAAAAATGCCCAGCAAATGACAAAACGTGCGCAGTCGCTATGCACACAATGATCGCCCATCTCCAATCAGGATGCACAAAGCCAGATTGTCAATCAAGAAACTATGTGAATGATAGCAATCAAGCTCCACAAATTAAACCCGTTGATCCAATAGAAGCATATATATTGTCTGCATTTACAGATTTAAAGATGAAATACGCCTTCTTGCCATCTGTAACATTTTCAGATGACAATAGATATAATCGAGAAACACTTTGGTCTTATATTCAACACCGAAATCAACTTTTTGACTCAATGAAAGCACTTCAGGAAAAATATCAAGCGCTTTATCAAGAGCAAGGAGAAAGCCAAGAAGTCAGAGATGTGCGAAGAGAAATCGCCACGATTAGAAGACAATACAACAACCTTAATGAATCCCCAGCGGGAGAAATATATAATCAGTTCCAATCAAAAATCAACAATGATATAAGCTACCAAAGACGATCAGAATCCTTAAACAAACTTCTTGAAGCTTCAAGAAACGGGACATTGGAATTAACACCGAGCGAACTCAGAGATAAGATTAAAATTATCCTCGGCGGACAAAACATCGCAAAGAAAACATCATCTTTTAATTGGAAGGCTTACGTCGCAGGGTAAAAACACAAAGCTGTGGAAAAATATACTGATTGTTGGCTTCGCATTGACGGCGCTACTAGCTTAATTTTCAAAACAATCGGTGAAAAATATGCCCATCCTGCCGCCAGAATATATTTCAACATGGTATTATTTCCGCGATGGAGCGGGATTCATTAGGCTGTTTGAAAGCTGGAGCGAAACCCAAGCACAAGAAGTAGAACCCAAACTCCTTATGCAAGGAGATATTGGAACGCACGTTATGAACGTTGGTGGAGTTAAGTGGATAACCCGAATTAAAACCCCAGCGCTAATTATTGAACTTAATCCAAATACATCTGACACCACAACAGACGCCTTTGATTTAATTAAATACTCTTTTAATCTTTTAAGAGACCCAACAACACAGGGAAACGAAAACTACCTACTTAAGCAAGCGACCATCAATATTGCACAAGAAGGCGTAACATGTGATCTAGAATTTTGGTCAAGCATTCCAGGCGCGTTTAATGCACACTATGCAGTTGATGTCTTGCCGCCAGATTTTATATCGCGAGTAGCAAGATTTTATGACACATTCTTGACAATACAAGATTCACAAGAAACACAAACTTATGCAATTCTTACAGGAAGCATAAACATTAACTTTACTATTAGCGAAAACTATTTAATTAACACTGGTAGCCAAGCACCTTATTTTGGCATACAGGGATATCACGTCAGCGGAAGCGTAACAGCACTGGCAACACCAGCACAATTTAGCGACCTCGATATTAGATTGCAACAACCAGGACAGTTAATTGCAACAACTGCCGCAACATCGTTGCAAATAGGAACAACATTCCTGGGACTAGGGCAAACACAAATAAGAAAAAATGTTGAAAGACAAATGAACGCTAATCAAATAACAAAAGCAAAAATTGACTTTGAAACATATACCAGATTCACAACACCGCTTTAATAAGTTTTATTGTATAATGGCTCATAGGTTTTAAATAACTTATGAGCCATTATCATGCCTAAATCAAACAAAAAATCTCCAAAGAAAGCAAATAAAACTGCAAAACCAGCTGTCAAAAAAGAATTTGTTTTTCATAATGTGACTCCAGAAGAATTACTCCCCGATGGAGAAACAATTCTTGAATTTACTATCCCAGGAAGACCAGCAACGAAAAAGACACACCAAAGAGTTGTCAAAATGGGAGGATTTACCAGAATTCTTCCATCAGAACAATACGAACGTTATGAAAAATACTGCAAGCCTTTTTGTGAAGAAGTTTGGAAAAATCTAGGCAAAGAACCACTTGATTTTGGCGTGAGCGTATGCCTCAAAGTCGTGGTTGATACATGGGTTATGGGAGACGTAACTGGATACCAACAATCTATCGGAGATATTATTGAAAAACATGGCATTATAGCTAACGATATGTGGATTCATTGGACAGATGACGGCAGCCACACAATGCTACCACCTGATAAAGAAAATGCAAGAGTGGAAATTGTTATAAAAAGATTTAGACACCCGAAAGAACAATACAGAGCCGAGCAAGAAGCAGCAGAAAAACGCAAAATAGAAAAAAGAGAAGCAAAAAAACAAGGAGAAGAAAATAATGAACAACCAACACCCTAGATTAGAAAAGTCGAAATTATTGACTGCAAAAATAAATCAGATGAGAAAATCTTTGCCGCATATGAAGAAATCGATCAATTGAAAGAATCTTTGCAGGTTTTAACGAGCTATTACACTGATTTAGACATTACGGTGCGAAGAGCACAAAATTAAATAATTAAATTAATAGGAAAAATACAACAAGATGGAATGGTGGGTTTATATAGTTAGGTGCGCAGATAACTCCTTGTATTGCGGTATCGCAATAGACCCGCAAAAAAGGACCGAAGAACATAACCAAAGCAAAAAAGGGGCAGCGTATACCAAATCTAGAAGACCAGTCGAACTAGTATGGAAAGAAAAAGCAGCAAATAAATCTCAAGCCCTTAAGCGTGAGGCAGAAATTAAAAAGATGACCAAAGAAAACAAAGAAATTATGATCGCTGCTGCATCATCTGAAATAGAAGTTTTTTCTGCCGACTTTAAATCTAGTGACCCAAATATTCAAATGCTTTGGTATACGCTTCAAATACTTGACCACATGGGCCTAAAACCCATTATGTGGAAACTTGATGATGAATTTATTGAATCAGTTAGCGAATATCTTGATGTCACAAAAGAACAAGCGGCAAAAGGGAAACTATGGGATGTTCCCGTTGATATGACATCAAGCTTTGTCGGCATCGTGTCTGAAAAAGAATTTTATCCAATCCTTAAAGAATAGATGACTCGATGCTCCACTAGTTCCGCGCCCCTTTTGGGCGGGAACATCGCCGCATCGAGTCAAAAAAAATCTGCCGCCGATAGAAAACAATCGGAAAGCAGATTGAAACCAAAACAATGCCTTAATCTTGGTTTGTAATTATATTGATCGTGTGAGGCTCAGTCTCAGAAATAGAAAACTCCCCAGTAATACCATGCTGCTTTGCAATATCAGAAACCTTGGACTGCAAAGATTCTGTAATACTAGTAATCTTTTCATTAGCCTCAGAAAGCCGAGCCTGAACTGCGCTAAGATAATCTTGAAGATCACTCTTTTGAGCCTTGATCTCTAAAACCTGCTGACGCATCAGAATAATCTCTCTGTACTCCTCGGGAGTGATCGTTGGAGCCGCGCTTGTATCAACAGCACCGTTAGGATCGGGAGGAGAAATCTGAAATTTATTGGAATCCATTTTGTTTTTATACCTCTGTCCAGAATAACTGGAAATGTTCTGGGCAATATCTAGACTCATGCACAGACAAAAACATTTATACAACAACATCCTGAATTTCAAATCATAATTAACTAATACATAAATATGAAAACTATTTGCTTCACTGGACATAGACCAAAAGAACTGCAAGGTAAAGAAGAACTAGTTAAAAAAACACTTGAAAAATTAATTCGAGCAGCATATCAAAAGAATTATAGACGATTCATTAGCGGGATGGCAATGGGAGTTGATATGTACGCTGCGCAAATTGTAATCGAATTGAAACAAGAATTCCCCGATATTCAACTGATCGTAGCAATACCGTTCCCAGGACAAACTAAACAATTCCCTAATAAAGAAAAAAATGACTGGAATAACATTGTGCAAAAAGCAGATGAAATACATGCCTATAAACCAGATAAAAAACAATATGAAAAATTTAAAGCAAAAGAAATCATTGAATTAAATGAAAATGCACCACAATGGCAATATTATGAGGCCGTGAACTGGCTGGATAAAAGAAATAAATGGATGATTGAAAAATCAGACGCAGTGATCGCAGTGTGGTCGGGGACACAAAAGGGAGGGACCGCAAACGCAATCAAAGACGCAATGCTAAAAATCAAACCCATAATTATCTTTAACATTACGGAAAATAATATCAAAAAGTACAATTTCAAACAGAAATGAGCACTTTGGATGCAAATAAAACGTAATATAATTATAATGAACAAATTTGATATTGATGCTTTCGTAATAGAAAGCAATAAAATTGACCCACAATATGGCTACTTTGGAGATTTTATTCCTGGCAGCAAACCAGGAGAATTACTCTATGACAATCAAAAAGATGCATTTGAAATAGCCATGGAACTGGCCAAAACACAAAACAAAGTTGTGACAGAAATTATCCCACGATCACTACATGCCACACTTGGGAAAAATGTCGATTTTTTTGAACTCAATAATGCAAGAGGGACATATAGAAATCATAATGTAAAAATTAATGGGAAATTCGCGCCCGAACATTATTTAGTGCCGTCGCTCATGAGAGAACTCTGGGTGCCAATGTCACAAACGTGGCTTAAACAAGCGCAAGATAATCAAATCGACCCCGTGGAAGCCGCGTGGAATACACACCACCTCTTTGAAGTCATACATCCATTCCTGGACGGCAACGGAAGAACTGGAAGACTAATCCTCAATTGGTTTCTTATGGCGTGCGAAAAAGAACCAATAATTATCTACCATGATAAGAAAAATCAATATTATGATAGTATACAAGAATTTCGAGACAACAAGTATCCAGAAATATATCAAAACTGGATTAACAAAGACTTAATAAATCAATAAAACAAAATACATCCTCGTTCGTTTTTAGGCCAGCCATTTTTGGCTGGCCTAAAAACTCCTCGGTTGTAAAAACACGCTGCGACATCATATGAAAAAATATATACTCCACATGAATAGAATACAATACAAAACCATAGCAGAAGCTATGGCAATAACACGATGTATTGCAAGAGGAGAATTAAACAAAGTCGCCGATCTGATCGCAAAAAATAGAACCGCACAAATCAAAAGACTCAAGGTCGAGGCTCAAGAGTTTGATGCAACAATTCAGGCGCTACGATTAGAACTAATGAACATAGAAACACTCTGCACACAATTGCCCCCAGGCAAATACCTAAATATACTTAAAATCAGTAAAAAAGGACAAATGGCAACAGGACTCAATAAGAGATTCAAAAACCAAGCCATGATGCTTAAAAGCACACCAAATGAAATCAAAACACATGAAGTTAATGAAGAAGAACTTCAACTCGTTACACAAAGCTGTGACATTATGATGCGCCTGATGTGCGGCCAAATCGATGCAATATGGGAACTAATTCCAGAAAAAGCACGTAACGACAAAATGAAATCCATCCTGGCCGCAATGAAGGCGCAATATCAAATTAAAAAAGAAACCCACCCCTATGTGACAGACACAATAGTAGGAGTGCATCACAAAATATGGTGGCTACATGATATTATGATCGTAGCTGAACAAAAACTAAATCCAAATGAAAACATAATTGAAAAAAGAGGATCACTGCCATTACCAAAAATCGAAGAAAAATAATGAAAATCTAACCCTATTTGCACGAATAAATAAAAGATGAACTCCATCTAAAATAAAACAACATGAGACAAATTGTATTTAGTCCGTCAGATTTTACATTCCTGTGGGAAAAAGAACCGTGGGCATTTTATGAAAAATATAAACATGGCATTAGAAGACCGCGAATGAATATGCCAAAGGTCGTTGGCGATATCGATGGCGTGATGAAAGGATGCCTCGAAAATAAAAACCTAAAAGAACTTGATCCACTCCTGCCTAATGCGAAAATTGTGCACTCAGATGCATGGGTGCAATCAAAACCACTCGTGATCGAAGATCAATTCGAATTTATTATTAGAGGCAAAATTGATGCAGCTCTGCAATTTGAAGACGGGACATTTGGAGTCATCGATTATAAAGCAAGCAATAATATAGGCGGGAAAATGCAGTTCTATACAAGACAACTGCAGGCTTATGCATATGCGCTTATGAATAATGATCCCAGAGATTTGCATCTGTTCCCGATCACAAGACTTGGTATCATGCAGTATAAACCATATAAGTTCGAACTTTCTGGAAACGGAACCGCCGCACTTACGGGGAATATTGAATGGGTGGAAATTGATAGCAAAGTCGAAGACTTTATTGAATTTCTTACACAAGAAGTTGCACCATTTCTTATGAAAGAAATGAATCCACCCGAAAATGATCCGTGGATGCAATACATTAACTCATACTATGAGGAAGATTATGAAGATGACACAGAATAAAATAAATCACAATGTTCTTCTAGTGATCGGAGCGATCACTGCCGCGATCATAAACCCAAGCCTAATCGCGGCCATGTGGGAAAGCAAAATCTATCAAACAATAGAAATCTTTAATTCGAAGCGATAAGTCAATCAAATAAAACAACAGGGGTGTGAGTCCCCATGTAAGCACCGAGGATGTTGAAAGAAATGTACTCTTCAGCATCCTCGATTGACATTCCATCACGAGAACATAAAATGTCAATCAAACGATTGTGGCTATACGCGGCAACAGTGACTGCTGAGGAACCATGCCAAACATGACAAGGGTGCAATAAAGCATTGTCAAAACCATCAATAAAAAGAGCCTCGCCATCAGACAACTCACTAATAAATGTTTTCATGTCCATAACTAAATGTAATACGATAATCAATTAGGAAAAATAAGCAATTATAAGGTATAAGTAGTAAATATGAGAATTAGCGTGATCGGAGCAGGATATGTGGGACTCGTGCAAACAGCAATCATGGCAAACATCGGGCACGATGTTATGTGCGTAGATAGTGATCCAGAAAAAATTAAAAAACTCAAAAATGGAGAATGCCCTATCTATGAGCCAGAACTCCAAGATATGATCGAAGACGCTAAAGCACAAATATTCTACGGAAACACGGTGGAACAAGCCGCAAACTGGGGCGAAATTGTCTTTGTGTGCGTGGGAACTCCAGAAAAAGAAGACGGCAGCCCCGATCTGCAATATATTGATAATGTTGCGAAAGAAATCGGAGAGTCCATGAGAGAACATATCATCGTGGTGAATAAATCCACAGTACCCCCTGGAACAGCACATAGAGTCAAAGAAATTATTCAAAAATATCAAAAATTTCCAACAACATTCGATGTCGTAAGTAATCCAGAATTCCTTAGAGAAGGATGCGCAATCCATGACGCTATGAATGGAGATAGAATCGTGATCGGAACAGATAACTGGAAAACCGCGGAGAAATTGATCGAAGCATATCAAGAACTACAAACACAAGTTTTCCTCACAGATACAATTAGCGCCGAAATGATTAAATATGCATCAAACGCATTCCTCGCCACGAAAATTAGCTTTATCAACGCCATTGCACAAATATGCGAACAAGTCGGGGCCGATGTAAAAGAAGTGGCAAGAGGAATGGGACTCGATCATAGAATCGGAGATAAATTCCTCGGGGCTGGAATAGGATGGGGTGGAAGCTGCTTCGGGAAAGATACAAGCGCACTTATCCATATCGCCGATCAAATCGGATATGATTTCAAAATGCTTAAAGCAACTAAAGAAATTAATGAACAAATGCCTAAAGAATTTATCCAAAAAATTCAAACGAATCTCAATGGAGTCAATGACAAAATTATCGGAGTGCTCGGAGTTGCATTTAAACCCGATACTGATGATATGAGAGACGCTAGGTCAATTCCAATTATTCAAAAACTTGTCAAGGAAGGAGCCATCGTTAAAGTATATGATCCCGTGGCCAAACATAATGCTGAAAAAATATTAACGAATGTGCAATGGACTAACACTATCGAAGAACTAGCCGAAAACACAGACGCGATACTGATCATTACAGAATGGAAAGAATTCAAAGACATTAAATGGCGCGAAATTAAACAGAAAATGAGAAATCCGCGGATTTTTGACGGAAGAAATATGTTCGAAGAAGAAGAAATGAAACGAATCGGATATGAATATTATTCTATCGGAAGACCAAATAAAGAAGGGATTCATAATCAATAAAAGAAAATATATAATAACTTCTCCACGGTGATAAAAATGGAAAACAAAGATATTCTCGAAACTCTGGCAGGGATCGCATCTGATCTCGATAATCAAAATATGACCAAAGAAGCAGATGTAGTCACGGATGTTATGAAAAGAGTGGCGCAATTTAGCCCCATGCCGTTTACACAACAAATGCCACAGCAAAATTCCTACAATCCATTGGCACCAGTTGATTTAAGATCGGTGAATATTCCTCAAACTCCTGCTCTAGCCAGTCCCGTATACACATTGCCAGCAAATGTACAAGCCCCTCAGTCTTTGCAGAACTTTATGCAAAATCCCAATGCACAGCAACCAGCACAAGCCACTACTCCAGAAAATGAACTTATTAAAAGATATCTTGGCTGGGCATTCGACGCGATCACAAGAAAAGGCAAGAACGTATCAGAAACAAGAGCCGCGCTTGAACAACATCTGAAATCAAGCAAACAATCACTCGAATTTGGTATCAAAACACTTAGCGCATTTGATGCACAAATTGCTAGCCAAAAGGCGCTCCAAAATCGACAGTAATGATGAACCCATTGAATTCTATAAATGAATACTGTGAACTCGCACAAATCGCGGATTCAATGGGGCTTTATAAATTGGCCGACGAAATTACAAAACAACTTGCTATTAAAACAGCATCCACGGATGTAATGAAAAGATTGGCACAAGTTATAGAAAATCCATTCTATGTATTAGGAATTTCTCCAAACGCAACGCCAGAAGAAGCCGAAGAAGCATACTTTAAAATGATCGATGAAATGGGTAAGAGAAAAAGAGAAAAAACAAAAGTTGAAGACTTTCTCATACAAAAAGCAAACTGGGCGATTAACCAAATTAATAACGCAACAATGATCGAAAATGAAAGACAAATCTTTCATCCAAAATTCCCCGATCCTATACAAAACACAAAACCAAAAATTGATGATCCACAACCGTGGTGGAAGAAAATCTTCAAGAGAAATAAATAAATTCTCTTGAAGATTTTAACTTATTTATTCGCCTCAATTTCACGCAAATATTCGAACATCAGCTTTACTTCTTCAGCATCTGCTAAAGCATGATGCCGATCCTTTTCGGGTATGCGAGGCAAAGCAATCTCACCCAACTTGCCGCGATATTGCATAATATCATTGCAATAATGAGGTAATCCTCGTGGACCGTTAATCATCTTGCCATATAGTTGGCGAACAGCCACCCAATCATAAGCACAGTAATATCCCCATAACTCCGAATCATAAGGGGAATCAAATGGCAGAATATTCATATGCAAAATATCCCAGTGATGGTGAGGAGCAACGAAATCTAAAAACTTAACAGCTATTTCCTCGCGGCTTAAAGTATTTCCATGCTCGTAATCATCCTTGATAAAAGACCAAACATGATCGCGCATCCACGGATCATCTAATACACGATCAACATCAAATTCAGAAGAAATTGCGTAAAAGGTGCGGCCATCTTCAGCAACAACACCAATGGAAATTAAATCAATAGTCTTGCCGTCTTCGAAAAACTCAGTGTCAAAAAAATAACGCATAAATTATTCGCAAAGCCTCGTATGCAAAGAATCCAAATGTAGCCACATGATATCCCAAGCATCAGTCTTTAAAGCTTGCTTAAAATAAAAATACTCAAGAAAATATAATGATCGGTACTTTTCATTACCATCACGTAAAGAAGCCTCTGTATTCGCAATACGATCACAAAGCTTTACGAAAATAGCCAAATCACCATGATCGCGGATTTTCGGATATGTACGCTTCACAATATCAGATCGAGTTTTACCCAACTCATTCGTCAACGCATACACCAAATCAGCAACTTCAACACCAAACATAATAGATAACTCCTCGTAAGAAATACGACAGTCTTCCATCACATCATGAAGCCAAATTCCACACTCTACGAAAGTCTTAACAGAATCATCAAGCAAATAAGAATATCTATAATAAACTTCATAAACATGATCCAAATGCTTGTCATAAGCAACACCATCATAAGTGCAGCCCGTCTCACTGTGAACGCGCCGAGAAAAATGCTCGGCCAACTTAGATAAATGACTTTCTATTTTAAACATAACTACAAACAATACTACGAAAAGAAAACCATTTTTATCGCAAACAAATTTTAAAATGGACAAGCCATTTTAAAAGCCCAAAATATCTTGATGCGAATAGCGTAGTTATTCGCATCAAAAAATGAGGAGAATAAACACTCTAATCTCCTCACGTATACTCAAGGCCCCACCAGGGATACCTTAAGAAAAATTTCAATACCCCCCATACACTATCAGAATTATGATCGGGGAAAAGAATTATATACATATATAGAAAGATTCCCGAAATGGTGGGGGATACCTTACTCGAAAATTTTACCACCCCCCCTGCTATCACAAAAATAATCATAGGGGGCAAAGTAAGCGCAAATTATTTTTCTTACTCTGGCGAGATGATCGGGAAAACTATCGGGGTGGATTCTGATCGGTTATGATCGAGAAAACTATCGGGTAAACTACAATATTAGTTATGATCGGGGAAACTATCGGGGCCATTTTTTTGGCATGATCGAAAAAATGACGGGGTGGCGTACCGCTTCCTTATGGTACCTAAAAGTTTTAGTACCCCCCCCTCTACTATAGCAGCGATCATGACACATGGGTGCCCGATCATAATCATCATCGTTGTTGATCGTGGTACAGGGTCTTGGTGGTCGGATGTGGGTAGGGGTTTTTGCCCCCTCCTCTTATATATGGTTTTGCCTTATAAGAAACGGGGGATTTTTATTGTGGTCACTGCCTGCCCATCATTCAATGACTTCAATGGTGATGCGAACATTTTTGTGTTCAAGGCAATCGGGGACAACGATAGTGACAGCGGTATGGTCAATCGGTTCGCCACATTCATCAGCCATGCGTCCGAACTGCATTGGCACAGTCTCGCCCACCCAGGTGTTTGTTCCTTCTACGTTCTGCATATCTTATATATCCGATTGTGTTTGAAAATACAGGGGATTTTTATCGCTGGTCAAAAGGAAGTTCAAAAGGCCCGATATAGAAATACTTTACCGCATCGGTATCTTCGGGCAGTGGCATAGACGGGCATCGGGAAGTGAACGGTGCATACACCTGGAGCAAAATCTTTGATTTGGTCTTTTGGTCATATGCCCAATGGACGTAGATGAAATCGGCTTTGACCACCCTTGCGCCATCACGTTCATTATTGACATCGTAATCTCGGATTGTTTGTGGGTCGTAATTTTGGAAGCCCACGGTCAGGCAAAGCCATTTACCCTGTCTATTGGGTGCCTTTAGCCATTTTTCTGCATTGATAACTTCTGGCATCAAAAGACTCGCATCCCGATGTAAATAGCAGCAAGGGTCAAGATGACAAAGATAATAACTCCAAGCATGAGGAAAACAAGTTCTGGGAGCGTAAATCCTTTGTTCATGTTTTATATATCCGATTAGAACACAAAAGAAAGGGGATTTTTATAATGATCGTGGCACACAATCATAGAAAGTTATAAAGAAAGGGGCTTGCGCCCCTAGTCTTTATGGTCTGGCTTAGTTTACCGATTCGATGTGCTTGACATTTACGCCGATAAAGGGCACTTGGCCGCGTTCTGCAAGGTCATCCTTATCGGTGCGGCTTGCATATTCGGAAGCAAGCAGATGGTCCTTGATTTCGTCCAGGCTGACTTCCTCGCCATCCTGAAGCCAGGTGACTTCGGCATGATTCCCCGTAAGGCAAACGGGCAAGTAGATTTCGCCATTGTGGCCTTTCCAAAACTTCACGTCGTTTTCCGTGAATGTCTTTTCAATATGCTTGGGCAGGGCAGGGGCATCACGTTCTCCCAGGGCCACGGCTTCGCGAACGGGGCCACGGCTGGCATAGTCAGTGTTCGCCATGCCTTGCATAACGGAAGCCTTGACAATATCCATATCTCGCGAACCAGCGCGAAGTTTGGCGGGACGTGCAACGCGAAGGGTGAATATTGTTCCCTTGCGCTTGGTGGCGAGGGCGGCGGCGACTTGTTCAGTAGTCATTGTTCCTCTCTTTATATATTCGATTGGAGCCATGCAGAAAGGGGATTTTTTATGGCTTTCTGTTTTTATGTGGCACGATCATTAAAAAAATCCCTTGTCTTTTGTATTCTAATCGGATATATAAACTAGGTGGAAAGTCAAGATGATCAAAGTCCCCACAATCACAGCCGAGTATCCTACTCAGCCTGAAAAAATCCTTCCCACGCGGTCGGGCGAACACTTTCTGAATCATGCCATTCGCAAGGTTGTAACCAATCGGGGAGAATACTATATCGCCGATTTGTCAAATGGAGAGCGGCTTTGGATTGACATTTCAAGCGACAATGCGTTCAATCGAATCCAAAATGTTGAAGAGGCCTGGGGCAATGCGTCTTACAGTGCGGTCAGATACAATCTCTTCACCACGGCTGGGCTTGAAAACTCCGAACTTGCAAATGTTCTTTATGACATTGGCAATGCATGGCAGGGCGGGGACATTTCTGTTCACTGCATAATGGCGAACATTCAAGTAGTGGTGTTCAAACAATACTACTCCATCGGGGATTGAAAACTTGGAAAGGCAGATACAAGTTATCTGTCTTTCTTTATGACTTTCCGTGATCATGTGGCACGATCATTAAAAAATCCCCTTTTTGCATGGCTCTAATCGGATATATAAAGTAACAAGACTGAGGAAAGCGCGAGACTCAGATTGTGCTCGATGACCAGGCCCTGTAGCCCTTATAGTAGCTGGACGAACCTTACCAGCATGAGAAAGAAAGTGTAACTGAAAACTCAAAAACCAAGACAAGATAGGCATGTCGTTAGCCCCAACAATTATTTGTTGGGGCTAAACTTTTCTGTTTACGCCGTTGATTAAAAATCCCCTTTCTTTCGTGGTCTAATCGGATATATAAGATATGACGGTTCAAGAAGAAAATGACATTCTCAAGCAAGCCATCAAGGAACTTCTGAAAGGCATGGATATGATGCCTTGGCGCGAACAAAACCATGATGTTCATGGGGATTGTGTTGCATTTCCTGCTGACGGCTATTACTGCAATAGGTCTTACGTCGTTTGCCCAGCACTTATGCAACTCGATGATGCGGGTGTGATTCGGCTTGAGCGAGTGTCCTAATGGATAAGAATCTGACCGCATACGACCATGCCATTCTGAGACAATTCGGTGGCACCAACGAGCGAAAAACGCTCTATCAATTGTCCCTTAAAGTGTCTTTTGATGATGTGATTTTGGCTGAGAGACTTGAAAAACTGGAAAATCTAGGCTATATGAAGTCTCATAATCGCAATGGGGTAACGGTATACCGCAGACTCTAAATTGGATGCTCAATATGAGCATCCGTCTTTTTTATGACTTTCTACGATTGTGCGCCACGATCATTAAAAAATCCCCTTTTTGCATGGCTCTAATCGGATATATAAAGAAGAGTGTGATAGTGAATTAAGTTTCACAATCTGAGAAACGTTTAACATCGAAGCTTGGGTTCGAGTCCCTTGCAAGGCGGGCGCGTTGTCTTGAAACTTAGCGGTGTCGAAGTATACGATGGGCGTATATCAGATGCAAGAGATTATGAGGATGGAGTAATTAACCATTTTCATTTGTATCTTGTTTGGGTTTCCCAAGTCACACTCTATCAAAAATCCAGAATAAAAAAATACAAGTACAAAAAGAAGAGGAAGAAAGGCCCGTCATGGATGGACGGGTCTTTTTCTTTATGGCTTTCTACGATTGTGTGACACGATCATTATAAAAAAACCCTTGTTTTTCGTGTTCTAATCGGATATATGAAAATATGGATAAAATGCGAAACCTAAAGCTCATGGCTGAATCTGGTGTTCCGAGCGAATACAACTTTCAGGTCGCGGCTTTGTGTGCTGAACTTCTTGGTGAAAGCATTGATAAATCTTTTTTTGATAAGTGCAGCAAAATAATGGATTGTGGTGACCTTCAGAGTGACATTTCCAACGATGTCTATGATGCACCTGTGGTCCGTGAGTATAGGCCAAGCTCATTATAAAAAACCCCTTTCTTTCGTATTCTAATCGGATATATAAGACAGAGGTTAACAGAAAATGTCCACCACCGCTGAACTTTCCTACTCTGAACTCATGAAGCAGGCTTCTCACTTGCTCCCCGATGAGATTTTGGACATTCTTCCTCCGCTCTACTCTCAAGACTCGAATCCGAATCCGATGGTGGTTTTGAAACTGTTCTTTGTTGCTCCTACTTGGCGATGGTTTATAATCGAGGGCAGCCCCGTGGACGAAAATGGTGTGATGATTCACCCCGAAGATTCGACTGCCCGCCAGTCCGAGGCTCATGACTTCCTGTTTTACGGGATTGTCGAGGGCAATGAGCGAGAGAAGGGATACGCTTCACTTCGTGAGTTGATTTCCACGGTTGGTAAGTTTGGCCAAAGAGTTGAACGTCAAAAGAACTGGATTCCTGTTCGAGAGAGTCAAATCTAAAAATCCCCCGTTTGTTTTGTCCCAATCGGATATATAAGGCATGACTGGAATCTTTCGGGCTTGTGATAAAGACAGTAGTGCCGCTTATACGGCATCATTCTCTGTAAATTCAGCAGATGAATTGGGGCAAGCATGGGAAGATTTCAAAGCCAGTATCCCATTTTCTCGATGGTATTCTGACAACGAGATGGATGAAGGCGACGCTGAACTTCTTGAGGATTTGGACTAGGGCTTGCCCTAGTCTTTTTTATAACTTTCTACGATTGTGTGGCACGATCATTTTGGTTATAAAAGTAAATATCAAGGGCTTATTTTGCCCCTGAGATTTACAACTTCACTTCAAAAGACTTCACTTCATACAGTACACCAATTTGCTTTCTGTATTCCAAAAACTCTGCAAAGTCTTGATATTGTCGTTCATGCATTTCGTTTAGGGTCTTTTCTACTAAATCGCTCAGGGGGCTTTTATAATCGTAGACATTCCCAAACCCATGACCCTTCAACACTTGACAAAATACAAGTCCATTGAGATTGTCATACTGGCAATATCCAACGCGCTTCCCGTCAGTGAAGTAAAAGTCACGATTGGGCCATGCGAAGTGAATGTCGGGGCGGCAGTCAGCTGTAAAGATTTGGTAACCTTTGTCAAGAATGAGATTTGCGACTTCGTGAACTGACGAGTGCAGTGCCTCGGCGACTGTGGTCTGTCCAAAGACTTCGGTCATATTTTATATATCCGATTGTGTTTGAAAATGCGGGGGTTTTTTTATAAACAATCCCCTTTTTACATTGGCCTAATCGGATATATAAGAAGAACGAGGCCTCAACCTCGCTAGTGCTGAGAAGTGGACTGCACACCAAAGAGTATCCGCTTCCCCTCTAGTTGCAGAGCGTGAAAATGCAACGGTCAGTCTCAGGACGCGATTACGTGGTTCTATATTGGTTGCAAACAGTATAGAGATTATCCAAAAACTGACGGCACCCTGGTCGCGCATGAGCATGAGGCTCCGTGGCCAGGGATTTTGTTTATATTTGGCTTGCATTGAATTGTGTCACACAATCGCAGAAAGTCATAAAAAATCCTCTTTCTTTCGTAGCCCAATCTGATATATAAGGAGAGGAAAACAATCATGACTGAGATTGCAACCATCGTCGCCCTTCTTCAAATCCCCGACAATTGGCCCCTAAAGCTTTTCCGCTCCACCAGCAACGAGCACTCTCAGCTCGAACTTGTTGTCCAACAGGCCTTCGAGGCCGTCGTTGGAAAGGGTATGGTTGTTCCGCAAGCGGTCGTTGAGCGGCCTGGATTTGAACACACCATTGACCTTGAAGTGGTGACTAACGGCAAGAAAATTGCCGTTGAAATCTTCGCCACCCAGCAACTTTACATCGGGTCTATGGTGAAGAACAATGTGGCCCGATTGATGAGCATTATCGGGAATTACGACGGCGGGCTCATCGTTTACAACGCTAACACGCACTTGGATGAAAAGTGGGCGGATTTGGTCCACCAAAAGACCAACGGGAAGGTGAAGTTGGTGCCGATTCAAGAACTGCCCACCTTGCTGAAAACCCCGTCTTTTGGGTTCTAATAACTGACTTCAAAGAAATGCCCCTGAAAACGGGGCTTTCTTTATAACTTTCTGAGATTATGCGCCACGATCATTATAAAAAATCCCTTTTCTTTTGTATTTCAATCAGATATATAATGTAGGAACAAACCATGGACGTTAAAGACATTAGGATGATGGCTCATATCGCTTCCACCCATAGTGGCTATAATGATAGGGCTAAGCGAACTTTTCATCGTCTTGCAAAGCAGTATCTTGAAGAAATTGCTCACGGTCTTGGCCTGAGAGACGGGCAGTATTCTATTCGCTCAAACAAGGCTGGCGTGGCTTGTCTTGGTGAAGTGATTTTGCACTCGGACAATCTTTATGTTCACCTGGGTGGAAGCATTCCGCGACCTGAGTTCTACTATCGATGCGTTAAGGGGCAAAAGGACTACCGTGGTGGCCTCAACACTCATATGGAGTATGAAAAACTCACGGACATTGATGCCGTTGTCCGCGTGTTTCAGAATCATATTGAGCGGAATCGCTTCGAGTGGGCTTCATAAAAATCCCTTTTCTTTCGTGTTCTAATCGGATATATAAAGAGTGAATAAGGGACTCATACAAAAGCAATTCCTTCTACTCTTCAATGAGCTTCTTGACAACGACATGGGCGTGGTGGAAAGTGCGTATTATTCGCTTCTTGGTTTTGCGGAGTCACTTGGGGTGACTGAACAATTACCTCTTGAACGTGTGGACGCCACTGACGGAATGTTTTATCTCAAGCCGACGGCTAAGTGAAGTTGCCTTCTGGGGCATAAGTAAAGACTAGGGGCTAATGCCCCTTTCTTTATAACTTTCTGCGATTATGCGCCACGATCATTATAAAAATCCCCTTTTTGAATGGTTTCAATCGGATATATAAAAAGGAGGGTAATGATGAATCCCAACCGAAACTCGGATTGGCCAGAAAAACACTGGGGGCTAGTGCCCAAAGACATCAAAAACAAGAGAAAGAAAGAAAAGGCGGGGAAGCATGCTCGTGAGGACCTAAATTGGTCTCGCCGCCGAGGAAAAGAACGTCGGAATGACGATTATGACGACTAGCGTCTAAGAAAACAAGGCCCCTAAAATGGGGCCTTTCTTTATGACTTTCCGAGATTATGTGATACGATCATTATATAAAAAATCCCCTTTTTGCATGGCTCTAATCGGATATATAAAGAAGAGTTGGCAACAGCTCTAAACTCGAAGGAAAATCAAATCAATATGCGAAACACCATCGAGGAGAACAAAACCATGTAGCATCTAAGTATTCTGGCATTTTCTGTTTTCTGTATGTTTCTCGGCTTGAGCGGCGCACAAAAGTGTGTTCGCTCCATCCGAGATTTTGGTGTGTTCTTTGGGTGTGGCACATGATTGTAGAAAGTCATAAAAATCCCTTGTTTTTCTTGTTCTAATCGGATATATAAAGGGTGCCCCTCGAAGATATTCTGAGTGATTTGGACATTGAAGTCAATGATGTTCTTGGCGGGGATGAATCTTTCCCCGATGCTGTAGTGATGATTTCACTTGGTAGTGGTCGTTTTGCGGCTGTAAATGCAACGACTCCTGCGCCAGACCCTATGACGGTTGGTCTTTTGGCTACTTTCGCGTCTGAGCAAGATGCAGAAGCGTGGAGTGCCATTTATGATTTGACTGGCGACCTAGTAACTAAGACTTTCGAGGAAGCGCGTGAAATTGCTGTAAGCAAGCCAAGTGTTCACGGGCTGGGGCTTCAACAGGGTGAGCGAACCGTGGCAATTCACTGGGTTCGATAAAAATCCCTTGTTTTTCATGGCCTAATCGGATATATAAAGTGTGAACACAAGATGTTATAACCACCAAGGTGATTTGGGCAAATATGGGGTGTGTTTCATGGGTGAAGGACACTATAACAATCAGTTTGAAGTCGGTTATGGAACTCTTCTTTCAAATGCCCCTATTATTCACTTTAGGCAAATGAGCCATGTTATTAGCGCAACTTTTGATAACGGTGAATGGCGTTTCAAAGGATGGGAGCCCAATAAACATGGACCTGGACGCCAGTCGTTTCAAGTGCCTCAAGAACTTCAGGACTTGGTGGTGAAAGCGATTTTGGACAATGACATTTTGCGGGGGAATCTTGAAAAGTGGAGAAAGGATAGAATTAGGCGTTTATCGGATTCGATACCTCGGGCTAAACAAAGACTTAAAGAAATGGAAGCCGAAATCAAATCGAACGAAGCCATACTAGACACACTCAAATCCGTTTCCTTTTAGGAAGCGGATTTTTTATAACTTTCTGAGATTATGTGTCACGATTATTGAAAAATCCCTTGTTTTTCGTGGTCTAATCGGATATATAAAGTGTGAGTTTTTCGACCATCAAGAACAATATCATCAATAACACAATCACTCTCATCCCGTTGGCTCTTCTTGTGCTGTGTAATTCTGTTTTCTCGCTGGGCATTCCACTTGATACTCAAGATTGGCTTAATGTCGCCATTCTTATGATTTTGGTGAATAACATGTTTTTTCCCTGTCACTGCTGCCAAGTTCGCAGCAATGCAAAGTCGCAATGAGAATCCAAACCACGGTTTTGTCAGACGGCTCGAAGCAAATTGGCTATCACAATGGTCACGGCTGGGTGGCGGTTTGTAATATCTTTAGATACCAAGGCGGATGGAAAACCGATACGTACCCAGGATGGTATCGAACCATTACCGAATGGAAGAAAGAAATCTCCGAGAGGCCCTTATAGGGTCTCATTTTTTTGTTTCCATTTTTAATGATCGTGGCCCATAATCATGGAAAGTTATAAAAAAGAGGGCAATGCCCTCTTTTTTGTTTGAACCTTTAGTGAATGAAGCTCTTGGACGCTTGGTCAATGACCCAGGGAACGTTCTCCAAATCGGGATAGCGTTCAATCACTTCGGTCAGTCGAGAGTTTGGCGCATCATCGCGTTCAATGCCGCACTTTTCGCACTTGTGGTCATCATTGCCCCGAATGTAATCATCATCACATTCACAATCCCAAAACTCACGCACGCAATGAAAGTCGCCGTGATGTTCAAGAGTCAGCTGTTCCAGCATACTTGTTATATCTTTTGTGATGAAAAGATATAGGGGATTTTTTACACCACGGGTTCGACGGTGAGAAGAAAGTCACCAAACGATGGCCCAGCGCAATATTCAACTTTCAAGACTCTGTAGGATTTTCCTCCTGCCCCCACAATCAGGATTTCATCACCAACATTTGGGCGAAACGGCAGCGTAAGACCAACATATTCGGGGCTGTCATATGTTTCGCCATGGATGTTTTGGAAAGTTATACCAAACTCGTGCATATTTCTCTCTTGTGAAGGCTCGCCAGGGTGGTCTTGCGCAAGCGCAGAGGAAACCAGCCGCACTGCAGATTCATGACTCTGCAGCCGCCTTGCGGACTTTCACCGCCCCCTGGACACCTGCTTATATATCCGATTGTGTTAGTGGAAAAGGGGGATTTTTCCGATTGTCAAGTAATTTTTCGCCTCGGTGGTGGTAAGGCTCCACCAGATGTCGTTGGCCCTTGGCTTCACGGCATTGACTTGGATGCCAAGTCTTATCTTTACGGCCTCTTTATTTTCAATGTCACCACATGATTTATTCATGTGTTCGCTTCATTAATCCGATATTTAATTCGGGCGAATTTTGCCTTTCTTTCTATTATATTATATGAATTTACTTGAAAAGGGGATTTTTAATGATCGTGGCCCATAATCTCAGAAAGCCATAAAAAATCCCCTTTCTATCGTAGTCTAATCGGATATATAAAGAGAGGCAGACTAATGAAGAAGAAGTCCGAAGTCTACGAAATCGTAACCAACACCATCATCGAGGGCCTAAAGAGCGGAAACGTTGCTTGGAAGCGACCCTGGTCGGTGATTCGACCCTGCAACCCCAGTAGCGGAACCAAGTATAGCGGGCTCAACCTTCTGCTTTTGTCAATGTCTACCTTTGCCGACCCGCGCTGGATGACTTGCAATCAAATCAACAAGATGGGCGGGCGAATCAAGAAGGGCGAGAAGGGCACACCGATTGTGTTCTGGAAGCAGGTGAGTTATGAGGATGATAAGACTGGCAAGACAGGTTCCTACCCCGTATTGAAGCAATTTTATGTTTTCAATGTGGAGCAAACCGAAGGGCTCGACCTGCCGCCGATTGAGGAACTGAAAGACAATCGCCGCATCGAACGTTGTGAGGAAGTGGTCCAAGAAATGCCGCTGGTGCCTGAGATTCGTCACGGTGGAAATCGTGCCTGTTATTCGCCTTATGGCGATTGGGTCCAAATGCCTATTATCGAATCTTTTGTCAGTTCCGAAGCCTATTACGCGACCTTATTCCATGAACTTGGTCACGCGACGGGCCACGAATCCCGATTGGCTCGACCCGAAGTCATGCAAATCTCAACGCTTGACAAGGAAGGTTACAGCCGCGAGGAACTGGTAGCAGAACTCACAGCCGCCTTTCTCTGCCAAGAAATCGGCATCGACAATGACACCGAGAACACCCAGGCCTATATTCAGGGCTGGCTCAAGGTTCTGAATGACGACCCCAAAATGGTCGTGCAGGCCGCAGGACTTGCGGGGAAAGCCGCAAACTTCATTATGGGCCGAGGCAAGGCCAAGAGCCTGGAAGCAAAGAAAGAACTGGCGACGGCCTAAAAAGGACTAAGATAAAAAATGGGGGATTGGCCCCCATTTTTTATGACTTTCTACGATTGTGCGGCACGATCATTAAGGCGTGAAAAAAGGACTTTTCGCTTTTCAACGAATTGCCCTTATCAATGAATCGGCTTGTTATTATCTACAATTTCCATCGTTTCCGCAGATACAATATGCCACCAGCCCACCATTTCGTTTACCATGTAGTTGGCAAGGAAGGCGTGAACCTCCCCTATCGTATCTGCTGTGAACTTATAATCTCGCCAGCCTTGCCCCTCATTTGGGAAAGAGCCAGCGAAAAGGAGAAACTTCTTCATTTTACACTCGGGTCGGACCATCTTCGGGGAACTTGCTGTCTGAAACAATGTTCATAGTGTCTCTATCAACAATATGCCACCATCGCCAATCATGCTTGACCATTTCGTAAGACAAAATTCTGTAAAGAGCATCGACATTGTCATCAGAGGCCTGAAAATCTTTCATTCCTCCCTCGGGAGTATATTCGCCAGCGAAAAGGAGAAACTTCTTCATAATTTATATATCCGATTAGAATCTCAAAGATAAGGGATTTTTTATGACTTTCTGCGATTGTGTGCCACGATTTTTCGATTTTTTCGCAAAAGACAATGGCATCATTTTCTTAGATACCATTGTCTTTTGCTTTTGTTTTAGAAGTGCGGGTCGTCGTATTCTTTTCGATGCCCAACTACATATTGAACTCCGTTGTCGATGGCCTCTCCAACCTCGCACCATCGTCCATTCTTGCGTAAAGTCACAACAACTTCGTGACCATTGGGGTTTGGTTCATAAGAGTACTTTTGTTCTGTGCTAAAACCGTTCGAGTCGATGCGCTTTACCTTGTCTCGCTGGAGGACAATTTTTCGGTCATTGATAATTTCAACGACTGTATACGCTCGTCGGTCAGAGCCGACGCATTGAGTGGCTCCCATGCCCACCTGCGGGATTGTTACGGTTTGGTTGTTCACTTCGATTTTCTCCTTCGATTTTTTCCTCAAAAAATGGTTTTAGGCTTCTTCCAAAACCCCTAACATTCCGCACTCTTCACAAAAATCTTCTTCATCTTCTCCTCCTTGACCAAAGTTTTCTACGAGTAGATTTTCGTTAGCCTCGTCAACGTCAATTTTATTGATGACTTGACCATTTTGGCCGCAGTGAGGATTGTAGCAGGTGACAGTGTATTTTGCCATAGTTTATATATGGCATGAACGCGGAAAATATAGGGGATTTTTGGTGGAGCAACAGGATTTGAACATACGCGGAAACCTCTACTGTTACATTCCCATATGTCTTTACTGAGCTATTTGCCCCACATTATATATCCGATTACTCAGCTTTATTAGGGGGATTTTTTATGATCGTGCCACACAATCGTAGAAAGTCATAAAAATGATATAGTGTCGCATTATTTTTGCTCCCTAAAAGCAAGCACGATGTCTTCAAAGGTTTCTTTTACGATAGAGCCCATTACCACAAGATTTGCCACGATAAGAGACGATAGAGTTATAGACACCAAGTCATTGACTTGGGTGTTATAAATTACAACGCTTGCCACGCACAAGATGAAACTCAAAACAGAAAGCGAAAACCCAACAGAAATGCCCTTTGCCGTATGCGAAAGAAAAGCCCAAAAAGCATCTACTTGTTCATTGCTTGACTCAGAAAGTTTTGCAACGAACCCCGATAAAACGCACAGAACGATTACCACTCCCAGTGTGGCTACACTAAAGATAAACGCTGCATGATGGTTAGTCTGAAATCGGCAGACAAGAGAAATGACAAAAAAGGCAACAGGCCAAAAATAAAATCTGATAAGCCTGCCTAGCGTGCGTGCAAAACCCTTATCACCAAATCGGCTGTGAAACTTAGGCAAAATCAACATATCTTATATATCCGCTTGAAACACAAAAAGCAAGGGATTTTTTATGATCGTGGCACATAACCTTAGAAAGTCATAAAAAATCCCCTTTCTGCCGTAGCACAATCGGATATATAAAGCATGAACACGACTTTGATTTCTCCTTGGTCGCAGAACTCCAAACTGAGCGACCCCAAGGATAAACTCAATAAGGTGGCGACGACTTATCGCCCTGTCGGGGATGCTGGCAAGGGTGAAGGCACCTGTCCTGGCACCTGTCCTCACTTGCCGAGTAAGGGCGGAGGGTGTTACACTCGGAAGTTTCTTGTAAATCAGCAACAAAAAAAGTCTGCGGCGCGGCATGATGACCTTGACCGCCTGACTTCAAAAGGTGCCAGATTGGTTCGTTTGCATACTTCTGGCGACTTCTTTACTTCTGACGGGAACGGTGTTCATGCGCTAGACGTGCCGTATCTAACGGAAGTTATTGAATGGTGCAAGCAGAATCCCGACGTGACGGTATGGACGTATACTCATGACGTGCGTTGTATGATTGCGGCGGGCTTCAGTTATGCCAAGGGAAGTTTCCCCGAAAACCTACATATTGTGGCCTCTGTAGAGTCTCCGATTGAGCGCAAGATTGCGAAGGATAACGGATTCCGAACCGCGCAAGTCATTGATACGATTGCAGACCAGGACGATAATACGACTCTTTGCCCTTATGACTTGGCACTTCATAAAGGAAGTGATAAGAAAACAAATTGCGCGGCCTGTCGTCTGTGCTTCAATCCCAAGCATAAGAAAGATATTGCTTTTCTCAAACACTAAGGGGGCACTGCCCCCTTCTTTTTTATAACTTTCTATGGTTATGCGGCACGATCATTTTGTCGTGAAAAATAATTATATTGCAACAAACTCTTGGTTAGATAATCAAGAGTTTGTTGCCTCGCTCGTCTTGGAAATAGTGATGGTTTGCGTACTGTTCAGGTTTACGGGGGGCTTCCTCCCATTGTTTCCCATAGCCATAATGCGATTTAGAGCATGACATAAGATTCTTGTTCCATCGTTCTGCAAAGCGACCAGCAGCGTCAAGATGACTTATGCCATATTGAGTATACGGGCCAGCCTCCCGACATCCATCGCAAATAAATACATGAAAGGGCTTATCAATGTCAAAATTAATGCTAGAGGCGTCTTCGTTTCTCATCGTGACCTAAATCATATATCCGATTGCATCAATGAAAAGAAAGGATTTTTACCACTCAATTATCAAACTAGAGGCCTCAACAGACACAGTATATCCCAGGTTTTTGAGTTTTTGAATGATAATCTCGCGCATCGCATTGTTGTCAATGAAGCCCAAAACATAATTTAGGCTAAAGTCGCCACAACGGAATTCTGGAGTTTCAAAACCAGTATCGTGGTAAGGACGCCCAATACGAGTTGAATTTCTACCATCCCTAGCCGCGTCTTCAATCTTCTTAAAAATACCCTTTTCAAGAAGATTGTCGATGATGCTTGCGTTATCATTGTTTTGCTTCACAATGACTTCTTGTTGAATTTCTTTTGCTTGTTTTGCGGTCATTTTAGTATTGTACTGGCAAAATGTCAATGGCTGGAAGCACGACTTCCCAACCAAACTCTTTCAGAGCCTCGAAAATGTCATCTTCTCCCCAATCCTCTCCAATGCTTTTCGCTTGTTCCACAGCACGAGCCCAAGCATCAATGAATTGGTGTTGCGATTGGTCTCCGCCATCATTGCGAGTGACTTTGTAGATGCCGCCGACATAATTGCCGTCAAGACTGTCATACACTTGAATCAACATTCTATTTTATATATTGTTTTGATTTCTCGAAAACAGGGGATTTTTTATAATGATCGTGAACCATAATCGTAGAAAGTAATAAAAAATACCCCTTGGTGGACAGGGGTATTTTTATCAACTTACTTGTTTAAGTGCCAGATGTCTCGCAAGACTTCAACCGATGTTGATTTAGACATCCATGCGCAAATCGTCCCGTAGCCTTCTGAAGCATCTTCAAGCACCAAGTTAAAATCATAATCAAGTTCCGCGAATCTTTGATTCATTCCATCAGCAGTCAGCCCCGTCTGAGCCATTTCTTCGGGAAAGACAATCGCAAAAACCAAGTGACTCAAAATCTCACCAGCCCAAATCTCTCTTCGGGTAAGCATCCTATTGTCAAGAGAGTTTACATGATAGTCTTCGATAGATTCGCTCGGGATTTGACGACCACTTTCTTCAATCCAAAACTGAAGGTTGTTTAACTTCTGTCCTAAAACCGCAGTATGATAATTGCCGTAAAGCCACGCAAGAGACTTTAGAGTTTCGGCAGAAACGTTCACTTGATTGTGCTTGGGCCAATTGCGCGGGCAATCCGAACATCGCATCAGGTATTCGACATAAGCCAGAATTGCTTTGATTAAGGTCCCGCGACTCCGATAGCAGGCCTTTTTCATTTGCTTCGCGGCTTCGATTTGAATCTGGGTCATTCTCTAACTATATATCCGATTGTGACAAAAATATAGGGGATTTTTGGAGGCCACGGCGAGAATCGAACTCGCAACATCCCTTTTGCAGAGGGAGCCCTTAACCATTTGGGTACGTGGCCGTATATTGGCACGCCTGAGAGGGTTCGAACCTCCGACCCTCAGCTCCGCAAGCTGATGCTCTATCCACTGAGCTACAGGCGTGTTTTAAATTTTGGCCCCCTCGATAGGACTCGAACCCATAACATCAGCATCCGAAGTGCTGCGCTCTATCCATTAAGCTACAAGGGGGGGGGAGTATTTTTTTTGACCCAGTGTCCACGGCTCGGTTTGTCAATTTTGTAGGATTTAGCCCAATTACCAACTGTTTTATCGGACACATTGTATATCTTAGCAATCCTAGTCGCGGGCATTTTCCACAACATATCTTGAAGCTCGTCTTTTGATGGTTTTGATATTAGTTGCATTTCTCTAGACCTGATCTTATTGGCACAAGATTGGCATCTCTGATCTTTACGGTATCCACTGATCTTAGCGCAGCATTCTGGACATGATTTGTTTTTTGCGTTCAACTTTCTGCCAGCAAAATTTTCGGTTTGAGAATGACAATTTGGGCACAGAAGCCTCAAATTCTCTAATCTGTTATCGTTGCGCACCCCATTGATATGGTCTACTTGCAGAGATAGAGGTTCATCATTCCATGTTGCACCAAGCCCACATTTTGTGCATTCTTCAGGTAAGCCTAGCTTAATCATTCTCTTTTTCAGGGCAGGGCCACTATTGTATGTAGAATTTTCGCAAAATATATCGTCATCTGACCGAGTATTGAATCTATGGGCATAAATGGTTTGCCTTCCATTCTTTAATATATGTGAATCGTCGATCATTTCTGTCGCAATTCGTTCTTTTAAAATTCGAAAAGCTCCTCCTCGTATGGTGTAGTTAATGGCTCGGAGAATTTCGACATAAGTTTGACTTGAGGCCACTAGTTGAGCGAACTCGTCTTTAGGCATCGTCCAAATTCGACTGCGCTTTACTCTTGTTTTCTTATTGGAAGTTTGAATCACTCGTTTTAATTATGTACTTCTGTTAAGAAAGCCTTTTTTAATTATTTTTTCAAAATGCATAAAGCCTTTAATTGGCTGGGTCGGGAGGATTCGAACCTCCACCTTTTCAGGAGTCCTGTTCCAAAGACAGGCGGCTCTACCAATTCGCCTAAGACCCAGTGAAGCTGGCTCGGAGAGATGGATTCGAACCACCGCTTCTGGTTCCAGAGACCAGAGTCCTGCCTCTAGACGATCCCCGAGCACGAGATGATAATCGACGTCTCGCTCAGAGAGCGGGCTAATTCTTCGAAAAAGAAGTTACTTGCAGGTGGTAACGTGTCAGCCCGACTTAAGCGGAACGCCGACAGCGTTGTTGGACGCCCGTCGCGGAATTGCGTCGGGTGAAGACCATATTCGTATTTGATGTGGTGTGGGTCTTCATAATAAAGTGTCCTTATCTATTATACGATCAAAAAACAAAATCGTCCTATGATTTTGGGACTTTTTGTTAAAAAAGTCTTATTTGTCCTCGGATTTCAATAAAGCCACTTCTGAAGCATTATACTTGCCAAGAAGGTTTCCCATTACTCGAAGGACAGATTTCGGGCTTATGGTTTTCTCAATTACCAAAGCATCCTCGGAAGATGTTGCATTCTTGGGGTAAACTCGAAAAACATGTTTGGTTTTCATTATATCTTATATATCCGATTGGAATATAAGATATAGGGGATTTTTAATGATCGTGGCGCATAATCACGGAAAGTCATAAAGAAAGAGGGAGTTACTTCCCCCTTTCTTGTTCCCAGTCACCTAGTCTACAAAGTAGGAGTTTCCATCAATCGGCACTGGTTCTCCATCTTTGTTTTCAGTAAAGATATAGCCCAAGCGATTGGCATGATGGTATCCTTGAATCAGATAACTTCCGCCATCATCACAATCGGTCCAGGTCCAGACTTGGTTCTGGTCTGCAACTTCGGGAAGGGTATGCAAATCAGGGTCAAAAACGGCTTTAGAGAACGGTTTGCCAGCCTTCGCCGTCGGACGCTCGATTAGAGTGTATTTCTCAAGAAAATCTTTCAGGCCGTGGACTTCTTCGACTGTGAAAATCGTGTCTTTGGTCAGCTCTACATCATATTCGTCTTGGGCGTGTTCTTTTGCCTCCTTGAAGGCATCTTGTAGGTCCTTGATAGTGACTCCGATTTTCTCCATCGGAATGATAATCGTGCCGTCATCTTCGGTCTCGAACTTGAAAAGGGTAATCATTTAGCCTCCCTTTTTATATCGAATCGAAACGATAAAAATAAGGGATTTTTATGAAGATGGCCTGATCGGGACTAGGCTTCAATGATCTTGACACGATACATTCCAGCCCCGAGACTTTCGGCCTTGAATCGCCAAGAATTGCCGTAACTGAAAAATGGTCCCTTTTTGATTAGTGCTTGGGCCACTGATCGGTCAACCGTATCAGACCAATATCGATAAAACCCAGGCGCGGAACTGGAAAGCCGATTATAAATGTCATCTGCGACCTGATTTTGCTTGGTGTTCATGTCTTATATATGATTTCTTTCTGATTTATTTGGGGGAAAATTTGACATATCTCAATCCCGCCAGCTTAACTTCCGACTCAAGAGTTTCCTTGGGGATGTCATACATTCTTGAAAAAAGCTCTACCCATACTCCAACAAAATCACCATCGTGCCCAGGGTCCTTATATCCTTTCCCATAAGTAATTGCATGAGCTGTTTCATGGACTACCGTCCATGTTCTCTGAGCCCATGGCGGAAGCGTGATACTATGGTCAATCGTTTTGTAGTAGGCTTTGCTCGAATTCTGCCGACCGACCTTTATCTTTGGCGGGCGGACATTATAAGAATGGCAGATTCTTCCAACAAGCCCTTCGATTTCTCGAAATTCAAGTCCATCATGTAGTTCTTTTTGGAGGAATCGCTTGATGATATAGTCCTCGAATTTGTAAAATTTGGCTTTTTGCGTATCTCTCACTTTTTATATCCTAGTGCTCGCCCAGCGGTAAGCCCAACGCGCTCGCCATCTTTGCGCCCTCGATGCCAACCCGCGCCACTTCCAAGATTACTGCTTGAGGCGTGTGACGACAGTTTTACGCCCTTCGATTTGACATAGGCTTGATTTTCTTTTTCGGCCTGTTCATAAGGATTGACAGCAACAATTTCAGTGTTATTGGATGAAGCCTCTTGAATAATTTGGCGCTTTTGGTCAATAAGTCGTTCATTAATTCGAGTCACCATTCCAAGCCGATAGGCATTGCCATAAGTCTTTTTCGATTCCCATCCGTCGTATTCGCGGACAGCCTGAAGGGCATTTTCTTCAATCACGACGGAAAGATACTGAAAAAGCATCATCGCGGCGGCACGATTAGTTTCCTTACCAGTCAGAATAAACTCGCCCCCGTTTCGTCGATAGACATGACAGAAGTGAGTGCTTGCGATGGAATTGATTAGCTGGGATCGCCATGTGGAGTGATTTCGATTTTCAGTTGGATTAAAAGATTCAGAACCCACTGCTTCCTCGAAAATGCCCGAATTCTCAACATCAGAAGCCGTAATGTTATACCGAGACAAAAGCGCAAGAGCCGATTGCATAGCGCTATGGGCTTCATTCTCGTTCGTGCGCTTATCCTTCGCCATGGTAAGCAGCTTGGAAATACGAATTAAAGTTCCCTTTCCAACTCGCTCTTCGATGTTATCGTGTTCGATTGTCATGGTAGTTTATATATGCCTCTTGTCTCAGTAATCTAGGGGAAATTTTTTCAATCCGTAAATCAATTCGTTAGAACAATCTCTATCGCCGTCCACATAGATCGCCGTATTACCTCGATGAACATTGAGGCCACGCGCCTTGGCCAAATTGATTACCTTCTGAGCGGCCTCGCCACTATTGCAAAACCCATCCACATCTTCGGTTAGAAAAGTTTTACAGTCGTTGCTCCAAAGTTCAGCTGCCGTCCGCGCCTCAATGCAACAGCCATCGGAACATAACCGAACGTCATAGTCATAAACATTGATATGATATTCAGCCTGACTTGCAATTTCTTTTCCGATAACGCAATCGTCTACGTGGTACATATATCATTATAGTAAATTGAGCCGATTAATAAGGGGGATTTTTATAATGATCGTGCCGCACAATCGTAGAAAGTTATAAAAAATCAGGGCTTCATTGCCCCGATTAGTTTCCTGTCAATTTACTCACATTACGATGATAGGGTCACCGAACGTATCTTCAACGAACTCCCCATCTTCGTCAAACTCTTCGGTCATTTGCCGAATAGAACACCCTGAGATGTTTGTGTAAGTTTCTCCATCATTAAGAACCATCGCCAAATCATTATTCAACCCACAAACAACAATCATGTCGGCGGCAATGTTGGCAAGATGTTCTTCATTCACGTCAATGCTGTCGATGATTTCGGCAGTCGAACGTCCTGCTAGCATTTGCTTAATAATTTCTGCACAAATGCTAAAAGCGTCAAAAAGGTTACTGGGTTCTCGCTTGTCCACCCTTAATATATGATTTTTGCACCATGAACTAAGGGGATTTTTTGACTAAATCTTTTCGAGTCTGCATGGTTCAATATCGAAAACATTACCTTCCATATCTTCGACCTGGGCATAATCTTCACGAAAACCCACAATTGTACCAACAAATTCATGATTGTGCAAATCGCCCTCTACGGGCGCGGGAACTTGCACACGGTCATCAACATCGAATTCTTCATCGCGGCTGCAAGTGCTGGGGTCATAATCGCCGATGCCCGCGACTGCTAATTCAAAAGTGTCAAAAGGCCCAAGGTTGATTTGAGTGAAAACCTTAAATGCGCGGAACTTAGAATTGGATGCTTGAATGCACCAATTGCCACAGGACGAAACAAATTCACCAGGCGCTTCTTGATTGAACTTCACTTCTTATATATCCGATTGGATTCAAAAACAAAGGGGAATTTTATCAATCAAGAAGATCAATTTCATTCCGAATCATCATGTTTCTCATTGGGCTTTTGGGTTGATTCGCGATATCAAAGGCTTCAAGAGGATGATCTGGTAATTGCGGAACCTGTTGCTCAATAGCTTCAACAAGATTTTCAGAAAGGCGTGTTGCTCGTTCTGTAATAGAATCGCGGAAAAAACTGATCGCTGATTGGGCCTTGGTCTTTGTGTTGTCTCCCAAAAAATCAATGATGACTCCATTTTCGTCATAGTCATCAGGAGCGTTCTTCTCAATTTCCTTAGCTCGATTAATTAGAGAATCGAGCTTTTCGAGAACCGATGGTGATAGCTGCAATCTGTTGATGCTCACGGAATTATATATTGATCAAAAAAGAAAAAACGGGGGATTTTTAGAATCCCCCTTGTCGAATTAGATGCGCAACTTGCTGAAGTGTTCTCGTGGCCGCGTCAACATCCACTACGGCGTCTGATAGGTTTCCGTAATGATGCTCAAGGCAATTCATCAAAAGCTGGCGGATTCGCTTTTCATCGGGCGTGTGAGGCAGCTTTGAGTTAGCATAAGCCAGCTCAAGTTCTTTTTCTCGACGAGTAAAGTATTCCTCGATTTCCTCTAAAGTCCATTCACCTCTCCGAATAGATTTAAGCTGTTCTCGATTTCTTTGAAGATCAAGAGTGCCCTCAACAAGAATTTGCTCAACTTCGTCAATCAATCTTACAACATGATAAGCAAACTTCACGTCGAATCCAAACTGTTCCACCAGCTCTTTTCGCTTGCCTTGCGGAGCCTCCTTTGATCGAATTTTGTGCATCTGCGAGTAGGCATAGCCCTTGAACTTGTGCCACGCTCCCTTATGCAAGAAGATATGACGTTCGTCACGCACCATTTGAGCGATTGGAGAGCAGTGCAAAATCGCGTTTTGTGGAGTGAAAAGAGAATCCACCATGTTGGGATTGTTTTCCATAACCAAACTAAAATACTTGACGATATTGTAAATGCAAAAATCGTACTCGGTATTTTTTTCTTCATCTTTGATATGATGCACCGACCATTGCTCGAATTTCTCAGGCTGTTGACCAAAGCCAGGGATATGTCCCGCTAAGTGAGGAAAGACAATGTGCTTGGGCGGGATACAAAATCCATAAATATCCATATCCGACGTATCAGAAGACACTCCGTAGGCCACACTTCCCATGATCGTCTCGTATTGAATCGAATCGGGGAAGTGCTTTGGCACTGAGTTTTTCGATACCAGACCATTATCAATAACTCTCTTTACTCTACTCATGTCTTTATATAGGGAGTTTTGTTTGGAATTAAGGGGAAATTTTATGAACCCCTGTAGCCTCGATCATGTGTGTGATCACAGGCTTGTCGGAGCCATCTTGTTCATAGCCCACTCGGAGACCCTTATGAGAACTGATCTTGTTCACGGTTTCTGCGGAGAAGAAGGCTAGAGGACCCATATTGCGCGTGACAATCTGACTTAGATTACCAATAATATTATCGGGGATTTCTCCTTTTTCATCAAAAATGTGAGGCTTGGCATCAGCTTTGTCTTGAGAAAGTGACCAAAACGTGTCTACTTTGTATCCGAGAAGTTTTCCGTCAGAGTGGTAAATGCCAATAGCAATTGTGTCCTTCATTGCTTTATATATTGATTGCTTTTTAGAAATTAAGGGGAAATTTGGTAGACACCCGAGCTTTCAATCATGTGTGTGATTACAGGCTCGTCAGAATCCTCAAACTCATATCCGATTCTCAAACCTTTGTGAGACTTTAGTATGTTGAAGATTTCATCGAAAACGAAATTTAGAGGCCCCATGATTGCGCGTGACAATATGGAACACTTTCTCAATGTTGTAATTGTAACCATCCCCGCTTGGATTGTAAACGTAGCGTTCGGCATCACTTTTGTCAGAAGTGAGTGTCCACTTGGGGCTTGCCTTGTAACCAAGTAGAGTGCCATCGGACTTGTAGATTCCAATTGTGATTTTGCTCATACTTTATATATTGATTCTGATCGTGCAAAAACGGGGAAAATTAAGTTAAATCTTTGGTTTACCCAACGAAGCTTCATATTGTCTAACTAAATCATTGAATTTAACATGCTTCCACCTAACAAGGCCGTGATGGAGCTGCAAACCGCAAACTGATCTATACGTATCAGGATGCGCCGACTTATCTATATTAAAAGCATATTCAAAGGCGCAGCGTGCATCTTCACAACAGGCCTTCCGAGTTTTTTCATTAGGACCTCGATCAATCTGAATAGCATACTCCATCGCCGTTACAAAATGCCTGCATGCCGCCTCTCTAGTTTCTTCGTTGGGGGATTTATCAACCTTTAATGCATAATCTATTGCGAACCTGCCAGATGACACTAAAACCTTCCAAGGCAAACTATAATTATGTTGTTTTTCAACATTAGTGTAACCAAAGCTGCGATCAATAGCAAAAAAAGTATTGTATGGGGCTTCGAGATAGTTCGGGACAACGCCTAGTCTACATGCTGCTGATCTGGTTGTGTGGTGAGGCATTTTGTCAACATATAGAGCGTAGTCAATTGCAGTAAGTGGATTGATGCATGCCATTTTTCTTGTGTTTTCGCTGGCAAAAACATTTACTGCATACCACACAGCAAAGCGGGGTATATCAATCCAGGAAAATAATGCTGATCCTATTGGTTTATTAAGCATCGAAGTGCAAGTAACTTCAGCAATCGCCCTAGATACCTGATAACAACTCCAGCGCTGCTTATGAGCCATTGTTTCAATTGTAGAAAAAAACACTTTGATATCAACCGTCTGTGCCAGACCAGTTTTGATAAATGAATAAAGCTCTACTCTTTCTACTTTCTTTTTCTTGTCTAGGTGTTGGCACAATGCGTAAATCGCAATGCTCAAGAAAATCAACCCCAGAAAAACAGAATAAAAGATGATCTGCGATTCGTCCATGATACCTTTATATATTGATTCTGATCGTGTAAAAACGGGGGAAAATTAGGTGTACGACTTGAGTCGATTGATTTCGTCGATCAGTTCTTCAATCGTTTCGACCTTAAATTCCTTGTTAATATTCCAATCGTAGCACAGGAACACATTGGCATCAGTCATGTAAAATTCATAACTGTCATCACCTTGAACATGCACAAATGTCGGCTTGTTCTTTTGCTGCTTGACAATCGCCGAAACGATTTCTTCTGCGCTGGTTGAATATATGTTCATGAGAGTGATGGAAATTTGGTGGGCCAGGTGGGACTCGAACCCACGACCCGCGGTTTAAAAGACCGCTGCTCTACCTGCTGAGCTACTGACCCGTTCTTTTTATATTATTTTCGGCTATGGAAAATGGGGGATTATTTTACGCGCCAATACCGATGTTTGCTGTGTCCACCTGTCTTTTTTCGATTAATTTGCTTGATATCCCACCCATTTTCTTGATACAATGGCATCAACTTATCAAGCAATTCTTGAGAATGACCCTCAACCGAAAACTCTAATATACGACCGCGATAGAGAAGAATCTTTGAATCAATGTAACGCATCAATAAAGACTCTTTCGTATTATAATCAAGTGCTTGTTGCTTTGAAATCAAAATGTGTATCCTCGGTTTTATATTATTTTCTGCAACGATAGAAAGGGGATTTTTAGATGAATTCAAGATCATCCATTGCCCGCCACACCGCATGAATTGGGTCAACACCAATCGGGTGGGTTTTCACACGGGTGGTGGGGGCATCTATTTTTGCGACTATATGGCGCTCTTGATCTTCAATCAACAATGCTTCACAACCCTCATAAAAATGCGGACCAAGATCGGGCACATCGGGGACATCAGCTTTAGACCATTGTCCAAGGGCCATTGTGGGATAAAGAAACGTACCTTTCGTTACGAAGACAAGAGAATTTGCCGCTTTACTAACCTCGACAAAATACATACTTCCGTCTTTTTTGTAGTAAGAGCTGTTTTTTTCAAACCATCCGTAGAACCAATAATACCCAGGTTCCGTCGGAATTTCTTTGGTCCACTTAGACATTTTTATTCTTCTCCACTTCAGATCAAAGTAAAATTAGACTTAAAGTAATCGAGAAGAGTCATCCCGATGGATTCCATCTTGGAACAATCAGAAAAATACTCGAAATTCCCCGTGTCTGGGTTTTCAATCTCCAAGGCCATTACCATTCGAACAATACGACCATCAGGCAGCTTGAATCCAAAGCACTTTCCTTCAAAATCGTGTTGGGGGGCAAGATTTTCGTCGATCAATAACTGGCCACTAAGCTCGAAATCACAAGACTTCATGGCTTATATATCCGATCAGAACCTCGAAAATAAGGGGATTTTTATCCCTCGTCAAGCACATGTGGCAAAAGCTGCGCTTTGCCTTCTCGACCATAATCTTCACTCATGGAATCCATGCAGCCAATATCGTAACACATGCGACTATTAAGCGTTTTAGTTACGTCACGAACATAATCACTCAATGAGAATTTTTTATATTCAATGTCGGGCCAGTCAATATCGTGATCGGGGCAGTAATGCTTGATGATTTGCCAAATGTATTCAAAATTGCCTCTCGCTAAGCATCCTCGACAATGTGTTTTGTGAACCAGAGTGTAAATATGATCCATGCGCATGTTAACCTCTGAAAGTGCCCGCATGCGCCGCATCGGGTCTTCGTGCAAAAGGGCCTCGAAAGGCTCGTAAGGATCAAAGTTTGGATCGCAAGACGCACGACTTACAGCCTCGAAAATCAAATCCAATGGTGGGACAGGCAATTGATTTAATTCTTTGTTAATTAAATCGGGACATTCTTCTCGTGCCTTGGCAAATCGAGAGTTCATGCAGGGATTTGTCTTCAGGAAAGATTTCCATTCACTCAGGGTTTTCATTGTTTCCTCGATTTTCCTTAATTATTATAGTAGGTTTTCGCTCGAAAATCGGGGATTTTTATGACTTTCTATTTTTATGCGTCACGATGGAAGAGCGTTATAAAATCAAAAGAACCCATATTAGAGTTCTTTTGATTTTGGCGATATTTTACGGGTTCCACGCTTTAATAGCGTCAAAAGCTGTTTTATACTTGTTGTATTCTTCTTCCCCGTACATCACAAAGACAATTTTGTTGAAATAAACATTTTGCGCAACCCGCACCCATTCAGATACGGCACCAAGAGCGATGGGCATTGCAAGGTCAAGAGGAAATCCAAAGATTCCTGTGCTAATAGAACCAAACCCCACTGATTTATAATTCTTGTTTTTGCAGATCGCATTAGCGGCATCAAGAGCATAATCATATGTTGCCCGAAGTGCAATGCGCTCGCCTGAAACACCATCAGCCCACACAGGACCAGGAGTGTGAATGATTTTCTTAAATCCAGTTTCAAAGCCATCTGTAACAACGGGATGGGAAGTCGGGCTGCCGTAGGGGGCAAGTTCTTTCAGCTTTTCAAGAAGGTTAGGGCCTGCAGCATCATGAACCGCGCCGTCTAATCCTCCGCCACCGCGCATCTTACAGTTCGCAGCATTAACAATGATGTCTAAGTCTTTTGCTTCCAAAAGACTCCCCTGGCGAAGTTCGATTTGGACGATAGGACCGCGGAAATTACTGATATTAATCACAATTTATATATCCGATTGGACCACAAAAGAAAGGGGATTTTTATTATAATCGTGCCACCCGATCATAGAAAGTCATAAAAAAGATCATGATATAAAGTCATAAAAAATCGTGTTCATAAAAGAAAAGCGGAAGTGATAAAATCACTTCCGCCTATAGCCGATTGTGTTAAGTCAGTTTATTGACTTGCGCGAATTTCAATCTTGTCGGAGCCAACTTGTTCAATCGTAAAGTTACTTACGTTGAGATTGGTTCGGAGCAGAACGTTTCCGTATTGATCGACGGTGATGGACTTCCATCCTTGACCTTGGTCATTCTTGGCGACGATAAAGCCGTCACTGGTTTTCGAGTAGTAAACGTAAGGTCCAACTTCCTTGCCTTGCCAGTTCACTCCAAGGGCGTTTACATACTTGGTCGGGACGCGGACACGGCCACCACTACCCACCTTAATCACTCCCTTGTTTTGAGTGTTGGTGGTCTTAGTTCCACGAGCAGAACTAGTCGTGGGCTGATTCGTGTTGGAGGTCACGGGTGCCTGATTATTGGCAAGAATATTCCGAATGGAATTCGGGTCATAATTGGCAATGTCCGTGGAAGTCGGGCCATAGACAATGGCGCGGATGGCGACGAGCGTGCCGAACACGGCGAGGCCGAAGGTGCGCAGCTTACTGGAATACTTTCCTACGCTCTGCATATAATCATGCACAACGGGCTTGACGGAATTATGCGTAACGTCATTGCCAGAGCCGCGCATAATCAGGGTGATGTCATGGGCGGTGAAGGAAGTCCCCTTCTTCACAAGCTCGTTTACGATGTTCTTGATGCTATTGGTTTGCGATTGAGAAATGCTCATCTCTTCTATATATTCAATCCCCTTTTGAAAAAAGGGGGATTTTTTTTAGTTATGCTTTTCGTTTTGAGATTCGATCCATTCTTCGACCACACGATCATACTCACCCCCAAAGAAGCCGAGGAACGCTGACGCGGGTCGGTGGCTAATGTCGGGTCCAAACGCAAAATGGTCGCAGAACCTAACAAACTTGTTATGAACGTTCAAAAAGAACGTCTCACCAATGTGGCGATAGCAAGCGTCCACTTCGATGTTCTTGTACATGTCGCGGCACCCGATATGGCAAGTAGCCCCTTCGGGGATTGGTCCAAAGGCCTTTTCAAATGCTTGTTTAACGGTCATTGTGGTATTTTATTATATCAAATCCCCCTTTTGATAACGGGGGATTTTTTTAGTTTCCGAATTCAACCAGGTAGGTGAGGTTGCATTGATCGGTGGTGTATACGATCATTTCATTATTGTGTACGCCTGATTGTCCTGCTTTTGCAAATATTGAATCATGTCCTTGCACGGGGTACTTTGACGGTCGTGTATAGGACGTTGGGACAAATGGGCGTCCCATTGCTACATCTGCGAGAAACATGAACGTGGACGATTCAATTCCTCCTCTTTGTCCTGGTGCTGCTCCATAGGCATAATTGAGGCTTTTCGTGGACTGATCTGAAAAATACAATCCATCCCCGAACATTCTCCCCGTCACATGAGGGCTCGATGCGGGTGGGACTTGCAGTCCGCCTTTAAGGATGCTCAAAAGGTTCCCCGCTCGTGTCCCATGCCAGAGTTCCATCACGTTGCCGACGTTCTTTCCCCGATCACCATATGCCTTTGCCATCGCGTTAATTTCGACAGAAAAGACTCGTTTCACCCCCAGATGATATGATGCGTGCATGGTCTTTCGTGTGGAGTCGTATTTGTTTTTGATTCGTCGAATTATGCTTTGATCGTCTACAAGATGCAATTTCACATCAAACACTTGTGGCGTGTTTGTGTCATCCCCTTTCTGCGTCAGTGGTGCGCTCACGACAGATTGGAATGATGCTTCCAGGTCGTCAAGAATTTTGCTTTGATTTTGAATAGCTTGAAGGCTCGGGAAGAGTTCTCTTGGGTCTGGCTTTCTGCGTCCAATCTTTTGAGGGATGGCAGTAAGGTACATAGACAAGAGCGAATTCCAATCGGGGGAGTTCCAATCTTGATTATGCACAAGAAGGCCCATTGATGCCAAGATGCTTCGTGCATCTTGAATGGCATCGTTCGTGACAACTCCGAGGGGCGTTGTAAAAACTCCCTTTGAAGTGTCGTATTCCATAGCTGTTGCTGTTAGAATGTTATGAACGTTTGCTTTAGTCAGGAAGGCAATTAGTTCATCTAATTCGGGGCTATTTGTGTTGATTTGTTGTTTGGCAACTGACGCAAGCGAAGTGTTATCTTGCGTGGTGTATTCTCCGATCAGAACTCTTTGCTTAACGTATCCTTTTCGTTCCTTTTCGCGGCATTTCCTATCGAAGAACTTTTCTGCGTCTGCAAGGCTTCCGTGGGGAAATTCCTTTGATTGTGCGTTATCTCCGACTCGGCCCCACGAAGTTACGACCGTGAAGTTTGGTTCAATTTTGATGTTCCAAAACTTGTTATTATTCGCGCTCACGTCAGCGAAAATATATCGAGATTCTTTCATTAGTTTACTGCGGGTTTGAATGTTGGCAAGACTTTCCAGTCCTGGCTTAAAGCGACCACGGTTTTCGTAGAATGGTCTAAAACTGCCCAGAAGTCCACCATGTCAGAGTTTCGTCGAATCATATCCATGCACTCAGTCATAGTTTGCGCAACAATCTTCAAATTGTATGGACCTGAGCTGATTACTTCAAAGCGATTTGAATCGTTCATATCTATTATATGAATTTGATCGTAAACAAAAGGGGGATTTTTATGACTTTCGCGCCCCTTTGAACATCTTTGCTTTGATGACTTGGTTGATGTTTAGTTCTTCAAAGCAGGCTTGAATCTGGTCCCCGCCTTCGTACTGTGATTTCTTCATCCATTCAATGTCGAAGATATTTTCCCATGTTCGTTTTTGCTTTTCTTTATATTCTTGCTTCTTTCGTGCTTTTTCGGGGGAATCTTCGATTGTTTCGGGCCATGGTTCTTCGCCCTTGGCATACTTTCGTAATTGGTAGAGTGAGATTTTGGGTTTCTCGGGGTCTGTGTCCATGTTCGTAATCTCCATCCATTCTTGATCGGCTTTGGCTTCTTCGATCATAGTTTTCGCTAGATAGCGTCGATTCAAAACGGAGTGCCATCCCTGGAAGCAAGAACATAATACTTTCTCATCGGGGATTTCGAGTTCGATCATAACAAATTCTTCTCCCTTTGGGTACAGATGTCGTTCTGATCGGATGTCAATTTTATGCGTCCATGCCCACCACGGCCAGTTACCTTGGTAGCCTGGAATTCGATGTTCCATTTGCTCTTTCATCCACGAATAGGCGGCATAGAAGCTATCATCTTCGATAGAAAACCCATTCTTTTCTGCGTATTCTTGATCGATGTGTTCTCCCAGCATCGCATCTGCGATCAGAATCTTTTGTTCTTGGAGTTTGTTCCACACTTCAATTGGTTGCGTGGTGTAGAGCTTCATACTTTGATATAGTATAAAAGTGTTTTGAAATAAGGGGAAAATTTGGTGCCCCAGAGAGGACTCGAACCTCCGACAAACGGCTTAGAAGGCCGCTGCTCTATCCACTGAGCTACTGGGGCATTTTGTTTTACTTTTTGAAGTGATGAATCACTTCTTTAATCCACGCTACGATCAGAACAATGGCTATGATCGTTACAAACGACATGACATAGAAAAAGCTAATCATTTTAGATCGTATCCAGCGATTCGTCCTTCAAAGTATTCATCGCGGCGGAGTTCTGTATTCAGTAGATAAAGCTCGTATTCAGCCTTTTTGAGTTGACTTTGCAGTTCGCTCATCTGTTCTACGTTGTAAGCAAGCGATGTGTTTCCGTTATTGTGTTCAGTCCTAGTTGTGGCTGAACCAATTTTGCTCAAGATATTTGTGATCTCTGCTTCTTTATTGGCAATGTCTTGAATGATGTATTCTCGTCGGCGCACGGGCCAGCCCTTAATGGGGTTGTCATTGCCGAGAATGTTCTCCCATGCTTCAAGTCGTCCTTTATAGGATTCGATAAAATCTTGTTCAGCCTTCGATTGTTCTGCGAGCCGTGCAGCTTCTTGATCTTTCTTTGCTTGTCGTTCTTGCGCGGCTTTTTGTTGTGCAATCATGTTTTGATGGTTCTTGATGATACTAGTCGTGCCCCAGATTCCAGTGAACACGATCACCATAATGATCGCGATTGTCTTGATTTGAGATAACTTTTGTTTCTTCAAGAAGCTTGCGCGATCTTGTTGTTCTTCTTCCGAAAGCAGCTGGTTCATGTTTTATATATCCTTTTGATTTCCAAAACTTAGGGGATTTTTCTCTTAAACTTGGGAAAAATCCTGGTTCTTCAAATCTGCCAGGGCGATTTCGCGAACTGCGTCTGAAAAATTCAGCATATTCAGAACCTTTGCGTTGGGATTGTCTTTAACAAAGCCTACAATATCCAACAGGGTAAGATTCTTTCCAAAATCCACGGTGTAAACTTGTGAATCTTCGATCATAAAAATGGTCGTGTCAATCTTTTCGTTCGCGGTTGTGTATGCGCTTACCAGTGACCCGATCAGCAAATCCAGTGCTTCAAAATTTTCTCCAGTTAGATTCTTAGCAAATTCCTCTGCATCTTCAAGGAATTGTGCGGATTGATCTTCATCAGTGTTGAGATAATAAGTATTAGTTCCGCCAGTGCCATTGTTTTCGGCATAAAAAGCAAGTTTGTCATCAATGGTTATTTGCGCCGAAAAGCACAGAGTTTCCTGGGAATTATGTGCGTCAACCTTTGCGTTTCTAACTGAGATGTTCATTATCTATTATATGATTCTGATCGGGTGAAAAAAGGGGAAATTTGGTGGGGGCGGTGGGCTACGATCCCACGATCTAACCGTTATGAGCGGTTTGCTTTAGTCCAACTAAGCTACACCCCCAAGGTGTTTTACGTTGTTTTAGATTTTCGTCAATTCTGTAGGCAGAACACTAATCATAGCCAAAAGGCCATCAGCATGCACTAAGATTTCGCCATTTTGGTCTGGGATGTTGCTTTCCACGGTTCCAGTCGAGGAGATTCTACCCCATTCATCCACGGAAGTGGATTCTTTTGCGGAGATTTGAACTCGATCACCTTTGTTGAAAATTACCATTACTTTTTATATATCTGTTTCGTCGTGCAAAAAAGGGGGATTTTTTAGATCGTGTCCTCGGGGAAGAGTGTTTTTGCAAATCCAAATTCATCGATCACATCACAAAGTTTAAGAACATAAAATTCAAGTGATCGATTAGGACAAGTAAATAGAATGTCATCGTCCACTTGTTTGATTGTCACTTGATCTCCATTCTCAACAAATCTATTCAACCAGGCTTTCAGCACGGGCACGGGATGATTTCTGAGCGTCTTGTGATCTTTCACGACAAGAATACTTTCTTGCTTTTCGGTTTCTGAATTCATGGTGATATTATGGGGAGTTTGCCCCCTGGTTTACAGGGGACAAATCTTTTAGGGGGCCAGTTTGTAGATGGCGAAACAAGTGATGTAAACGAACGTGATCAACACTAGGGAAGAGTTGAGATTGCTGTAAAGAATACTCACAAAATCATTGAACTTTTCATTCGGCTTAGTCTCAGTCTTTTCTTCGACTTTATATTGAGTATTTGACAATGACTTGGAATATGACAGAAGTGAGGTTACAAGCATAATCACAATAGCCTGGAAGATCGTCAAAGGCGTGGCTCCATGAGGGGTGGCAAACCAAAGCCAAATTTGAGTCAGTACGAAGGCTCGATAGATGCCCACCAAAACAGACATGAAAAGAAATCCGAAAAAGGCCGACGCCCGAACTTTGATTACTACAGGATCATTACCCATATTTCTTATATGATTCTGATTGAATGAAAAAAGGGGATTTTTTTACCCGATTTTCAATTGGTCACCAAATCATCGCCCAAAATATCATTAGAAGTGTTGGAAATATACTTCTTGTATAGCTGACGCCATTCGGAAAATTCATAGTGATTGATTTCAATCCAATCGCCGCCAACAGTGTTGAACCAAACGGCGCAATAATCCTTATCGCAAATCGTGATTTGCAGAACATAGCATCCTTCACCATGCTTTGCGTGACGAAAGTCCTTGCCATAAACCTCAACGTCAATCAGATCATCTTCTTCGGCTTTCTTAAATCGTTCAACTCCATCGTCATTTCGGCTCAGGTCTTCGATTGCTTTGTAAATTTCATCTGCCTTCTTGATGTAATTGCTCATATCTTATATATCCGATAAGAGTTTAGAAAATGGGGGATTTTTTGGAGCTGATAGCGAGATTTGAACTCGCGGCCTTCTCCTTACCAAGGAGATGCGCTACCACTGCGCCATATCAGCTTAAATCGGGCAGCCTTTCCAGTATTCGGGCGGAGCTTCAGCAAGACTTTCTCGAAAGTTCACGCCGTATTTTTCAAAGGCTTCGATAGCGACAATAAAACATCGCTCAAATCGAATCATCGCAGCTTCTTCGGTTTTGCCTTGTGAAGCAATATCATAATCCAAGCATTGCACTACGGTCAGATCACTGATCGGGTCTTGATGAATAGACACCATGACACAAAAATCTTCTTCGCCATGTTGAATGTTGCAAACTTTGAATTTCATGTTTATGCTCGCTTCCAGGGGGAATTACTCCCCCTGGATAATGTTTTACATCAAAATCTTGCAGATGTATCCCGAGCCAAGAGCAATTGCGGGAAGCATAATGCCAACAAACCCGAGGACAACATTCAAACGAGTGTAACTCTCTTCTGGTGAAACATTCTCGCTAGTGTTCATGTTAAGAATCGCAAGAACTTGGGTGATTCCCATCGTGAACACAGTCCCCAAGACAACGAGCCCAATCGCATGAAAAAGCCCGATGCTAGGAACCCCAAGGGGAACAACAAACCATTCCCAGAGAGTCGAGACGGCGTAGCCTGAAAAAATCGAAGTGACAAGATTCAAAATACCAAAAGTGATATAGAATCCGAGCGTGGGTTTGTAAGATGTGTTTCCCATGTCTTTTATATGATTTTGCTTGTGAACAAAAAGGGGATTTTTTATTCCACGTTAAAAACGATCATAGTCCCATCGTTTACGCCGTCATACTTCCAGATCACGTTGCCGCTTTCAGCAACTTCGATGGCCAAGCCTACGGCCTCTTCGGGGCTGGAAGCCCGAACTTCAACACAGGTTCGCACCACAGCCGTGGCACTAATATCAACTTGGTAGTCTCGTTCCATATCTTATATATCCGATTAGGCCACGAAAGAAAGGGGATTTTTAAGTTGCTTCGCCAGTGATCGGGTTTCGGCGGTGCATAACACGGAATTCTCTTTGAATTGCCGCACACTCTCCTTCGGTGTCGCAAATCTGAATGGAACAATCGGGATAAGAAACGTAAAACTTGTCCTCAGGCACAATACCAGCTGCCCCATTCCATTCATCGGAACTTCCAAAAACCACGTCTTCAAAATCTTTCATGTTTTATATATCACTCCAGGAACAAAAAGAAAGGGGGATTTTTTTAGGAACGCAGAGGACTCGAACCCCACTTCTTTTACAAAGCCGATTGTTTAGCAAACATCGCCCAGCACCTGTCGGGATTACGTTCCGTTCTTTTGAATGAAAATGGAGGAGAGCAACGGACCTGCCCCGTAGATGTTCGCACATCCGATCATCTTTCCAGGATGCCCCAATCCTTGACTGGTTTACTCTCCGAAAAATTATAGCTACGGGGCGAGCGAAGTCGCCTCCTGCGTCCCTGCATGACCGAGGTCAATTCGTTCTGCTGTGCTCTATACACCACCGTAGCATCACAGTGTCTCTGGTTAGCTTTTCCAGGTGCTTCGTGTAGCTATCACTCCGCACTGCACTGATATCTTTTATATTGTTTTATCCCTCGAAAAAAGGGGATTTTTTATCGGTCTCTCCCGATTGTCACACCACTTCCGCAATGGCTCTCACATGCGACGCTTTTAGCTACAAGGTGTCTGTGCTCGTTGAGCTAGATTTCCATTTATCTAGCAATTTTTCGCCTCGGTGGTAGGTCTGTTACCATTGCGGGGTATATGTTACTTCTTTCAAACAGAGTTCCCACTCCAAGTGTCTTTAATCCTAATTAGTGCTAAACCTCTTCAGGAAAGGATTGTTCCGATATTTAATTCGGGCGAACTTTTTACTTTTCTTTCACTTCACATTTCTTATATGAATTTCATTCCCCAAAAAAGAGGGATTTTTTATCGGTCTCTCCCGATTGTCCCCATATTTTCAGCATTAACACGTGGTTTCAGGGCACGTGTCCTTCTTGGCATGGAGCCAAAACTGTTAGAAAAAGCTCTTGCCAAGGTGCTTCGTTGGAAAATCAATTATTAAAGTTCTTCAATTTGCCTCGCGATTTGATTCATCAGCGGAGTATGAAACTGAATGTTTTCGGGAGTGGTGAGACGAACATCATCACCATCAAAATCTTCGATTTCCGCATGACCTTTTAATAAAAGCTGCAAGGCTGTGTAATTCACAATAACTTCAGCTGCCCAATTAATAATCCCTTGGCATTCCTCCAATGAGCATTCTCTTTCTTGTCGATTTCGCGATTGGATAAATGACGTGAGAATTCTTTCGATTTCTTGTTCCTGAAGAATGTTGTCTGAACTATTCATACTTGTTCTACGATTGGTCTTGCCGATAGTGTTCCCAAGCGGGACCATTGTCAGTAAGGAGTCAGAACAATTTTGTCGTTCTCAAGCCAAATTTGATGCTTTTCACTGATCTTCAAGGGCATAAGTAATGCTCGGCACTTTGCGCGTTCCCAAAGGAAAGCCAAATTGTTTGCCCCAGTTAGATCAGTGTAGTTCAAATCGCTGTGGTGAGAAATCTCAAGGCGGTGCCGCCGTGCAAAAATATCAGCGGCAACAGAAAGACGATTTTCATCCTGGGGATGAGCCTGGCGATAAATCTTTGCTTCCATACTTCTTATATCCGATCACTCTTCTGAAAATGGGGGATTTTTATTCCAATCTCAAAAGAGCATCTTCTTCCATGCCTGTTGTGATCGCAGTGATCTTCACTTCCAACCCATTCGGGAATATGAGTTTCAATCGATCAGAATTATGATGTTCTGAAATCTCGCCCTCAATGTTATTGGCTGACACGTTTACAAACTCATATGATGTCAGTAGCCCAAGAGACACCAGATGATCGAGGCTTTCTATTTGTCTATTCATTTTGTCTCCTTTGGAAATTTTGGCGGATATGACGAGACTTGAACTCGCGACTTCCTGCGTGACAGGCAGGTGCTCTAACCAACTGAACTACATACCCAGAATCTTTTTATTTTTGGGGAACGAGACTTTGCTCAAAGCCTCATGGCGAAACGTTCTTACGCTGTTCCCCAAAGTCAATGGATCATTTGCTCGCGAAAACAAATTGATTTGTTCCATCCGCTTGGTTTTTACATACAGGATCACCTAGCTAAAACAAGAGGCTTACCGCAAGCCCTATACGAACAGTTTTTTGTCTCTAAAAACCGATAAAAAATCAGGGATTAACGCATTTCCTACGCTAGTGTTTTTCTGAGTGTTTTACTAGATCACTTCTCCGATGAGCAGTCGGAAATCGCTTTGTCGGGGAGAGGAGAGAAACTCATTGCCTCCCTCCTCTCGTATCCTAGTCATAACTGAACTCGTCTTTGAGTTCATCCTTACGAACGCATGGAGTTTATTTTAAGCCTTAACTCTCTGCTCTTTCTCTTTAACTATATCAGTAAAGATAGGCTTTTCGGGCTTGCACACATGCCCCAGTGCGCTGTGATTAGTCCACATCACAGTGTGTCCACGTCTAATTTATCTTTCCCAGACGTATATGGAGCACCTTATTGTTTTTAGATGATTTTGGTTTCATCATGCTGTGTCAATTGATTTAGCTCACAGCAATACTTTATATATCCGATCACTATTGAGAAAAAGGGGGATTTTTTATGATCGGATATCATCACTCAACTCAAAGCAGGAGAGGGGATTCGAACCCCTGACACATATGTGCGAAAAATGGAGCTACGGGTGGGATTCGAACCCACGGTGTGGAGTTCCTCTTTACAAGAGAGGTGCAATCGACCACTATGCGACCGCAGCATTAAATTGCTCATAATTACGAGCCAATCTTATGTTTTTAGTTTGATTGTTTTTTGGTGCATCTAATCTCAAGGTCATTTCCGTCATTCCTTCTGTGATTAAATTCGATGAAATAAAATATGCTTTTTTGCCAACATTGTCCCAAACAGCAATCACGTCAAAATGATCTTTAGTATAACGAATTTCACAATAGTTATTCGTTGAGCGCGTCTTTACAACGATCTTGCCATTTTTTGCCTCAGCATATTTAACTTGCACTCTGTAAAGATAATTTTGATAATCTACCACCAGGTCATATTGACAGTCTTCGTCTATTGGAACAAAGATTTTTGCTTTTTGATTGACAAGACAGGCCATTACATTAGTTAGCCCGACGGCTCCTTTGTATTTTGTTATTGCCATACATAATCTATTTATCGATATTGCAACCATCAACCTTCGCGGCGGGCGCTCTACCACTGAGCTACACCTGCTTTGAATTTTATGATTTTGTTACAAAATGGAGGATGGGGTGGGATTCAAACCCACGGTGCTTTTGGCACGGCGGTTTTCAAGACCGCTACAATAGATCGCTCTGTCACCCATCCGTTTTCTTTTGAAAGCTGCCCATTGGCAGCACAAAGAAATGTGTCTTAAATTGGAGCGAGATAAGGGATTCGAACCCTTTTCTCTAGCTTGGAAGGCTAGGGCACAACCCATATACCAATCTCGCGAAAATGTGTCTCGATCAAGGGGGTGAGGCCTGCGATCAAAGATCGATCCAACACCCCCTAACACTTTTATATCTATACCTGTATGAAATTTTCAATATTCGATCTTTCTCTTCCCAGACATCATATCTAAAAAGAAAAGAGGCTCGATCTTATCGAATCGAGCCTCTTTGTTCTGTAATCACAGTAAAGCTACGATTCGATGGGTTCTCCTGAATCAGAATCACTATCCTTGCCGATAACGCCAAGGGAAAGGATTCCTCTTGTTGAGGTTCCTGTTGTTCCACATATTGTCGTCGATAAGAGATGATTCATAATATAGCTCTTTGTGCTTTTCAGTTTCTTCTCTTATTATACGACGATCACCTGCTTTTTGTTAGCAGTTTTTTGTTTTTTCTCATTGAGGGATTAAATTCTCCCTCAATGAGAATGTTTTTGGAGTTTAGTCGAGTTCCAGGGAAATGTCTGCTCGTCGAATCGGAGCCTGTTCCCAAATCTCTTGTCGGACACTAGCTTCAATCGGGGATAGGGCCTTGGCCAGTGCATAATTACGAGCTACGACAAGATTGTCCTGATCGGTACTATGTCGGCGAACGGTAGTGGTCGAGACTTCGGTCTTGTCCTTGTCGAGACTACCCACAGGGCCGACAGAGATAGTGCAGACAGTCTTGGTGCCCTTCTTCTTGTGTCCTTGCTTCCCATACGGGTAGTAAAAGTCGATGAGATATTCCTTGTTCGGGTCGGATTGCGGTCGAATTCGCATATTTTTTATATTGATTTGGTTTTCTGAAAAAAGGGGATTTTTTAAAACCATTTCAAGAGAATGAAATCAAAAAAGCAGACCCGCAGCATAACGGCCCAGAAAAATTGCACTAGCTATTAAAAGCACTGATAGAATAATAAACTTGATTCTTTGTTTTTGTTCTTGTTCACGAGATGGGCCATTGGTATAGTGATGCGCTCCGATTGCCATCAATGCGAACATAAAACCAAGTCCCAAGATAAAATAGGTAGAATAAAAAAGAAATGGGTCCATGATTTATATATGCGCTCCCGATTGTGAAAAAAGGGGATTTTTCAGACGCGAGTTCAGCAAGTTATAGACTTGCGTTACAAGTTCTTCTTCGCAAGGAATTTCTAAATCAGCGGCCAGTTCTGGATCAAAACCTACGATTCGAGGATTACGGAGTCGTTCATAATCCATCCAGCGATGCAGCAGACGCCCTTCGTTCGACTCTCCGTCGGCGTCATAATACAAATTCCCCACTTTCACGACAATATGTTGGTGTTGGCAGCGATCATCAGCGATGGCCACGATAGTAGCCTGATCGCCAATGAATCGGCGCAGAGCTTCGGCAAGAATCCAGCAACCTCCAGAATTCCAACTTACGATGTCACCCAAAATATCAAAAGCCTCGTTGCTACACATTAGTCTTTTAAGCAACTTTCCGTCAATTGTCATGATTTATATATTCGATCAAGAAAGAGAAAACAGGGGATTATTTGCTAATTCTAATATCGTAGCCTGGGTAACGACGCTTTTGCTCATCAACATACTTTTGGAGAATACTGATGGCCTCTTTATAGTCTTTGCCCAAAAGGGACCAATTGTAGTCCCCAGAATAGCGAATTTCATCATCGCATCCTGAATCCCAATAATCACTAAATTCCTCGGCAGCAAGTTCTTCATCAACTGAGTAGATATCTGCATTAACGCGGACAGCGTAGCCATTACCATTGCGATAATGTGATTCCCACTGTAGACCAACTTCAATGGGCTCATTTAGTGCGGCGCACAGGCGAACTACTTCTGAATCAATGTGCGGGATGGAGTATTCAATAGTGCCACGAAAAACAAAATTATTTTCCGAATCAATCTCCTTATCAACATCAACAATGTCAGGCCACGTAATAAAAACCGCTCCATTTCCAAAGGATTCATATCCATCTTCCAAAATGTTGTCAATATCTTCCGACGTGTATTCGTCAAAGTTAGACATTTCTGAACGAAGAATTTCAATCATTTTGCTTTCTGCCTTTTTCGCAACATCTTCAGAATTTTCACCAGAGAAAAGATAATTTTCTTCGATAGAATTGTTCTTGAAAAGAATCACATTCATATTAAACATGATTTATATATCCGATCAAGAAAGAGAAAACAGGGGATTTTTCACATAGTCATGCATATGTGAAAATATGGTGCCGCAAAAAGGATTCGAACCTTCACGCCTTTCGGCAGCAAGGTTTGAGCTTGCCGTGTCTACCATTCCACCACTGCGGCACATTTATCGAGGAGATTCTTTTTTCTTTTTCCACTGGTAATCTTCTAAAATTTCTCCAGTAACAAAATGTTCAACTGCTGTGATTCTATTTGCTGTGATTTGGACCCTATCGTCATCAAGTTCAGTAATGGCAATTTTCGCATTGTTTTGCAAACCAGATAGAACAACCCCAAGATGCATTCCTTCAGGGTACTCAACATCAACTTCAATATGAAGAATAACACATTCTGAAGTTCTTTTGTCATCGATCATAATTAATTTATCGAAATCTGAAGAAAAATTTAGGGGATTTTTAACCTAATCGTCTTTTTTTGTTTTTACCAGCATAAGTTTCTGTTTGAGCATGACAGTTGGGGCAAAGAATAATGAGGTTTTCGAGACTGTTATCACAATGATCTCCATTTATATGCTCTAATTCCAAGGGTATTTCGTGTCCTTGCCACTCTTTTAGTCCACATTTATAGCATTTATGCTCAAAATATCCTTCTTTAATCAGCCGAAGCCTTAATTTATGGCTTGATTTATAAGCTACTTTTCCCGAAAAAACATCTTCTAATGATTTTCTATTGCTATTGTGGAGATAATCCAATTGGTTTCCTCGCCCCCAAGCTGAGCCCAGAAAATGCGAAGTATCAATTCGGTATTCATGTACAAAACTTTGCAATGTTTTGTAATTTCCACCAGCAGGAATTAAACCAATAGATCGAATTACTTCAGCATAAGATTTTGATTTAGATATTATTTCTTTTATCTCCTCTAGGGTATATTTTTGCAAACGTGACACAAACATTCTTATACTAAAAGCACACAAAGCGCATTAGTAATCAATATATAACCTAATCGGGGCGGTGGGACTCGAACCCACACAGTATTGCTACTAAGGGATTTTCATACCACTATAGCTTTCACTACGATCCCAAAGGATTTTGTGGTCTGGACTATACCTTTGCCATATCTTTCGACTTAGGCAGCAACCATCTAGTCTCTACACCTTCTAACTCTGTTTTGAGTTAGCTTGGCTCGGTATTGCCATCAGCCTAACTGTTAAGGTTTCACCGAATTTGATTGCATTCACTTGCAGCTTTCACAAACAAGTGCTCATTTTATAAGTCCCCTGCGTCTGCCATTTCGCCACGCCCCGATTAGATTCTCATTTTTCAATTTGGTGCCAAGTTGGGATTTTAACCCGATGTAACTTTTCGTCGCGACCGTACTTCATTACACCCTGTCCTTCCTACGCAGTAATCACATGCCCTAATAAGGCATATCCGTAGACTGCACTTCAAGTGCTTCTTGGCACAATTGATATATCAAATCCCCTATTGAAAAACAGGGGATTTTTTAGTCAGTCAACGATTCCAAGTTCGGCTTTCTTTTTAGTCAACCAATCAAAAGTGTTCGTGTAATGAGCTTCGCCCTTGTAAATCAGAACTGACCCACCACCAAAAGCATCCAGTTTGGGCTTACTACAAGTATTCGCCCACTCAAAACAAATGGGCTGATCGTAATTGAAGTCTTCTTGCCATTTAGCCAAAATGTCAACAATAAGATCAACCTGACCACAATCATCAGAGTGAAACCAAAAGCTAGTTAAATCGTCCTTAGTTTCACAACTCCAAGGAGTGTACAAAGTTTCTTCATTTAGCTCTTCATTTTTGGCCTGGGTGAGCATTTTCTTCAAACCGTCTGCTTGTTCACGATTCTTAACGTCAACGACAAAGGAAAAATGGGTGTAATAATCAGCCATGCCTTATATATCAAAATCCCCCATGAAAAACAGGGGATTTTTAATTAGGTACAGCTTCCATCAACTTTGCCCATAATTGATTCACTCAGAAAACCTTCGTGACAAAAATTATATTGCCAAGTGTAATCGTGCTTTAGGTCTGTCATTCCAAGCCACGGGCGCATCATTCGAGGACGGTAAACAGTGCGTGTTTCAGCAAATCGCTGTGGGGTCTGTTGTGATCTTGGATCGCCAAAAATTTGAATTGTGCCATAAGAACCGAAGTGTTCTCTCCACGAATCTATGTAATCAAATACATTGCCTTCAAACCCACCTGCCCATTCAAAGTCGCGAATTAAATCAAGCGTCATGCTAACTCGGTAATCAGTTAGCGTGTGACACCGATCACTCCAAATTGGACAATTGTCTTCCATGTTGCTTCGGCGATACTGCGGAATAGCTTTTTTCACAGCCTCAATATATTTATCTTCCTTTACCGATTCATTGGCATCGAAGCGAGAATGCACCATCGCACAATCGAACATGTCTCCAAAATTTGGTGCATGCGCACTGCGAAAAATTAAATAAGTATGCTCTTGTTCAAAAATGTTCTGCCCGTGGCTAAACCCATTAAGAGGTCGATCATAATTTCCATACTTGTCTATTTTCTCGCCCATGATATAATCCCAGGGAGCGACGATGTGTCCAGGCACTTTGATTTGGCCAACGAATATCATATATTTACCATTTGAATCCTTGGGCCAAGCTGCCTTGATGCGACTAACAATATTGCCTTGAAGACAGCGCACTTCCAGCTTGGCGCTGGTCAGGAATTCCACCGATTTTCGATCCCGTCAATACATCATTACATTCTTCATTCAAATCAGCATAAAGACAAGGAGCAATCGGATATCGCTTGAATTTTTTCAGAATCTTCTTTTTGATGCCTAGCTGTTCCATAAGCTCGACGGCTCGGGAATACTGAGACATGAACTCATTAAAGAATTCAACTGCTCGGGTATCTGGGGCTCGACCCAGAAGCTGAGTAGCTCTTTCAAGGCCATAACTTTGTACGAAGCCCCAGTCACGAGAAAATCGAATATCGTTTTCAAATTCTTCAATGGTTCGATTAGAAACATCACGAATAATGTTCGGATTGTAGTCTGTGGGCTCCCAGCCTCGTGTTGCCATGCTTTATCTATCAAAAATCCCCCACGAAAACAGGGGATTTTTTACTGATCGGTTCTATCTTTGATGTTGATTCTTTTCGTGAAGCCACTCGCCAAGAGTCATTTCAACTTCTTTTAAAGCGCTTTCATCGGGAAGGCCAAGATGATCTCTCATCTTTTCAACTGACCATCCTGCGTCTTTGGCGCATTCTTCAACAGTCCACACCCGAACTTTTCGCCCGCGCTTTCTGCTAAAATTTTCTACAACGATCTTATCGTGACCGATTTGGATTACTTTAGTCGTAAAGCCATTTCCATCTTTCCAAGAATGTAAGTACTCTAAATCTTCTTCTTCATCATCAAGGTTTTGACTCCCGAAGAAAAAATAAATCACAAAGAACGTGATAATCAACCCGATCAGCCAACTAGACAAAGAGCACTCCCATGAAAATCATTCATAATTCATATATACAATCGCGGCTCGAAAATTTGAGGGATTTTTGGTGCGGACGGTGGGACTCGAACCCACACCCCCAATCGGGGACTACCATCTCAAAGTAGCGCGTAAACCAATTCCGCCACGTCCGCATTTATCACTCGAAAATCTATTTTCTCTTTCCTCTATTCTATTGTCAATATTGGTACCGCCCCTGGGATTCCAACCCAGAAAAGAGACAGTTTCTAAGACTGTTGCCTGTAGCAAGTTTGGCTACTCCAGAGCGGTATGTGAAACGCAAAAACAAAAATCCCCGACTCCTTGAGAGAAATCGGGGATTAAACACTGATCGCAAAATCTATCAGCTAATCGCCGCTTTCTCAAGAGAAAGCGATAAGAGTCCTAGCAGTGAAAGATATCGGCGAGTCATAATTGTGTCCTTAAAGCTTTTGCTTTGTGTATGTTCTTTTGTTATACGGCGATCACCTTTGAAAAGTTTCAAGAATTTTTATTTTTTTGTGAAAGCCATTCACCCATGGTCATGTCAGCTTCCTTGAGTGTCTTTTCATCGGGAAGGCCCAGGTAATCAAGCATCTTGGAAAGAGGCCAGCCAGCATCTTCTGCACAGCGCCTAAATGTCCAGTGTGAATTACGTGAATTATACCCACAATGTCGCACAGTCACTCCTGAGTGACCGATACGAACCACCTCAATCCAATCACCCGATCCATCGAGCCACCCCATGTTTGTAGGTTTTGGAATACTCGCCTTAATTGCCGAGCAAACCCAAATAACTATAATCGCAACAGCACCGATAGCAAAACCGTTCAAAAAATCTTCACTCATGCTTCTTATATCCGATCATTATTCTGAAAAAGGGGATTTTTTAATTCCCCTTTTCCTTTTCAAGCATTTCTCTGACTCGATTAAGCTCTTCTTCGGTGTGAACAACACCACCGCTATTCAAGTCAAGATACCATTGTAAAACTTCCTCTCTGGTTTTCAAATCATTCACTTGGAAAACAAAATCGCATCGCATGATTCGCAATTCATCAGTAAATTCACTGAACAAGCTACCATAAATTGGGAATTCATCTCTAAGAAATCCACGAACAGCCTCAAGTCTTTGTTTACCGTCAACAAGAACCATATCTCCTTTGACACTATTTGACCAATTAGGATGATTGAACTTAATTTCACGACTGCCTTGACCACCGCGAAGAATGTATGTAACATAAGCAATCTTCTTATCAAGTGACCAGACATGACCGCGTTGGAAATCAGGGTCCAGATAAAGATTAGTGCATCCCTCATTGTAAGCTTCAAGCGCACGTTCCAAGTGGCTCCAGGGAACATTAACTGCGTAATTTGCCCCTCGGGTGTATTGAGGAATGTCTGCAAACTTAGTAATCTTCACGAAAGCTCTCCTGCCAATACTTCAATCTCTTGACCAGAGGTAAACATGATTGTTGCAGAGTCGCCATTCCACTCAATCTCAGAAATAATACCTGTGACACTGCAAAGGCCATCATCGGGGTCGTTCCAAGTAACCTCGTCGCCAGGTTGAAGATTGTAGGGAAACTCATCCTTTAGACCAAATTCACCCTCAATGATCGTTTCAGGGTCGCCAGTAACTTTAATCAAGATCATTCCATTAGCAAAGCCAACAGCCTCGTAATGAATATCCATTAAAGATCAGTGGCAGTGAGTCTTTCCGAAAACAAATCCATCATACCCTCGAAATCGTTGTTCATGATTTCATCAAGCGAAAAGGGCACAATTCCATGAACGTAGCCATTTTCATCATTCTCAGACATGGAAATGATTTGTTTGAGAGTCATAGGCGAACGCAAAATGTCCATAGCTCATATATCCGATCAGAACCTCGAAAATAAGGGATTTTTCAAATGTCGTCTAGCCTCAAAGGTGAGAGCCAGAATTTTCGCCAAATATAAGTTCTGGAGATTGCCCAATATGAGAGACGTTACTGCTATGATCGGAGAGCTGAATAGAATAGCCAGCCATCTTGATAATATCGGGCATTATACAGAGGCTGACTATCTTGACGACATCGCAGTTAAACTTGCTCAATCAAGAAAAAAACGAACAAACCCATTTGCAAAAGCGCTGATGTACGGCGTGCCAGCAATGCTTGCAGGCCAAGCATTAATGACGCCCGCTTATGATTCAAATCGAGAACCAGTTAAGATCACGACAGAATTTGTTCAGCCAGCAGCCAAAGCACCAGAACCGATCAGAAAAGAGACATCCAAGCCTATTGCACCACAACAAGCAACTAAACCAGCTCCAGCAAAACAAGTTAAACCAAATCGTGGCGATCTGAAAAAATTCAAACAATTCACGCTGCCAGCAGAAGGCGGATTTGTCCACAGAAAGAAATCCGCTGACCCAGGCGGGGCCACAAACATGGGCGTCACACAAAACACATACAATCAATGGCGAGATTCGATGGATTTACCAAGACAAAGCGTGAGAAAAATGACCCCGAATGAAGCCCATAAAATTATGGAAAAGATGTATTGGAACCCCATTCGAGGAAATGAACTTCCTGAAAGAACTGCTGTGGCCCTCGCCGACTGGGGATATCATGGGGGAACAACAAGGGCTATAAGGCTGCTTCAAAGAATTGTCGGGGCTCCACAAACAGGCGTTCTTGGGCCTGCAACGATGAAACTTACGTGGGAATACGCAAGTACACCTGAAAAAGACCAAGAGCTGGCAATTAAAATCACGAATCTTCGAGAGGCCTATTTGAAGACGAGACCTCATGCCAAAGCAAACCCAGGATGGTTTAATCGAACCGAAGATTTGAGAGACTTTGTTCAAGATCAAGAAAACTTCCCCGATCCCAACCCTAATGATGATAATCAAAAAAGTTAACAGCAGCTCGCAGAAGGGATAACAATTTCGCGCCGCGAAAAACCAAGGATTTTGCTTTTGGTCAGGACTTCATTATCAATCATCGCCCCAGTGAATTCAACATCACCACCATGTGTGGATTGTTCCATTTCAAAATGTGCCAAAACAAAATCTTTCACATCATTGACCGAGCCACAAGCCTTCTTAACAACTTCTTTTTTGCCGTGCTGAGACAATTTTGTTCCTTTTGAATAAAATCCCAAAAAGTTAATGGCAACTACGAAACATCCGCCGCTTAAATAGAAGATGTCAATCTCGTACCATCTATTCCCCACAAGCATTCCAGAATATTCATTTAATTCGATCTTGTAGTCCATGGTTTATATATCCGATCACAATCAAAAAGAAAGGGGATATTTTAATCCCCTGGATGAACGTTATTTCTTCGTGACAATCTTGATTCTTCAACCAAGGAATGATCATTCCCCGATAAGTAATCAAATCGTGATCGTAGTGTTTTGGCAAAGCTGGCCTTCATGCCTTCTGTTGGCATAGTGAAACAGCGGACGCGAAAATATAGTTCTGGATTACGACAGAGTTCTTCATCCCAACTTATATTAGGATTTTCACTTTCCATGTATTCAAATTCTTCCACGATTAGCCTTAATGTATTCATCTGATCGGGCGTGATCATTTTGCCATTACTAATCATGCCACCAGATCGAACAGAAACCCATCCATTTTGCTCTAAAAGAAGTTCGTCATGAAAGTATGTGTCTGGGAATAGATTCTGCCCAATGATCGAGGCTAAATGTCGATGAGCAGTATAAGCGCATGGATACCAATCACCATTCGGCGCTATCCATCCTAATCGGGCACTTGGTTTCTGAGGCTTAATCATTTTTATCAAATACAAAAGGACGAGAGCAAAGCTCATTTATCCAATCTGACGTCCAATCTTCCATGTCGTTTTCCCATCGTCCTTTATCGCTGGCATAGATGGGCTTGAAGCGTAAGCCAGGGGACTCTTTGCGTTCATAATCGAGGCTTTCCTTACTGAGATCGGAGCACCAACCACCAATATCTTCCAAGTCATCCCAGTAAAACGCCACGGCAACGATAGTGTTGGGGTCTGGCTCAGGAGCTTCACCATCGGCATAAAAGATCAGAGTCTTTTCGCTAACAAGGGTAACGAAAACTGCCTTCTGCTTGTAATGCTGAATTGTAAATTCCGCGATTTCCGCGATCTGCTCTTGTGTGCAAGCAATCCGCACAGGAATCATAATTTCCTTGTAAAGTTTTCCGTCACGATCTTCCCACTGACCACGAGCAGCGCGATGAATCGTTAAGCCGCCTGTCACATTGCGAACAAACTCATCCCATTCTTGATGATAGGGAACGGGAATGTTGCGATTTCTTTTCGGTAAATCAGGATTTGTTCCATCATGATCGCCCATAACATAGGGGACCATGATTTCCCACAAAGGCTTAACAATGTAAGTCATATTTTCTTAGTAGCGAAGCGTCACCGCGTTGTAATATCCGCCCACACACTGAAAGAAGAAGAATCGCCGCAAAGAACGGGGAATCCGATTGTAAAAACCATAGGCTTCATCTTCATCATCGAAAATGAAGTACGGCTTGAAATCAATAATCTTAAATCGCATACTTTATATATCCGATCACAATCAAGAAGAAAGGGGATTTTTTACAGAATTTGCCAAGAGTTCGCATCAGGGTCAAATTTCATTCCTTTTAGACAAGGCCATGTGACTTTCCCATCATCCCACCGAACCATAATCCAAAACCCAGAACATCCACTTGATTGACAACGACGACCAGAACCAGTGGTAACACCAACCTCAGATTTGTCACGGTTGTAAACAACTTGCCCGACCTTAATCATGATTTTCTTCTCCCATTTCTTCTTCTTCCAGTTCTTGCCGAATCTCTACGGCATCTTTTTCAAGAACAAAAGGGATTCCAAGGCTTTCGGCCATTGTGCGCAAATGGTCAACATACACGTCAAAATGCTCAGTGCAGTCTACAAGACCATCCGTAAACATCATAGACAATCCTCCAGTCACCAGATGCCCCTGAACACACCACATATTAGGGTCCTGTTCATAAACATAACAATCTACGATAATTTGATTTTCTGAAACTTCGTTCATGTTTTATATATCAAATAAAGCCTAGAAAAATAGGGGAAAATTAAAAAGGACGGAGAAAATCTCCGCCCTTCTGCTATCGACTCATGATCAAGAAAATTAACGAATCCAGACTTCGAGCACATCAGCGTTCGTGCCACCAGTTGCAGTGACCGTTGTAACACTCGTGTATTTCTGCGTCCCACCAATAGAAAAGCGAGTTCCATCGGGCGTAGCGGCAGGGATGCTCAAAACGATCAGATCATTTGTCCCATCAGCACGCACACAAGTCAAATTCAGAGTGATCGCAGCAGCCCCGATCAAACTACCAGCACGAACTTCAAGCAAACTGGGCAAAGAGAATGTTTGCTCGGTGGTCAAGGACGTCGGCCAAACACCAGCAGATCGAGTAACACTACCAATGGGAACGATTAACTCTTCATTTCTTACTCTGCGCCAGGCAGTGCGGAATCGATTGAAGTCCGTGTTAAATGTAAATGTTTTCCCACTAGTAGTTGCATTAAAATAATCTCTAAAATTTGCGCCCGTTTCCGCAAGGAAATAGACTTGTGTCGCTGTGATCGCAGCAGCCACGGCTGGTTGAACACGTGTAACCAAGTCCTTTTCCAATGTGCGCATCGACGTCTCATAAGTGTTCATGTCGTCAAAGTCAGCCACGGCTGCCAAAAGGGATTCAGCCCCAATCGCTTCGCGAGCATCTGTAATCTTAGACGCCGCGCTGCTGGCAGAACCCAAGTCTAAAGTGCTCTGTATGTTGTGATCAGCTGCGCCAATGGCCTCAGCGATAGGTTGAAATGTACTTGCAGTTGTAAGAGCCATTGTTCTTCTCCTGTCCTCTCCACTATGTATTCCAAAAAATCCCCTATTTTTCCTGTCACAAACAAATACATAATGCAAATGCAGCAAATGAGCGAAGTTTTGGTTAAATTGATCGGGGGAACCATTTGTGACCTCTCCACAGACAACATCCAGGAAGATGACTATATTCAAGTTCTATATCATATCAAAAAGCATGCTTATCGCTTTCTGATCGACGAAATAGAAAGAAACCCAATCATTATTGTGAATATTATTCAATCAGCGACAGCGGAAGATATGGTTATGCCAAGTATGTATGAAAAGGATTTCAATGAATTGCCAGAGATTTATAACGCAGTGGCACATGGACAAGAAATCACTCCTGCGATTATGAAAAGAATCACAGCCAACTTCTTTGATAGATATGTAAAAGAAGTTGAACAAGGACTCGCGGTTAAATTACAATAAACTCGCAACCAGGATGAAGGACGCGAAGATGTTCAGCATATTGCCCAAGAATATGCTGAACAGTCCGATTATCCAAATCAATTAAAGCCCAATTAAACTCGCCAGAGTAACGCAACTCCGATTGTGAAGCACTATTCACGTACTGATCGAAATACTTGATCGCGCTCTGAGGCAGAGTATCTCGATCAAAGCCATCAATCTCGCGAGCATCAACCCTAACTTGACGAATCAAGCGGCCACGAACACTTAACTTACCGCCCAGTAAAACACTACTGATGACAATCGGAGTGCCCGTAGCTGCACACAATTTCGCCACACAATCATCAATCAAAGGAATAGAAAATTCCTCGACCTGCCTGTAAGTGAATCCATTCTTCTTCAGCCATGCAAATCGAGGAAACCATTTCATTTTTCTTTACCTATCAACCAATCATCAATATCAGGAGGCTCAACGTCGCGATAAGAAGCAGAACGATACTGAGGCTCGTGATAGTCGTTCACATCAATGCAACGCTGTGCCTTCCGAACGCAGTCTTCAATACTGACACTTTGAACACCTTCGGGGAAAGAACTCTCAACAAACTCGTTCGAGAAAACAGCAGTAAACCCACCATCAACTTCACGAATCTCGATGTCCCACCCCCGATAAGAACTCTGATGAACAATCATAATTTATATAGGAAAATCCCCACGATTTTATAGGGGATTTTTTAGTGGCTTAGCCTACGATCTTACCCTTGGCATTCCTGACGACAACGTGATCGTATAAGTTGACAGACTCAACTACTTCACCATCACCATTGATGATGTTGATCTTCTTGTTAGCCATTCTTTTTTTCGTTCGCAAAGCCTCAGCGCGAGTGTAAGACGGGATAGTAGTTTGAACCCCAGGGTCAAAAAACTTAGTTGCCATTTCATTCCAAGCAGCTTTGGAAAACCGCCCGACTGTAAAAAACTTTAATGTCAGTCCGTTATCGTCCATTTTTGTTTTCTCCGATTCTTTAATTCCATGTCCGCTCCGCAGCGAAAACACAATCCATTATCTTTCGCACACGCCTTGCACAAACAAGGTGTATTGGTGCTACCATGCATGTCCTTCGCTCCACAAATGCCACAATACCAAGTTGTCATAGCTGCACCGCCGACTTGAGTAACATAATAACAACGAACACAACATGAGGCCTCTTTCCTCGCAGCCTGATCGGGGTCATTGACAATTTTCAAAGCATTCTTGATGACTTCTCTGCCATAATAATTGCCCCACTCCATCTGAACAAGATCGTGCTTTATTCTTTGTTTTTCCACTGGATTAATCCCCTAGCATAATTTGGCACGCCAACATCAACGAGCGAAGCGATACCAACGTGTCCCTATCTGCATTCAAAGAAATGCCTTCAGCAGCAAGTCGCTCTGCATGACGCCATTCTTTTATATCATACAGTAACTTGGCTGCACTTAATAGCTTTTCGGGACGCTTCGGGTCCCCATGCTCACTTTCGTGAATGTCCGTGGCCTCAACATTAAGAATAATCGCGGAAGCCAGCCAGCCCCGAGCTTCTTCAGTATTGCCCATAGCACGAGCTTCCTTTGCCTTTTCTTCCCCGAGCAAAGAGTCATAATGCTTAAACAAAAGTTCTTCCATGTCTTTTATATCAACTCAGAGTGAAAAAATAGGGGATTATTCTACAGCGCGAACACGAACATGAACTTTCTTTTTTGAAAACTCACTGGGCAAATACACTTTGATGTAATTGAAACAAGCGGGGTCCCATTGAACTGTGACTTTTTCGTCTGTGTAAACAGTCGATTGAGAATTTGGCAGCACTTTATGAGCATGCGGGTCAGCAGAAACATCTCTCTGAGTTTCATACAAGGCCCGCTCCAGTTCATCTAATTCGCCCGTTTCTATAGCATGCTTGACTAAGCTACGATAGTTTAATCGCTGCTCAAGCAAGTCTCTTCCAAGCCTACGGAACATTTCAACCTCAGATTCCAAATAGTGGATTCTGAAGCGCAATTCTTCCGCGGTCATGGTTTCAAGATGTTCGTACTTATCCATTTCTTTCCTTTAATAATTTTATGAATTTTTTTAGCTTATCGGGATGCATTGGCTCATCGTCAACTTCGATAGTTTGATGACGCCATGATGATGATGTAACCTTTACTTCGCGAAACTCACCTTTAACTGCATCGTTCTTAAACAACCGAAGAAAAGCATCATCACGCATGCTACTTATATCATCAGGAAAATGCGACTCACTAATCATTTTCCCGACAAATTCACATCCAATGTGCGGAGGAACCTTGACAAAAACAAAATAATTGCCCTCGATGTATTTTGCATATCCGCCAAGCATCAACACACCGAATCGCAGTGGGTGACGATAACCAAAATCCAGAAAACTGCACTCAAGCGTTACACTCATGTTAAACTCCTGCCAGTTAGAAAACAAGAATTCCGATCACAAATATTCGTTTGTGAATCTGTCATGGCTTCAAGATTATCCATTGATTTTCTCCAAAAGACTTAAATATTCTTTTACCCGATCTAATTCCAAAGGTTCGTATTTTACTTCGATAATTGGCTGAAAAGACCCAACAAACTTCACTTCGTGATATTTTCGGCTTCCCATATCACCTGTGATCCAATCAAAAAGTTGATCTTCTTCAACCTTACTGATATCACCCTCAAGGACAATCATTTTACCAATCGCGTCAATCCCAGTATCATTAATTGGCAACTTGGCAAAAATAAAACAATTGTCGTTTATGAAATTTACATATCCTCCCTTCCGCTCTTCGGTCAAATACCGACACTCAAGTGTCACGCCCATGGGAACCCTCCAATTGCCCAGTCAATAAGAACAGTAAGCACCATAATCATAAAACCGATCAAAGCCATTCGCTTATGAAAATCAATCTCGGACTTCTCATTGAAAATAGTGTCACTTAACACGCCAGCCATCATCCAACCAGTCACGCCGCAAGCCATGACCACAAAGCCGATCATTAAAAAACCAAGCAACAAAATACCGTGCATTGTTATTCCTTCCCCGTAAAGATTACGTCAGATTCAATCGTGCGAAAACCAAGCAACTCAACAACATGAATCTTATTAGTATCCAAGTTCACAATCGCATCGCCAGCATTCGTGCTGCGACAAATTTCATCCTCAAATAACTTGGTCACACCGCTGTTCTTCCACCAATCGTCATCAATACTCATGGTCAATTCCATTGCGTGCTCAATATCATCACACTCAACGTCTGCAACAGCGATCATATCTTCAATGCTGGTGAAATCAAAAACATCATCGGGGTTGTGATAAACTCGGACTTTCATTACTTCTATATATTGTGTTGCTTGCCAGAAAAAAGGGGATTTTTGGTGACTTGGAGAGTGACTTGGAGAGTGACTTGGAGAGTGATCGGCTGTGCTGTCGCATAATCGTAGAAAGTCATAAAGAAAGGCCCCTTTTAGGGGCCTTTCTTCTTATTTGATTGTTCACTGAACGCGAACAATCTTATTGCGAATTGCCTGAAGATAAGTAGGCTTGGGCCACGACGTTGTATTGACATATTCAAACAAGTCAGCCGTCTCATTCCACTTGAGTTTATTGCCGAAAGAGTCCTCGTAGATCATGCCATCAATCAGTACCAAAAAGTCACTATCATTTCGGGCATCGGGGTCGAGATAGGTCATCTTCTCCCACATCGCGCTATCAAGCTCATTTTCAGAATCGTCAAGGTCAACAAACGTCTTGTTATTTTCATTCCAGGCGTACAACTTGCCGTCATCAGACAGACAAACATCGCCATCATTAAGAACATTCCCACACTGGTCGGTGACGACACCTAAATCATCTTCATTGTCAAAATCCTCGGGCTCAGTATAGTCGTAGTCACCTTCGTTGCAATCATCTTCGTCAAAAATATCTTCATCATAAAGATCGTCATTTTCGGTGGAAAAATTAGATTCGTACAGAGGCTGAGTCAGAGGTCCGTCATACTCGCCAACAACCTTATAGCGGCAAGTTCGGAGCTTTTGGCAACCACAATCGCTAGGAATCGACACTACATCAGCGGGGTCAATTTCCACGATCATCAGCTTTCCGCCGTAGCCGCCGTAACTACGGAAGTTATCAGCGTATTCAAGGCTACCAGCATGAAGGCCATAAGAACAGTGATTGTCCTTATTGTCATCCACCTTATTGCGGTGCATTTGGATTTCTTCACCGACACCATTGTAGATACGGCCTCCATCATCAACCGTCCCCTTAATCAGCTTGGCATCACCACTCGTAATGCTCCAATAATCCGAAGTCACGCCCTTATAGGCAAGAAAATTACCATTATCGGTGACGGGAAGGTTCTTGTGGGCAAGGAACTTGTAGAGTTCTTCCACGGCGCGGCGAGAGGGGTTCAGCATCAGCTTGGACAACATTCGCGCAAGCGGCTTAATGTCAAAGCCATTATTACGGAAGTCCAAAATCCGATCAACAATAACGTTGTGGATTTCTTCATCACGATAATAAACGCTATTGCCGACAACCTTAATGTCATCAATAGATTCGCTCATCTTTTCGATAGATGTGAGGATGTTCATCAAACTATAAAGTTCTTCAACATCCCCATTGCGATAGGCTTCAACGGCCTTGTTAAAATTGCCATCGTAACTATGGATAGTCAGCGGACTTCCATTGTCAAAAGCGATTGTGAGGCTATCGCCAGTTTGGTAAATACATGCGGTGATCTTCATTACTTATTCTACGTCTCCGATACTTTATTATAGCAAGTTTCTCTGCGAAAAAAGGGGATTTTTTTAAAAAAAGATTAATCGTGCTGCATAATCGCAGAAAGTCATAAAAATGGGGAGACAGGCATTATGCCCGCTCCCCGATGCTAGACTACTTTTTGTCCACCAGAGCAATGTAGTCTAAAGCTCGCCGATCTTCATGCTTATGGGCAATGCATATCAGCATAGGATAAGTTTCCCAGACCTTTTTCTTGAGTTCATTATACTTACTCCGATGCTCATCCACATCAGACGTATTGTAAAAATCACAAGAATAATTAGACAGGTATTTCAGATTATCCAGAGCATTTTCATCAACCACAGTCGGAAACTCACTGATAAAGTCTACAAACTCAGCGGCGACACTTGAATCATCAAGTAAGTCACGGTGCGCTTGAATATAATCAAAAATTCTTTCCGTTTCATCATGGACGTAGTTTGAAGCAACCATCATGCTAGTTTGCTCATCAGCGGCCCAATCTTGCATAACACTCTTGATTTTGTCCTCAAGGCTAACCCAATTGCTTCCAAGGTTTTCGGTTTTCTTCATTGCGCGGAACCCGTGAACAATGATCGTTTCATTAGTTAATTCTCCCAATGCTTCAATGATCTTTTTCAGGTGTCCAAAGCCACTAAAACCGACTGGCAAGAATTTGTCAATGTAAACATAAACCCCGCCATCATTAACAAGGTCCACTTCCACGGGGTCCCAGGCTTGAGACTTCACGCTGGCATAGGTCTTGCCATTGTAAGTGAAAGCCGAACACTTTTGCTTATCACGCGCACCAGTGCTAATGCGCTTCGCACGAATCGGAGGCACATAAGCCAGGGTTTCAACATCAATGATATTCGCGCCGATGATTTCTTCGTGAGTCTCAAACTCCTTCTGGGCCTCAGCCGTAGTGAATTGAGCAAGCACGCAGGTTCCCCCGAAGTTGTTGTCAGCAACGTACTTGTTAATTCGCGAAAAGAGCGTGTTTCGCTTCACCGTGCCATTGTCCGTAAAGATAATGACATTCTTAGAAGGCACAATATCAGCACATCGGCACCACTTTAGGTCCCCGTTACGGGTCTTTTCTGCTCGTCGAATAAGGCTAATACCTTCAATCGCGCCAACAGAACCATTCGGCCCAAGATGGACGTGCGGTAGTTTAATAGGTTCGCCATTCCACTCAGCCTTAACATTAAGGCTACCGTAAATTTTGTCCATTTCCTTGAGGTAAATTCGCGCTTCCCAAAGAGTCTTGCAATTCTTGAGTTCATTCGTCACCATTTGGCAGGCTTCGGCATAGATTCGTTCGACAGACTTGTTAAGAAAGTCAATTGTAACCTCGTCATACTCAAGTGATTCACGGCTTGCGCTCATCTTCACAGACCCAATCGGAGTGACAATGTTGATTGTGCTACCATAAAGTGAATCAACCCAGCCCTTACGATCAGAAGTGATCTTGTTGATCTGAATGGGATAGCGAATATCTCCCATAACACAATAAGCCTCGGAAGAACCATAGTTTTGACGCTTCACAATGCTCCAATCAGAGCCTTCGATCAAGACTTCACCCTGACGATAGTTAGCAATATACTCGCTCAAATCGCGGCAAGAAACAATAATCGGCTTGGGATTGAAGTGCTTAAAGAGAGACTTTCCAGCCGCAACAAAAGAGTGAATATCATTTTGCTTGATTTCAACAATGATTTCAAGGCCACTTTCTTCATCGGTGTCAGTAGGCTCGCCCATTCGAGAGATTTTACCGATATTGGTTTCATCAATGTAGGCACGATAAGTAGACTTCTTGCCTTCAAAGATGCTAACAATCGTAAAACCATTAACATAACAGAAAGCCGACTTGGAGCCAATGCCAAAGCCCCCAATCTGGTCATTGGTTTCGCGCTTGGTTGACGCACCATACGATGCAAAAATATTATAGACTTGTTCTTCGCTCAGACCCTTGCCAAAGTCTCGGATGCTAAGATTCGGAGACAAGGCCGTGGGCATCGTGACGACAAACGGTCGCTCAGGGCAACCATTTTCAGCATGAGCATCCTTGGCATTAGCAGAATACTCTCGCAGAATAGCCAGGGGCTTATCAGAGTAAAGGTTATTGCGGAGGATACCAAAGATAAACGCGAGGTTTTCTTGCTTGACGTTGAAAAATGCTTCAGATTGAACCCCAAGAGATTCAACAGGCTTGTTAGTTTGGTTAGTAATCATTATCTGGTGGATTCCTGATTAAAGGTAGTTTATATAGTATATCGAGCAGATGAAAAAAGGGGATTTTTTTAGAAAATAAGCCCGCCGTGGCACCCGATCATAGAAAGTCATAAAAAAGATCGTGATAGAAAGTCATAAAAAAGATCGTGATAGAAAGTCATAAAAAAGATCGTGATAGAAAGTCATAAAAAAGATCGTGATAGAAAGTCATAAAAAATCCCCGATCATAATTCAGATCGGGGATTGCTTCAAATGGCTATGATTTTTTGTTTACTTTGCGTTTTCATTCATGAATTTATCAATGATCGGCATAAGCCATTTTTGAATAGGGAGATTTTTAACTGAGCGCTCTCCTACCCAGACAAATTTAACTAATGAATACTTATATTCCCCCTTTTCATTTTCTTGAAGATAGATTTTGGGTCCGATCATTACTGATCGTTTATAAGGGGGCACATCTCTCTCCCATTCATATTCTTGGTTATTAAAGTCCAAAAGTTCAAGAATATCAATAGTTTGATCCAGCTTGATCTGTCTTGATCCCATGGTTTTTTCTTGATGTTTTGCTTGCCATTCGGGGACGAATGTGCTGATCGTTTCATATTCAATCTCTCTCAGAATTTTGACCGTCATATCTTCATCGTAATCAATATCAATAAAAGTATTGTATGGGGTCATTTCGGGCCATTCATTCGCCACTTCGTCACGAGCTTCATTTCTGGTTTTTTGCGCAACAAGATTCATTGCCCTCACGGCGTACATCAGTTTTTCGGAAAGCTCTGCTATGTGGTCAACGTTCATATTCAGTTGATGTAAGTTTGCGTTATTAACAACGTGAATGTCAGCGTATCGCCAATCTTGACGAGGCAAAGTCAAAGTGATGCTATATGTCTTTCCTTTTTCACCGTAAACGAGATGGTTTTCCATTATTCTTCTCCTTTGCCTACCCACACCCATGCTTGCACATAGACGCCTTGATCTTTGCCTTCGGAAACTTCCGCGTTGTCATCAATTTCAACATATCCTTCTTGCTGGTATTGTTGTCGGGCAAGTTCGATCAGCTCGGGGGTTGCGGTCTTGGTTTGTTCGGCTTTGTCCAAGATACCTTGGATTTGATTAGCCAAGTTGATGGGGTAAAACCCAGTTGGCCCGATCATTTCAGCAAGTCGTTCTAAGGAGGCTTTGGCTTCTCTAAGAATTGTGGTATCGTGTTCAGTAAGGTTAACTTTTGGCATGATTTATATATCCGATTGGGGTTTGTGAAATGGGGGATTTTTAGGGATGATTGTTAACCCAATCTGCGTTTTCGTCCATGAATGCGTCAACGAGAGGCATCATCCAATCTGGAATTTGCAGATCGGCAATATAGCAACCGTCCATGCTCGTTCTTGTGAGATTTTCAAGAGAGTATTTGCAGTCTCCGATTGAGTTTTCTCGCAACATAAATCCTTCGGGGAAGTTGATTCGGCGCTTAGGGATTGAGGTGTGTTTATTGCTCACAAAGCGATAATCAATTGTAGTGCAACCCAGCAACTCTAAAATGGGCATTTCTACATTGACTTTAATGTTAGCTGACAGTCTATTGTTTGTTTTTTCAATCCATGCGTGAATGAAGTCTGTTTCCAAAATTTCAACGATAGTATTCACATCAATGCCCCGAAGGTATGTGTTGTCAATTGCAATGAAAGTATTGTTGGGCGAAATGTTGGCGCACAGCGTACCCTTTTCTCTTTCCTTCTGCACTAGAAATTCTGCGGCATTAATCGCATTGGTCATACAACTAACTAATTGATCTGGCTCATCCACTGCAATCGTATATTCTGGGATCGCTTTAGGGCCAGTTGATCTAACATCAATTTGAGCCCATGCACCAGTTCCGCGTATGGTGATATGATAAATGGCTCTGGTTTTGTTTCCATGTACGTCAATAATGTTTTTCATGATTTATATATCCGATCAGTGTTTATGAAAAGGGGGATTTTTTAGAAAGTGATCGTTTCTTTGGATTTGACAGTGACTTCCGCCTTCGGGACACATACACCATTTTGTTCGATTTCATCCAAAATTTCGCGGAGATACTTTTCGTTAAAATCATCATATCCGATCACTGTATCATCATTGAATTTCAGAATCATCCAGTAGTAGCCCCATCGAGCATATGCCCTCCAGTTTCTTGTTTGAATCTTGGCGTGCTTGATATGATCGCGAAAGACATTTCTAATCAGGACATGCGGCGGATTAGTATGATTTTGCGAGTCTTTAATTTGGAGTTCAATTTTGATTTTCGGCATAGTGTTTTCACCAGAATTTAAGCGTATACATGTCTTTGTCGCCGCAGCCACAAGTGGGGCATCCATAAGTCTTGTATACTTCTTGGTCGCCATTTTCGCAATCTAGAATTTGCGCTACCTTCATCATCATTCCCATAAAAGACATACCTTTTTTCAAATGTGTCCAGCTTTCAAAATCATCAATTCTTAATTCCCATGGAACTGGGTTGCCTTCTCTGTAGATAAGATGAATGTTTTTACCTGGGGTTAGATGATTAAAGCACTGTTCTACGATTTGATCAAGCAGTTCTTGAGTGTTAGTTTTAGGCATAGTGTTTTCAGTCTTGGATAATGTATTCGTAAGATGTGGCAGTGATCTCAACACTTCGGATCACGACTCCCTTTTCTTTGACTTCTTCGATCAGGCTTTCGAGATACTTTTCTTTCCAGTCTTCATATCCGATCACAGCATCATCACAAAATTCTGTATAGACAATAGTTGTAGTGCTCCTATTCCATTGCCTAGTTTTGACCTTAGTATGTTTGAGCTGATTGCGAACAGCTTCTCTTGTCGCTAGGTATGCGGACTCGTCGGGATCGGGAAAGTTCTGAACAATGAAATCAACTTTGAATTTCGGCATGATTTATATATCCGATCAGAGTTTATGAAAAGGGGGATTTTTTAGAAAGTGATCGTTTCATCCACGGTTTTTCTGAGTTGGTTAAGAAATGGTTTCTGGGCATATCTTTTCATTGTGATTTTGATTCTAGGTGCTTTGCCTATTAGATGAAATTGTGTTGGCTCCTTAATCCAGTGTTCTCCTGTTATGTTGGAATCGGGGACATTTTCCCCTGCGAAAACAGCTTTGTCAGTTTCAGTTGCATAGACGAAATATTCGGGGATGTCTTGTCCTTCTTTGGCGAGCAGATAGAAATCTGACAAAATTGCAAGATAACATCCCGAGATTGTTGGAGCCGTGCAAATTCGAGGGATGGTTTCATTTTCCCCTGGCATTGGGTGATCGGGGATTTTCGGGGAAAAAGTTGGATTTTCCCCGAGGTATTGATGGCTAATGTGATACAGGATCATGATATGAATTGATTTTTAAGCGAATTTGTAGTTTTTGGGAAACTGCCCGCAGGCTTTTAGCCTGTTTATCATTCGCGTAGAAACATATCTTATATTCGGCATGCGCGGGCATGTCCATGGGTCTTCCACATCATTCATCCAATACCAGTTTTTACCATCCATTCGATAAAACTGCCAACCACTTTTTACTGCGTGAATAACCTCTTGTTCTTCTTTGGTGAATGTGGTGCGGTTGGTTTTTTTGTCCCACCATTCGAGCGCGTTATTCTTTTTTAACAACTCAGCAACGGACTCACCCAATTCATGATCAGTTGGATTACTGGCTGCCATCTTGACTATTTCTTGAAAAAGTTTGATTTGTTGTTTCTCTGTCATGTCAATTAAATCAACCCAAGTTCAACAAGCGTTTCTGCTCTGAGTCGCTTGATCTCTCGCATAATATCGTTCATCTGAATCGTCATGTCCTTGCCGATATTGCTTTGCATCTTATCGGGCAATGTGGTGAAAGTTTCCTGAAGCACTTCAATGTCTTTAAGGAAGAGTTCGAGTTCTTGTCGTTCGTTATCAGTCATTATGTTTGTTCTCTTTTATGGTGTTGGCCAGATATACTCCAGGTCGGGGCTTTCTGTCCAGTTGTATTGGCTATAATAAGCCAAATCTTTTCTTAGTAGATTTCCCCGATGAGAAGCATGAAAGTTTTCATCTCCAATCCATCGGGGCATCTCGTCTGTCGTTTGAAAGTCGCGCATTATTTCTCGAATTTTAACAATGGATTTGTGATCGGGGCCGTATCCTCGATTTTTCCATTCATCCCAGCATGCTTCGGCATATTGCGCAAGTGCCTTTTCATGCCCTTTCCACATAAGTGCAGCTGGGTGGTTTCGCCACCCTTTTGCATCGGGGCTCGTGAGAGCGTTAAGGAGCTGCTGGCACTCGACAATCTGTTTTTGTAATCGTCTATAGTCGAGTGACTGTGCGCTCTTCTTAAAATCAGGATATGGAAGAAATGTCTGCATTTTAAAAAGCTCGATCCAGCCTGCATGAAGGGATTTGCACAAAAGTCATATTATACTTTCGGCAAATGTTAAAGATCACGAAGTAAATTGCCCCAGCCCGAAAAGATCGATATTCTTCGTAAGAATCAAAATGTACGAGTTCTTGTTCGATTTTCTTTCGACTGAGCTTTGATGTTTGTGCTAAATTGTCTCTAAGATTGTGATATCGTCTATATTCTTGGAAATATACATCTCCTAATTTATCTGGATTTTCGGCATGAAAATAGAACGCACATTCATCATCAAAAAAGCTGCAATTGGGAGTTAGTTCTCTGATCGTGGCAAAATTAGCCCCGAGCATTTTAACTCCGAGCGCATATTGCATTTCTCTGTTTCGAAAATCAGAATAAAAAGAAATCAATTCAGTTTTCGGGTGCGTGCGGACAACAACTGATCCGATGCCTTGTAATGTGCGCAATGTGTCGTCATCTTCAAAATCCACAGAGTAAAACTGGAGTGTTTTAGGGTC